ATACTTTATAGAAAATAATGCAAGTTTAAAAAGTTTAACTGATGAAAACGCAAGTATTATAGCTCACTTACGTGCCGAAATTAAAAAGTATAAATAGGAGATAACTGATAATGAGAGCTAAAAAAATTATTACAAATTTAGATAAATTACGTACAGCTTCGGCACCTCTTGAGTTTATTCAAGCAGATGGCACAACAGATAAAACTGAGGGATTAGAAATCATAGAGCAATTAAAAGCTATTTTACAAAAAAATGATAATATTTTAGCTATTGCAGCTCCACAGATAGGTATAAATAAAAGAATTTTTTGTATTAAATTTACAGATACTATAAAGACATTTATTAATCCTATTATTACTAAAAAAAGTAATTATATTGTTGCGCCTGAAACATTTAGTAGTATGCCCGGCAAAGAAATTTTAATTTGCCGGCCAGAAGATATTACAGTTGTTTATTATACAGATGAATTTAAGTATGAAGATAATAAGCTATTAGGTCCTGCGGCTAGATTATTTGATCAGCAAATTCAGTTGTTAGATGGTGTTTTACCAGATGAACTCGGACTAATTTCAACAGTAGAAACAGATGGTTCTATAGCTGATATGACACAAGAAGATATTAATGAATTAATGAAAATATATAAAAAATATATTTCCATTAAAACAACAAATATACAGCAGCAAATAGAGCAGGATACACAAGCATCAGAAGAATTAAAAGAAGAATATAGAAAACTCAAATTTACGGAAGATGTTATTAATAATCGTGCTCAAGTAATTAAAGATAATGATGAAGTTAAAATGAATCGAGCTCAACGACGAGAAGCTGCTAAACTTGCAAAAAGAATAGCTAAAAAGGGAATGTAATTATGAAGGAAGAGTATATTAAAACATTTAATAATCAAATTATTGGTATTATTGAAACATATCCAAATGGCGATCAAGCTGCTCGTGCTTTTCCGAGCAGACAGGTATTAGGATATTATAGAGCCATTTCTAACATAACTACTGATTTTTATGGCAGAATTTTAGCCCGTGGTAATACTGTAGTATCTTTAATTTATAATCAACAAAATAAAAAATAGGAAAATTTTATGCTAATTTCGGAAGCAAAACATATTTTAATGCTGGTTGAAAGTCCTAATAAAGTAAAAAAAATTACTGAAATATTAAAGCAACTTGGTTATAATAATATTTTAGTTATGGCTACTATGGGGCATACCACTAATATTAAAGATAATAGAAAAAGTTATAAAAACTCTGGTATTTGACCAGATCAAGAATTTAAAACTGAATATGCAATTATTCCAGATAAAGAGAAGCTAGTAGCCAGTATTCGTGCTCAAGCAAAGCAAGCTGACTTAGTATTAATAAGTTCAGACCCCGACCGCGAGGGCGAGAATCTTGGAAATCAAATTAAACAGTTATTAAAACTGTCTGATGATAAATATTATAGAATTAAATATCAAAGTATTACACCAACAGCTATTAAATATGCTTTAGAACATCCAGAAAAAATGGATACTAATTTAATACAGGCTGCAGAAACAAGACAAATATTAGATAAACTTGTTGGTTATACACTATCACCACAAGCTAAAGCTTATCTTGGTACAAAGTCTGTCGGTCGCTGCCAAAGTGCTGCATTAAAAATTGCAGTTGATAGAGAAAAAGAAATTAGAGATTTTATTCCTGAACAATATTATGATGTTTATTTACATTTTGAAAAAAATAATGCCCCGTTTACAGCAAAATATATTGGGACGGATGATCAAAAAATAATACATTTAAAAAGTGAGGCTGAAGCTAAAACTGTTAAATATAATTGTAATTCTGATTTTATAATCACTGAAATAAAACAAAACAAGAAAACAGAATCTGCTAAGCCCCCATTTAATACCTTAGCACTACAGCAGGAAGCTTCAAGATATTTAAATTTAAAAGTAAAAGATATAATGTCACTTGCAATAAAACTTTTTGAAAATGGTGATATTACATATATGCGTACAGATGCTCAATTTTTAGCCGATGATTTTTTAAATGAACTTTTACAGTATATACAAACTCAATTCAATATTACAGCGACTAAAAAAATAAATAATAAAGCATCAACCAATGCACAAGAAGGTCATGAAGCAATAAGACCAACAAATATTAACTATACACCTGAACAATTTAAAGAACAAACTAATAATCAATTATTATATAAACTCTATAAATTAATTTGACAACGAACAGTTGCAAGTGTACTACCTGATGCAGTTTATTCAGAAACACAATATATTATTACTAATAACAATCAAAAATTTAGCTTTAATACTTCTGAGGTTTTAAAATTAGGTTTTAAGCAAATATATAATATAGAAGTAATTGAAGAAGATACTCCAGCAAAAACTTTAATCACTTTTAATAAAGATGAAAAATTACTAAAATGTGAACTTGAAGCTGTGGCAAAACAAACACAACCACCAAGTAGATATTCAGAAGCAAGTTTGGTAAAAGCATTAGAAAAATATGAAATTGGTAGGCCCTCTACAACTGCATCTATTATAGAAACTGTATTGGATCCAACTCGTGGCTATGCAACTTTAGTAAATAAACAAATTATTCCAACTGAACGCGGAATTCAACTTAGTAATTTTTTGGATCGTGCTTTTAATACCGTTATTAATTTAAATATGACTAAAGAAATGGAAAAGAATCTTGATCAAATAGCTCAAGGAAAGCTTTCTAAATTAGACTTTTTAAATTCATTCTTTAATATTTTAAAAACAGCTGTTGCCCAAAATAAAGAAGTTGTACAGTTAGATAAAACTATAAAAACCTGTCCAGAATGCGGAGCAGCTTTAACAGTTAAAAGAAACCGATTTGGTACACTATTTTACGGTTGTTCAAATTATCCACAATGTCATTATACAGAAACAATGCAATAAAATTACAAAATAAAGGAAAGTACACTTTCCTTTATTTTTACTATAAAATCTGCTAAATTAATTGATTAGTGAAAATTTTAATAAAAACACTAAAAATAAAAAATTATAAAAATATAAATAGAATTTAAGGAGTATATTATGGCAACATTACGTCCAGACCAAATGGAGGCAGCAAAAGCCTGATTATATGATTTGCTTGTAAGCAGCAAATTAATTAAAGTTACCAAAAAAATTCGTGATGATTGGTATTATAATAATGATTGATACTATTCAAAATCTGATGCCCAGCAAATAGTAAGCACTATTATGGGTGACCGAACTGTTGGATATCAAAAATTTCTTGATTTAGATAAAACGTTAGAAGCTCTTTCAAAGAATCGTTTTACACCAAGTTTAACAAATCCACAGGCAAGAACAGTTAAAAAATCTGCAGATGTAATTGCAACTTATATTGCATATTTTTGTAATTCTAAACAAATTTATTGAGATAATTCTCTATGTACACCTTTTGAGATGGATGAAATCAAAAAAACTAAACTCGGTAGTGCACTTTGGGACTATAACTGTTTTACTTCACAATATGGTACAACGTCAGCTATACCAAGTAAGGTAAAAACTGCTTCACCTTCTGCAAGTAGCACACGAACAGCTCCAACAGTCGGCTATAAGGCTTTAGGTGGCTTATCTAATATTGTTCCAAACCTTATATCACGTGGAAAAGTATATCCGGGCTCTACAAATTCTTTATTATATTGTATAGAAGCTGATAAGCTTGGTGCTAATACTCCATGTATTTTTATTACCCCTGTACGTCAAGATGGTACACAAGTAAGTGCTGCAAATGCCAGCGCAGTTAAAGTAGGTAGTGGTAATGGTTATTCTGATTGTAAATTATGGTGGGAAGACCTTAATGTAGCACAAGATTTCTTAAATAAATGTCAACAAAAATTTAGTAATAGTAAATTTGGAAACTTACATATAGCCAAAGGTAGAAATGATAGCAATGGTTATTTTGAAGTTTCTACTGAATTTGGTAATGCTTTTATTAAAGCCTCTCGTTTAAATGAGGAAATTGTAGAAGCTATAGAAAATGAGCAAGAAATTGAAAATCCAGTACCTAAAAAACGCGGTGGCTATACTATTAAAAATATTGATGTTTATGATGAAGCATTTGATAGGTGTTTAAATTAAATAAATAGAGAGGTTAAAATAAATGAAACTTAAAAAATTAGTTGAAGCTAAAACAAAATTAACTGAAGCTGATGAATTTGAAGATAGAGCTACTGATCAAAATTTATCAGATATAAATCCAGCAACAGCTTCTGAGGAAACTATTGCAGCTGCATTACAAAATAATGTTGAAGATGCTACAGATGGAAATATTACTATACCAGATGATGCGGCTAAAAGAGCAGCTAGTGAAATTTCAGATACAGCTAAAGCAATAGATGCCGATGGTGTTGCAATGGCACCAGATGGCATACCCGGTATGAGTGATGATGAAGTATTAGGCGTAGAAAATGATATAACACGAACCCTAGATGATGCTCTTCGTATTGCACGTAAAGGTAAGCGTCAGCATCAAAAGAAAAACGCAAATGTATTAATTACAGGTTTACCGGGCTCGGGCAAAACTGCTATTGTAGAAGATTGAGCACACTCAAAAGGTATATACCCACGTACAGTTGAAACAACAGACCCAAATTTTAAAGAGGCTGTTTATGGTTTAACCTTAAGAGATATTACAAAAACTGATGTAAATAAAACAGCAAAAGCAGCTTCAAACTTCTTTGATGACCTTGACGAAAATGGTGAATGTATTTTATTTTTAGATGAGTTTAATAGAGGTGAAGAAGACTTAAGACGTGCAATTTTAACACTTGTTAATGAACATTGAATTCCAGATCCAAATTATCCAGAAGGACACAGATATTTTAATAATTTATTATTTTCTGTGGCTGCTATTAACCCAGGTGGGCTTAGGTGAGATAGGAGCGCTGGAATACTTAATGATGCTGAAAAGTCAAGATTTTCTCAGCATATTGATTTTGATTCAAATGTTGAGACAACTGTAGATTATTTTCAAAAGCATTGAGATAATGCCATTAAAAAATTAAATAAAAATGACCCATATTATTTAGAGGATCTTGAAGAGTATTTAAAAAGTCAACATTTGGGTTTATTTATTGTTCAAAATAGAAAATTTAAATATGATACAGCAGCTGATCAAGAAGAATTACATGAACTTTCTAAGGTAATGCTTAATCAGCGCGAATTAACAATAGGTATAAATTTCAGTGAAGGTGATGTAGACCGCTTTAAATTTTGAGTTGAAAAAAAGTCAAAATTTTTACAAAGAGATATTGATATGTTACTTGCAATATTAGCTCAATACCAGCAACCAACATTAGAACAACTTATTAAACTAAAAAATAGAGCACTTGGAATTGATTTATCACCCTCTGCGGCCTCTATGCAGCAAAAAGATACAGAAACTACTAAACCCGCAGTTCAAGATGATGATGAAGAGGATGATGCCAGTCATTTATTTATGGGAAATGGTAGTAAAGCCCCAACATTATCTCAGGCTGATGTAGAACTCATTCTTAGTGATGTAATAGACAATTTAAATTTTTAAATAAGTAATAAGGTAATTCAGCAATGAAAAAAAGTTTACACTCAAATTTACTAAAAAAACCATTAGAAGAGGCTGATCTTAAGGTTTATAAAACAAAAAAAGAAGAAGAAGTAAAACAATGAATACTTAAAATGCTACGAGATGATGGTCATGGGCATCATTATCCTAAATTTGCTAAAAGATTTGAGGACTTTCTTTTTCAAATTGTTCGACAGCCAACAAATGAAGCTGATGATCCAGAGGCCTATTGGTTTACGGCTGCAACTAACTTTGAAATGCGTACTATCTGAATAGGCGAAGGCTTTCTAAAAGATGAATCTCTTCTTTATCAGGTAAGTGTTTTAATGCGTCATGAACTTCTTCATAATTTATTGATGCATGAAATTAGAATGATGCATAAAATTGGAGAAAAATCTTGAGCTCATTTTCAATATAGTCAGTCTATTCAAAGTTTATTAAATATTATTGATGATTATGAAATTTCAAATGATATTGATGATGATCATCCAGGTGGTTACAGTAAAGAAGATAAAATTATAGTAAAAAATATGACACTTAATGGTAAAGTAATTGGTGGCTTAGTTACTGAATTTGACCGACCAGATTGAGCCCGAATGAGTGTAGAAGAAATGTATGATGCAATGACACAAGAAATTGCAGCTATTAAAGCTGGTATGGCAAAATCCTTAAGAAATTATTTGGGTCAATATATACCAGATAGTAAAGATCCGCTAAGACGTGAAATTGCATCAGCTAAAGCTAAGTATTCAGATATTACTTCGCCTAGTGCAATTCATATGCCAATAGGTGATTTTATAAATAGTCGTCTTTACAAGAGATACCCAAAAGTTATACAGGATGTAATTTCACAATTATATAAAGCTCTAGTATTAGAGCCAGATAGTTCATATGAAATGGCAAATTTCGATAGCTATTTAAATCAAATTGCTAATTCTGATCTTATGGAAGTTATAACATTACTAAGTCCTCAAAATAAAACAATAGTAGAATTACATACACCAGAGGAAAAGCAGCTGGCAATTGAGGTATTAAAAAATATAAGAGACTTTGACTGGGCAGCGGAATGACATAAAAGAGTTGTTAATGGTTTAGCTAATAAAACAACATATTCAGATGCAGATATTCAGACTATCTTAGATGCTCTCGAAAATGAATAAAAAAGGATATAAAAATGAAAAAAAAGATATTATTTAAAACTTTAAATGAAGATATAAATTCTAATGATACCACTTCTATACTTGGTGATTTAATTGATCCAGCAATTCGTGGTAAAGCAAAGGAAAGAATTCGTATTTTAGATCGGACGGCATCTTTAGCAAGAAGGGCAGCCAAGAAAGCTAGAAAAAATAATGATTTTGAAAAAGCAGATGCGTTAGAAAAAAGAGCGGATGAATTAGAAACGCTAAAAAAACAAGCCCAGGAAGAATTGGCTGGCATCGAAGTACTGCCTGGTAAGAGTAGTACTAAAAATTCTGATGGTGAAGGTAACAAAGAAGACACCAGTGAAGAAGAAAAAGATAAGAAAGAAGATAAAGAGGGAGAGACTAAAGAAGAAACTACAGAAGAGGAAGATAAAGAAAGTAAAGAAAGTGATAAAAAAGAAGAAAATAAAGATAAAACTGATAGTAAAAAAGGTAAAAGTAAGGATAAGGATAAAGATAACGAAGATGACGACGAAGATGATGATGACGATGAAGAAGATGACGACGAAGATGATGACGAAGATGATGACGAAGATGATGATGATGAAGAAGATGACGACGAAGAAGTTGAAATAGAAGTTAATCCTTTTGAAGATCCTAATGATCCAAATAAGAAACAAAAGAAAGGCAAAAAAGTAAAGCCAAAAGATCCAAGCGTTGAAAAACTTATTAGTATTTTAAAAAAAACACCTAAAGAAGCGCGACAGGGCGTTTTAGATGGTTTAAGAGATGTTTTAGATATTAGAAAAGGTACAAAAACGGAGTCTATACATGAAGCATTAAAACCTATGCCAACTGAAAGTTTATTAGATTTATCTGATGATAGTTTTAATGATATGATAAATAATGTAATAGACGAGGTTAGTACTGTTATAGGTCTAGACATCGAAGACCCTGATGAAAATCGAGCAAAAATAGATCAAATCAAGGCTGATTTAGTTGATCCTATCGCACAGCAAGAACTTCAGCAAGAAGTTGAATTTAATCAACAAAAAGACTATCAAAAAATTAAAGCTCGTGAACAGGAATTAGACCAATATAGGCATAAAGGTGCTTTTAAGAGTATAGCAGATTTTAAAATAAATTTTTGACGTGCAATTAATGATCAAGTAGATAAATGCAAAGTTAAAAAAGAAACTCCAACCCGTATTAATCCAAATTATGAGGGTGAAGATATAATTATACCGGGTACATATCACAGAACAACTTATGATCCCAAAAAACCAAAAGTTGCAATTTTCTTTGACCAATCTGGTTCTTGGGGAGATAAAGAAATTGAAATTGGTGAAAAAGCTGTTTCTGTAATTAATGGTTTTAGAGATGCAGGTGAAATAGACTTAGAAATTTATTATTTTGCAGAAAAATTATCTACTAGAGCACATGATCCGTATATACGTTCTGGTACAACTGCATGGCCATTAATTTTAAATCAAATAAAAGCTGATAACATTAATAATGTAGTAATAATGACAGATGATGATATGAATAGGTTGAGTATGGATTATGGAACCTGTAAAGTTGATGGTTGTGTTTGATATATTTGAAAAGACGGTGAACAAGCAGCAAACTTACCCCAAAAATTATTTGGTAAGCTTGGTACATACCAATATGAATTTCATGTTTAATTAAGGAGTTAAAATTTATGGTAATTAAAAAATTAACAGAAAACAAAAAAGAAAAACTACCTATAGATTTTTTAACTTCTAGTGCAAGTCAAGGCTGAAGTGAAGTTGGAAATTTAAAAGCCAGTTTAGATGGAATTAAACAAAATTTTTCTGGAACCACCAAAGTTGAGCAAATTCTTCAAGATCTTATCGATGCATATTTGGTTTATATTGGGCAATTAGAATTACTGATAGATAAAAAAGATTATCTTGAATTACCGGATGAAACTGATTTAAAATCAAAGTTAGCAGAAGACTTAGAAATTATAGTTAAACCTGAAAATAATAAAGTTGTTTTGGATATTAAAACAACAGAAGATGACGCAATAGCAGCTGAAGAACCTGAACAAATTATAGTCGCTAATGCAGATAAATCAGCTCCTTTTGAATATTTTTGCGATTTTGATGATCCAGTAGTTACTCAAGAAGAATCTTCTCCATATAAAGCATGAACAGCATATACTAATAATATATAGGACTTAAACAAGTAGATAATTAATTGAGAGCACATAAATTAATTTATGTGCTCTTTTATTTGCTAAATTATACGATGGTGCGGCTGATTGTAGCTTATCCTTTCACTATTTTTGGCTGCACTCATCATTTAGATATAAGGAGAATTGGATTTATAATAATGAATATTACAGAACTTAAAAAAAGAAAAAAATCAAATGTAACACAAACTGTTACTACTGGAAATATTCCATATAATATAAAACAATTTAATAAACATATGGGTACAGATTCAAATAATCCGAGTACTGCTGAAGCACAAAAAGCTGCAAAAGCAGCTGCTAAAGAAGTTGGAACTATTGCTGCTGCTAGCCCAGATGGAGCTAATACTATTATAACTTCTAATGAAGGTGGTACCATGTCAGAAAATTTAAAATTAACAGAAAGTTCAATAGTTAAAAAATCTATGGAATTATCTCCAGATAAGCATTTAAGATGAGGCTGGGATAAAGGTGATATTTTTTGAGTAGAACAAATATCTAAAATGCCTGATAGCGAATTATTTAAGACAGATTTTCGTAAAATATACTCTTCTGAAGATGCCGCGGAAAAAGCTTTTAATAAATATGCTAAAAGATTAAAGGAATCAATCGCACTGAAAGAAGATAAAATGTATGCTGCAAGATTTGATCAAACTTTTGACCTTCCGGATGATATTCATATTATAGATAAAAATACAATAGAAGATGAACTAGAAAAATTAGAGCCTGAAGAAATTTTTGAAGTTGGCTATATTACACCTATTTATTTTTATGCTGACCTTTGGGATAAGTTCACTCTTCTTAAATGTACACAATTAAAAGGATATACCGGTGTAGACTATATAGAAGCTAGGGCTAATGATGATGCAAATAAACAAGCAAGGATTGACATATCAAAACAAAATATTGCAAATGGCTCCGGTATTCATTTAAATAGACAGCCACTAGCTGGTAAAATTGGTGACTTTTCTGCTGATTATGCTAGTACAAATAAAACGGTATATCGGAAATCTATACTAACAGATGATTATAATACTTTACTATTTTATCCAGAGGTTGGATCTAGGCCAACTGTAAAGTATTATATTGATTTACACAATGGTATGGGTTATTTACCAGTAAGACGTGATCAACTTGAACGTACTATTATAAAGAAGGTCTCGGAATTTGCAGATCAACTTGCCTCATGAACAACAAAAGATGGTAAGTTAAAAACACAAAAACGTAGATGGACGGAAGCTCAATTAGCTGATAAAATTAGAAAACAAATAGCTGCAGATGCTGCAACAATTAATTCTGTTACATTAGATGCAACAAAAAGTATTGAAACACGTTCGAGAATTTCTGGAACAGAAAAAAATACAACAGTAGAAAAGCCACAAGTTAGAGCTTTATATACAAATCAAATATACTTTTTAAAAACGCCTTATAGACAAATTGGCCAAATGATTACAGAAAGTTTAAAATTACAAGAAGATAAACGTTATGTAAGACGTTATTATATTAGACCTCAAAATGTATTTTGTAGTAATAAACAGGATATTTTACAAGCATTAATTCAATTTGCCGATCAGAATTGTACTATTTATACATTAAACAATTTAGGTGATGAAAAAGATGTTACAAAATTAACAAATAATGATATAATTTATTATTATGATGATGGTATTCTTTTTGATAAAAACCATATTCGTATCATGGATTATGATTTATATATTAAACATGAAGAGGAACGTAAAAAGATAGACCCCGAAACAGTTTCTGATGCTACTTTTATAAATGTATACCAAGATAGAATTACAGATTCAACACGTACCGATGAGGCATTTAATCTAGACTTTGTAGATGTTAATGCATATGGTGAAATTTTAACTGAAGGTAAAGTTATTAATTTAACTTGTTGTATTTGTGGTGAACCAATTGAAGGTTATGGAAATAATCCAGAACCATATATGTCTGCAGAACATGGTGAAAAATGTTGTGATAGTTGTAATATACATTACGTTATTCCAGCTAGGCTTGATCAGTTAGATACAAATGAAGAAGTATCTTTAAAAGATAGATAAAGAGGTTATTTATAATGCAAAAAGAAATTACTATTCTTAATAATGATTTATTTGAAGATCTTACCTCTAAGTATCCAGATTTTGATTTTCAGCTTTGTATACCAACAGAAGAAGATTTTAATAAAATAACAACTAGATTTTTAGACTATAAAACAAATAAAGAAAATGCTGATTATATTAGTACTCCCTGAGGGTTAGCACGTAGTGTCAAAAATAAATATAAGCAAATTAAATATTTTATAGTCGCAAAACTTATAGGATATGATGAATTAGTATTTGCATTACAAAAAGAACTTAAAAAAAATTTTGTCAAAGACGATATAGTTGAAATTTTTAATTATATTAAATTACATTCTAATGAGCTTGCTAATTATGCTAATGCTGCTAAAAAATATATAGGTATGAAAACAGAGCCATTAACAGAAGCTAGTAATAATATGTCACCTTATGATAAGATGAAAGCTTTTGATCAGGGACAACGTAGAGAAAATGTTAAAGCTTGTGGTGAAGTAAAACTTTGTGATTATTATCGACTTTGTGCAAATTATAATTTTGAAAATGCCCGGCAGCAAATAGGTGCGGAACTAATTAAACGTGGCCTAGGTAGATTTTTATTTATAGGCTCTTTAACAAAACTTCCAGATTTACAACCCACAGATTTTAAAAATTTAGATGCCTTTAATGTTAATAATAAAACCGCTGTAGAGTTAATTCGTGATTTTGAAGAAAATCCAATACCAATTGAAACAGCCATAATTGGATTAATTAAAACTTTAATGCTTGCTTTATGTCTTAGAAAGACTGATTATGTAGAAGAATTAAAAAATTATTTAGTTGGTAAAGGCTTACTTAAGGGTGATTTTTTAAAAAATTATATCAAAATTGCAATAAATAATCCACAAATTAATCTTGCTATTTCTAATATACTAAAAGATAATTTACATGAAGCTATAGAAAAGCATGATAAATTAAACCCTAAGCTATGGAATGTAGATGCTACTTTAAAATCAGAAGTTAAAGATAAGATTTTAGAAATTGTTAAAGAGTTTGAAACTAACTTAGCTGAAGACAATATTAAGTTTAATGTAAAAGATATAATTTTAGTTGGTTCAAATGTTAATTATAATTATACAAAAGATAGTGATTTAGACATTCATATTATTACAGATACTAGCTCATTAAATTGTCCGGATAATTTATATCCTGCTTTATATTCTGCTTATAGAAGTTTATTTAATAAAAATCTTGATATTGAATTTTATGGAATTCCTGTAGAAATCTATATTGAAACAGAAGAATCACCAAGAGTAAGTAATGGCTGCTATTCAGTATCTCAAGATAAATGAATTAATGAGCCTAAAATTGAAAATATTCCAGACTATGATGAAGAACAACTCAATAATTTAATTATGGAATGAGAAACTAAATATCATGAACTACTAAATAAAGATAATTTAACTGCTGATGATATTAACTCATTTATTGAACAAATTTATGAGCTTAGAAAAGAAGGTCTTGCATCCGGCTCCGAATGAGATGTTAAAAATTTAACCTTTAAAGAATTTCGTAATAGAGGATACTTAGATCATCTTAAAGAGCTTAAAAATGAAATTAGGGGAAAAGAATTATCTTTGGAAAGCCTTGCAGAAGATACTGAAAAAGTTAAAGATCATAAATGAGTGAATAAAGGTAAAGAAGGTACTCATGGAGAATTTAAAACTAAAAAAGAAGCAGATGCTCAAAGAAAAGCGATGTTTGCAAATGGTTTTCATGAAGATTATGATACGATAGAACAATATAAAACTAAATTAAGACAAATTACTCATTATATTCCAATGATTCAAGAAAATGGATTGTTTGAACTTTATAATATTCCTGAGACAGATGTTTATTCTATAATGAATAAACTCAATCAATTGTCAGAAGTAGAATGAGTTCAAAAAGCACAATCTTCATTTGATTTTAATCATTTTACAATGAGTGGTCAACCAAAATCAAGATATAAAATTTATGGTCAACTAAAATTTTAATAAAATAGATTAAATAAAAAGTTCATAAGAAGAGAGAATTTAAATAATTCTCTCTTTTATTTTTAAAAGACATGCTATTATGAGATATTTAAGTTTAAAACAATGTCCTATCTTTAAAGAAAATGGATTTTTTTGATTACATCAGAATATAGTGAACAAATTTATCTAACAACTTTTGAAAAATCATTTCATTAAGAAGTGGCTTATAAGCCGCTTCTTTTATAAAAAAATATTTGCTAAATTATACGAATAATTAAAAAGTTTAGGAGTATTTTATGATACTTAATATAGAAAAACGCCCATGAACAGAAGAAGATATTGAATATTGATTAAATACTTCTGATGGCACAATAAATGAATTAATAAAATTTAATGATAAATATACTAGACTTCGTGCTGGGATTATTGTTATAAAAGATAATTTAATTCTTTTAAGTAGAGAACGTGATAAGCCAGATGAATTTGCAATTCCTGGCGGTGGAATTGAACCTGGGGAAACCCCAGTAGAAGCAGCTATACGTGAGGCGGCAGAAGAGGTAAATATTCTTATAACTAATCCACAAGAAACTGGTTATGATTATTGCTTATGTGAAGATGAACCTTATGATTGAGTAAAAAATAATGTACCAAAAAATAAATGATGGTATAATTATTATACTTGTTTGATTATTGGTAACTATGCTGGTCCATATAAAGGACAAATTGATAAACAAGACCTAGATCCAGCGATGAAGAATAATGCAAAATGGTATAAAATTACTGAGGTGATAAATGCCCCAACCTTTAAAGAGCAGTGAAAAAGAGCATTAATTAAATTTGGTTATTATAAAAGAGCTCTACAAGAAGACACCAGGTCTCAATTGATAGGAGCTTCACGAAATGCAGGTGCTTACATAAATCAAAGTCGTGGAAAAAACCGTTGAGATAGAAAAAAGTATTCTAAAGTTGCTAATTCTGTAAAAAACTTTAACCAAATAAATATGGATCAGTTTTTTAAGCAAGATTTGCTTGAAATCAATATTCCAGTACAAGGTGAAACTAATGCCTATACAGTTACTATGAAGCTTAATGGTGTAGTAGCTGAAATTGCTAAAAATATTAAAAATAATTCTAATAAATTTGAATATCGCACAGTATTACAAGCTTTAACAAAAATATTTAATACAACTAATGTTTATATTAGCTGTAGCTGCCCCGACTTTCAGTTTACTTATAAACACTATTCAATTATTAACAATTGAGGTACAGAGGATACAGCAAGTGATCCAGGTCCGGGGAAGGGTATTAAAAATCCAAATAATGATAAAGGAAAAGGTTGTAAACATTGTCTTTTGGTTCTAAATAATCAGAGTTGATTAATGAAACTTACTTCCACAATTTATAATTATATAAATTATATGTCAACTAATATGCCAAAACCTTTTCAAAAACTTATTTTTCCTAAATTATACGGAATACCTTATGATGATGCCATTGAAAATAACCTGGTCCCAGAAGATACTAAATTAGAGTCTGAAAAACATATTATAGATGTAATTAATGATTGAGCTAAAAATAGAGGTAAGTTTAAACCAGGTACTAATAAGAATCCGGTAAGCAATGCTAATAAGGATAAAAAAGAAGATTCTACTGAAAATAAGTAATGTAATTAAATATTGTATAATATAAAGAAGATTTATATAAATTGAGGATTAAACAGATGATATCTGATAATTTAAATATAGAAGCTTTTAATAATTTATCAGAACAAGAAAAACAAGTTGCCTTGGAAATATTAAAACAGTATTCACAAGAAGGTAATTCTGAATTATTAGAGCAACTAAAATATTACGATTTTGAAGAAATACCTGTAGATATTACAACATTTCTTCATGATAGACGATATCTTGGTAATGGACTTTATGATAATGAAGGACGCTTTACAGTCTTTCCGTATTGAGAAAAAACATTACAAGATATTTTCCCAGACAATTTAACAACAAAATATAATACTATTATTCTTCATGGTGCTATAGGTATTGGTAAAGCCCAACCATTAGATTCTTTAGTATTAACCGAATTTGGATTTAAAAAAATGGGAGAGCTCTCTTTAGTGGATAAAGTATTTGGACGTGACGGGAAATTACATAATATTCTCGGTATTTTCCCGCAGGGTAAAAAACAAATTTGCAGAGTAACCTTTACAGATAATACTTCTACTCTTTGTTGTGATCAGCATCTTTGGACGGTCTATAACACTAAAAACAAAGCATGAACTACTATTGAGACTCGACAATTACTAGATGGAACTAGAAATTTAAACCATGCGACGGGACATCGTTATAAAATTCCAATGACAACTCCAGTCGCATTTAATAGTCAATCGGTTAGCATTGATCCTTATGTTTTAGGTGTTTTAATAGGAGATGGCTCGTTAACTACCAATGCTATTACATTTGCAAGTGCAGATAAAGAAATTATAGAAACTGTTCGTGCAAAATTAGCTACAGGCTATGAACTGCGTAAACTAAGAAATAAATATACTTATAGTATTTGCAAACAAAAAAACACAACTTATTATAACAAAGAAACTAACACTCATATACCAACAAAAAATATATATACGGAAGCAATACAAAAACTTGCTTTAAACACTAAAGCTCAATATAAACATATACCAACTGAATATTTAATAAATGATGTTGAAACACGTATTGCATTACTTCAAGGTTTGATGGATACAGATGGTTCTATTACTAAAGATGGATCAGTAATAACTTTTACAACCACTAGTGCTGCTTTGAAAGATGATTTTGTATTTTTAGTTCAATCTTTGGGCGGAATTTGTCATATAAGAACAAAAACACCAAAATATTTTAATAAAAAATATAATGAATACCGCCAAGGCTTATTAACTTACAATATTGGAATTAAATTACCAAAAAGTATTAGTCCATTTAAGTTAACTAGAAAAGTAAACAGATTAAATACGAAGGCATTAGAACCATTTCGTTATATCAAAAATATTGAATATGTTGATAAGCAAGAATGTCAGTGTATTTATATTGATAGTGAAGAGCATCTATATTTAACAAATGATTTTATTGTCACACATAATACTTTAGTGGCTGTGCTTTGTGTACTATATATGCTATATAGACTTTTATGCTTAAAAGATCCATATACTTATTATGGCATGCAGTTAATTGATAAACTATCAATTTCTTTTATGAACATTACACTTGAAAATGCAAAAGGTGTAGCACTTGATAAAATGAATCAATTAATTTTATCAAGTGAATGATTTTTAGCTCATGGAGAAATGTCTGGTAAAACAAACTTAATATATAGACCAAATAAACATATAGAATTTGTTACTGCTTCTAGTAACAACCAAATAATTGGTCGTGCAATTTTCTGTCTTGATGGAGAGACTATTATAAAGACAACTGAGGGCTATTCTAAATTAGTAGATCTAGTTGATAAAGATATTAAAGTTATCTCAGTTGATGATATGGGTAAAAAAGTTATTAGTGATAGGTGTACAGTAAAGCCGACTATTAAAACTTCTGAAGAATATCAAATTGAGCTTGAAGATGGCACTATTATTAAATGTACATCAAACCATAAATTATTGCTTAAAAATGGTTCATATAAAGAGGCCCAAAATCTAACAGAAGAAGATGAATTAGCTGAGATCCAAGTCACTTATGAAGAATTTATAAGTAGTATGAAGATTAAATCAATTAAAAAAGTTATACTAGCTGAGCCTAAACAATACTATGATATAATAGAAGCTGCGCCATATCATAATTTTATTATTAAAACAAATAATTCTGAAATTATTTCACATAATTGTAATTTTAGTGATGAGGTTAACTTTGCAATATTCAATGACCCAGAGAAACAAAAGAAAAAAATGATGAAACTACTTACACAAGTAGATGCTCGTCAAAGATCGCGTTTCTTAAGAGGTACTTATTTACCTACATTAAATATTTTAGCTTCATCTGCAGATACACAACAATCTTTCTTACAAGCATATATTAAACAAAAAAGAGAAGCTGAATCTACTACTACTTTAATTGTAGAAGAGCCTCAATGAGTAGTTGATAGTAGAAAAGATACTCCTGAAAAGTTTTATGTAGGAATTGGAAATAGATTACTTCCAAATGAGCTATTTCCATTAGATGTAACTGAAGCGGAAATTGATGTAGCTCGAAATAAAGGTTATCAAATTTGGAAAGTTCCTATGGGTTATTTAGAAACTTTCCAACAAAACCTTGATGAGGCAATTTGTTCCATTATTGGTATCTCAACAGATAGTTCTTTAAAATATATTTCCGGTGACAGACTACAACAAATAAAGGTTAACACCTATTTAAATCCATTTATAAAAGATATTATTGAAGTTGGCAATGGAAAAGATGATTTTTTACAATATGCTAATTTCTTTGATAAGAATCGAATTAATCCAGATGATGTTGGAAAACCGTTATTTATTCACTTAGACTTATCATTATCTGGTGACAAAACAGGCATTGCCGGTACTTGAATTACAGGTAAGAGACCAACTATTGTACAGCAGTCATTATTAACAAATGGAGAAGAAAATACTGTTGATTATTCACTTGATTTACAGTATAAACTAGCTTTTTCTGTTTCAATTAAGGCTCCCAAGGGTACTCAAGTATCTTTTGAAAAAACAAGAACCTTTATTAGATGGTTACGAGATCAGGGTTTTGCAATAAAAGTAATATCTGCAGATACTTATAATTCCGCACCAATATTACAAGAATTAAAAGCTGATGGTTTTAGAACAGAAATTGTTTCTGTAGACCGTGTAGATGCAAGAACAAAAATACAACAACAATATGCTTATTTTAAATCAGCTATCTATGAGCGACGAGTTGAAATTTATGAAAAATGTGATTTACTAACGGAAGAAATTCTTCAGCTTGAGCGACTTGGAAATGGTAAAATAGAGCATGAAGATGCAGGTAAACGTGGCAGTAAAGACCAATGTGATGCATTTTGTGGAAGTTTATGATCAGCAAGTAGATTTGCAGAAGAATATTCCTATTCATATGGCGATAATTTATCTGTATCATTAGATGCAAATTCAGATGCTATTGATAATTATAATAAACAGCAATTTATTGCAGCTTTTGAACAGGAACTACAATCTATACAAAATGAATTTACTAAAGTAAATAAATTAAAAGATCAGCAACAACAAGAAGAGTGACAATACTATCAAGATATATCAGATGGCATAATTGTTATTAATTAAAAATAAATAATTTAAATTATTTATGTATCTATAATAAACAAGATTTGTATAAAGTCTTATAGGAGAAAACAGTAAAAAATGGCAGATAATAAAATTAAAATTAATAATCCATTAATTGGTGCACAAGCAGTTCCAACAGTGTTGGATAAAACTACAAAAATAGATATCGATGTAGAAAAACAATTTGTAGATAATATTCTAGAGGCTGGATTAACAGGACATTTAGATACTACCGCATTGGAAGAGTTTACATCAATTTCTAATGCAAGAGATCAAATTTATCAATTAATAGATATTATGATGAAAGATGCAACAGTATCTTCTATTGTACGTACTTATGCAGAAGAAGTATGTGAAACAGCTGATAATGGTCATATTATATGATGTGAATCCAATGATCCAAAAATAAGTAAATTTGTAAACTATTTGCTTAATGTTATGAATATTGATAAAAATATTTTTAGATGGGCTTATAGTTTAATTGAATATGGTGATGTTTATATAAGACTTTATCGTGAATCTGATTATAAAGATAATATATTTAAAAAAGATAATGTTGATAAGGCTGAAACTGCCTTTCATAGAACAACTTTAAATGAAGATTTAGAAAAAACAAATGAATCTGTTTATTTAAATATTCATGCACTTAATGATCCATATAGTTATTATGTTGAAATGGTGCCTGACCCTGGAACTATGTTTGAGTTAACCAAATTTGGTAAAACTTATGGTTATATTGAAACACCAAACATGGAATCTAAGATAGATAATCTTAATACATATTTGAATAACAACTTAACAGCAGGTACTTATAATTATAAATTAAAAACAAATGATGTAAATGTATATCAAGCAGATGATTTTGTTCATGCTTGCTTAGATGATAACTTTACCCGGTATCCAGAAAGAGTAGATATCTTTTTAACTGATGATGATTATAAAGCAGGTCTTAACTCCCAATCATATTCTGTTAGACGCGGTAAATCAATGTTATATGACATTTATAAAGTATGAAGAGAAAAAACATTATTAGAAAATTCAGCTTTACTAAATAGAGTAACACGTTCAAGTTTGGTACGTACTATTCAAGTAGAAGTTGGTGATATGCCAAAATCTCAGGTTAAAAATACCTTAAGACGTGTAAAAGAATTAATGGAACAAAAATCAGCTATAAATACTGATCAAGGCATGATAGAATATACTAATCCAGGACCTATCGAAAATAATATTTATTTAGCTACTCATAATGGACAAGGTGCTGTTACTATTGGTCAAGTTGGTGGTGATGTTGATGTTAAAGGTTTAGCAGACCTAGATTATTGAGTAAATAAATTTTATGGTGCTTTTGGTATTCCAAAACAATATTTCTCTTATACTGATGATGGTGCTGGTTTTAATGGCGGAACTTCATTAACAATTTTATCTAGTATTTTTGCACAAGGTGTTAAGCGCGTACAAAATGCTTTATTACAAAGTATTACTGATATTATTAATTTAATACTACTTAATAAAGGATGTAAGTCTTATCTTAATAATTTTGTGTTAAAAATGAAAACACCTATGACTCAGGAAGAAAAAGATTATCGAGAGGATTTAACAAATAGAATTTCTGCAATTAGCAATATGCAATCTTTATTTGCTGATATTGAAAATCGTGGAAGAAAATTAGAAATTTTAAAATCACTTGTTACAACATTAAATTATGGTGATGATATATTAGATATTATTGATGCTGAAATTGAAGCTGCTAATAAACAAGCCGAAGAAGAAGTGAAAGCGGCTGCTGCGGAAGCAGAAGAAAGCACAGAAAATCCTGAAAACTCTGAAGCACCTGAAAACTTTGATGATTTATCATTAGGAACGCCAGAAGAAGTTGGCTCAGCAGAAGAAAGTTTTACAGCAACTAGTGATAATATTTTATTAGAAGAGGCTCAAGATTTTTTAGTAGAAGATGATATGCTACCAACACCAGAGCAGCTAGATCCACATAAAGATTTTTCACAAAATAAATAATAAAATAGGAGTAATGTAATATGCTTACAAGAAATGATTGTTTATCAATCTTGGTAAAATTAGAAGATAACGGAATTAATATAGATTCTTATATGAAAAAATTATTAATCTCACCAGATATTCCACTAGAAGTATTACAGTTTATTATACAAAATCAAGGGGTTGAGGTAACTAATTTTTATGAAATGTTAAGAAAAAAACATAACAAAAATAGATCACCATTATATACAAATATCTTAAAAGAAAAAAATAGTCTTAATGATGTTACAACTACTTTGGTTTGTTTATTAACACAAATTGTTTTATATAGTAATAAACTAACTGATACAAAAGATTCCTTTTTAAAAGAAGTTAGAGCGGAGGAAATTTCTAGAGTTTTAAATACTTATTTTAAAACAAGCGAAATTACTGAGTGTATTGAACTTTTAAGATTAATCAAAACTGATATTTTAGTTTTAGAATATTTAAATAATAAACGAGAATTAACTGTAGACTAAAATAAATCTAGAATAAATAATATAAAACCAGAAAGTAAAAAATTAACTTTCTGGTTTTTTTTATATTTTTACTGCTAAATTAATTGATAGATTGAGAAATCTAAAAATAAATAATTAATATATTTATTATTTGAGGAGAAATAAATTATGTTACTTTATACAAAAGTTATTGATGGGGTTAGAAAGATTTACGGTACTACAGCGGATATTCCTGCAGATACTGATGTAGAAATTACTTGTAAGGATACTGATGGTAATATTGTTACTCCTGTTGCTGGTGATTCTTTTGTAGATGCTGGTAATGGTGGTATTCTTTGAATAGCTGCTAATGGAGAGAAGAAAGAAATTACTGTCTCAATTGCAGATACAGAGGTTATTCCTCAGGTATAAAATAATTGTTCATAAGGAGAAATAAAGCAGATGAATAATAGAGATATTGTAGAAGCTTTTCATTTAACTCCTTTAAGTGAGGAGGAAAAAACTTCTAAGCATATATTAGGCAGGCTTTATGGTCCCATTGCAACCTGTACAGAAAGTACGCGTAATGGCAGGCGCTATAATAAAGTACTTTGGGAACGAGCATTAAGTGATGAGTTAATGCAAGAAAAAATTAAAAATAAATGTTTATTTCTTGAATTAGGACATCCTGTTGATCGTGAAGAAGTTGATATGACTAAAGTATGCGCTTGCATTCCGGAGTTACCTAAAATTATAGATAATGATTTATATGCTTATGTTGATATACTAGATACTCCAAATGGTAAAATCTTAAAAACACTTTGTGATTATGGTTTTACCCCTGGAATTTCCTCCAGAGGCTCTGGTGATGTTGATATAAATAATGATGTAGACCCTGAAACTTTTTATTTAGAAACATTTGATATAGTAAATCTTCCAGCAGTTAAAAAAGCAAGACTTGCAATGTGTGAAAGTTTAAATAATAAGAAAACTTTAAAACAAGCTCTCACAGAGTCCTTAAAAAATGCCGGAGAGAAAGATAAAGAGATTATGAAAGAAGCGTTAGATAATTTAGATATTAAGGTTGAAGAAACTGATGAAAAGGATATTCCCTGGGCTGCTGATGAGGAAGAATCATCAGTATTAGTAGAAGCTAATGATGAAGTTGATGAAGAGTCCACAGAAGACACCGATGATATAGAAGCTGAAGAGTCTGATGAATATTCTGATTTTGATATTGTTAGTGACGCTGCTACAGTTGGAGATCTTATTAAAGAATTTGAGGACTATGATAAAGATTTACAACTTGAGTTTGCTCCAATAGATATTAATGGCCAAGAAATTAAAATAAATGGTTTAGGGTTTGATCCTTCTGAAGAGGGAAAATTAGTACTTTCAATTGGTTATTCCCAAGAAATTGGTGATAATATAGATGATGCTGAAGTAACTGATGAGGCTACTGATGAAATTGAGTCAGAAGAAACTGAAGAAAATTCAGAGACAGTCGATGATGTTGAGGACACTGAAGTTGATGAGGTTTTGGAAAATTTAAAAGAAGCAATTCGTCAGAAAAATTTATTTGAACAAGAGCTTAAAACTTTAAAGAATGAACAAACAGTCCGTGATACAGAAGTAAGTACATTAAAAGAAGAAGTTAATCGTTATAAAACGGCTTTCGCTAGAACAAGTAAATTAGCTGCAGATGCTACAAAGCTCAGAGAAAAAATACAACATAAAGATGTAGAAATTCGAAAATTAAAAACTGAAGCTTCTACACGTTTAACTGAAAGCATTGAAACAAATACCTCAACAATTAATATGCTTTCTGAAAAGCTCAAAGCTAGTCAAGCTGAAATTGAGAGTTTAAATGCTAAACTTGAAGAACAAGCAAACACTTATAATAAGAAATTAAATTCTTATATAAAAACAGCTAGGTCTTATCAGGCTAAGTATAATGAAGCAATGGACAAATATATTGAATACAGAGCTTCAATGCTGGGAGTTAGACCTGTAGAAATTAAAAATAAACTAACTGAAAACTTCACTCCAGCTGATATTGAAACCGCTTGTGATGCAGTATTAGATGAGAGTATGAATTTAAGTAAGCTTCCATTTGGATTAGAGAAACATTCTAGAATTCAGATAAATGAATCCAAGTCAGCTAAGAAATCCACAGTTGAGGGTGGTTATGATATTGATGATTCATTATTAGAGCTTGCTGGATTAAAGTAATTTGTTAATATTTAAAAATTAAAAATCAAAAAATTATAGGAGAAAATTCACAATGAGACAAAATTTACTTGAAACTTATTCAAGACAGCTCTCAGTTGCAGAGGCCTATGTTGCTAAGAATTTTGACGGACGTCAGATTTCTAATAACACCAAGCTTGCTACTGCAGTTCTGCTTGATAATACTAATCGTTGGATTACAGAGTCTATTAATGAGTCTGTAGCAACTTCTCGTGCAGACCTCGGTTCTTGGAAGAGATTCTGCCTTAATCTTACAAATATTGCTGTTCCTTCCCTTATCGCTAATGACCTCGTTATTGTTCATCCAATGACTTCTTACAGCGGTTCAGTTGCATACTTAAAGTATGTTTCTAAGACTGAAAAGGGTGACATTCACAATGGTACAGAGTTTAACAGTGTATTCGGTCTTGGAAAGATGACTGATGCTCGTAGAGATTTCACATCTCAGGTTATTGTTGAGTCTGTTGGTTCTGGTGGAGCAGTTCCTACTCTTACTCCTGTTGAGGGTGGACTTTCCTATGAGGAAGATATGGCCATTAAGAGAGCTACTTATAAGTCTGTTCTTGCTGATGGTACCGCTGTTTATGGTGATTCTGTAGATCCTGCAGCTGTTAAGTTTGCTTATGTTTCTAGAGAATTCCAGATGGAGCAGGTTCCTGCAGAAGATATTCCTACCATTGGTCCTAAGATGGAGCACATTGCTCTTGTAGCTGAGCCTCGTAGAATTGCTGTTCGTTATGACCAGATCACTGCATTCCAGGCTAAGACCGACTATGGCTTCTCTCTTGATAAGCAGATTGCTGAGCAGGCTTGTGGCGAGCTCGCTTATGAGATCGATACTGATATCGTAGACATGCTCCGCGAGGGTGCTGGTGAAGCTAATGAAGAGCTTGTTTGGTATAAGACTCTTCCTGTTGGCGTTTCCAAGTTTGAGCATTACAATGGCTTCCTCGAAGTTATTGAAAAAGCTCGCGCTATCATCTATAACAGAACTCAGAAGTTCCATCCTAACTTCATGGTTATTGCAGCTGATGTTCTTCCTGTTCTCAGATTCGTTAACGGCTTCTCCGCTGTAAAGAATCCTAAGATGAATGGTCCTTATAAGGTTGGTGAACTTGACTCCCTCGGAGTTTATGTATCTCCTAGACTTGGCTCTGGCGAATTCTTCTTCGGCCTCAATGGTTCCGATATGATGAGCTCCGCTGGTGTGTATGCTCCTTATATGGCAATCGTTCCTACTCAATTACTTGGAACTCCTGACGGCGGCTTAGCACAGGGCTTCAGTACTTGGTATGCCAAGGCTCTGCTTAATGCTAACCTCCTAGTTGCCGGTAAGATTGTTGCTTAATTAATTAGCAGAAATTATTTAGAAGGCCTGCCCAATTGGGCAGGCCTTCTTTTTATTTTTTATTTATTCCAAATATATGTTGCTTGCCCGCAGTCAAAAATTTCAACAAAACCAGCGTCTATCATAAGCTGTCTATTATTATTTGTAGACAAATCATCTTGTTTAGCATCACAATGATGAATTAATCTAGAAAAACCTTGCTGGCGAAGAAGGGCATCAGTATAATGTTGCTTTGTCTTAATATTGTACCAATGTTTTGAGGGGGAAGAGTCTCTTAAGAGAGAAAATCCTAATTTTAAATAAGTTTGTCCAGAAAATTTACTTAAATCACAATAACTAATAACTGAATTTGGAGAATAATTAATTTTAAAATAATTAAATAATTTTTCAGCTCCGCCGATTACTTTTTGACAAGAGCAATATCTAATAAGTTCCCATTCATAATTTTTATTATATCGTGGTTTTCCAAAAGTCATAACAGAAACTAATTTGTTGTTATAAAATAATCCTAAATAAATTTGTGCTTTAGCTGTTCCCTGTAAATGATACTGTATTAAAAAAGTATCTGCCTCTTGCTTTGAAATATTTTTTACTTCACTTAAACGCCCATAAAGAATTTGTTGATCAGCTTTTAATAAATTTAAAACTTTTTGCTTGTCATCCCAATCAAAAATATGAATACATCTAAAATTATATTTTTGAGCTATTTTGGACTTATTTTTATGATAGTTTTTAGTTAGTGGAGTATTGTACTCAAAAGGAGTAAATGTAGAATTATGTGTAAAGGATGGATCAATCTCAACTAGTATATCATTAATTTTAAAATCAAAAAATTTATGATCTAAGCAAAATTCACGCTCATAATTAAGCTGAGCAGCCTCTAAAAGCTGTTTAAATTCTAAATTAGGTAAACTATCTTTTTGATTATAAGTTTTACCATTTTGAAATCTTTTTTGTAAGATCTTTTCTTTTTCTTCAGGCGTTAAATTTTCCCACCAGTTTTTCATAGACTGGCTTCTTAAATTATTTTGTCTTTGTTCTTCTTCTGTGGGCAATGTTGCTCTATATTGTTTATTTGCTTGAGCTTTATATAATGCATAATTAGGTGTAGAATGAGCAAGACTTTGTTTAATTGACCATTCCTCTTTTTCTTCCTCTGACTTAGCCGCCCAAGATTGTTTTTGAGTTTCACTAGATTTTTGTCCACCAGCTATATAACTTTCATGAGATCTAGCAGCAGTTTTTCCCTTAAATCTTGAAGGCTTAGGCTTAGAAAAATCATAATTAAAAAGTTTTAAAATTTTAGTTAACTGCTTAGTAGTTCTAAGACCAAATTCATCCATAGTTTCTTTTTGATTGTGGTAGGTATAAAATTCAATAAATTTATCGGCTCCTACATTATCAATAATATTTTGAATAATTTCTTTATTTAATTTTTCAATTTGTAATTGTTGTTCATATTTTTCTGACATAATTTTTAATCTCCTAATTAATTTAGCTTAACTTATCACAAATATCCTTGAATTAATCTACTATAATATATACAATTTTTTAATTGAAAATATAAACTTTATTAAGTATATTTTTATTAATAATATCTAAATAATATTGTATAATATAATTGAAATTTATTATACTTTGAAAGGATGTTATTTTGAAAAATATACTTGATCTTTGTAAAGAATTATCTATACCACAAGATAAAATTCAGCCTTATGGTTGGGATAAAGCTAAAATTGATTTAAGAGCAGAAGATTTAATAGATAAACCTAGTGGAAAGCTTGTGTTAGTTACTGCTTGTTGTAATGCTGAAGTAGCAGGTATGGGTAAAACATCTACGGAAATTGCTATTAACCAGTCTTTAAATTATTTAGGTGTTAAATCTATTGCTTGCCTAAGAGAGCCCTCTCTTGGTGTTAGTGTTAATGGTAAAGGAGGAGCTACAGGAGCATTAAATGCACAAGTAGAACCAGCTGATCAGATTAATCTGCACTTTCTAGGAGATATCCATGCGTTAACTTCTACAATAAATCTTATTGCTGCACAAATTGATAATGTAATTTATCAAGGTAATGAATTAAATATTGATCCTAATAAAATTGTCTGGAATAGAGCTATTGATATTTGTGATAGATCTTTAAGAAGTGTTACGGTGGCACAAGATGATAAAAAGGCTACTCCACATCACTGTGAATTTGTTATAACTGTTGCGCATGAATTATCTACTATTATGACATTAGCTACCGATGAAGATGATTTTATTAATCGAACTGAAAAAGCTATTGTAGCATATACTTATGATGATAAACCTATTACGGTTGCTGATTTACATATGAGTAAATGCATTAGAAAATTAATGCATGAGGCTTTAAAGCCAAATATTGTAATGTCAACATCTGGAGCTCCCTGTCTCATCAGTGCCACACCTTTTGGAAATATCTCGGTTGGTTGTTCAGCGACAAGAGCTACTAAACTTGCATTAAAATTAGCAGATATTACTTTTGTAGAAAATGGTTTTGCTAGTGAACTTTCTTGTGAAAAACATCTAGATTTAGTTTTACCAAGTGCCGGCTTAATTCCTGATGCTATTATGGCTGTTATTTCCTGTAGGTCATTAAAGTATCAAGGTGGCCAACCTAATGATAAGTTAAGTGAAGAAAATGCTCGGGCGGTACAAGTAGGCTTAGTAAATATGGCTGCTCATATTAAGCATTTAAGAAACTATAATATCCCAATTGTTATTGCAATAAATAAATTTAGTTGTGATACAGATGCAGAAATTAAAGTCGTTACTGAGTATCTAGATTCAGAAAAACTTCCTTATGCAATAAGCGAAGGCCCTCTAAAAGGTGAAATAGGTAGTATAGATTTAGCTAAAGTACTATTACAAACTTTAAACGCTACAAAAGTTACTACATATAATACTTTGTATCAATGGAATGAACCTATTAAAACAAAGATAGAAAAAATTTGTACAAAAGCTTATGGAGCTACTGCTGTTGAATATTCAGAAGAAGCCCTTAAACAAATTGAAAATTATACAAATAGAGGCTATAATAATTTACCTATAGTAATGTGTAAGACACCAGCATCAATTACAGAAGACCCGAAAATCCTTGGAATGCCCAAAGAACATACTATTCATATAAGAGAAGTTCGACTTTTTGCCGGGGCGGGCTTCTTAGTCCCAATTTCAGGTTCTTTGCTTATGCTTCCAGGCCATGTTAAAAACCCTAGACTTTTAGACAGTTATAAATAATTAATTTAAGAAGCTCTTAAATAAGAGCTTCTTTTTTTATGTATTGTTCTGCTAAATTATACAAGGAGATGAGCAATGCAATCATATATAGCTATTAATAATGATTTAAATATTCGTCAACAGAGTTCTTCTGGAGGAATTTTTTCAGCTCTTGCTACTTATGTATTACAAAATCAAGGTGTAGTTTTTGGAGCTGCTTGAAATTCAGAATGACTTGTTGATATTATTAGTATTACTGATCTTAAAGATTTATCTAAATTAAGAGGAAGTAAATATATTCAAGCAAATATTAAAAATACTTATCAAGAATGCAGAAACTACTTAGAGGCCGGTAAATTAGTTTTATATAGTAGTATTCCATGTCAACTTCATGGACTTAAAAAATTTCTTAATAAAGATTATGATAATCTTATTTTAGTAGATATTGCTTGCCATGGCTTAATGCCAATAAATATTTGAAAAGATTATTTAAAAACAATTCAACGCCCGAATGTTCCGATTACGGAAATCAATTTTAGGTATAAAGAACCGACTTGAGAAGATTATCATGTTTTAGTTAAGTATTTTGACGGCCAGGTTTTAAAAGAACATCACAATAATAATAAGTATTTACAAACATTTTTAAGCGATAAATATTTAAAAAGTTCTTGTTATGACTGTAAATTTAAAAATAATTATAGTATAAGTGATTTAATAATTGGAGATGCTTGAGGTACAAAAGCTCCATATAAATCTCAGTATGGAATTAGTTTTATACAAGTATTAACGAATAAAGGTCAAGAATTTTTATCTAAAATAAACACTATTTCTAAAATATTACAAGAACCTAATTATCAAGCAAATGGTTGTTTTAAAAATAAAATAAATATAACTCCTGCAAAATTTACTTCTGACCTAATTCAGAAAAAAATTGGAATCATTACTTTACATTTAATTGATAATTATGGAGGAACCCTTCAAGCGTGAGCATTAAATAAATATATTACAGAATTAGGCTATAAAGCCGAAACACTTACTTGAAAAGATTCTCGTATTTTAGACTTTGCAAAAAAGAATATTCCATTAAGAACATTTAATAATTCTAAAGATTTAAAAAATATTAAACCTTCTGATTATGATATTTTAGTAGTTGGCAGTGATCAAATTTGACGACATAGATTTATTACAGGTGATTTTGAAGAGGACTATATAAATATTCCATTTTTACAATTTACTAATGGTTGAAATAAAACTAGGCTTTCTTATGCAGCTTCTATTGGAGTTGCAGGAAAGGATTGGGAATATTCAGAAATAGAAACTAAAAATATTAGTAGATTATTACAAAATTTTAATGCAGTTTCAGTCAGAGAAGTACAATCAGTACAAGACTGTAAAGATAAATTGAATATCAACGTAAGTAATTGTGTAGATCCGACATTATTAATTTCAAAGCAGGAGTATTTAAAGCTATGTGAGAATGAACCCAAGTATACGCAGAATATATTTATTTATTTACTTGATGAAACCTCCGATAAATTAACTGAAATAATTAATTATTGTAATACTAATAATCTAACATTTTTTAAAATAAGAGAAAAAACAGTTGAGTCCTGACTGGCTGCATTTCGTGATGCTGAATACATTATTACAGATTCATTTCATGGCTGTATTTTTTCACTATTATTTAATAAACCATTTATTTGTCTTTATAATAAATGGCGTGGAAATGCTAGATTTGATTCCTTAATAAAATTATTTAATATAGAGGCTAATATTATATATAATATTAATGAATTACAATGGCATTCCTTTTATAGGCCTAAAGAAATTCAGCAACAGGAAATTTTAAAATCAGAACTTTTCCTAAAAAATTCTTTAGCTTTACCCTCAAAAATAATGAATTTTATACCTTATAAAAAACCAGACCCACAAAAATCAAAACCTTATTTATATTTTTAAAGGAATTATATATTATGGAAGAAAAAAGAGCTTGGTTAATGTTTTTAAGCTCAAGTAATTATTATTTATATTTAACTATAGGTTTATATAAAAATCTATTAGACATTCAAACCAAATATCCAATTTATTGTGGTGTTACACCAGATGTAGATACTAGAACTAGAAATATCTTAAAAACTATTGGACTTAATTTAATTAACTTAGATACTAGCGTAATTAGTCCAACGGTATTAGCAAATAGTAAGCATAAAAATATAGAACACTATCATCAAGCTTTTACTAAACTTACTTTATTTGATACGCCAGTTGAAAAAATATTTGACAAAGTAGTATATATTGATACAGATGTACAAGTATTTGAAAATATTGATGAATTATTTGAATATCCACACATGAGTGCTATTATCGATGTGTATCCCTGGCATGATACTACGACTACACCCTATATTGAAGGCTGCTCTAAATTCTGTAGTGGATTATTTGTATGGGATTTTAAAAATAATCCAGGAAAAGGCCATCAAATAATTCAAGAATTACCTAATTTAAATCCTAAAATTATCTGGCATGATCAAAATATTTTAAATTATTTTTATCAAGATTGAAGAGAAAAACCTGAACTTCATATACCGCCCGAATATGGAGTTATGAACTTTAAACCAAATATAGATAAGCTTGAAAAGCCAATAAAAGCTATTCATTATACAGGTAGATTAAAATCCGGTTGGCCTTTTTTAGAAGAAAAAATTATACCGGAGCGTAGCTGAAAATATAATAATATTCATTTTAAAGAGTGGGTGACATCTTTAAGTGAAGCTGTAAAATATTTTAATCTTAGATATAAAGTAAATATTCCGCGATTATATGCAGAACATCTTATTTTAAGCTCACCGGAATTAAAAAAACCAACTTATGTTGGACAACGTAATGCATATTTATACTTTTAGTTATAAAATAGGCCTATTAATAGGCCTATTTTTAATTAAGTAATAAGGTTCCTTAATTATTTATATTTTTATTTGCTAAATTAATTGATAAATTAAATTTATTAAAAACTTTAAAGGAGGTAGCTATTACAGTGACTTTAACAGAAGCGCTAGAAGAAGTTAAGCTAGAAGTTACTGGCGGGATTTTGACGCTTGAAATAAATGATGATATTTTAGCAACTGTTATAAAAAAAGCATTACGTGAGTTAGAGCGGTTCTGAGATGAAACTACATTAGTTACTGTTCCTTTTGCTTCTTGCATTGATTTACAGAATTCAGAATTAGACCTCAAAGAAAAAGTTAGTTCTATAGTTAATGTATATCGAACCGAAGCAGCTGGTGATACCTATAGTGGTGATGGTCTTTCAGACCCAATGTTTGCACAACAGTGAATGCTATTTAGTAATGCCGGAACAATGTATAATTTAAATGATTATATATTAAATTATGCTTCTTGAAATACTTTATTACAAGTAAAAAATACAATGTCTACAGACATGTCTTTTAAAGAAGATCGACACAATAATAAATTATATATTAATCATTATTTAGATACGCCACACCAAGTAACTATTGAGTATATTCCTAAATTAAAAGATATTGAACAAATTCAAAGCGATTATTGAATTGATATTTTAATTAGACTCAGTGTTGCATTAACTAAAATTGCCTTAGGCAGAATTCGTTCAAGATTCACACAATCTAATGCTTTATGGAATCAAGATGGTGAACGGATGCTTGAAGAAGGCACAACTGATTATAAAGAATTACGTGAAATATTAAGAAACAACAGTCAAATGATTTATCCAATTGATTAAGAGTAATTTAAAAAATAAGGAGAAAATTTATTTATGAAAGAACGTGTAACTCAATTTGATTTAGATGCTGCTTTCAAAGCCTTAGATGACATAGAAATTCCAAAGGTTAGGGGAGTTAGAGCTAATCGTGTTGATTTATCTGAGGCTACTAAAAGAGTAGACCGTACGTCTATGCTAATAGAAGATTATTATGATCTTGGCAGTAAGGAAGATCTAGAGAATGCTTCTGAAGAGCGTGATGCCGAAATAGCAAAAGCAAAGTTAGCAAAGATTGAAAAAATAGTTGACCTTAATGCTGAGTCAGAAGAAGACATTCTTCCATCTTATGTTGGTAAAGTCATTATTCAATGTCCACAATGTATGACTTTATTCTATAAAGATGAAGCAGATTTAGAGAGATCCGAAGAAGATCCTAATACTGCTAATGTTGGTGAAATTTGTCAGCATTGTGGAAATGATACCGGTTATACCATAATTGGTAAAGTTGCAGAAGAGGAAGTTCCTGAAACAGAAATACCAGAAGAAGAGCCGATATCTGCTGAAACTGAAGAAGAATCAGCTGAAACTAATACAGAGGAAGTTCCAGAGTCTACAGAAGGTGAAGAAGATATTGATTTAGCAGCTATTGATTTACCTAACCCAGAAGAATCTGCAGAAGAGGAAGAGGAAAATAAAGAGGAATCTGAGGAAGAAAAGAACGAATCATTAAATAATTCCAAGCTTCTTAAAGACATTAAAAAGAAAAATGAACTAGCTTCTGAAAATACCTCTGAAAATCTTACTTTAAATGAGTCTATTGATGATGAAAATCTTGCTTTTGATCATCCAATAGTTATTAAAACTGTAAACTGTAATAAAATTAAAGTAGAAGCCCGAGATAAAGAATTAGCTAGGAAAGTTGATAAACTTGCATCTGAAGCTTATGCAAAAAGTGATGAGCTATCTGGCTGAGAATACTTTGATGAAATTGCAGAAAAACGGGGATTAAAATTTGAAGTTGTTTTTGATGAGTCTATTGATGATGAAAATCTTTTCTTTAATAGACCTTTGGTTGTAGATACTGTAAACTGTAATAAAATTATGGTTGAGCTCGAGGATGAGGATTTAGCTAAAAAGGTTGACGAGCTAGCTTCTGCTGCTTATGCAAAGAGCGATAAGTATTCCGGTTGGGAATATTTTGACAGATTTGCAGCTAAATATGGATTAAAATTTGAAGTTATTTTTGATGATGACGATGATTTTAATGAGTCCGTTAAAAAGACTAAATTACAAGAAATAACGTCTACTTATGATTTTATTATTTATGCTGTAGATAAAAACGGTGACACAGTAATTGAAAAAGATTTTCATGGAAGAGTTAAAGACGCAAAAGCAGAAATGCAAGCAATTTTAGCTAATGATTCTGATGAAAATATTACCGATGTATTTATTTCTAAAAAGAATGGTCGTGAAGAAATTCCAATGGATCATCTTACATTAAGCCGTTCTGAATATATTGATGATGACGCTTTAGATGCAGCCCTTGGACTAAAAAAGACAGAAGAATCTTTAAAAGAAGATCTTGATACTGATATGAGTAAATATAATGCTTATATTGATTATATTCAGGCTCAAATTAAGGCGGATGAAGAAGAACTTAAAAAAGCTGGTGATAATCAATTAATTAAAGATGCTATTCAAAAGAAACTTGATGCTCATAAAGCTGACTTAGAAAGTGCACTTCCACCCGCAGTTAAAGATGCCCAGGCAGTAGAAGAACTTCCAACTCCTGAAGAAGTTAATACGCTAGAAGATTCGGAGACTGAAAAAGCTAATGAAAATAAAGAAGAAAAAGAAAAAAATGAGTCCTTAAATAATTCTGAGCTTCTTAAAGATATTGAAAAGAAAAATGAGTTAGCCACTGAGAATGCTTCTGAAAATACTACTTTAAATGAATCTTTTAATGCCGAAAGCACAAAGTGCAAAAAGTGTGGTAAAGAAATCTGTGAATGCGATAAAACATTAACAGAGGATAGTGAAAGTGAAGCTGCTATTGACGCTATGTTTAATAGTAAAGAATTTAGAACTCCTATTAGTGATGCAGAAGTCCAAGGTTATTTAGATCAAGGAATTAATGAAAAATTTGATTTAAATGAACTAGAAAGTGTCCATGATAAGACTATTAATGAGTGCATTACTAAATACTTTACTAATGTTTATGGTAATGTTAATTCCTTTAAGATGACAGATTGTCAAGTTGGAAAAAATAATACTTTAATTATTGAAGGTTTAATTAATTTTAAATCTGGTAAATCTAAGAAAACCATTTTTGAATTTACCAATAATAATGGTATTTTGGAAGGTTATAATAAAACTATTACTAGCACAAAAGCATTTAGATTAAAAACTAACCTTGAAGACAGCGGAAAAACTTTAATAACCGAGGGTATGGTTTATAATTATAAAGTTGGTACTAAGGAAATTAAGGGTCGAGTTTAGGCATTAAAATTATTTAATTACGATGGAGGTTAATTATTTTGAATAATATACCAGAACAAATAAATAATGACTATGGTCTATTAATAAATCAGAATATTAAACTCCATCGTGATTGATTTAAGGAGATGGGCCGGCTTATTGGTATTAAATTTATTTATAGAGCACCAAGAAAAAGTAAAGAATTTGATATGCATGGTGATTTAGATACCAATTATGAAACGCCTATAACCTTTTATGGTATTTTAGAAGAACATCCAAATCAATATTCATTAAGAAAAGCTGGCTGAGTTACTGAACTACAAGATAATTCATTATTATTACATGTACCATATGATCTTCCTGGACTTGAACAAGGTGGTTTATTTATGCTCCCAGCTGGATTAGATGGTGCAAAAAGTAGATGTTTTAGATTACTTAATTTACAAAATATTATGATTTATCCAGCTTCAATTGTTTGTGAAATTGCACCTGAATACGAAGATACTTCTCCTCGTGATGAAATATTAGATTTTCAACAAAATAATTTTACAAAATTATTAGATAACGAGGAGGATGATTAATTTATGTATCTTATAAAAAGATTACCATTAAGGGAAGCTGATGAGTCCTCTAATACTACAGCTCTATTACCAAGTACTATTTTAACGGATATTATTTCTAAAAATATAGACATAATCCTTAAAAATGAAACTAATTTTGAATCAAATGGTATTAAAAAAGTAGAAGAACAAATTCAACAAATAATCACTAATATTAACACTATTAATTCTACTATAGATAACTGTCAAAAAGAAAATGAACAAATTAGACAACAATTAACTGCTAATTATTTTAAATGAGCTGATTTACTTATTAAAAATAATGAAAAATATTTACCAGCTATACACAAATATATAACTCTTATTTTACCCTTTTTTATACAGAAGGATTATACAGAGCTTGCAGTTAAAATACAGCAGGCAATTAATAGTATACATGATTTTTTACAAGATCAAGTCAAAAAACAATGGCTTATAAACAAAGACCAGGTTAAAATTAAAGACTTTATTGAACAATTAGATTTAGCAGATATAAATAATAAATTTAATTTAATAAATAAAGGTGATGGTGACGCTACAAAAAGTAGAGCTAATATAACTAAAGAAATAAATGATAAACTTAAAGATAATAGCATTACAGAATTATTAAATACCTATAAAAGATTATCAGATAATTATTCAACATTTAAAACTTTCTTAACAACACAAGAAGAAACTTTAAAAAAGAAAGAAAAAACAGCTAGTAAAGATTTAATTGAAATTATTAATAATTTTAACACAACCAATAATTGAATAGATACAAAAATTGGTTGAAGCACTATTGCTAATCAACAAAAAGAAATTATTGAAGATTTAAAAAAAGAACCGATTCAAATTTTAGATGTCGCTGAGCACACTAAAGATAATAATTCTACAATAGCAAAATTAGATACTAGTGTTATTAATTTAGTTAGTCAATTAAGAATTTTATTTGCATCAACTTCAAAAACTGAAGTTGATGATGAAGTAAAAGATATACAGGAAAGTGAAAATTGACAAAAAAAATTTAGGGTAGCTGCAAATAAAGCAGGTAATGGTGGTAAAAATGTTGTGGCTATTGATAAGGTTTGAAATGAATACTTAAAAACAGAATGAAAAGGCTTTAATTTAAAAGCACTATTATCTATTTCTGATGCTTTTATACCTGAATTATCTGCCTATGGTTATACAAAAGGTGCAAATCCTTTTATTGATTTTCTAAAATTTAAGTTAGCAGATCCAACTTTTGAAAAAATTATTATAGAGCATCCAGAAAATTATACCTGTTTACATAATGCAGTAGCAAATAGATTAGTACCGCTAGAAGACCTAAGAAATGGTGGTTTTATTGGTCGTGAAGTTAATATTATTTTTAATAATAATTTATATAATATAGATAATGTATCAACTGTTTTAGAATATTTTGAACAAAATAGTGCTATACTTAAAGCATTGGAAAAAAATGAATATGATAATGCACTATTAATTCAAAAGTATCCAAAAAATGATGAAAGTAGTAAAAAAAGTTTTTATGAAAATATTTTTTATGAGCCAGGTAATCCGCTAGATCAAAAGCAAATAATTATTACAGACCACACTAAATTATGAGATTTGGCCCATGTAGATGCCTATCGAAAAAAATGTTTTATAAATAATAAATTATACTCAGAGAAAGCTAAGGAGAAAGCAGCTAGCAAAGAATTTGAAATTACAGATGAAAATGAAATATTTGATATCTTTAAAGAGTTTGAGCAAGAAAATATAGGTATAACAAAAAAAGAAATACAAAAAATTATAGATGCTTTTATTATAACACATAAAGATTTACTTGGAAATATTGTTGTGCAGAAAAATCAGCCAACAATTAACTATACACCCGATGCTGCTAAAAATATTTTAGAACAATACTTTGATACAAATTATAAATTTAAGTCAGCTATTTTAGCTGAGAAATTCTTAAATAGATTATTAAATATAAAATCTGGTATAAAAGAACAATAGGTTAAATAAATGTTTTTTACAATTATAAATACATTTGATGAAACAATAGAAGAAAAAAAAATTTTTATTAGAGATTGAGCAATGTTCAGAGTTATTAATTATCCTATGCGAACTAACGAACAAAAACTTTCTCAATATTTGATGGAAAATTATCAAACAGACTTAAAAAGTATGTGTAAAAAAATTATTAGAAATGCTTCAATTACTACTGAAGATGTAGATAAAACTTTTATAGTAACTTTTTTAAATCCCGAATTGGATAAACTTGCAACACTTATTACTTATGGTAATGAGCAAACACCTGGCAGTAATATTTTAAGAGCAGCATTTACTAAACAAAATTATTAGGAGAAAATTTAATGGCAGTTAGATATTATGATGATGCTATTATATATAAATTAAAAAAATGATTGCCAGAAAATTCACCTTTAAGAGTTTTAAGGCCAGAAGAATCTAAAAGATTATATACTTTAATGGCAGATGATAAAGCTGACAAAGCTTTTCAGCTACCGTTTATTGCATTATCTAGAAGTAATGATATTGAGCTAATATTAAATATTAAAAATAGTCGTTCATTTGATGGCTTAAAATTTTATGGAACTACAGAGCAAACAGCACATTTAAATGTAATTCCGATTAAGTTAGAATATCAATTAGATATTTATACTAAAACTGTTGATGACGGTGATGAATATTTACGTAATTTTCTATTTAAATTAATAAATAATCCGCTAATTCATATTGATATTCCATATAATGGGGCAACTATAAAGCATGTTGCAAATATAAGAGTTTTATCAACAGTTGCAAATACTAGTGATATTTCTGAACATATATTTCCTGGGCAATTTAATAGATGAACTATTCAATTTGAATTACAAGATGCATTCTTCTTTAGTATTCCATATAAGAAAAATTGGTCTATTGAAGGTATTCTTGTTGAGGTGCTTGATAAAGATACTTTAGAAGTTGTTGAATCTGATGAAATTAAAATAGAGGATTCTTAAATAAAATTAAAAATATAATATATAAGATTCGCTAAATTAATTGAGATTTAGAAAAATCTTGTAAAAACAAAAATTAAAATACATAAACTAGTAGTTTATAAAGGAGAAATTATTCATTATGCCAAAAGTTGTTATAAGAGAAATTGATAAAACACAACCTGGTTTTGCACCTGCTAGTAATTTCACTGTAGCTATTCCTGGTTTTGTTACAGATATTACGTATACATTAGATAATCCAACACCATTTGATGAGAATGATATTGCGTATATTACTTCAACAACAGAATTTATACAGAAAATTGGTATGGTACAAGATACTGATATTCCTGCATCATTTGCTATTTTAAGTAATATTCCTGGCTCCGAAGTAACTATGGGGCCTGTCACTTATGAAGCTTACTATAATCCAGATAATCAGGAACAATTTTTTACAGGTACAGAAATTACTCAGTCAGAGGCTGGTCAGGGTGGTTATTTAATAGCTGCTAGAACTACTGGAACTGATACACCTGTTACAACATATTATAGATTATCTTTTGCAAACAAGCTTAATTCAAGTAAGCCAAGTGGCTATGAGAAAGATTGAGATGAGGCAACAAATTATTTTTATGTAACCCCAGATCATCGCGGAAATGATGCACAAATAGGCGCAGTTCAATATGGCAATCAAATTGCATATTTATTATTAACTCAAGGATATTCTATTTTCTATAAAAAGATATCTGATGTTTCCGAATTAAGTGATGCTTCAACATGAGAGGCTTTCAAAGATAAATCATTATATGATTTTAGATATGTATTATCTGGTTTAAGAAGAAGTATTCCAGGCGTTGTACAAATGTCAGAAGTTAATACAAGTATGCTGGGTTTAGTAAGTGCTGAGGAAGCTGGTAATCCTGGCCGTGGTGATATAATTGTATTATTAGATATTCCTGAAGATGCTTATGAAAATGAAACTACACAAGAAAATAAAATAAGTGCTATTCAAAGTGCAATGACAGTATCAAGTCAATATGCTGCTTATTTTGCACCAACTGTAACATATGATGGTATCACAAATGATGTTTATACGAATACAACACTCCCTGGATCATTCCATTATTTAGCTTGTGCATCTAGGGCTTTTAGTAGCTATAATGAATGGTATAGTGTATCAGGTTATACGCGTGGCATTTGTCCATTTAAGGTTGTCGGTGTTTCAGCTAGACTTGGAGAAAAGGCTGTTAATGCTCTGCAAACAAGAAAAAGGGAGTCTGTAAACTTAATTATTCCTATTAATAATAGCTATTATCTTTGGGGTAATAGAACTGCTTATAGAAATGAAGCTGGATTAATTGCTAGTAACTTCCTTAATATTAGACAACTCTGCTGCACCCTTAAAAAGACTATTTATCAAGCCTGCCGTACTTTAATGTTTGATCCAAATGATGAAATTTTATGGACTAATTTCTGCAATGCTGTTCGTCCAACACTTGAAATCATGAAAGCAAATCAAGGTATTAATGATTATAAGTTTGAAAAGAAAGAAACTAGCTTAAAAGCAAAACTTTTTGCAGCCGTTAGAATTATTCCAATTGAAGCCGTTGAAGATTTCGAAATTGCCGTTACTCTTGAGGACAATTTTGATGAGACAACAATTTCAATAGAAGAAAAATTAGTTGGCTAATTTATAGTATAGAAGTATAAAATAAGGAGAAAATATAAATGCGTAAAGATTACGATATTGTATTAAATAAGGCGCCAGATAATGTTCTTAATACTTCTCATATTTCTAGCAATTTAGAAAATTATGAAGCTGCACGGTCAGGTTTCTTTATATTCATGCCTGCAAATGCACAAGATCCTGTATTAAGATTAATTGCCAATAAAATTAAAGAATTTAATTCTGAGAGTGTTTGGACAGCGGCCCAAGTCCAAGAGTTACTTAAGCTTAATGTTGTTAAAGCTAAAGTTCCACACTTTTCAGTTGAAGCTCTCAGTTACAGACGTGGTAATGAGGTTGTAAAGTTTGCAGGTGTTCCAACATTTGAGTCTGGTTCTATTGTTATCGATGATATTGTTGGTGTTGATACCAAATCGTTAATTCAGGCTTGGCAAGAACTTACATATGACCTTAAGACACGTACTGGCGGTCGTATGTATGAGTATAAAATGGATTGTCTCTTAATCGAGTATACCCAAGACTATCGTCCAATTAGAACATGGACACTTACAGGTTGTTTCCCATCTGCATTATCAGAAGGTGATTTTGATAAGAATAGTGATACGGGTCCTCGTCAAATTGATGTCACTATTGAATATGATAGAGCCACAATGCTTAGAGGTACATCTGGTAGAGCTTCTGAGACCGAAAAAATTGCTGGTATCAGTGGTGGTGCCGGCGGTGGATCCAATGTTATGATGACAAGATAATAAATAATAATAAAAATATATAAAAATAAAAAGGCTTCTAAAGAAGCCTTTTTATTTTTATTAAATTTTTAATAAAAATATATTATGATTTGCTAAATTAATTGATAAATAAATTTTATCAGCATGAAAGGAATATATTATGGGTAGACAAAAATTAGATCGTAGTGATAAAGTTATTCAAACTTTTGAATCTACAAAACCACTTAAACAAAGGCTCTCTGAGCTGGCCAAAGAAAAAAATATAACAATATCTGCCTTAATTAGAGAGATATTAGAAAAACATTTTGAAAATCGTGAAATTTAATTTGAAAGGAAATTTAAAACATGTCTGATACTAAAACTTTTACTATTGCAGAAACTTATAAGCTCCCTTCTGGCGGGCTTATTTATGAAAAGCCTGTTGCTGAAAATATTACTCTTAAAAGTATGACTGCACGTCATGAAATGCAAAGATTAAATGCTACAAATATGCCTTTAAAAACTCTTGCAGATATTATTGAAGACTGCATGATTGATAAGCCAGCTACACATGTTTATGACTTAGCAGTTGGTGACTATGAATTTTTACTTCACAAATTAAGAATTGTTACTTATGGCTCTGGCTATAAAGTTAATTTAATCTGCCCTTATTGTGAGGAGTCTATTGAAGCTATTGCTCAATTAGATGACTTAGAAGTAAAACCTTTTAATAGAGAAGAGTTTGAGACCCTTAGAACTATAACGTTACCTTCTTGTGGAAAAACTGTTACCCTTAAAGTTCAAACTCCTAGAATGCTAGATAATCTTGAAACAAAAACTAAAGAACTTAAAAAGAAAGCTCCTGATGCAAAGATTCATTTTGAAACATTTGCACAATTACTTTTAGCGATAGATACTGTAGATGATCAAAAGCTAAATTCAGTGGAACTTGAGTTCTTTATAAATGATCTTTCTGCAAGAGATTTAAACAAGCTTATGAATACAATAGATAAGCTAAATAATTATATTGGTCTTAATAATAGATTTATTATACCTTGTCCATCTTGTGGTGAACCCGTAAGTACATTTTTTCGCTTCGGACCAGAGTTTTTTAGACCCACAACGGACTAGCGATGGTAAACCGTATGGCCCAAAACGTTTTAAAGAAATTGTAAAAGAATGCTGATATATTAGTGATAATATTCATACAAGCTATAATGAAGTTCTAGATCTATCAGTTACAGAACGTATAGAACTTGTTAAACTTATTAATGAAAAAATAGAAAACACTAATCAGGCAATGGAAAATCTAAGAAAAAATAGTAAGTCAAGACGTTAGTAAACTAAACAGAAAAAGGAAATCATAAGCTATGGCCATAAAACCTCAACGCTTATATGGAAGAGATCAAAGTTCTGAGTATCAGGATCCAACAGATGCCTTAAGAGAAGCTTCTCAGTCTCTTAATACTTTAGTTAGTAATCTTTTAAATAAAACTAAGGGAGCTACAACTAGTAGTATAAAACAGGCTGAGCAGCTTCTAAATGCTCTTATTGCAGGTAATGAGGCAGCAATTAAAAATTATGTTGAAACTGATAAAATTGCTATAGAAAAAATAAAAGAATTAAAAGCAAAAATAGCAAAACAAGAACAAGCACAATTAGAGGCATATGCTGTAAGTGGGGCTAAAAAGAAAGAACTTTTAGAGACACAGACTGCTCATAATATAGCATTAGCACGTGGTAGAATTCTTGAACAAGAATGAGAAGCTGAACGTAAAAAAATTTCTAGGTCTGAATTAGCAAATATACAAGCTCTTGAAAATATTGCCAGACAAAAAAGTAGCCTAGAAGATAAAAGAATACAAACAGAACAACTTTATACTAATAGAGCTGAGCAACTTGGAATTGCTTCTGAGAGTAGAATTGCAGATTTAAGATTACAATTAGCTCAAAAACAATTTGATATAAATTTACAATATCTTAATCAAGAAGAAATTGCCAGGCTTGAAGTTGAAAATAAAGTATTTGAAGCTGCAACACAACACGCAAGAACAGTTAATGAGATTTATAAATTACAAACTTATAAAGATGAATTAGCTTCAGCTGCAGTTAGTGCTTCTTATGATACTATTCTTAAACAAATTCAAGAAGAAGCAATAAAACTAGAGGCCGCTAAAAAAGAAGCTGCTGGATTTACACGTGTTGTAAAAACTCATGAATATGTAGATAAAAAAACTGGGCGGGGAGTTGACTTAGAACCAGGGCAACGAACTACTAAATCTGGTAGAATTAAAGATGCGGCTGGTAATTATGTTAAAGAAAATGGTAAGGTTAAAGCTGTCAAAAAAGCAGATAAGGCTAAAGGTGAAGGCGTTGAGACAGAACAAGTCTCTGCTCAGGAAGTTTTAACTGCAAAACTTAATCTTAGTACAGGTGCTTTACAAAGTCAAACACAAGCTCTTCAGAATGAAATTAGTCTTATTGAAGCACAAACAAACTCAACTGACTACTTAAAAGCTGTTACAGAAAATGCTACTAAAGCTTTAAATAAACAAAGTGCACAATCTGAAGTAAATGCAGCAACATATAGGGCAGAAGCTACTGATGCCAAATATCTTGCTCAAGCTGTTCAAACAGCTACAAGTGCTCAAAATGAACAAGCAGATGCAGCTAATAAAGCTGCAGTTATACTCCATGAGCAAGCTAATTCACAAGAATTTTTAAATAGTGCTGTTTCTTCTGCAATAGCTGCGCTAAAGCAGCAAGCTAGTCAGTCAGAACAAAATGCAAATATTTATTTAAAAGAGTCCCAAAATATAGAGTATTTAACTAAAACAACGGAAGTTGCTACTAAAGCTCAACGGGAACAGGCTACACAGGCTGAAAGAGATGCCGCTGCTATTAGACAGCAAGCTAAAGACCAAAATTTCTTAAGAGAAGCTGTTAACAATGCAACAGCCAACTTAGCTAAACAAAATGCTGAAACTGAAAAAAATGCAGCTATTAATAAAGCACTTAGCAAATCTGAAGAATATTTAAATGAAAAGCTAAAAGAAAACTTATTTGCTACTAAAGAACGCATAAGTGCACTTGAACTAGAAACTGCTATACTACAAAAAATGGCAAATTCTACTGGGGATTTGCTTGAACAAATTGAAGAGGATTTTGCAAGACAAGCTAATGAAAATGCGAAAGACCGTTTAAAAATTCAAAAACAAGACTTAATATATAGTCGTAAAGATCTTGCACAAAGAGACCTTGCTTTAAGAGGTGAGGCAAAAGCAAACAGAGAAAGGATAGCTCAGCAAGAGGCTCTTAATGATAGGCTTGTTGATTTAGGCGTTGATGCAACAAGTTTTATGGGTCAAATAGCTAGAGAAAACTTAGAACGAAAAGAAGCTGAGGATGAGAGTGGTGAATATTTTAAGAAAAATATTTTTGCTGCTGGGCTAACTTTTAAAGAAAGGTTAGAGGGTCTTTCAAAAGCATTTTCTTATAAAGATGCCGAGGGCAAAACACATTCTCTTGCCGGGGCTCTTGCAGCTAAAAAAGAAGCTCAAGCACGACTTGCTGGACATGAAAATGAAAAGGGTGCCAAAAAGGTACGTGAACTTGCAGAAAATGGTGATACCGCATCTTTAACTAAACTTGATGCCTATAAAGCTAGAAAAGCAGAGGCTGCAGCTGCTCAAAAAGCTGCTACTGAAGCCACAATAACTGATGCTGCTACTAGACAATTAGCTGAAGATGCTAAGAGAAAACAAGACCAAGCACAACAAAATGGTACTGAAGCTAATTTAAGTGCTGAAGAAACATCAGCACTTAAGGCATTAATGGCTGAGGAAACAGCCAAAGCTAACGCAACTGCTGCACAGCAACGAGAAACTAATGCTAAAGCTGAGGCTATGCAAGCTTTAGATCTTCAACCAAATGAAGAAGCACAGTTGGAAGTTGCAGAAGCTCAGTTAGAAGTTCAAAAAGCTACTGCTGAAAGTTCTGCTTCCATGAAGCAAGGCCTTGCTAATATGACTAAAGCTCTTGCAAATATTGCGAGAAGTATTGATAATTTAATGGATACTATTGGAGCTACAAAGGGTCCAATAGATACTAGATTGTATGGTTCGAGAACTAATAAGCAACGAATGGGGTCGTATTTTAGTCAAATTCAATTTGACTTTGCGGCTGCTATGGTTTCTCCTCTTGTTAGACTCGAAGATTTAAATAAAAACACTATAGTTGCAATAGAAAAAGGTATTTCCAAAGATGTTGAACAAATTGGAATGCTTGAAACTATGCGAGAACGTATTGCTACTACTTTTGATACCTTTGATGGTAATATGCGTCGTTTAATTCGTATTCAAGATGAAAATACAACAGCTGCACGTCTTGGTATGGAAGCCGCTTTAAATGAGCTTCTTAATCAAATGTATGAAACATCTGAATATCTTTCTGATATTGCTTCAAGTGTTCGTGGAAGTTTAACTGAAGCTGAAGCTCTTATGGGAGCTAAAGAAGCTGTTAGCTTTGAATATCAAGTTCAAGAATGACTGGGCTCTCTCTATTCAGTAGGTGTTTCACAAGGTGGTATAAATTCTATTGCTGAATCCTTGGGCAAATTAGCTGCTGGTGATATTGAGGGTATTGTTAATGGCGGAGCGGGTAATTTACTTATTATGTCTGCTAATAATGCTAATTTATCAATCTCTGATATACTAGCAGATGGCCTAGATGCTTCACAAACTAATGACTTACTTACTCAAATGGTTAAGTATATGGAAACATTAGTTGAAGAAGCAAATGGAAATAAAGTTGTACAACAGCAATTAGCTAAAGTATTTGGTTTAACTGCTTCAGATTTAAAAGCTGCTACTAATTTAACAGGAACATATAATAATCAAGCTAGCCTAATAGAAAAATTAACCAAAGATTTGAGCGGCTATGATCAAATGTATAGTAATTTATTTACTATGGCTAATTCAATGTATGACCGCATTAGTATTGGTGAAATGCTCAATAATATGTGAGCAAATATTCAGTATGGTGCTGCTGCAGGTGAAGCATCTAATCCTGTTTTATATCTTATAAATAAAGCTGCTGACCTACTTGACAATTTTGCTGGTGGTATTCCTATTCCAAGTATTTCTGTTATGGGTAACTCCGTAGATACTAAATTAAAAGTATCTGATATTATGAAAGCTGCTGCTATGGTTGGTGGCTTTACAGAAAGCTTATTCTCAGTAATTGGTGGTTTATTTAGTGGTTCAGATGGTGGTTTTACTGGGCAGGGCTTATTAAGAATGGTTGGTTTAACAGGTTCCGGTCAAAAGAAAACTGGTACAAGTACCTCTTCAAGTGGTACAGGGACAGTTGTAAATGGTAGCATGGATGATATGACCAGTAGTGCAACAGCCTCTAACAAAGAAGAACAGGAGAAGCAAAAAGTATCTGCTGCTGAAGAATCCGATGAAGTAGATAATAAGACATTAAATCAGAGTATCTTAAGTATTTATAACTTACTTGAAACAGTTATAATTGATGGCGTATTAAAAGTTGATGTTGCAAGTTTAAGCTATAATCCTGTTGAAGCCGCAACTGCTGGAACAAGTCCGTTTAATTAAGGAGTGGGCGTTTTAAATGTTTAAGTTTAATAATAATCATATATTTACTGGATATCTTAAACAGCTATTAAATAGTGTAAATTTACCTAACTATAAAGTATATACACAAGAACAAGCTAGAATTAAAGAAAGTACCGGTAAAGAAGCTAATACTATTATATCAAGTGTTGATAAGGCTACTTGAGATATTCTTACAACAGAAGATATAGATAAAAAAGAAAAAGCTATCTATAGCAGAGCAAAACAAAGACATATTAGATATATTAAAGGGAATCAAATTTGTGAATATATTGATGCTGTATATAAAGATAATATTCAAATAGCGCCGGCTCACTGAAATGTTATTGACTATTATTATGAAAATAGAAAAACCTTAAATGGCATAGATAACTTAATTATAAAAAATACACTATATGATAATGATACACATGAATATTTAGGCAGATATCTAAGATTTTTACGAGATTATTATAATGTAAATTTAATGCCTTTATATAACTGTTTTGGAAATCATTACTGTAATAATTTAAAATTAAGCAACTTACCACAATTTAATTCCTACGATGCTGCATATAAAATTTATATGTTACCTGTAAAATTTTGTCAACAATATACAATTGCTATTGATTGCCTAGAACCAGTTGAAGTTTTTTGTGGGTTATATGCTACAAATATTATTGAAAATACAGCGGCTGCTCAAAATTTACAACTAGCTACGTATCAAAAATTTGTTGATATGCATTTTAATCAGCCAGTATTATATGATAAATTAAAATCAGATGATTTTATAAATAAATTTTTAAAAATTAATAATACTAGAGAGGGTGAAATTGCAGATAAAGAATCCCAATTAAAATTATTTATTAAATTACCTACAAAAAATGCTTCTTCTATAACAATATTAGAAGGCGATTATAGAAATTGCCAATTTGGTTGAGTTGGTAAAATTAAAAAAACAAATAATACAACAGTAGCTAATGCAGAAGAAGGAACTGAAGGCAACGATATCACAACAGAAGAAGATACTACACCTAAAAAATTAACTTGATATCAAAATTATATAGTTACCAATTTTGAAGATAAGCAATTATCAGAAACGGGTATTCCACAAATTATATCAGCCGAAAAATTTTCAGCTACAAGAACTTTTAATCCAATAACGCCACTTCAATTATTAAAATATAACACAGGAATAAGTTATCCATTTTCAGATAATTTAATTGCATACTTATTAAATAGTAATATTACACCGCTTGATCCATGTGGAGATAATATTGAACGTGCTCAGAAAATTGTAAATGGTGCGCCCTCTGCAAGTTTAACAGTTACTACAAAAATATTAAAGCTTGGAGAACCTTATTGAGATCCAGAGGGAGAACCACAAGACCCATCAGAATGACCAAAAAAATACTATCTTAAACCATCATCTATTGATCCATATGAATATGAAACCAAAACGGTTACAGCTGCCGGCATAGTTACAAAGCAAGATGGAATATGAGATAGTCGTATGTCGCCACTATTTTATAATTTTTATCAAAATAATAGAGATTATAGTGAAATAAACTATGATAACTTAGGCTATATTGATAAAGAATTAGAAATTAGATATATTGGAACTGTTTGAAATGATGCACATAAAAAACTTGAAGTGTGTTCTATTGCTAAAAGTGATATTTATCCTGAAATGTACAAAGCTTCTAAACAGTAATTTTATGGAGAATATAGAATATGCCAGATCTTATTAGACGAGAACAAGCGGCTTTACGAGATAGCCGCCTTAAAAAATTTTTAACAAATCCTGTTGTATTACAAGAAAATTATTTATATATTTCACATTTAGGTGAAAAAGTTAGATATTGAAAGTTACCTTGTGTTCCAGACGAATTAACAGATAGTATGGGATCTACATTCTCAGAAAGTACAGCGCTTGGACGTTCTGCACCTGTACAAACTTATAGCAGTTCAGGACCACGAACTGTTCAGATTGGCTTTAAAATGCATAGAGATATGATGGAAGATGTTAATATGAACTGGAGTAATGCAGAACTTGGTTATGGCGAAGATTATGTTGAAAATTTACTGCATGCTTTACAGGCTATAGCATTACCAAATTATGATATATCTAATAAAGCTATAGAACCACCATTGGTTGCTGTACGTTTAACTAATGAAATTTTTATTAAAGGTATAGTATCGGCTCCTATTGGCGTTACTTATGGAAAGCCTATTTTATCAAATGGTAAATATGCACAAATTTCCCTGGGTATTACTATTACTGAAGTAGACCCATATGATGCTAATTCTGTATATACAAATGGTTCCTTTAGAGGTATGGTAAATACTATGAAAAAAGTGAACGAACAAGATTTTAGGATGGGAACTTGATAATAAATGGATATTTTAACACAAAAAATATATGTACAATATAATTACTTAAATAGATATACAGACACGCCATACTATTATAATAGTGTTGATAAAAGGTATATTTATGGTATTGGATCACAGATGAAAAAAACATCATCATATGTTTTACATAAAGTTGATAGCACAGATACATTAGATAATCTAGCCTTAAAATACTATAATAATCCGACTTATTGATGGCTAATTGCATATTTTAATGACATCCAAGATGCTTTTATAGTATTATCTGATTTTTATACAGAATTAAAGATACCCAATATGACTAGTATTACCTTTGAGGAGATATAATGTATAAATATAATCGATTAAGTCTTGCTTCATCTGAAGCTCGTATACAGGTACCCTGGGTAAAGGTAACTTTTAAAAGTAGTACTGGCGATTATACATTTGGTATTTTCACCAATCAAACTAAAGCGGCTTATAAAGATGATAGGGGCGTTTTTTATAAAGATGTTTATGGTGTCAGATATCCTAACTATATCCAAAAACTACAGGTTACTAAAATTAATGGTCAAGTAAATCAGTATGTTTTAACTATTAAATATCCAATTACACAAAATGATGACCCTAACTTCTTTGAAAAAATTTTTAGCAGTGTAAGTACAACCAGAAAAATTATTTTTACATATGGTGATGCTGCTACTCCTGCTTTTGTTTATAAAGATGAAGAAGCTGTACTTACTACTATTCAACAAAGCTTTGATTTACAAGGCTCTGCAATTACATATACTATAAATGCTATTTCTGGTGCTGCTTTAAACACACCGGCATGCTTAAGCTTTGGAAAAAGGGTTGCTAAACCAAGTGATGTTATTAAAGAGGTTTTTTGACAATATAATCTTAGATCAATTTTTTCTGGTATGGATGCTTCTAATTTAAATAAACTAATTGATGGTAGAGATGCTACGGTTGAATTGGAAGCAAAAACAAATATTTCAGCACTTGATTATATTATGTATTGTGTAAGTTGTATGTATTCATCAAGCAATAGTAATAAAAATGATCCGAAAAGTATTTTTGTATTAACAATACATGATGCATCAAGCTATGATAGTTTTTATACATATAATGAAAATTTTGGTGATATACGTGGTACTGATAAAGATGGTAATGCAGTAGAAGTTGGTGGTCCATATTTTAAGGTATCTCAAATTAGTTATAATACTGAAAAAAGTGATGCTTATGAATTAAATATTGGCTATAATACACCAGCTATTGTTACACAATTTAGTTTAGATAATAATGAAAATTATGCGCTTTATTATGAGCACCAAATGGAATTAGCGCCAGATGAATATGTAAGACGTATTAATAATGATGGCAAGTGGGAAGATGTATATGCTCCAACCTTATCATCAAAAAATAAACATTATTTAGCTGAACCAAATGATCAAACATGGTGAACTAAAATTACACAATTTCCAGTTAATGCTACTGTCACAGTCCAGGGTCTTTTACGACCAGCACAATTATTAACATATATAAGATTAAATATTATTTTTCCAGGTGGCCATCAGCATATTGGTTCTGGACTTTATATTATTACAAAACAAATTGATACAATAGATGGAATGGGATATAGAACGCAACTTAATATGACAAAAGTAGGTGGTGCTTTATTGACTAAAACTAGCGGTACTACCCAAAATAGTTCTAAAACTACAAATAGCCCACAAAATATGAGAAATCGTACATACGTTAGAGCTGAAAATTTTTAAATAGGAATATTTAAAATGATAACTAAAGGAATTATAGAAACAATAGATTTAACTGGTAATACCTGTGCTTTAAGAATTCCACTTTTTGAGACTGCAGGTACCAAAAACAAAATAGTTATGCAGAGTACTTTTTCTGTACCACCAGGTGTTTATAATGCCTATAATGTAGGAGATATTGTTTGAGTTGCATTTGAAACAACAGGCGTTAGTGATCCTGTTGTAATAGGAAAATTATATTTAGGTGCTGCCGCTGAAAAAAATACAACCGGAGGCGCTGGTAATTATACAGATATGGTAGTTAGCAATTCTTTAACTATTCCATCTACCACTAAAATTATTTTTGATCCAACAAGTAATACAGTTATAAAAAATAATGAAATTACATTAAATAAATATAATTCTATACAAAATATTATTAAAGCGGTTCAAGCTAATAGCCAACAAATTTTAGATTTAAAAAATACAGGACATGTATTTTTTAATACAGAAAGCACGGTTGGAACATGACATAATGGTAAAGTACTTTATCAACGCGTTTTAACATATGCTCCAAGTAATAACAATGATCCTGTTGAAATTAACCTTCCGGAATTACCGGATTTAAATCAAGAAGTAGCTTATGATGAAGCATTTATTGATACTAGTCATTCTTATTATTTTGAAAATACTGATACTGTTGCAAATATAGCTACTGGAACTATAAATTTAAACACTAAAAAAATAACAATACCTGCGACAGTAGGAAAAAATGGAACAATTACTATTCTTTATACAAAAAAATATCCGACATCACAAAATTCAAATGAAAATTAAGATATAAAAAATATTTATTTTAAAGAGGCTGCTTATTTTTAAGCAGCCTCTTTAAAATAAACTTATTAAATATTTAATAAAAATATATATAATAATGAGCTAAATTATATGACAAGGAGGTTATAACATTGCGTAGTTTAAAATTTCCTAATATGTTTAATAAAAATTCAACCAATGTATGAAAAGAAGAAGAGCATAAACAAGCTACTATGCAAAATTGTCTTACTTTGCTACATACAACACGTGGCGAGCTTATAGGAGATCCATATTTTGGATTGTTACTAAAGCATTATTTATTTGAACAAAATACTATAGCACTTGCAGATATAATAATTGATATTATATATACACAATTAGCTATTTTTATACCACAATTAAAAATAAATAGAAATAATATTGAAATACTACAAGACCAGGAAATGGGCAGATTAATTTGTAGTTTTATTGCTCTCGATAAAATTGATTATACTATTAATACCTATCAATTAGTTTTATTTAAATTAGAAAACAATGTTTAAGGAGTACTATATAAATGATTACTCAAAAAGAAATTGAGTCCACAAAAATCTCTGAAATTTCAAAAGACTATTATCAAATATGAAATGATTTACTAGAAGTATCAAGTAAAATTTCTGAAAGGTGGGATCCTACATCTACTAATGAGTCTGATCCTGGTATAGTTCTTCTTAAAGTACTAACGGCCTGCTTAGATAAATTAAATTATAATGTTGATAAAAATACCTTAGAAGCCTTTATGCCAAGTGCTGCACAAGAGGAATCTATGCGTAAATTATGTGATATGATGGGATATCGCATGAAATATTATTTATCTGCTACCGCTAATATTACTGTCTATTTTAAAGGTGATGAATGAAGTGCAGATCCAGATAAAGCAAGTAACCTTATTATTCCTAGGTATACAAAATTTACAAATACAGATGGAGATATTGTTTATACATCGATAGAAGATGTCAATATTTCTGATCAAAATCCAGTTGTTAATATTAAATGTATAGAAGGTATAATAAAAATTTGTGAAGAAAATACTGGTGGAATTATAAATCTTGAATTAATAGATAGCGCTAATAGATATTATCTACCAACTGAACATATTGCCGAAAATGGTATTTTTGTATACTCTGCATTGGCAAATGGTACTGCTAATTTAAATAGCAGTTGAGAAAAAGTTGAAAATCTTAATACTGAGGCAAAAGGCGCCCATGTATATAAATTTGGATATGATTCAAAAAGATTCATGCCCTATATAGAGTTTCCAGATGATATTGGCGATATTATAGAAAATGGTTTAATTATTCTTTATACATTAACTAATGGCTTAAATGGTAATATTTCTGCAAGAACTATTACAAAAATTGATACTACTCCAATTCAATGAAATCTTGAGGATTATGGAGAAAGCTCTTATAATACTACAGGAATTTCACATACAGCGGACGAATTTGGGTGCTATAATGCACTGGAGATAGTTAATGGGGCAGATAAAGAAAGTATTACAAATGCATATAAAAACTTTAAAAAAACTATTGGTACTTTTAATACTTTAATCACTTGCCGTGATTATATGAATAAAATTTATCAATTAACATACAGAACAAATGATAGTATTGAAGCCACAGATATTCCAATGGTTTCTAATATTATTGTTTCAGATATTAGAGATGATATTAATAGAGCCGTTACTATCTGTTCTTTTGAAAGCGGTTCTGGTATGACTTATATTGATAAACCATTAACTGTTGAAACTACAGCGTCTTTAGAGTATGACTATGGACCAGATGATAATCCACTAGCTGATTATGAAAATTTAAATAAAATTTGATTTAAAAACGATAAATATTATATATGTACTGTAACACCAGCTCCAGCTAGCGACTATATATGGGCTGAGCTAATAAATACTACATCTAAAAATCTAATAGATCATTTTGATTTAGTATTTTATCCATTTTATACATATAATAATTTCCATACTACTAATGATTATAAAAATTCATTTAGATTTAATGAAAATATAATAAATACTATTGCAAATGAAATAAAAGACTATAAAACAATATCTCATAATATACTATCTAAGAATGAAATTGATAGCAATGATATTGTTTGTATTAAAAACTATCTGAAATTAAATAGCAAAATCACTACTACGGCTAAGGTTACTGATGCTGAATGAAAGTCTATAAAAGAAGATATTATTAAAGCTATATATAAAACTTTTAATATGAGACAACTTGACTTCAGTGAAGAAATTCCATATGATGATATTCTAAATACTATTAAGGGGGCAAATCCAAATATTAAAAATGTTGTATTAGATGATCCTGACTTATATACTGCTGTAGTAGTAAAAGAATTAGACCTTAATCCGGGCATGAAAAGTTCCGCCGTAAAAAATGTTGAATATTTATTTGTACCGGATAATGCTGATGAGGAAATAAAAGCAAAATATACACCAGCTGAAAAAAATTATATTAAAAGCGAGGGCCTAACTGAGGCAGACTATCTAGAAGAAAAAAAATTAAAAGCAAAGCAGTTTTATAATAAGTTAACTTTACGAAATATTTTAGCAGGACGTATTGAATTTCTAAAATATGATACAAATTTTGCACAAAAAGTTGATGAAGTAATACCTGATGACGCTTTTATGGATACTGATGCAGCGCCAAATTATGCATCAAATACTACATACGTAGCCGGGGACTATGTTACTTATGATAATCAAGTATATCAGGTTCTTAAAAATATAGCAGCAGAAAATAATAATGAATTTTCAGATTTAACTACCCAGCTATATGAGCCTGTTATACTCCCAGAATTTAATAACATATTACCTAAATTAGAAATTAGTAATCAAAATGGTTTTACGGTACAAAAAGATATTACATTAACTGAAAATCAATATATTCAATTTAGAGCCCCAAATTTAAGAACTATAAAATCATATCCAGCCTATGTAAATTATTATCTGCACTTAAATCAAAGCAGTGAGGGTGATGCTATTCCAGCAGAAATGCAAACATTGTTTGATTATTTATCTGGGGATAATTTTGCAAAATTTAAAGACTTCCTAAACGACCTTGTTCCTGAACCAGGTAGTATAACACCTACACTTTCAGCACCATGAATCACTTGTTCCCCTGAAAACCCTAATAAACAACAAATTTGAACCCAAGGATTAAATAATTACTCTGCTTGATTTTATGTTACTTCTGATGGCACAAATTATACTTGAAATGCTATTACATCACCTATTATACCATCAGATTCACAAACATATTATCAATATCCAATAAATGCTGAAACTTTTGGTACCTGAAACGAGTGGCTTAAAACACAAGAAAAGGTGGCTGAAGGAGATAATAAGTATAATGATGCTATTGCTGGTTTATATAAAAATTTAGGATATAATGTAACAAATATTCCTGGCAGGGGCATTGATGAAAATAAAAATAAATATCAGCATCTTATTGCTTGATATCCTGTTAATACTACAAAATTCTTGCAGTATTTTTACTTAAGAAAAACAAGTAATAGTGGCAATAATCAAGATGGCCTTGGCAGAGACCAAACAGCGGCTATTATTCCAAAAGATACAGAGTATGCCTTAAAAGATGGTGAATATTTATGTATTAATTATACAGATGCTAGCAGCACACCTGAAGTTGGAGCTAGTGGAGTAACATTAGCTACATCTAGCTCGGTTGTAAATATAGTGTATAAAAAAGGCGATTTTATTAAACCTAATTTTGATTTACAAGATTCTACTGCTAAAAATGAAACAGGTTCTAGATGAGCTAAAACAACTGGTTTTACTTTTCCAAATACCTATACTATTCCTGGTATGTTTTCATTAGGAACAAGTGAACAAATTGATATTCGTGAAATAGTGCAAGTGTATGTGTATGAACCTTCAAATTCATCAAAAAATAGTAATTTACCAATAAATGTTTATTTTAATTTACAAGATGAGCCACAAGATGGTGATTTTTGAATTCCTTTTAATGGAACTGATGGTAAAGCTGGTAAATATATACTAAAAGAGGGGGAATATTTTTGGTATACAGATGCCAAAAAGACTACTATTACATATATAGGTGCTGGAACGGAGATTGAAAATTATACCAGTCAAAGAATTCAAAAAGATGCTAATACAAAACGAATATCGACTGATGAAATTTTAGAGAATGGTCTTGCTGATATTCCGTGAATTTCACTTGCAGGACTTTTTGTTGCTGATGCTAATAATCCTGGTGGCGAAAATGATAAGTATCTCAAATGAACTGAATATCAAACAGTTACTTTAGGAGAAGGCGATACAATTAGAACTATTTGTGGGCGTGATAGTACTGCCAGTGGAATTGAACTTAACTTAGATAATGAGTGAAAACCATGTGCAGATGTTAATTATACAGTAAAAGATGCTACATCGGAGTCTAAATTACCTGATATTAAACTCGGTGGTGATTGAGGTTGAGAAGTCCGTACTTACCTTGGAATCAGTACAAGTGCAAATATTGGGCAAACTTTAAAAACTGACTATATAGATGAGCAAAATGACAGGTATTACTCAAAAGAAACTATTAAACTTGAATTAAAAGATGAGGCTTTACCAAAGCCTGTATATTCAGATTGCATTATTAAAAGTAATTATTTAATTAATTTGCTATGAGATAAAATTCCAAATCAACAGGATTATTATTTAGAAAATTATTCTGAATTAACTGATAAGGACATTGGTCCACATTTACTTAAAAGATTTGTTAAAAAGGATCTTTACTTAAATGAAGATACAACAGACACCTTAACTATAAATAATTTTAGTGGTAATGCTGAATCCAATGCTAAAAATTATACATTAGTATCATTTGAGGATTATGTTTGTACGAAAGAAACATTTAACTCATTCTTTACATTAAACTATATAATTACAAATCCTCAAAAAACATATGGTTTAGTTATGTTTTATTATGATACAGAATCTACCAGTATTAATGATTATGCTATGATTAAACTAACTGCAAAGAATATTGCAGGTAATGAAGAGGCATATACTCCAAGTATTTTTAATAATGGCACTATTAACAATGAAACTTGATGATCTGGCGATTATGTTAAAACTCCAGCTGGCTTGAGTGCATTTTATGTACTTAAACCAGGATTAAATATAATTAGACTAAAAAATAATTCTTATTATAGTTATGAACTATCTGTTTATCCACCCTATATAAATGATAATGGAATTAAGCCAAAAGAAAATAGGGATGATAATTTATATTTTAGTGATCTATCTATAATAGATAATAGTGACGAAAATTTGGGCATTGATCAAGATTTAATTCAATATTATGGTGTAGATGATAATGGCCATGGCGAAATACTAACGGGACCACAGCAATTATTTAAAGATATTAATTTAATGGATCCAAATCATCAATTCTATTATAATTTTATTCCAGAACAAAGTTTACAAATTGATATTAATACAAAGATAAATGAAAATTTAAAATTATCTAAATTAAATTATGATTATAATAATATTAATAATAAATTTGTAATCTCTGAAATAGATGCTGATTATTTAGACAAGGGTATTATGCTGGCATCTTCCTCTAGTAAAGGAGATAATAAATAATTATGTTACAAATACAAAATTTAGCTCCACCAGTATATTATAATCATTCTCGGGATTTTCAATTAATAGGTCATTTGTATGAATTAATATTAAACTCTGCAAAAACTAATTCAGAAATATTATATAATTTACCCTTTAATGAAAATATAGATACAAAATTATTAGACCTGGTTACTAGTACTCTTGGATTTAAATCTCTACATAATTATAATATTCAAGCACTGGTTGCTGCTTGTACCACATTTACTGAGCTATTAAGAAATAAAGGCACTGAGCAAGGTATGGACCTTTTAGTCACTACTTTAGTTGCGGCAGAAGGACTGGATACTAGAACAGATATTTCTCATATAATAGAAGGTAATATAGTTACTATTTTTGTTCCATTAGAATTTAGATCTATAGCCTTGCTCAGAGATTTATTAGACTATATTTTACCAGCAGGTATGTCTTATAAAGTTAATAGGCATGTAAATATACAAAAGAATCAAAAAACTACAATTATCTCTAAAGATAGATTACTAGTTGCAAAAGTACCAAACATAGACCCTGCAAACTATCTTATTCCGGATACTTTATTATCTGTTATTACAGATAATCCTGGTAGCTGAGATGATACTGTTGATGATTTACGTACTATGCAAGGTAAACTTTATAATAGTACAATTGCAAGTGCTGAACGTCCAATGTCTGACAATACTATTTCATGAATAGTAGACAATAATGAAAATGAAGAAAATAATGATTAAGCTTTAAAGTTTAATTAGGAGATGCTTTAAATGAAAAATAAAAAAATACAATCAAAAGTATCAACAGGCTGTATTCAATATGAGGGAATTGTAACGGCCACTATTAAAACACATGGCCAAATAATTTTAACTAAAAAATTTAAGAATCATGGAAATCTTCCGCTATTTAATTTCCTAAGCCAGTGCCTATTAAATGCTAAACCCAGTGCAGGGGATGCCCCATGATATCTTAGATTATTTACTTTTGAGGGCGAAGCACCAACTCCGTCTGCAAGTGCAGCTATAGTACCAGGTACTTCAGTACCAATTATAAGTGCAACATATTTTGCAACAGCACAATTACTAAATTCCAATGAAGTAGAAGCTAGCACAAGTCAAGTAAGTGGCGTAAAATTTATATTTAATATTCCAGCAGCTCTTGCTGTAAATGCCTTTAGTAATGGTGCTTCAAATATTACTGTATATCAAGCCGCCTTATATAGTCAAAATAATAGTCCTAGAGATAGTTTAGAGAACTATAGTACTGTATATAATTTTCTAACTGCAGGTGGTGAGTGAGATCATTCATTTAGAATAAATAAAGCAGACTTAGCTGATACTAATATTTATATTGAATGAGATTTAGTATTTAAAAATGAAGAAAATGTTAATCAAAATTAAGGAGATTATATAAATGGCGGATTCAACTATCTTCTATTTACCAAGTAACTATATAAAAATTTTTCCATGTGCAAATCGTGGAGCGGCTAATATAGAAGCAAAGCTAAGTACTGAATATAATATTAGAAATATACCGGGTAAGTTAGCCAGTAATTATCTTGTAGAAAAAAATACAAGTACATCTGGATATAAAATCATTATCAGTCTTGTACTTGCAAGCTATTTTATTGAAATTAAAATACCAAGTACTGCTGGTGATATAGCCAATCCTTTTTTAGAAGGGTATGCTAATGACTTATTTTGTGGAATTCGGCTAGCAGATAAACCTTTAACTGCTGATGCTCAAAAGACTCAGGTATTAGCTTGTGTAGATACTGGTGATACAACCATTTTAGATGTGAATGATTACTTTAAAGGTATTGCTTTCTGGACTAACAGCAATGATGCCCCTAGCGGTGATGATATAATAACATTTACACTTCGTACAAGATCAGGTTCATCATCAGCCGCTACATGAATATCTGATAAAGCAATTGACCCAAATACAATACCAATAGCAACAAATGAAACTTACGGTGTAATAAAATTAAATACTGATGATATAATTTCAAATGATTTTTCAGATGTTGGCTCTCTTAATACTCAAACTTATCAAATTCAAATTCAATCAAAGAATGGTTCAGACCCTGTACTTGGTGTTAAGATTCCGTATTCTGAAGCTGATACTACTACAAGTTCGGCTGGCTTGGGTATATTAATGGGAAAATATAATACTAATCATTCAAAATTTAGTTTTATACCATATACTGGTCGAATAGCTGGTAAATTTTATAGTGGTACTGCTAATCCAACTTCTAGCACAAGACTAAATTATGATGGACAATTTTATGCTACAGAAGTATATGCTGAAGGAGCTCGTACTGTAGTTGATTGGGAATTAGCGGCTGCTGAGGCTCGTATAACTGTTTTAGAATCTAGTCCTATGCTACCTTCAGATAATATTACGTTAGGTGCTATGTTTTATTGTAGTAATGTTGATGATAAAACTATTTCTAAATTAGATATTGGAAATACTAATTATATTATGGCATCAAGTGGAACAGCTCCAAAGTGAATTAATCTAGTTAGCGGTAATGGTATAACAATAAATAAGAGTTCAAGTCAATTTACAATAACTACTAAAGCTAAAACTAATGGTGGTGTAAGTAATACTTCCGATGGCCTTGCTGTTCAAATAAAAACTGATGGCGGCTTAGTGTGTGATGATAATGGTATATGAGTAAAGCTTGCAGAAGGTGGTGGTATTGTATTTGATTCAACAGCAACAGATCCCAGTAAACGTGGATTAAAACTTGATATTCAAGAGGCGGCTGGACATAGCTTTTAAAGGAGTACTATAGAATGCCTAATAATGAAACAGTAAATGAATATATTTATTCAGCATCAAAAGCAGAATTGTCTGGCATTGCAGATAGTATTAGACAAAGAGCTTATAATACGGATGATCTAAATTTTGCAGACAACTATATAGAATTAATTAATAAATTGCCTATTAGAGCTATACCAAATCAAACTTATACTATTGTAGGTACAAATGCAGCAAATCAAACCATTTACACAGGACAACTAATTTTAATTAAACAACTAGCAAGTACAAGTTTTGAATTCTATTATTTAAATCCAAAAAGCTTATCCACTTGCTTGGAGTTAGAATTAAATAATTTTAGTTATTTTATTGGCTATGCCCTTGAAACAAGTAATAATGGTGATACAAATGTTTCCATTTGTAAACTGCTTCAAGTTAATAATCAATTAATAAATAATAAAAAATATAAAATAGACTGAAAATACAAAAATAATACTGTAAAAACAGAGTATTATTTACCTAATAGTATTCCAAACCCAACGAGTGAACCTATAGCTATTGGTAAAACTTTTTCAACTTGAACTCCTGCAATAGCTGAGGCTACAGAGGATACAAGTTATACTGCAACTTTTACAGCAAATTAAAGGAGCTATCTTTTATTATGGCAGATACAACAAAATATTTAGTACAAAAAAATGATTTAAATAGAATCGCTCAAAGCATAAGGGATAAGCAAAGAGCTCGAAGTGGGCAAGACCTTAGTTTATTAACTTTTCCAAATGAATTCAGACAGGAAATAAAAAATTTAGCTCCAATAATTTCTATTAATTCTACTACGCCAACTACAAATACCTGTGCTCTTGGAAAAATTTCACCTGGAGATTTAGTTAAGTATAATCTAATAGATGAACCTGTTTTTGAATCCTACGATGATAGTGAATTTTCTAACGGTTGAGTTGCTAAAGATACTGAGACTCAAAAAATGATTTGAGGCGGACCAAATTGTCAATATTTAGCGCTGCTACGTGCAATTTCAAATGATAATACTTTTTTAGAACTTTTTAAACTTAATACAGATACACTTGAGCTTAAAAGTATAAATACGGTTTTTAAAGTTCCTAAAGCAAATGGTAGTTATGATGATACTTTATATAATAACCTTTATAAAGATCAAAATCACTATAAAGTAATAAATATTTGTTGAGCCAATGATACCTTATTGATCTTAATGAAATGGTCTAATGGTAGTAATATTTATTTACATTTATTTAGTGCAATTTTTTCAGCAGACTCAGAATATATAATAAAATATACAAGACTTTCAAGTAGTAAATTTAATCCAACTTTTTCTGAAATTAGTTTTGGTAAAACTGGTAACTTGAGAACTTCTTATAATAGCTCTGTTTTAGAAAGTACTAGAATTAATGAAAATAAAAGTATTATTTTACTTTGAAGCGGATTAGGTGGCAGTACTTCTGATAAACAAAGTTGCTTTTTAGGTGTATATGATAAAGCGCAAGATCTTTTATCCAGTAGTACTTCAGTTATTTCTGGTATAAATTTATCTAATAATGATATACTTCGAGATACGGATGCTGGTAATAAAATTTTGGGGGCTATTGGAAATATATATCAGAAATCTGGTTCATATTATTATTTTAATGTTGCACTTTGATCCGATTATGAAATTCAATCACAAACAGAACTTTGTGATCTAAAAGTTTCTACATTTGTAATAGAACCACAAACAAATAGTATAAGCTTCGATAGAAGTACTCATTTTGATGAAGACTGCCCTGGACCACTTGCTGGCGGTACTTGAATTAATTCGCTATCTTGAGATAACTCTGGTTGTTTACTGACTGTATGTACAAATGCTTTTATAGATAGCACTGATCAACATTCTTATGTTGGAAAAATTTTAGCTGTAACAATCCGTAACGTAGAAGATACTTATTTCTATCTTGACCTACCAACAGTAGACAATATTCAAAATCCGGGCAACGAATTAAGTAAAAATACATTTTGCAAATGAAGACCCTGATCTTTAACAATGCAAAATAAATATAATACTCAAATTACAGCAAATCAAAACACTATAGTACAAGAACATTTAACAATGTGTATTGACGGCATTTTTTATGATTATCTTGTTGAATGAACAGGTAATTTAATAAATTATACCAAAAGTGCTTATACTAATACTTATTATATTAAATCATTCGATACAGGTGCATTAACACAATTAAATATGCCTGATACAGATTATTCTACAGATTTATTTATTTGAGATTTTTATCATGCTAATAATTCTTTATCTGGTTCTATTTTAACTATAGGCACTTGTGGTCAACAAAATACAAGTGGCCAAGAACCATTATTATATCGCGGCTGATATTGGAGACTTTATTCTTGAAATAATGATTCATATAAATTAGCCACTAAAGTATATGATCTCTCTACATTTAATTGTGATAAAATTGGTATCGGATATTTACCACTTGAAAAAGATATAATTCAATTTGGAGAATTAGATAATTCAACTATTGAATATTGTACTTATATAAATGATTTACAAGAAAATGATGTTATTAAATTAGTGTTAGACCCCACAATTCTTGGTGCTGATTTTGGATACTACAATAATACCGAGCAATATGCTTTAGTTAGATTTTCTAGTAATAAAGCTTTACAATTAGAAATTAAAAATCAATTAATTACTATAACTAATATTACAAAACTAGCATATAGAAAAGTTTTATTTACAGTAACTTTTAAAACTAATGATGGCAGTGAAACTATTGCAATATTAGAACATGTTATACCTGGTAGTGATATAACTTTTTCAGGTGATACACCTACAAAAAATCCTGCTATAATAGATCATTATATTGAATATTATGAATTTAATGGCTGGAATAAAAAACCAAATACAATTACAAACTATCCTGATTTCGGATTAGTTATTTCTGAGGTTGCAAGTAACTTAATATTATATGCTTCTTTTAAAATTTTATCAGCTACTGCAGGTGGACATATCCCGGTACAATATACTATTATACCTCCAACTGTACTTAATGGACGTGTAGCATATTATAATAATCCAACACAAGAAATACCACCAATTTATACGGGTGCTTATAATACTCTTGTATGTAGACTAATACAACCAGATGAAGGCTATTATACAACTCAGACAAATCCCCGAATTATAAATTTAGATGAAAATAATTTTACTTTCGGTACAAACCCAGAAGATCCTCCGATAACACCCGAGAATCCCTATGGCAAGGCTTGACCAAAAGAAACTATACCTGGCTGTCAACGAATGATGGGATTACTTATGCAAGGTACATTACCAACTGGTATAAGTATTTTGCAAACATATCGACAAGCCTGAAATACAACCGGAAATACATTTTCACCTGTTGATTATAATACTGTTATATATTATGGTGATAAATTTTATTGGCAAGCAGCTGCAACAGCTGGCTACTCACAACCCTCTATTACATATGATAGTATTAATAATTATTATACTTGAGAGCCTGCTAGTATTAATATTAATAATCTAAATAGTGTCGAAACTTCTGGCGTTAAGAGTGGAACAAAAGTAAATTATAAAGTAAACTTTCCAGAAAGTTTACTTTGACTAGACAGTACTGATGATACACAATTAGCAGATGTTAGCAATGTAACTACTCAAATTGGAGATACAATTTCATTATATTTTCAACCTGTAGAGCTCGATACTGGAGATATTAATGGTGATGGCCAAATTGATACTGAAGATGTAAGTGCCCTATTTAATTATTTGGCTAATGGTGATACTACTTTAAATAATGCACTCGCGGATATTAATAATGATGGTAAAGTATCAGTAGGTAATATTGGCTGAGCTGCTTATGCTGATCCAGACTATAATGCTTTAGACTGATTAACTAGCCAAGTAAATATAAATTATAATGATTATATACATAATCATGCATATCATAAAGTTCTGGTTTATTGCTCTGGAAAACGTGAAGGCGATACTCAACCAAGAATTATATGAAGTTATATAGCAAAACCAAAAAGTCCAAATACCACCCCAAGAGACCAAAGTATAATTGGGCAATTTCCATGAGATACTGATTATGAATATGATTTAACTTATAGTAATAATTTAATAGAAGAAGATTATTTTCATGAATATATAAATATTACTGCAAATAGCATAAGTAATAACTCATATAATTTAACAATTCTTGGTCAGGCTATTTCACAAAGAGCTTCTTATCCAATAACTTTTATAGCTGATCCTGGTATTAATTATATTAGATATAAACAATATAATAGTGGCTCTGGTACATGAGATAGTAATTGAACTATAGCGATCACAAATTCTAATTATACAACAACTAAAAAGACTATACTTTTTCCAAGCACTGATAAACTTCAAGTCTATGTGACTCCAAAATCTGGCTGAACACTTAAGGGTAATTGGGCTGGTAATAATGAAAATAATCCGTATCAAATTAATAAGATATCAGATAATGATTTTTATGGCTGCAGGCTAGCACCACAAACACAGTTTATTATTAAATATCATTGTCATATTTATGAAGCTATGCAACCTGATGCCTCAACTTGATTACCAAAAGAAACTAGAGATGTTGATATATTTTTTGATCCAAAAAATTCAGATACCAGCTATGGTACATATATAGAAAATGCGCCTACTTTAGTAGATGCTGCACCAATAATGGGTGATTTTGATGTTTATGAAAATAATTTAATGAGTGTTTCAACAGGTAATAAGGCTATTTCTATGAATAGTCATAGATCGGATGTTTGAGCTTCAAAATATCAATATTCTACTAAATACACTGTCTATTTTTCATTTGATACAGAAATAATAGATACTGCATTTGTTTGCACACAAATAAATGGCAACGGTGAACACTATTCTTCTGGTGAAGGTTTTATACAAGGCACAAAACTTTATAAATTTATTCAGTTGAAGAATGATACTAATATTTATAATTATACTTTACCAAATTCTGCCACACAAATATCAGGCTTACTCTATAGATTAGAGGATACTGCGTATACTATAAGTACAACTATAACTAATAATCTAGGTAGCTTTACTTCTGGCATTTCTAAAGCACTAAGAAGTTTTACATATACACAAGATAGTATTAATAATGTAGAAAATATTAAATGTTTTAGAACTTCTTCACTTAATAACAATGCTAGTATTGGTCAGCTCACACTAAATAATAATAAGGCAACTATTTATTATGGTGATACTATTTATTGAACAGCTAGTCAGCCAGCTCAAACAGGTGCACCTATAATTAACTACAATAGCACAAGTAATACACTTGCAGTTACAAAAGACATTAAAGCAAGTGAATATATCTTTACAGGACCACTCAGTGTAGCTTTTAATGTTGGAAATGGCGTTTCTAAGTTTTATTGTAGTATTAATAGTAATAGCTGAATATATTATACCAGTACAACAACGCTTCAAGTTGCTTATAATGATAGTCTTAAATATTATGCAGTGTTATCAGATACTAATATATATGATTATCCATACACTTCAACAACCTCTTATAATACTATAAATAATATTACTCAAAATCAATCTGTTAATATTACGCCTACAATAAAATATAGTGTTACTTTTAATGGAGATGCTGGTGTTAAAAAAATGTATTATAGAACAAATACGGCAGCAGGTGGTACCTATCCGAGCAGTTGAAGTTTCATAAATAAAGGTAATGTTATCTATGTAAAGTCAGGCTTTAAACTTCAGTATTATTTTGAATTAAATACAAATTATCAAACAAGCTCAACAACTTATTTTCCAACATTAAGTAGTGAAGCAGTAGAAGAAACTATTTCAAATAATAAAACTATTGCTGCAACTACAAAATTTACAATTAATTATTCTTGTGTAACTTCACTTGGTACTACGATAAGTAAATCTGAAACAGTAACAACCGGTAGCAGTTGTACTTATGGCAATCTTGCGCCGAATATTACTAACTATGAAAAGTCAAATATTGTAGTAATTTCAGGAAATACAACAGTAACTAATATGACTGTTTCTGTAAATTACTTAAATGTTCGGGCTAGTCAATATAATTATACTGGACCGATAGGTGTTACTTTTAGTGCTGGTTCAAATGTACTTTCTGTATATGCTTCAACAACCAGTACTGCTACATCTGGTAGTTCTTCACCGGCGAGTCTTACATATAATGCTCCAACAATTTATATCTTTGCAACCACACCTATTGATAATCAACAATATAGCTATAGTATTTCTGGCGGAACTGATGTAACTAAGGTTGGTACAACAACATTAAATGGAAGTACAGTTCAATGTTGAAGAGTGAAAAAAATTAGCTATGATAATACAAAAACAACAATTAATGCGGGCACTATAACTGCTACTCAAACATCTGGTGGTTGTACTGTTACATTAATAGCACAAAGTAATACAGGCGCTTGAGATAATGGTGCCGGAACCGCCCAGTCAACAATAAATGTAAAATATAATACAAAGATATCTCGTGTATCTGTATCAACAACTTATATAAAATATGGTTACATCTCACCAAGTGGTACTTACTGCCAATGTGGTTTCAGGGCTAATAATGAGGATACAGCACATTATGATATAACTATTATAGCACCCCCAGATACTGTTATTACTGAAGCACAAAGTTTTCCGGCGAGGGCTAGTATCGTACCAAAGAATTTCACAATACTATTAACTAAAAATTATAGAACATATAGTTATTATAATTTTAATCAACATTATAGATTTAGTCTTAGCTATAATGGTAATACTGTTTATGATAATGGAAGTGGCGATAGAAATATTTTAAATGTTCCTTATGGCAGTAATATTGAATATAGGTTTAGTTATTGAGCTGACGGAACAGATGCTACAGGTGTTAATCCACAATATTTTATTCAGCCTTATTCTAAATCTGGTACAAAAGTATTTAATACAGATAATTTTGAAGATATTAATTATGAAGGTATTTACGAACCTAAACCTACACTAAGGGCTTTTCCTAAGGCATGTTTTAAGGCACCAACATTTAGTAATGGAGAATACTATAAATATTATTATAATTCTAATGGCTCAACTGTTCCAAAATATAGAATTAAATGCACTATAGGAAATCCAACGCCGGCTTCTGATGATACATTTTTATATCAAACACCGGCTCAACTAACAAATGCATTTGGTAGTGCTGAACAAACAAGCTTTTGTAGAATGCAGGATAGGCGGACTCTTGATCTAGATTTTACACTAACTATTGGTAATGGTGGTTCTGTATTATCACGTAATGTAGCCTCGGGTATTATACAAAATGATTGGATTCTTAAATTCTGAAATACTATAATTAGTATTGGTGGTGTAACTATTTTTCCATATGTTTCTGATGCTGATAAACTTGGACAAGATTTTCCAGGTTCTTTTAGGCGTATACAGCTAAGTAATTTCACTAAAAAATTGGCTAGTGATATGATTACTTTAGAAAAGAGTGGCTTAGATGAAAAACCAAAATTAACTGTTACTAATAACTGTTATGATTCTGCTACTTGTATATGATACCAGCAAAGTGGAAGTGGAACTTGAAGCCGGGTAGGTGATCCTATATCAATATCAGGTGGTAGTTCTACTAGTAAACAATTTAATATACCAGAAGATTCTACTATAAAAGCAGAATTTACATATGATAATTCATATAGTAATAATGTTATTTCTAAAATATGAAGTAATAGGCCGGTACAATAAAAAATAAGTTTATTATAAAATTATAAAACCTGGAGAAAATTTTCTCCAGGTTTTTCTTTTTTGCTCAAAAAACTATTTACAAAGCACATTTTATATTGTATAATCTATATGTAAATAAAAATTTCTTAGGAGGACGCAAGAAATGAAATACATGCCTAAGGTTGGAGATGCTCTTTATATTCATCAGAGAACTGGAAATTATTGGATAGATAGCGTACATAGACCATATACAGTAGTTGAGGTTAAAAATGAAAATAATATTGTTATTAGAGAAGAAAGAGCTATTTTTCCTAAAGAACGATATTATAATACAATGCCGATTAGCATTGAAGAAAATCCTGCTGGCAAATTAAGAAATTTCAAATGGAGCGAAAAGAAACAAAGATGGCTTGAAAGCCCACAGGGTGATTATCCTTATTGTGCTGTCTTTGGTGTTTGGGAATGGACACCTTATCTGAATTAAGGAGAGACATATGAGTAAAGAATTTTTATTTTGGTCAGGAATAATTTTTATTAATCTATGTATAGCAACTCAAATTTGGAGTGTTTGGGGTTGGTGGAGAAAAGACAAAAAGAGTACTAGTGAGACACGAGGTGATAAAGATGACTTATCGAAAAATAAGACTAACCATAGAAGAATATCTTGAATCAGATGGTGAAATAATTTACAGAGAAGCACCAATGTGTGCAGAAGCAGTGCTGATAAAAAATATACCGGCGGCAGAAAAAGAAGATTTAGTAAATAATATATTTGAAAAATTAAAAACAATTTATTTACCAATTAACTTTGAGAGTGGAGAAGCTTTTTATGAATGAAGACTATCTTAAAATAGCTAGTAAAATTTTAATACAAAGGGGTATTATAAAAAAGCTGTGGTCTGTTATGATCCATTATGCAAATCCAGTCCCGCCTACTGTTTGGATTTATTATATTAATAAAGATAATCTTCTTGTTCAATTTAAACTTTTAAACAGAGATTGTGCTCTAACAACAACTGAGTATGATGGGGTTATGAATTTAGGAAATAAAATACCAGAAGAATTAATTCCAACTTTAAGAATTGTATTTATAATTGGTGAAATTGAAAAATTCTTAAAATTTTATTATAAAGAATTTCGTAGAGCTAACCTTAATTTAATTAAAGAAAGAACTCCTATATTCATGAATAGAAATGAGGTATTAGTCAAACTATTAGCTGAAGGAGAAGAATATTATAATACTGTACCTTTTGCAACTGTGAAATATGCTTTTTAAAAGGAGAAAAATAAATGACAGGTAAAGAGGCTTTAGAAAAAATAAAAGATTTTAAAATAGTAGTAGATAATCCAGATGAAACCTACTATTCAAAATATTATATAATAAAAGAAAACTATAATAAAGAATTAGAAGCTATAGAAAAAGATCTAGAAATATTAAAATTACTTAAAAAATATTTTAAAGTATATTTTGATGATGATACAGAAACCGGTTTAGATACCAGTGTATTTAACGGAATAGATTTAGATGATATCTGGTGCACGGGAGAAAATCAAGATTATAATAAAATATATGACTGGCTCTATTACGGTAATAAATAAGTAAATTTTGCAAGCATGAGCTATTGCATACATAACATAAGATATAATAGAAACTAACTATTATATCTTTTTTTATATATTTTGCAAGTGTTAGCTATTTATATAATATATAATTTTGAAGATTTCACCAATTTCATTTTTTTAACTTTTGCTAAATTATATGATTTCTTAAAGGAGATTTAAAAAATGACAGATCTTAATAAAGTATTTGAAGAATTAAATAAACTATATGAAGATGATAGATATTCTAATACTACTGATGATACTAATAAGCCTGCAAAAGTCTTTCAAAAATGAGTATCTCAAATAGAAGCAACTATACTAAAATCTGGAATGCTTATAATGAGGAATATAAATCCAATAATTTTCGGTTTTGATCCAAGTTATACAGTAATAGTAAAAGAATTAAATCTTTCTAAAAAAGATTTATTAGTGCTTTTAGATTTACTTGAAGGAATTCGTAATCCTACAAATACTGAGGCAACTATAAGCAATATAGCTTACTTTTTAAATAAATATCTTATTGACCCAAATGAAAATCCCGGGACTTCTATAGATATAAGAAAATTTATAGATTGAATTAAAGATAATTATAAAAAATATATAATAGATATATTTAGAAAAGATATAGAAGCAGCAATTAAAAAAACAAAAGATATGAATGAACCAATAACCGACTGTAAAAAATATATGAATAAAATTTGAGATGATTCTGAATTCACTATAGAGCCGGTAATTAAATATAAAAATAAATATAATAAATAAATTATAAAAATATCCTATAGAGCAGCTAAAAAATCTATAGGATATTTTTTATCAGACAATTAAGAAAATTTCATTTTTTATATATAGGGGTAATTAAAGAAATTTCGGTAATTTAGAAAATTTCGTTTATACTAAAAAGGGTAATTTAGAAAATTTTATTCTGTATATCTGTAATTGCAGGAATTTCGTTTTATATATCGGAAATTTCATTTTATATAAATAATTATAAACTATTATAAAAAGCTATAAAGACTTATAAACTATTTTTAAAAATTATAAAAAACTTTCTGCGAAATTAATTTGAAGGATAAAGGAAGTTAATCGAGGGGAGAGTCTGCAGTTAGCACTAATTAGTGAACTTCTAAGGAGAAACTTACGCGTGGAAAAAATTTTTAAAGAGCTGAGCAAGCTTTATGAGGAAGCCGAGCAGCAGAGAGAAGAGTATATTACTGAAGAAGAGCTGGAAGCTTTCATGGAAAATATTTTTAAGAGAATTAAAGACGAAAATAAAAAAGTTTCTATGGAGAATATAAATCAGCAGCAGCATAATTATGACAGTCGTTGGGCTTGAGAGTCTCCTGAGGCGGCTGACATAGATATAAAATCTTTTACTTTTTCCGGGAACCATTTAGTAGAACTCTTAGACGATTATTTATCTCCCAGGGGAATGTCCGGTTATATTGGTGATTTTTATGAGCTGCTCGAAAAATTTTTTAATAAAGACTGGGAGAATATTACTAAAGAAGACATTGCTAATTTTGATTTAGATAAATTTCTTAATTGATTTGCAACTAATTATAGACAGGAGCTCGCAGATTATATTTTTGATTACGGCGAACAGCTTCACTATGAAGATGAACTTAGCGATATGTGAAGCGAATCTAATTTTTCTATTATGAATAGTAATGATTATGCAGAAGCTGCACGGCGCGACTGACTTGGCTAAATATAATTTTTATAAATAAATTTTAAAGCCGGATTATTTTTTCCGGCTTTTTATTTTTTGCTCAAAATATTATTTACAATTTGCCTCTCACATGATATAATATAATGGTAGGAGTTTTTTATTTTTTTATGCCCTGAAATCCTGCAGCTCACAGAACGCGTTTAAATAGCCCATATTTGCATTTTCACTTATGGGAGTATAGTTTTATATCTAAAGTTATAAAACGCGAATATGGCACGTTCTGGAAGTCCTGGTGACGTTCTGAAAATATACGAGCAGATAATTTAGGAAATTTTGTTTTGGCTCGCTCAAAAAGCCATTTACTTTTTTATTTTTTATGATATAATAAAGTGGGATAGTATTACTATATAATACAATTGTAATTAAGGAGATTTCATTTTTGTAGCTTTCCCGGCCGCCCTTTATTTTTATGTTTTTCTAAATATTTTATTATATTTAGCCCCCGGATATTGTATAATATTACTAGAGAGATCTTTATTTTTTCAGCGAGCGTAAGCGAAGCTGAAAGTGAGCGTAGCGAACTAAAGTTGTAATTTTTTGCAAATATTTTATATATATTTATATAAATATTTTTATATATATTATATAATATTATATTAAATATATTATATATACTCTAGGCTTATATATGAGATCTCAGATCTGAGTCTTATAATATAGGCCTTATATTATAGGTCTTATATATGAGACAAGAACGCGCGCGAGCGAATAATTTTTAATAAAAAATAAAAAAAATCGAAATTAAGGAGATTTCACTTTTGGAAGATGTAAAATTACAACCAAGACCTATCATTAAATGTCCACATTGTGGTAATGAATATCTAGCAGGAGAAGTTTTGTTTCCGATTAATATGATAGGTTACCCAGTTAATATAGTAAGAGACACCCTGGGTCATATTATATATGAAGAGTATCCTGAAAATAAAGAACCGTTGGCAGAAGAAACTTATTGGTGTGATAAATGTGAAAAGCCGTTTATTATAGAAATAGAAGTTAAGTATAAGACCCGAAAAATGGAAGAGGAAAAAGATTTTTCCAATACTTCTGCGACACTTTGGTAAGAAACATCACCACACGTGTTTTAAGGTACCAAATTCGCATTTTATTTTAGTGGCAGTATAAAGTTACTACTAACTGCTAAAATGCGATATGGACGATTCTGGAAGCATTCTGGAACGTTCTGTATAAATACTGTAATTTAGGAGATTTCATTATTTGATAAAGATAATAGAATGCCAACCCAATAAGCTTTCTGGTATTTCTGCTTTTCATATTTACTTTGACTATAATCCAGAATTAGTAAATGCTGTTAAAGGATTACCTGGCCCTAATATATGACTTAAAAAAGAAGGCTGCTGAGAGATACCTGCTAATACTATTTCACAAGCTTTAGATGTACTTACGTTTTATGATTCTATAAATCTAACTTTGTTACCTGATGAAATTAAGGAGATTTCAGATGAAGCCTTTTATCCGCTAACTGAAGAAGAGATTAGCAGTTTTAGAGTTAGACCTTTTAATCATCAAATTAATGGAATTAACTTTTTACTAAAGCAGCAGAAATCTTTGTTACTAGATCTTATGGGTGTAGGTAAGACCCTGGAAATGATTTATTATGCTGAGACTCTAAAAAATAGAGGACTTATAGATCATTGTTTAATTATATGTGGTGTTAATTCAGTTAAGTTAAACTTTGCAAAGGAAATTAGTAAGTTTTCAAAAGAGACATGCCGAATATTAGGTCAGAAGATTAACTCTAAAGGAACAATAAGCTATGCCACTATTCCAGAGCGAGCTAAAGAACTGCTGGAACCAATCCAAGCTTTCTTTGTGATCACTAATATAGAAACTTTACGGAATACAGAGATAATTGAAGCGATTTCAAAATCAGCAAATAAATTTGGGCTCATATGTGTAGATGAAGCACATAAAGCTCTAGGTAATGTTTCTAGTGATCAAGGACATAACTTACGTAAGCTTGCCGCGCCTTTTAAAGTAGCTGCTACAGGTACTTTAGTAGTAAATTCTCCTATGTCGGCATACGGTTCTCTTTCTTGAACAGAAAATGATCGAGCTACTCTTACTAATTATAAAGGTCAATACTGTAATTGAGGTGGTTTCAATAATTCCCAAATTGTTGGATACAAGAATTTAGATCTACTACAAGATGAGATTGATAGTTGTAGTATTCGTAGAAGTCTAGCCGATGTCAAATCCGATATGCCGAAGAAATTTGTAGAGTTTGAATTAGTGGAAATGTCAGATGAGCATCAGAAATTTTATGAAGCTGTTCGGGATGGGGTTAAAGAAGAGGCAGATAAGATCGAATTGAAATCCGGTAACTTACTTGCATTAACTACTAGATTACGTCAGGCGACAGCAACCCCGAATACATTAACTACTCAGGATATACTATCTAGTAAAGTTGAGCGGTGTGTGGAGCTGGCAGAAGAACTTTTAGAGCAAGGTCAGAAAGTAGTAATTCTTTCTACTTTTATAGATCCGGTATATAAGCTTGCAAATTTACTAACCCAATATAATCCACTAATAAATACCGGTAATACGGCAGATGATATAGTTAGTAGTAATGTAGATAAGTTTCAAACAGATCCCACATGTAATCTCTTTATCGGAACACACAGTAAAGTTGGCACTGGGTTATCACTACCCGCTGCACATTACATGATCATGTTGGATACTCCCTGGACATTTAGTCAATTTGATCAATCATGCGATCGGATCTACAGAATTACTAGTGACCAGAGCGTATATATAAAAGTATTAGCATGTGCAAATACAATAGATGAACGAGTTATTGAGATTATTCAAAATAAAAAAGAGTTATCTGATTATTTAGTAGATAAAGTTGAAAATACTCGATTTACAGAGGAACTTAGAAATATAATTATAAATTTATAAGTAATTAAGGAGATTTCGTTTTGAGCAACTATAATCCGGAAAATTTAAATAGATTAAGTCTTACTACTAATGACTTTCCAAATTATGAATTCAAGGAAGAATCTCCCATCCAGGGTAAAGATGCTGCAGATCAGATTTCCACTATATACTATAGAAATTTTATAATTCCAATTTATATGGATGATCCAGGTCAGCAGTTCTACTGCAAGCTTGAGGATGAAGATATTGGATTTGGTGCATTTAATACTAACTATAAAGATGATATTATATATTTGGTAGATTCTAAATTAGATTTTATATATAGCTTTGCAGATGATTACCATGGAGCAAAATTAGAGTGGTTTGCAAATGCACAATATCGAGATATTAGATTAGTCTATAGATCTAGAGTGTTAAAAGTGTTTACGATATTTGGTAAATTTCAACTTACAGAGGATAAGGTTCGGGATCTAGTTTCGGCATCGATTCCGCTATTAGCTAATGCAGTTTTTTATAAAAATAGACAGTAATAAAAGGCAAAATTAAATACCCTAAAATTTTAATATGAAAGGAGTTGAGATATATGGATCTTACACTATATACTCAGCCAGGTTGTGGTCAATGTCGTCTGGCACATATGTTATTAGATCAAAAGAATATCAAGTATACTGAAATTCAGGATATTAGTGAAATGCAAAAGCATGGAATTAAACATACTCCTACACTTAAGCTAGCATCCGGTGAATTACTTACAGGTAAAGATTTAATAACTTATGTAAAAGGACTTTAATTTTTTATACTATATCTAAGAAGGATGAATCAAGATGCGAAAAGAACAGGTGATTAACAGATTTACTGAAAAAAAGATTCAGTTTATTAAAGATTATGCAAAAGCTACAAATGCAGCCAGTGGTTCTGCTGTGGATGCTAATGCAAATGTAACTGAAACTAATGTTGCAACACTTTCTACTGAATTACCAAAGAAAGATATGATTGCATTACATTATGCAATCATATATAAATATCTTGAGAAAAAATTTGGTACAGAACTTGCAGAACAATTTATACAAGATGAAGATGATCATATTATGTATGTTCATGATGCCACTAATGCATTAATGCCATACTGTGTTGCAATTTCATTATATCCTTTTTTATTAGATGGATTAAAAAAGCTTGGCGGAACTTCTGGACCTCCTAAACATTCTGACAGTTTTATTGGCGGACTTACTAATTTAGTGTTTCTGATCGCAGGTCAATTTGCAGGTGCAGTTGCAGTACCTGAATTTTTGCCATATCTAGATCATTTTCTTAGATTGGATTATGGTAATGACTATATTAGCAATTTAGATGTAGAGGTAGAAGCTTTCGGTAATCGCCGAGCAACACTTCGTACAAAAATAGAGGATCTCTTTCAGCAGTTTGTTTACTGTATTAACCAACCTGCTGGTGCACGTGGATACCAGTCACCTTTCACTAATATAGCATATTTTGATCATGGATACTTTACATCTATATTCGAAGACTTTGTATTTCCAGATGGGGATGAACCATGTTGGGAAACCACTAAAGAACTGCAGAAGATGTTTATGAAGTGGTTTAACAAAGAACGTACACATGCCGTGATCACATTTCCTGTAGAAACTTACAACTTACTGTGGGATAAAGACACTAAGCAATACGTGGATGAAGAGATGGCAGACTTCGCTGCCGAAATGTGGTCAGAGGGGCATTCGTTCTTTTTATATAATAGTGATAGCGCAGACGCCCTATCTAGCTGCTGCAGACTTAAAAACGCGATCGAAGAAAATGTATTTAGTTATACATTAGGCGCAGGCGGAATTGAAACCGGATCTAAGAAAGTAATTACGCTAAATATAAATAGGATAGTTCAAAATTGGTTTAATGAAGAGGTTAATGTAAAATATAAACGAAACAGAAAATCTCTGAGCGCTTATATAGAAATTATAGTAAATAGAGTTCATAAGTATCTAGAAGCTTGGAATGATCATCTATGGGATTTATATAATAATGGACTATTAACAGTTTATAATGCAGGATTTATAGATCTAGATAAACAGTATCTTACTGTTGGATTTAACGGATTTATTGAGGGTGCAGAATTTTTAGTAAAGATGAATGAGTTTATTCCAGATGTTTACAAAGGATTAGAAATTAGACCTGATAATGAAGCTTATAAAAATTATGCTCATGATATTTTAAATACTATTAAAGAACTAAACTTAGCGCATCGAACAGATCATCTTCGCTATAATACCGAACAGACTCCATGCGAAAATGCAGGTCACAAATTATACACGTGGGATAAACGTGATGGTTACTGGGTACCTAACACTAGAAATATGTATAACTCCTATTTTTATCCGGTAGAAGATACTACATATGATCCAGTTACTAAAATGTATTTGCAAGGAACAGACTTTATTGGTAATCTGGATGGCGGATCAGCCTATCACTGTAACTTAGATGAACATCTTAGTAAAGAGCAGTATCGCAAACTTATGGATATAGCAATACAGTCTGGTTGTAGTTACTTCACATTTAATATTCCGAATACGATCTGTAATGAGTGTGGGCATATTAGTAAAAGAAAACTTGATCACTGTGAAAAGTGTAATTCAGAAAATCTTGATTATGCCACCAGGATTATAGGTTATTTAAAACGAATTAGTAATTTTAGTGATGCACGCAAAGAAGAGGCTGCAAAGCGTTATTATGCAAGGGAGTTAAATGATTAAATATTTAGGTCAACCAACAATTACATTCGCTGAATTTCCAGATGAAATAGCTTTAGTTTTTACAATCACTAATTGTCCAAATAATTGTTTCGGCTGTTCAGAACCAGAAGTTCGGCAGGACATTGGAGAGGAACTTAGTGATGAAGTTTTAAGGGATGCCATTAAAAGGCATCCCGGAATCTCTTTAGTGGGATTTCTTGGTGGTGATGCAGATCACGATGCGATCGGAAGACTTTGTTTAATTACTAAAACATTAGGGTTGAAGACTGGGTTTTATTCAGGCTGGGATTCATTAGATCTATCATTAATCGGATTAGTAGATTACTATAAGATTGGTAGATGGATCATGCCTACAGGTCCGGTAGAAACATGGTCAGCAGTTACATGCGGCCCAATTACTTTTCCTTTTAGTAATCAACTAATGTTTAAACGTGTAGATGATCAGTACGTTAATATTACAGAGAAGTTTAGAAAACATAAGATTAACAATTTAGAGAAGGAAGTGATCGTATATGTCACAGAGGATACAGTTGCTGATCATTAGATCTATAGTAGCAGGATTACTAATAAGCTTAGCTGGAGTTATATATTTAAATTGCACTGACAAGATTGTTGGGTCATGTTTATTTAGTATTGGCCTTATAGCAGTTATTTTATTAAATACTAATTTATATACTGGTAAAGTTGGTTACGTGGATTCTAAAAGTAAATTCTTTGATGTACTGATCATACTAGGTATAAATTCACTAACAGCTTTTATTGCAGGTTGCATGTATCAATTAAACATGGGGCCATCCGAAATTTGGGAAGCCACTAAATTAGTGAAACCCTGGCATCGCGTGTTTTGGGATGGGCTGATCTGTGGCGTGTTGATCTACTTGGCAGTGGAACTCTATAAGAGGTCTAAGAATCTACTTACTGTTGTATTACCCGTGATGGGATTTATATTGGGCGGTGCTGAGCACTCTATTGCTGACTGCTTTTATATTGGTGCTGGGGCAAATTGGTCCTTTAAAACTCTCGGCTATATAAGTTTAATTATTGTCGGTAATGGATTGGGGTCATTCATATTTCATACCCTTTGTAAATGGGAAGGAAATAATAATAAGGTAATAATATAATATAATATAATTATTTTTACATTATTATATAATATGTGCTTATAAAAAATTTTAAAAGTTCTCTCAAAAGACCGTTTACAAACGGTCTTTTTTATGTTATAATATATAAGCAGTTAAGAATGGCTGTAAGAAAGTGAGGCAAAAATAAAATGAATAAAAGAAAGTACATTACAAAAGGCAGAGTTAATGAGGTAGCTAAGTTTTTGAAAGAATCAATTGATTGGCTGGTTAAAGAAGACCAGGGTTGCTGCCATTATAATCTTGATGAAAACTTTGCAATTTATGTTGGCTGGTCAGGCGGTTATGATATGGATGATGCCAATATTATTAAATCTCCTACAAATCAGGAACAAATGGAAAATCTTTATACCGGTCCCTGGACATGCAGTTATGCTATTGATGCCGCTGTCAAAATCAGAAATGATTGGGATTGTGCAGACTATGAATTCCTAGACTTTCCCTGGTTTGAAGGTGGTGATGGCGAAGTTTGGGATAATGGTGGTGCAATGAGTCCTAATATGACAGATGCTGATTATAAGAGAGAGGCAAGGTGGTTCTTGGAAACTTATGTTGATATGACTAATGCTTATAACCGCGGACAAATTCTGCTTGGTTAAAATTTTTAAAGCTCACTCAAAAAGCCATTTACAAAGACGACCTTTTGTATTATAATATATATGTAATCAAACAGAGATTATAAGAAAGTGAGGAAAATAAAATGACAATGCAAGCATTAAAAGAAGTTTTCGCAAAGAAACAAGAATTTAAAAAAGTTTTAACTCAGCCTCATTGCAAAGAAATTGATCGAATTTTTGAAAATTTTGCTGAGGTTGGTTTTGACAAAGAAGATACTTTGACGTTCATAGCCCAGCTGAATTATCTTAAATCTAAGAACATTTACATTAAAGTAGATTAAAGAAAGTGAGGAACAGAAAATGAAAAAAACTTTTGAACATATTAATGATTGTTGGAACGCTTTAAGAGCTTGCGAAAATCGCAAAGAAGTTATTGAAACAATTAATAATTTTCCAAGATGGTCTGGTAGTTGGTTTATTGACAATGATCACAGTACAATACTTGTTACTAATGATTGGTATGATGAACAACTCGATGATTATTTTTCAGAGAGTGAGAATTTAGGAATTGATTGGGATGAAGAGGAGATAGATGAATAATGGAACGTTATAAAATTAAAATTTATCAAGCACCGATTGAATGTGATTTCTGTTTCAGGAGTTATAACAAAGATAGATTTGATTTTTCACAGTATAAAGAAGTCTATAATGGCGAAGTTTCTGTTAATTCTGAAGAAAATGTACTTGAAGAGATTTATACTATCTTTAATTGTGACCCTCCTATAGATTATCACGGAAGAAGCCTGTCTGTTTCAGATATAGTATATTATAATAATGCTTATTACTATTGTGATATAATTGGTTGGCAGAGAATTAAAATTTAAAAATTTAAAAAATTCGCTCAAAAAGCCGTTTACAAGTTAAATAAGATATGTTATAATAAATATGTACTTGAGACGAGTATAAATAAATTAAAGGATGGATAAGAATATGAAAATTATTGAAACAAAAACAAAAGAAGATTTGGAAGCTCTTTATGACTGCTCCGCAATGACTTGGGAAGGCCTGGCTGAAGAAAGCTTTGAAGAGGCTCTTGATTATTGCTGTGAAGAAGGTAAAGATGGTACCGGTTATGTAACAACAGGTAAAACAATGAATGAGATTTGTCATCTTACAGGTACTAATGCTTATCCTGATGATTTAACAATTTTTAGTATTAAAGATTTTAAAGGTTTGGCATTTCAGGTTGGCGCAAGATGGATGGATGATATTATTGAGAATAATGCCAGAAGAGAGGATTATCATCCATTTGCTTTTGATGATTAAGAGGTAAAGGATTAAATGAAATATACAACTGAGCAACTTAAAAAGCTTTATAAAAAACCTAAGAAAGTCGCTCAAAAACCTATTTACAAAAAGAAGAAAACGTGATATAATATATATGTACTTGAGAATGAGTACAGAACAAATTTAGGAGGATAATAATTATGTCAGCACTTTATGGTAGTCTTCAGGGCAATAGGGGTGAAGCGACGAGACAAGGTACAAAAGGTTCAGGAATCAGAGCGAGTGTTCAGAGCTGGGACGGTAGCTTGATTGCTTATATGGAACTTGACAGAGAAACTGAAGAACCTGTTATCAGACTTTATACAACAGATGATTCCTCTTCAACAAGTTATCATGCAAATGAAATGTTTAGAGGTTCATTAAAAGAATTTAACAAAATGTGTGAAGATTATAAAAAAAGAAAAGAGGCAGAGAGTTATGAGAACTAAAGAGACAACTTTGATTGAAAAGAAGCTTAATATGCTTGAAACCTTTATAGATAATTATATTGATGCCTTTGGTCTTAAGAATTGTATTCAATATCTTTTAGATAATGATTTTACAAAAGATGAACTTATTGCAATGGATTTTGATGAAGAAGACATTGATAAAGCAATAGAAGAATTTGACAATTAACCGATTTTCATATTTGTTTTCCTCCCCTTCTTAGGAGTTTCCCTTAAAACAGGAAACTCCTTTTTTTCTTTTGCTAAATTAATTGATCCTTAAGGATTTCAATAATAAAACTAGAAAATAAAGGAGAACTTTATTAAATGTCAGAATTTATTTATAGAGTTATAGATGATGATCATAAGTTACCTCAACAAGACTTTGACAATTTTAGAGATGCTCTTGATTATGCAAAACAAGCATTAATTGGATTTATATTCGAGTATCCGATCATAAATGGTGAAGTACTAGATGATGACGATGAAGGTGAGATTGTTTGATCTTGGGATGATACTTGATCAGATACTGAAGCTATGGAAGCAGTAGAAGCAAGGCATGCCACTAATGAAGACTATGACCTTACTTTATATGGTGATCCAGATATTGCACATGAACAAGAAGCAGATTATAAAGCAGAACTAGCTGAGCGTGGTGCAGAAGAATATGATGCAATACAAAAAGCTTTCGCAGACGAAGCTGCAGATCAGGCAAGCTTAGATGCAACCGCAGCAGATCTTCCTCCTGAGGATTTAGATGACTGAATGCTTAGTGATAGTGATTGGCCTGAACCAACTGAGCCGGATGATGGTAGATGGGTGGGACCAGATGATGATATTCCATTCCCAACAGAAAATGATATGCCACCCATTAGTGATGATGAAGAAGATGTGTATCCAGATTGAGTAGATATTGATGAATTAGATCTTAAAGAAGATTTTAGATTAGAAGTAGAAAAAACCTCTGAAGGTGATACTAATATTAGAGCTACAGGTGATCAAGCAGATGAACTTTTTGACTTTGCTAAAACTATTTTAGGCGATAACTATGATTTCTTTAACCAGGAGTTCGATGAGTTTGAAGAACCCAAAGACGAGAACGCGTTAGTTCCAGTAGAGACTGATTTAGAAATTAGTGATGAAGCTGACGGTTCCACGGACATTGAAGAACCGTTAGACGACATCGAAGAACCATTCGATGTAGATTTTGACAGTGATGAAATTAGTGACAGCGAAACCGCAGATGAAGATGCCGAAACAGATACTGAAGAAGGTGAATTAGCACCAGATGAAATTCCAGAAGAATCTGAAGAACTAATGGCAGAAGTTGAAAAGACTCCGGCAGATGAATCTCCTAAGGATATGATCAACGGTAAGCTAGTAGATGCCAAAGATCCCACTGCATCTGAAGTTGAAATAGATGAAGAAGACGTAGATGAAAGCAAAAATGATCTAGAAGAATCTGACGAATCAGATTTAGTGGTTCAAGGAGTTAAGAATAAGCAAAAGCTTGCAGGAACTGACAATGCAGTAAAGAAATGCAAAGCAAATCCAGTAATTGCTCATTGTGAAGATGACGATAAGTTAATTCTTAACGAAGATACTGATGAGTCGCTAGAAGAAACTGTTCCGCAAGATCTTGCAGATGATCGTAATCCAAAACAAGACACCACTAAAAAAGAATTCAATAAGCCAACTGATGCCACAGAAATGCGTAAGCATGAAGCTGGAATAGAGGATGTAAATGAAGGCGGTTTAGTGGCAGGTGGTGCTGCTGCTATTGGCAATAAGTTACTTAGCAGCAAAGAGCCAGATAAGAATGGAACTGAGCTTAACGAAGATGATGATATGACTGATGAAGAATTTATAGAAGCTTTCGGTAAACAGTGTGTTGCACGTAAAGAAGCTACTGAATCATTAGAAGAAGATATTGATGATAAAGTTGAGTGGATTTGCGTATTTGATGAGCAAGAAGTTGGTAGTGTTTGAGCTGCTACTGAGGATGAAGCTTATGATGAAATGATGAAAGAATATCCTGAGCTTCCCTATGGTTTATATGATGGTTGCTTCTATGTATTTAGAGCTGATGATAAAGAAGTTAATGAAATCTTTGATGCCAATATTGGCGTTAACGTTGATGCACATCATTTTGGTGGCGATAATAATGATGTAGATGTTCTTAGTGGCGGATTATCAGAATGTGATAATGCTAAAAAGGTTAATGAACTTTTTGATGCCAACGTGGGTGTTAACGTAGATGCACACAACTTTGGTGGAACAGGAAATAATGTAGATGTCCTTAGCAGTAAGCTTGGCGGATTAACTTCTGAATCCTTAGAAGAAGATGAAGATGAAGTTAATGAGCTATTTAATATAAATGCTAATGTGAATGCCGACCTCCATGATTTTGGTGGTTCAGGAAATGATGTTGATGTTCTTTGTAAATAATTAAAAATAATATTGTATATTATATATTGTGAATGATATATAATATCAAATGCACCGCAGGTTTAATATAATATATTGTTCATTTTGTAATATAAATTAGCAGCTGGTTAGGACTGCTGCTAAAAGATTTCAAAAATTAAAAGGAGAATTTAGAAATGATTACTAGAAATGAAAAAACCGGAAGATTTGAATCTCTTAAGGAAAAACCAGAAGAAGTTACTTCTGCAAAAAATGAAGCTGTTGCTGAGTATGGGTATTACAGTAAATTGCTTAATAAGCCTTTTGATACTGTAAAAGAGCTTGTAGCAGCTGAGGATGCTTTTAGAAAAGCTGAGGAAGAGAAAAAGAATGCACTGGAAGCAAAGAAGGCTGAAACCGGTGCAGTTGAAAAAGCTATTGACGCTTATGAAGAGGGCAAAGTAGTTTGTAATGATGCAATCGCTGCTGCCTATAAGGTTTATAGAGCTGAAGTAGAGAAAGCAGAGAAAGCCCTTGATGAACTTAGAGAAGATGCTGATGAAAAGCTTAATACTTATCTAAAAGCACATCCGGATAGTGGATTCCATTATACTTTTAGGTCTAAAGATGGTAAGGTAGTTCGTAATTATAATTATTATAATAAGAGATATGATATCTTTGATAATTATAATAAGTTTGTTCAGGCAATCAACGATCTTTGGAATTTTTAAATTAAATCTGTTAAATTTTAGTTTTTATATTGTATAATATAATGTAAAAACAAAACTGCGGTTTATGTTTTTTAATGAATGTTTATAAAACTTTTATTGCATAAACGTTCTCCTCCTTTTCTGTTTAGTCCCATATTTTAATTCAAGCAGTTTGTCCCTCCCTTTCGGCAAGAATTAAAATATGGGATTTTTTTATTTTGCTCAAAAAACTATTTACAAATATCAGATTATATGTTATAATATGTTTGTTTGTTAAGAACAAGTACAGAAAGTGAGGCAAATGAAAAATGAAAATGATTAAAGTTGAGAGTTCAAATGTGGTTGCAGTTGGTCGTAGGGGCAGAAACTTATATGTAGAGTATCCTACAGGAACTTATAAGTATAAAAAAGTTCCGAGAATTCTTTATAAGAAACTTCTTGAAGCACCTTCAAAAGGTAGATTTATGAATAAAGTAATTAAAAATAATTTTGAGTATTCAAGAGTTTGAGGAGGAAAATAAAATGACAGACGAATTAACTTTGAGACTTTTTAAAGAGAAGATGAAAGTGAGACCGAGTGTTCTTAAACCTGAGTGTGTTTATGCTTTGATGATTAAATTAGAACTTCAAGAGCTTGGTATGAGTGAACAAGATATTATTGATTATCTTGCATTAACAAATATTGTTCATAAAGAATTAGGTTTGTCGGAACTGTTACATTGAGGAGGATAAATAAAATGTTAAATGCAAAAGGTATTTGCTGTATTTGTGGTGATATATATGATAACTATGGTAACAATCCTGAGGGGGCTGCTTGGAAAACAATTTCTGGTGAGATTGAGTTTCCTGAATTTGATGTGGAAGATAGGTGTTGTAATGACTGTAATGAGAGATTTGTAATCCCAGGCCGAGTTTACAGGATGTATAAAATAAGGAGGAATCAAATGAAGAGAGTTGTAGTTATAGTTGAGGACGGACGAGTACAGAATATCTACAGTGATGAAGAACTTGATATAGAGATTATTGATCTTGACACTCAAGACCCAGATGATTATGAAGAGAGGCTTAAGAGACTTGAGGAGGTAGAAGCAGATACAACTCTTACATTTATGGAGTCTTATTAAAAATTTTTGAAATTCGCTCAAAAAGCCGTTTACAAAAACGGCTTTTTATGTTATAATCAGCTTGTAAGTTAAATAAAGCTTACAAGAAAGAGAGGCAAATGAAATGAGAGACTTAAGAGTATTTAAAAAATTCGTTGATGAAATTCTTGAAGACAATAGCAGAATTAGAAAGACAGCAGTTCTTTGGAATAATTACAGAGATAATGAAGATGTAAAGTATTTTTTAGACTTTGTTTTTAATCCGTATATTGTTACCGGCATTTCAGATAAGAAGATTACAAAGACAACAGCTCCTGTTCTCTTCGACGGTGATATTTTTGAGTATCTTAAAGAGCACAACACCGGAAGAGATGAAGATATTGCTCGCGTTCATGCAGTAATGAACAGAACTCCTGATGATCTTCGTCCTCTTCTTAGAGCGATAGTCACAAAGAATCTTAATCTTGGCATGGATGCTAAAACAATTAACCATGTTATGCCTGGTCTCATTCCAGAATTCAATGTAGCGCTTGCAAACAAGTATTTTGATAATCCTTCAGTCATTGAGGGCAAAGAATTTGCTATTACTACAAAGATTGATGGTGGTAGGATCATAGCACTCAAAGAAAATGGTGTTGTTTCCTTCTTTACAAGAGCCGGACAGAAATATGAAGGCCTTATTGACCTCGAAACAGAGCTTGCCGGCATTCCCGAAGATAATTTCATGCTCGACGGTGAATTAACGCTCCTTGATAAAGGTTCTTTAGTAAGTAAAGAGCAGTATAAGGAAACTATGAAAATTTCGAGAAAAGATGGAATCAAGCATGGACTTAAAATGTTAGTTTTCGATATGTTGCCGATTTCAGATTTTAAGAAACAGTATTCTTGTATTCCTTATTGCTCAAGAAGAGTAAATGCCATGAAGTTACTCAGAAATTCTGATGGCAGTGATAGATTAACTTATTTTGAACTTCTTCCTCTTCTTTATTATGGTAAAGACACAAGCAAGATTACTGAGTATCTTAATAAAGCGATTGCTAATGGAGATGAAGGAATCATGCTCAATGTCGGAGATGCTTACTATAAGTTCAGGAGAAGCAATGACCTGCTGAAAGTTAAGCTAATGAATGACCTTGACCTCACTGTCATCGGTTTCGAAGAAGGAACCAACAGACACGCTGGTAGATTAGGTGCACTGATTGTTGACTACAAAGGTAATCAGGTGAAAGTCGGCAGCGGTTTCTCTGATGAACTTAGAGACGAAATCTGGCAGAACCAGAATGAATGGCTCGGACGTACGATTGTTGTTCAGTATTTCGAAGAGACTAGAAATCAGGATGGCAGAATTTCATTGAGATTTCCGGTTTATCTTGATTATAGAACTGATAAATAAAAATTTTAAATTTGCTCAAAAAACCATTTACAAGCATAATAAAATATGTTATAATATATATGTAAATAAAAAAACGAGGTGAGCTGAGCTATGAAACAAACAATCACAATTATTGACAGAACAAAAAAGAAAACAAAAGAAATTACAAAATCATTCAATGTACCAAACAAAAACCTTCTTCAGGCTCAGCTCGCCTTCCATTCCCAAACCTTCACTCCTAAAAAAGGTAAAGGTTCATTTAAGAGAAATAAGAGAGCCAGTCTTGAAGAGTTTTAAGAAAGAAAGGATTAGGAAACATGTTTAACAAATTTATTGAGATTGAGTTCAATGATCATTTTCCGTGGGGCGCAAAGTTTACTTGCGCAAAGCCGACTAAAGATAGAAAGTATATTCAGTCTTTGAGTAGGTGCAGAACTTATGCAAGCCTTAGAGAGATCTATCCGGGTGTTAAGAATCCGCTGACTCATGAGATGCATCGACTCTGGGAACTTGGATATGTTAAGAAGTACACACAAAAAAAGTTTTGCAAAGAATATACTTGGACAGATTCTAAAGGTAAGAAACATGTTACTAGAATTCCGCTGCGGTCTTGGTATAAGATCACGTCGAAAGGTAAGAGACTGTTGAGGTCAGTGGGACTTTAAGGAGGATATAGAAATGGTAGAAACTTGTTATAATGTTGAGATTGAGATTTATCAGGATGACTTTGGTAGAGATGTAGTATATATTTCAAACGATGGTTCGAGTGGTTGTACCTATCCTTATGATGATGAGAATATGCTGAAAGAAATCATTCATGACTACATTGATGAAATGCTTGATTATGATTTAAAAAATAAATAAAAATTTGCTTAAAAGACCATTTACAAATGGTCTTTTTTGTAATATAATATATATGTACTTAAAAATGAGTACATAAAAGGAGGAAATAAAAATGAAAAAACGTTTTCAGATTACTTGGTGGGGTGATTGTCTTGGTATGCAAAACAGACTTGAAGACATGCTGGTTTATGAAACCAAAACCAAGACCCTTGAAATAGCAAGACAAGAGAAGAAAAGTCTTCAAGCAGCATATAAAGGACTCTATACAGTTTGGTATCAAATAGAAGAAGTTAAATAAGGAGAAGATAAAAAATGAAAAAGACTTTTGAATTCGGTAAGATTGATTATAATAATTCTGGCAGAAAGAATTGCCCAGTAACAGTTGAGGTTGAGCTTAGAACTAGAAAGACCGGTGAGCTTGAATTTACTGCTTGTGGTGACATCTGGAATCCTAAACGTACTTCTGTTTATTCCGCCGGTCAGAATCTTGACGAAATTGCAAAGTACATTAAGACTCCACTGTTCAAAGAAATTTATGATCTCTGGAAAAAGTGGCATCTTAATACTATGCATGCTGGCACTGAAAAGCAGGAAGAAGCTCTTGAGGCGTGGCATGAGCAGCTAAAAGCAGAGAAACCTGATACAATTATTCTTTATGACTATAAAAAAGACTGTGACTATCTTGAATCTATTGGTCTTCTCTGGGATGAAGCAAATGGTAAACCCTATAAATATGGTTGTGGCTGGTTGACTAGAGTTATTCCGGAAGATATAGTTAAGAGAATAGAAGAATTACTTGAGCCAGGAGGTGTGGTAATTTATGGAAAGTAATGTAAAGTTTATTTCATATGATGGCGACTATCCTTGTCTTTGCTATGGAACATTAGTTATAGAAGTTAAAGGAAAAGTCTATGAACTTAAAAATGTCCTTGTCTCCGGTGGAAGTGTTTGGTTTGATCCAGAAGAGTGCTCCTTTGATGTAGTACAGGGAGAATGGGAAATCAGTGATATATTTTTGCCAGATGAACTTAAACCTTACATTGATGAGATAACAGAAGTAGTAAACTGTGAAGTACCTTATGGTTGTTGTGGAGGTTGTATTTAAAATGGGAGATTGGACGCATAAAATAGTAAAAGTAAAACCTGAGTGGTTGAACCCGGGAGAAGACCCAAATACATTATATTTTGTAATAGAGGACCAAGAAGATAGGGTTTTAGTTGGATTACTAAAACCAGATCCTAAACGAGCTATTCAGAGCACTTGGACTTGGTCAAAAGATTGGTGTTATTTAATTTAAAAATTCGCTCAAAAAGCCGTTTACAAAAACGGCTTTTTATGTTATAATATATATGTAAGTTAAAAATGACTTACAAAGATAAAAAAGAGAGGTAAACAAAAAATGTATAATGAGATAATAAATAAAGTAAAAGAACTTGTTGAGGCAGAACAGAAAACCGGTCATTGCTTATTTGATTTTGATGATTTAGGGCACGATAGAAGACAGATGGCTGAAGTTCTTGATATTGAAATGGTTTATGATGAAGGTGAAGAAGAATATAAATTTAAGCACGAGTGGGAAGAGGAAGCAGTTAGACTAGCATTAAATTATTATTATAATTATTTATATTATAATAAATAAAAAATAATTTAAAAATTCGCTCAAAAAGCCGTTTACAAAAACGGCTTTTTATGTTATAATATATATGTAAGTTAAAAATGACTTGCAAAGATAAAAAAGAGAGGTAAACAAAAATGAAAACTTACAAGGATATCAATGTTGAGAACTATGAGAGCATTCTTGAAGAAGTCATTGCCGAGATAAAAGAATTGCTTCTTAATAAAGAAGTACAGTCTATCAGATATGGTTCTGGTAAAATCCTCGAGACTCCTGAAGTTTCCCTTGACGGCTCAGGAAGCGCTTCTGTCGGTATTGTCACAAACATTCAATTCGGAGAAGAGACAAAAAAGTTCTATATCAATGTTGCAATTGAAGCAAATTCAATTAGATTTGTGGATGAGACTCTTCGCGAAAAAATCTTTGAGGCAGTAGAAATTTTGAAACAGATTAAAGCTGTTAAAAATGAAATTAAGGTTGCTGAAGCTAAAATTCTCAGAGAAGCAAGAGAAAAACTTGAGGCAGAACAGAAGGCTAAAGAAGAAGCAAGAGAGCTTGAAGAAAAGATTAAAGCAAAGCAGAAAAAAGTTATTGATTCTCTTAATGAGATTAAGAAAAAACCTGCTTCTACAGATAGCGACTTTTATTATGCGCTTGGTTGGATGACAAAATATGTCGGTACTGTTTCGGCTGATATTCCAGATTATCTTGAAGACTGGTTTATTAAGAGATTTGGTCCTGAAGCACAGAAAAGAGTTATCGATACAACCAGAGCTACCTCTGGTGGTAATTCAATGAAATGGAATCCGAGTTTCTCAATCTCCTTTAAGAAACCCGAAAACATTCCGATTTCGATTCAGACCCTTATGGCTAAAAATAAAATTAACAATACAGCATTTGTCTTTGACCTTGTAGAGAATTATGGTTTTGTTTTTGGTAAGGCACAGGATGTTGAAGAAATTAAGAGACATATTCCTGAAGATAAACTTGAAAACTTTGAGAAAGGGTTAGGTGAGGTAGACGAATAATGGCAAGTAAAGAAGCAGCAGAATTCACCCAAAAAATTATAGACCATGCCTTAAAGGGTGAACACTCTGCACAAGAATTTATACGAAGCTTTGGTGGTTTCCTGGTAGCTAATACTATCAGGAAATCTACCAATAAGGTTGTACATATATTTAAGAAGGCATCTAAGGTCGCATATAAAAAATATTTAGAGGAATTAGAGAAAGGAGTAGACAACTTTCAGCTGTTGTTAGATCATCGAACATATAATAAAGTTGCAGACTTTTATAAAAAAGAATATAAGATTGCACTTGATTGTATGGATGAATATATCAGTTATGCTTTATTCTCTGGCAGATTTACTAGACATGTATTGCTAGGATATGAAAGACCAGATGAAGATCTAATAGACAGTCGAACAGATGCATTTTACAAGAGAAACAATGAATAGTGAACTTGCAGTTTTGTTTAAAGGTATGGCAGATCAGGGTGTTAAGATGATTACTCTTTATAGCCGAGACCATGTACCTGTTGGTGCCATCTTCTTGGATAGCGTTAGATTTAATGATTTGGCAATTAGCTTGACCAAAGAAATTTCTGAAAAATATTTACTGTATATTAACGGTGTGGCAATCTTTTTTACCTATTATAATAAAAGTTAGGAGAGAGTAAAATGACAGAAAATGAAATGTATTTTGAAAATCTTGATGAGGCACTTAAATTTATTAAAGTGTTACATGAGAACTCTATAAACGATAGTAATCATTTTAATGATATTCACACGTATGAAGAAGAGACTGCGATCATAGTTAAGTGGGTACAAATCCCGTATGATCGTGACTATGGGGGTGAATATCGTTATGTAGATGAAGACGAAGATGTTATGGTAGAGTTTCGTTTTCCAGATAATCACTATGAACATTTTCTTAGCCGGAAAGAAGCAGCTGCTGCTCTGCAGGAATGGCTAAAAGAAAATCCTGGTTGGCTAGAAAATGAATATGGTATATGGCATCATGTAAGTGAGGAAGATTAAATGGAAAGTTGGATTAGAGTTAGAACACGCACAGACGTGTCTACAGAGCCCACATTCGAGGTTTCTGAATTCCTAGGTACAATTCCAGATAGCGAAGGAATGCAAGAAATTGGCTGCTTAAAATACGCATACGACCAAGATGATGTAATCACTTCTCACTGTGAAAGCTTTCAGAATCGATCGGATTCTGATGTGACAGGCGTTTGCGTTAACTGGCCGCTCACTAAATCTGAGATAGATGACATTCTAGAAGATGCATCGGTAACATTACTTACGCACCAGTTTAGTGAAGATGGATATGACCTTACCGGATCTGTGTATCCAACTGTAAACTCCGAGACTAAGTGGCGACATCTAATTAACATGCTTAGTGAAGCCAAACAAATTATGGTTGAAGATCCGGATGCAAAAGTTTATTATTGTATGTGGTATTAATGAAAGGAGACTAAAAATGAAATATACTGCAAAGCAGCTTAGGAGTCTTTATAAGAAGCCGGCGAAACCTAAAAAAAGAAAATAAAATATTTTTAAATTTGCTCAAAATACTATTTACAAAATTCCATTTTTATGATATAATATATATACAAGCTGAGAACAAAAGAGCTTGTAAAGAAAGGAAAGAAAAATGGAACTTGCAATTGTAATGTTTGGATTTATTATGTCAATGTGCATTCTTGATGGAATTGTTGAGGGCATAATGTTTATAATAAATCATATTAAAGAAAAGAAAGCATTACAAAAAAGAATTAAAATGTATTTGGCAATGTCTGAAGAGTATCAAAAGACAGGCCGTAAAACTTGGTAAATAGAAAGAGAGGAAATTAAAATGACAGACAGCTTAAAAAAGAAAGTACAGTTTGTAAATGAGATAAGTAATGCAGTTACAAAAGTTCAGGCTAATGTGACAAGTATTCAATATCGAATTTTCAAGAATTTGAATTATATAGATTATACAAAAGAATATCTTGTTATTAATTATAAGGGTGGTGCAAGAACGGTTAGAATCTGTTCAGGTAACAGTTATTCAGCAATCTTTGAAGAGATATCAAAATATCTTGACCGTGGATATTATGCCGAAGAGTATGATCTCTATGACATCGAGAGACACCCAGAGACTTGGCAAGAGGAGGTAATTTAAAATGTCAACTACAAGTAGAATTACATATGTAAGACCCGATGGACTAGTAAGAAGTATCTATTGTCATTGGGATGGTTATTTGGAATATAACGGACAGATTCTTTCCAAATATTATAATGGAAGTAATCTAGACAAACTTATGGACCTTGGTGATCTTTCTTCTCTTGGTAAGAATCCGGTATCTGATCCAAGAGGTTGGGAAATCCCGAATCAGGTAGGAACTGAAGCTTGTGTTTCCTATAGAGATAGAGGCGAGGACTGCCCTGCTAAAGAGTTTGCTTCTATTGAAGACTTTAGCAAGGATGGTCCTTTGGATGAAAACTTTAATTATATTTTTATGGATGGCATTTGGTATTACTGGCAAGGCGACTGGACAGATGAATTTGGAGTTTCACAACTGAAAATTTTAGCTACAGCTATCGGAGAGGAGAATAATATTTAATTATGGATAGAGAATATGGAAGAGCATCATCAATGGATGATTATGATATTGAAGATTATGATCTTGATGATATAGATGATTCTGATACTAATGAAGACTTGATGTACGAAGTCTGGATTCTCGGTTACGATGAAGACGATAACGTGACTGAAGACAACACACTGGTTGAAACATTCAGTGAAAGAAAGGCCGCTATTAACTTTGCAGATGATTTGCTGGATCAGATTATTGATCGGGAAATCGATGTGCGAGATGATTATGAAATTTCACTGGTTACAAAGTATGTCGAGATTCGAGTAGAGTCAGTTATTGAAGTTGATGGATATACAGAAAATGTTGATACAATTTTTTCAAAACATTCTATAATTTAACTCAAAAAACTATTTACAAATAATTAATGTTGTGCTATAATATAAATACAAAAACAAATAATTAAGGAGTGTGTTTTAAAATGAGAACAAGCAAATATCTTGGAATGAAATCTGGTAATTGGACTTGCACACATGTTGGAATCGCTTATATAAACGGTGCATTTTATAAGGGCACAAGAAAGCGTACAGCATTTCCGGGGCATCAGACTTACTATTATATTTTTGAGAGACCAACTTCTGATAATAAGGCTGAGAAGCTGATTAGACTTAATGCTGCAGAGGCAAGAAAAGTTTGGATTGGTGAAGTAACAGTTGAAGAACTTGTTCAGAAGAGAGTCGCAAAGAAGACAGATAGATTTACTTCAAAGGTAAGTTATCATTTCTTTAAATAATAAGTTAATCATGGAGGGTGATTAAATTTATGAACGAACTTGAAGAGGTTTATAGAGATTTGAAAGCGAGTGCCAAAATGCTTGGCACTCCTTATGAAAAAGTTTCCATAGACGAACTCGCAAATAAATATTGTGAAGCCACAGATAATCAAGATGATTACACTCGTGATATTTATTTCAGTGCTTTGATTCTTAGATTCTGGTTTAAGATTTCAAAGATGTATGCTGAGAACAGAACTCTGCAACTTAGTTATACTGATTATTTTGATTGGCTGACTGGCGCAATTATTCAGGCTTGTGCTCCGGACGCTAGAGCTTGGCAGAAGGATTCTAAGTTATCTGCACAGCAGGTAATTAACCAAATCTTGGCAACTAGGTTTGTAGCACAAGCTTACTATGAGTCTAATCTTCTCAAGAATAAAGGTAAACTTTCTACCTGTAGTTTGGATGAAGAGCTTGATGACGAGTCTGGATTAACTATTGGTGATAGAGTAGCAGATGATGAAGGTTATGCTGCACCCGAAGATACCGATGATAAAGTTAGATGTCTGATTCAGGATTTCATCTATGAGAATAAATTGCTTGAAGCAATTATCTTTGATAACATTGCTTACAAAGATTGCTATAAGCATGAAAAGAAAGTTATCAGAACCACAAATCTTGATGGCGAGAAGGTTAGCTACACTAGACACATGTCTACATTTTGGCCATACAAGTTGGTCAAAGAACTTCGTGAGTTAGATGCCGAATATGCCACATATTTTATGAATGAGTATCATGTTTCTACCAAAGCTTTTGAGGCAGCATTCAATACTCTTCAGAAAGCTAACTCACAGAAGAAATACAAAATAGTTGAGAATGCTTTGGCAGATCTCAAGAAATATGTAGCAGCAACAGTTTAAATATTTTTCATATACTCTCTTTCTAAAATACCCGGAGGCTTATTAAATTAGGTCTTCGGGTATTGTATATATAAAATGTAATTATATATAATTGGAGGAATTATAATTTATGCCATATATAGATGTAACAAGTCAGGACGCTTATAGAACTTTTAATATTAGACTTGCCAAATTAACTTCTTTACAAGTTGCAGTTTATTGGAGTGAAATCTCCTCAATTATGTATAAGGTAATTAAGAAGAAAGCTTTCGATACTGAAACCGGATTATTTATGGTGGATCGAAACTACATAGAAGATAGAACCACTCTCACTAAAGAAGAGCAGCTTCAATGCGATAACGTGTTGTCGAACATCGGCGTACTGCAGCAGGATGAGTCTGATCAGAATAAATTAGTGGTAGACCAGCAGAAGATGATAGAATTCCTGATCGATGACACAATAGTTCCGAATACGAAATGGAAAAAACTAATTGGTGAAAATAAAGCTCAAGCTTCCGCACGTAAAAAAGCCGGTCAGATTGTTACGATGAAATCACTGATTAGTGAAAAGGATCCAGTGTTACGATCTAAATACGAAAGTTGGGTTGAATCAGTTTATGCAAAACCAAAAGGCATATCCTATTTAAATAGAGCTGCTATTAATTTATTTGAGTCTGCTATAAATAGTTACAGTGCAGATCATGAAATCAGATCTACGTTACTGGATATTGCCGCAGCTACTGGTTACACTAAAGCTGAGTGGGTCATTAACAAATACGAGCAGGATCATCCACGCCGATGCAAAGAACAGAAGATTACTAGTACAGTTAATACAACTAATATATTTTAAAAGGAGAATTAATATGGGTTTGGATATGTGGCTCAGAGCTAAATCGGATCAGATGGCTCCAACAGATCAGACTGGAGTTTGCAGTGGAATCTTTGGAATAGTTCCAATGGAAGATGAATCGCATAATATAGAATTGGGTTACTGGAGAAACGCACACGATCAGTTAGATCTAATATTTGACACTATTAGTGGAACTGGTAATTCGTGTGATGACATCCGGATTACACATGACGAAATTAATACTATAATAAAAGAAGCAACTAGAATTCTAGCTACACATGCATTCGATGATGATGGTTATGACATATCTGATGATAGAGATGATTATAATATGTGTGGTGTTTGGCATGCTAAACAGAAGTGGCAGCAGACGCTAGATTATTTTAGAGCCGCTAAAGAATTGTTGGAGAAAGATCCTTTGGCAGAAATATATTTTTGTTTTTATAATTAACTTAAAAACTTGCTCAAAAAGCCGTTTACAAATTAACGGCTTTTTGTTATAATATATTTGTAAGTTAAAAATAACTTACAAACAGAAAAGAAACGAGGTAAATACCAATGACAAAATTTCAGGCATTCACAAAGAAACTTGACGACTTTGAAGATAACCATCCCGTCATTGCCGATATTATTAAAGTAATTTGCAGTATTGGTATAATGATTTGTGTTGTAATAATTGCATCTGGTTTAATGTATTAAAGAGAGGTGATTGAAATGTTATATATGGACACACCAACTCAGATATGGATGGACATCTTAAATTGGTGCTTTAATAACTTTCATTGGATTCTATTGGCATCCTTGATTATTTTGATTATAGATATAATTTATTGTGTTAAGAAGAGGTCAAAGAAAATGAGATGAATATAATAATAGAAATACTTTCTTATATCTGGCCAATATTGATTGCTTTAATAATAATTATTTTAGGAGTGTTCATATATAAACATAAATAATTTTTTAAAGAGCCTTGAAATATTAGGCTCTTTTTTATTGTATTATTATATTAAAGTTTTTTATAATGAGGTTAATATAATGACTATTTTAATTACGGGAAGTTCCGGATACATTGGAAAGTATTTAGTTAATAAGTTTAGTAATGAATCTAATACAGTTCTTAAGTATGATCTGCCTAAAGATATACGTAATTTACCAGCGTTGGAAAGAGTCTTTGAAGGTAATCAGATAGATCTGGTAATTCATTGCGCTGCACAGAAATATATAGATAGAGCAGAAAGATGTCCGCTATCTACATTTGATACTAATATAACTGGAACTTATAATATATTTTATCTTTGTGATAAATATAATGTTGGTACATGTATTTTCTTTTCCACGGATAAAGCTGTAGATCCAGTTAATATTTATGGTATCACTAAACATTGTGCTGAACAGCTGCTGCAGTATTTTGCAAAGAAGTCTGCTACACAATTTATAACATTAAGACTTTGTAATATTTATGGAAGTACCGGATCTGTTATTCCGATCTTTAAAGCAGCTATTCAGAAAGATGAACCACTAAAAATTGTAGATCCACGTATGCGAAGATATTTTATAACATTAGATCAAGTTTATGAAATTGTTGATGCTGCAATTAAATATGCTAAATCCGGTGACATTCTATTGTATAATATAAAGAAACCAACTCTAATTTTAGATTTGGCAAAAGCATTATGTAAAAAATATAATAAAGAATTTAAATATGAAATAGTTGGTAATACATATAATGAAAAACTTATTGAGACCTATTCATTAAAAGGCTGCAAAAGATTAGCAGGTAATGTTTATTATAAAAATGATAGGAGATAATTATGATAGTTAATGTAATGGCTTTTAATGGCAAGAAGTTTTCATACGAAATTAAAGATGAGAAGAATCTTAGAGGAATCGTAGTTACCGTTATATCCGGTGATCATGCAATAACTCCACTATATGAAGATGGCTCTTTTGATCATATGTATGATCCAAATAGAAAAATGCGTAAGATAGACTATTATGATGGTAGCTTCTTTATAGAAGCTCCCAATATTGAAGACTATAATAATCTTATTTATGCCGATGATCTATATGATGTAGATTGGGCAGAGCATCTAAATAAAATAGAGGAAGAGGATATTTAATTATATGAATAAAATAACACATTTAATTATAGTAATCCTTGTTAGTATTATTCTAATAGGTACAATGCTTACTGCTTCAATAATACTAGTATCATGTTCAAGTAAATCGACAGCTATTAATGAATCTATAGAAACAACAAATCCGGTAGAAGAGTCTACCCCCACTAAAGCTCCTATTGAAGAACCTCTTCCGGTAAATACAATAATCGATGCACTGTTAGGTAGACACAAGATATTAACAGTTACTGCTGATGAAGTTATAGTTATCACAGATCTAGGTGTGACACAAAAAGTAATAATGAATCGTTCAGCAGTCTCGATCAGTATTACCGACACAATAGCTTTTTATAAAGTGACTATAAAAGATAATACTGGTTTATCAGCAGATATGACATTAACTGAATCTGATTACAATAAAGTAATGAGTTGGATTTATAAAAATTAAAATATATAGAGGAGATAAATAATATGTTTCAGATTAGAAGAGGAGTATTCGAAACTAATAGTTCTAGTTCTCACAGTATATCCATCCGTAGGAATGGTCACACTTATACTAAAGATGAGATCATGAAAGGCCTTTGGTTATATGACGATGGTAGTTACTGTGTATGGGATAATGATATAGAATTCGGTAGATCACCTTTTGAACCACTTACTACTTTTAAAGATAAAGTCAGATATGCTCTGGCATCTTATCATGATGATCAAAATAAGATTGATGAAATTTGTAGTATCTTTACTAAGTATACAGAAGGTGGCTGGTTGGATCTAAAGTCTGTATTGATAGATAAAGATGATGAGGATCGTAGCTGGTATGGTGTAATCAGAGGTTATGTAGACCATCAGAGTATAGGAATACTTCAGAACTTCTTACGATCACATAATGTATCCCTTGAAGAATTTCTCACTAATTCTAAATACATAGTTTGGGTCGACGGTGATGAGTATCAGATTAAAGAAAGTCTGTTTGAATCAGGTCTTGTTCATATAGAAGACTTCGAAGAGGTAGATGCTAGTATGTCTAATGATGATCTGGAGTGGGAACAGTATAAGAAAGATAACCCTGATTGGGATAAAGAAGATGAAGACGATGATAGTGATGAAGGTTGAGATCCTCAGCTTTTAATGATGAGATAGAATATTTTTTAAACTCGCTCAAAATATTATTTATAAATAAATAAAAATATATTATAATATATTTGTCAATGAGAAACAAAGTCTGTTGACAAAAAGGAGAAATAAAAACAATGATAGTATATTTGGTAGAATCAATTAAAGATTATGAATATGGTTGTCGTGAGGTAGTTGAAGTATGTTCTTCTTATGAACTGGCAGAAGAGTATATTAACCAGCAGAGCGACAATGGTGACGTAGAATTCTGGAACGGTTCAAAAGAACCACAATATACTATTACACCTTGGGAAGTATTAATGGAAACAGAAACAACAGACAAGGAGAACTAATTATGGCAAATCAAGATTCTGGATATGCTTTAAAAAATGAAAATGATACATACTACTGTGGACTCAATATGTTTGACAAGCAGTTAAGAAAAGTTAAGATATATCATAGTCTTCGTTATGCCAAAGAAGCTATCGAAAACATCAAAGAAAGAAACCCAGAACATCGAGATGATGTTTGGAGAATCATCAAGGTAGAGATAAGAGAGATATAAAAATGGAAGACTATAAGTTTATACCAGAAGAAATGAAACCCTGCCCACACCGCGGAGCGAAAATGAATAAGGAGAAACAATACAATGAAAGATATTAAAGAACTACTTTTTAGAGAATGTGCACTTTGGGAGTCTATCTATAGACATTACGGAACAGTGTTGGGCGAAAATCACGAGTCTACTATTACAGCAGAGCACAAATTCCAGGCTCTTTATAATGTGATTGAAGATGCTGACCTTGATGGAGAATATGCGCAGTGGGAGAATTGCGGAGCGAAGATGGACGGAAAGGAGAATGAGAAATAAATGAATAAAACTTGGGTAGTATTAAGACTTGGTAAATGGAATCATAAAGCAACTTCAATGTTTGTTTATAACAGGGTATTTAAAAATGGTTATAAGTGGACACCAATATGTCTTAAGCAATTTCGTTATATTTAAAAAATGGAAGATATAATAAAACAAATTTAAGCAGATATAAAATATGCTAAAGAACATGATATAGACTTAAAAGAAGAATGTATCATAGATGCTATAAGGAGATGCGAAAGTATGTCTAAAGAATATGATCCAGAATATGAAATTTATAAATGTGAGCAAAGACTAAAAGATAAGAGACCTACTCCAGGTCCATGTCCTATATGTGGTAGTAATCCAAGTTTGCTGATCCGCTATTTAGGTAAGCCTGACGGTCAAGGATATCCTGGTTGTTTTACATTCCAGTATAAGTGTCCTGAATGCGGATATCTAGAAACAGATGATATAGATTCTATTTATAGATCTGAAGAGGATGCTGTAGATATGGCTGCTAAAATGTGGAATGACTATTCTAAAGATATTAATACATTTATAGATAGTACTCGAAATAAATCGACTGTTAATATTGGTCATCCTTCTATAGAAGTTAAGAAAGAAGAAGCTTGGAATAAGTTACTTAAGCTTGGCGTTATAGATGAAGATGGTAATATCACAGAAGAATATAAAGATATTATTGTTAAAGATACTGAGCCTCCAGTCGGCTATAAAGATGATGAAATCTTTCTTCCTTCTGTAGATGAATATGAAAAATACAAAGATGTAATTCCGTCTATAAATACTTATTGGTGGACAAGAACACCAGGTCAAAAGATACTTACAGATATGGCTATAAGTATAATTACACCCGCCAAAACAATTCAGTTAGATGCTTTTGTCGCTCATAATGCCGTTCGTCCTATGATTCATCTACCAAATGGTACTACAGAAATCAATGCTCCTATTGGTGCAAAAATAAATCTATATAACTTTCCTTGGGTAGTAATAGATAAACATCTTGCAATAGCAGAAGTACCTATCGGATTTGAAAAGTTTGATGGTAACTGGAATGATTATCTTACAAGCCATATAAGAAATTATTTAAATAGGTGGCTTAATGAAAGAAAAGAAAAAATTGATTAAATTTTAATTTTTTGATTGTATAATATAAATGCAAGGTGCTACGAAGCCGAGAGGAAACGGTAACTGCAGATGCGGAGTTATTAGAGGAGCAGTAGTAAATGGAGTGAAATGAACAGCCTTACCTCCTTGAGCGTGATCGAAGTTTGAAGTACTAAAAACTAAGATCTAGGTTGATACGCTACAAAGCTTTATACGCAGGCCGAAGTAGAGCATAGAATGGTGAATAGCCTATTCCCTTCAAAAATAGGAAGAGTCTTATGTGAAAGGCATATATCCAGGTCTGGCTGGAGAAAAAGTAAGTAGGTAATGTCCTGATGATGACAGTCTCCAGAAAAAGTAGGGGAGAGAAGTGAGACGTCACTTATGTATGAGCAGACTCCGGTGAGACCCCACCTCCACCATCGCAATTAAATAATAGAAGCCATTATCAAAAAGTTGATAATGTGGATCCACTGTAATTTTACGTTGGTATAGTGTGGCGTGGTTAAAGTACCGTTCGATTCGGTTGTCAAACAGTGGGAGCATATCTAGACCACGCAAATGGATATGCAAATTGAATAGTTAATGAATAGTTAATGCCCTCTGGCAACTCTACGGAGGCCAGTGAAAGACAGATACTCTACGGAGATGTGAAAGTACTATATGAGTATAGGAAATCTTAATGCGAAAGGCACATTTTTAAAAAATATTCTCGCTTAGCTCAGTTGATAGAGCATATGGCTTTTAATCGTAAGGTCATGAGTTCAAACCTCATAGCGAGAACCAATATATGATCTCCTTTGTCCAATGGTAGGACGGCCCCATTAGAGGGGTTAAGCGCAAAGTGTGAGGTTCGATTCCCACAGGAGATCCCAAATTAAAAGATGTTAATTAAATTAAAAATTAACATCTTTTTTTATCTTAAAATTAATTTTTCATTGTATATTATAGTACACAAATAAATTCTGCAAAGAGGAAAAGTCATAATGAAACAGATAAGAAAAGGTGTATTTGAAACTAACAGCAGTTCTAGTCATAGTTTACAGTATTCTAAGAAAGATAGAGGATATGACTATAATCTACCAGTAGATAAAGACGGAACATTAACTCTTCAGTTCGGTGAATTCGGATGGGGTACTGGAGATGCTGAAGATGACCTTCTAAAAACTTCACTCCAGAAGATATCTTATTTTATTACAGATAATTGTGATCTTTGGGATAGAGATTATGATTCTTGGGATGAGTTTATAAAAGACTTTATTAAGCTGCCTAAGATTGCAAAGTTGCTTGAAATAATTTATTATAAATGTCCACAGGTTAATAATATTAAATTTGATATGGCACCAGATAGTGACAGTAATATTGGATATATTAATCATCAGAGTCAAGGGCTTACAAAAAATATTTATACTAGTGAAGATATTGAAAATCTTATTTTTAATAACAGTGTAATGATTATTATTGATAATGATAACGGTGGTTACTGGAATGATTATGTAACTTGGGATGAAGACTTTCCGGCAACAGAAGATATAGAGGAATTGTTTGATTAATGAAAGTTGTTATTAATAGATGCTTCGGCGGATTCTCACTCTCCAAAGAAGCATATGATTTCTTAGGTCTTGAGTGGGATGGTTATGGTTTTGCTTTTAAAGAGCCAGAGCCAGAAATAAGAACAGATCCGAAATTAATAGAATGCGTAAAAACTTTAGGCAGTAAAAAAGCCTCTGGTAGATGCGCTCAATTAAAAGTAGTTAGAGTTCCAGATAACATTGAATGGTATATAGATAATTATGACGGCTTAGAAACTGTTGAGGAAGTACATAGAACTTGGTGTTAAATATATTAAAAAAGAGTATCCAATTTGGATACTCTTTTTATATGCTAAATTATACGAATAATTAAATTTTTAATGAGGGTTATTTTATGCAGGCTAATTATACAGATATCTTAATAGAAGAATATGATTATACTTATGGTAAAGATTTTGAATGTATTGATAAAAATTTTTTATATAAATATAAAGGTAAAGATAGTCATGTAATTATTCCAGAGGGTATTACTAGTATATGTGCATATGCTTTTGCTTGACAGCCTCAAATAGAAAGTATTACTATACCTAATACTGTTAAAAGTATAGTTAATAATGCATTTGATTGCTGTATAAATTTAAAAACTATAAATCTACCGCAAAGTTTAACATCTCTTGGCGATACTGCATTTTGTCATTGTCATAGTTTATCTGAAATAATTATTCCAGATAGTATTACTCAACTAAAGTTTGCTGTTTTTGCACATTGTGAATCTTTAACTAAGGTAGTTTTACCTAAAGGACTTACCAAAATAGGTAGTAATGCTTTTCAAGATTGTATTAATTTATCTAATATAAATATTCCAAATAGTCTTACTTCTATAGAACGTGCTGCATTTATGAATTGTACAAGTTTAACAAAATTAGATCTTTCAAATACTAATATTACTAAAATTGAAGACCTAGCTTTTGCTGATTGTTTTAATTTAACCTCCCTAATATTTCCAGCTTGTTTAGAAAAAACTGGAACTGATATTATTGATAATTGTGAAAAATTAACACAAATATATTTACCAGATAATATTATAAATATAGCACCCTTTGCTCATAAAACTGCTTGCAAAATTATAACTCGTAATTGGTCTGCTTTTATGAAATTAATTAGCTTTGATACTTTGAGTAATACTAGTTTAGCTAAATTAAATCCAGACGTTTATGATAATTTTCCTTATTATAAAGAAGTTAAAAAAGCAATTACTAATTTTGATTTAACTGGTTTAGAAACACAATTAAACATTTTTATTGCCGCTCTTATAGCAATGATATTAAAAAAACCAGCTGTATATGAAGAACTTTTAAACTTTTTAGTCCAAGGTTATTCTAAGGATGAAATAAAAAAAGCAATAAAAGCAGTTGTAGCAGATAAAGAAAGTATACAAATTGTTATAGATAAACTAAATTCTATTTTATAAAATAATTAATAAAGATAAGAAGGGGTATAGCAAGTAATAGTATAAGTTATACAGTTGCACCACAGACAATTAGTTTCAAAGTATATAATACAAACGGTACATCTTATAATACTTATACAGCAGAAGTTGGAATGTCTTGGTATACATTTTGTGAAAATGATGAATATGGTAGATTTATATGTTCACATGAAGAAGGCTTTGTTTGAAATCAAAGCGGAGCAAGTACTATAAGAAATAGAAATGATAGTTCAAGAGTATATGGTAATGATGTTATTATAGATAATGGTGAATATAAATGAGCCATTGATGGTGGCGGTGAGAATTAAAAAATTAATATATTTTAAGTATAATTTTAAAATAGAAGAACATAATAATATGTTCTTCTATTTTTTATTGTATATTATAATACAAACAAATAAGTCTTACGGAAAGGAATTTTTAAAATGAGACAGATAAGAAAAGGTGTATTTGAAACTAACAGCTCCAGTACTCATAGTATTGCCATCCCTAAAACACATGCTGAGAAGTATCCAAATGTTATTCATTTTGGTATAGGAGAATTTGGCTGGGAATTTGAGGAAGTAGATCCTGCTGATTATTTATATACTGCTATTCTAGCTTATTATACTAAGCCATCAGAGCGTGAAGAAAAGCTTAATGAATTGAAAGCAGCATTAGATGCTCATGACATTCGATATACTATGGATAAGCCTGCTTTCTGGCATTCTGAAGGTTCAGATGCATACTATCTTGATAATGGTTATATTGATCATAGTAGTGAGCTGGGTGATTTCTTAAATGCAGTATTTGCAAGTCCTGAAACCCTTCTAGACTTTATATGCTATGGACTAGTGTTTACCGGTAATGATAATTCAGATGATGAGGAACGCATTTTTGTTTTTAGAGATTGTCCTACGTATACTGAAGATCATTTTAATTCTGCTACCAGAGACTGGACATCAGAAGAGAAACTAAATACTTATTATAAAGAAGAATATAATAATTATGATTGGTATGAGAAATGGAATTAAGATATTAATAATATAAATTTGAAAGGAAATTTTAAGTATGGAAATGTTCAATGGAATGTTTGGAAAAGTGGCCCCCGGAATGTGCAGACTTTCTATGAGCGGAGGACTTGCAGTAAAGACAAGTAATGGTTATAAGACATATAATCTTAAGACTAACAGACTTACTAACTGCAACAACTTTGTATTTAATATTGGTGAGGAATTTTTCTTCATAATTCCCACTAATAAAGTAGAAAAGGGAGACATTATTCTTGTGACTGGTAAGCCAAAGTGTGTTGTAGATGTAGGTAAGGATACAATTAAGGTTATTGATTATGAGGATTCTACTGTAAAAGATATTCTTCCAGAGCGTCATGTATTTATGGGTAATACTTATTTCTATGGTAAGATTGTTTCTATGTTTGGTAACGATTTTGCTAAGGGTAAGAAAGGCATGAATAAGATTATGTCTTATATGATGATGTCTGAAATGATGAAAGGTAATACCGGCACTGCTAATAATGGCATGAGTGCTATGCTGCCCTTCATGATGATGTCCGGCGGTAACTTTAATAATATGTTCGATGGCATGTTTGACTTTGATTTTGATACTACAGATGATAATGATGAAGATGCTTTTGAAGATGTAGATGATGAAAAGGACGGTGAATAATAATGGGTGGTGGATCTTGGACTTCTAAAGATTTCGCTTCTTATTCTACTGCAAGAGGATTAGATATATCTTATGATAGTAGTGGTTATGCTACAATAGCTAATAAGTATTCTACTCAGGATCTGTATTCATCAAACTTTCTTCAGGATATTCTAAATCCTTATGGAGTAGTAAGACAGTGTTGTGATTCAGAAGAGCATCCTAATACTATCCCGGTAATACTCGCTTTGGACGTTACCGGTAGTATGGGCGGAGCTGCTACTGCAGTTGCTAGAAAACTGAATGAAGTAATGACAAGACTTTATGAGCAGGTTCCTGATGTAGAGTTTTGTATCATGGGTATAGGTGATCTTGACTATGATGCTGCACCCATTCAGATATCACAGTTTGAATCAGATATTCGTATTGCTACTCAGCTTGATAAAGTTTATTTTGAAGGTGGGGGTGGCGGTAATGGATTTGAGTCATATACTGCTGCTTGGTATATGGGATCAAGACATACTGATCTAGATTGTTGGAAACGTGGTCAGAAGGGTATTATTATTACAATGGGTGATGAGCCTTTGAATCCTTATTTACCAAAGAAAAGATTGGCTCATGTTACTGGTGATAACCTGGAAGCAGATATTGAAACTTCTGCTTTATATAAAGAAGTAACTGAAAAATTCGATGTATATCATCTGGCTGTAAAAGATGAGGATAGTAGCTATGAGTGGCATAAGAGAGAACTTCATAAATCTTTTGGTAAATATTTTGATGAAGATCATCTGCGTGTAGTAACTCTCGATAACATTGCAAATGTTATTGTAGATATTATTTCAAAGTCTACTTCGGCAAGTGCAAATGTAATTGAGAATCCATCGGAAGGAATTGCGTGGTAATATATGGATAAAAAGAAGGTCAAAGTTATTATTGGCGCTAACTATGGCGACGAAGGAAAAGGATTAGCTACAAACTATTTTTCTTCATTTAGTCATAAATGCTTAAATGTATTATTTAATGGTGGCTGTCAAAGAGGTCACACAGTTGAGCTAATAGATGGTACGCGACATGTATTTCATCATTTTGGTAGCGGTACATTTAATGGTGCTAATACATACTTTGACCAAAATTTTATTCTAAACCCAATAATGTTTTGCCAAGAGTATGATGAGTTGAAAGCTATTATTGATACCCTGCCTCAATGCTACGTATCCCCTGAATGCAGAGTATCTACTCCTTATGATGTTTTTGTTAATCAGATAGTAGAAACAGTTAGGGGTGAAAATAGACATGGATCATGCGGCTGGGGTATTTGGGAAACTACTCAGAGATATAAAGATGAATGGTATAATCGTCCACTGTCTGATTTAGCTCTAATGAGTGATAAAGGACTTTGGCTCTATTTTGCAAATGCAGCTTGCTATGCTATTGATAGATTGGCTACAGAATATAATATATCATATGAAGATATTCCTGAAGAATATAAAAAGCTTTTTGAATCTGAGACACTCAAGCTTAATTTCATATTAGATTTTAAAAGAATGATTTCTCTTATGAAATTTAAGGAGTTTAATGAAATAGCTTCTGAATATGATACTATTATATTTGAAGGCGGGCAAGGTATTGCATTAGATGAAAATAATGTAGAGGAGTATCCAAATGTAACTGCAAGTAGCACTACTTCTAATATTCCAATGCAAAGGATAAAAGATTTAGATTGTGATGTAGAAATTTGTTATATAACTCGATCATACTTTACTCGACATGGTGCCGGCAAATTTCTTACTGAATGCGCTAAATCAGAGATCAATCCTGATATTGAAGATAAGACAAATGTCTATAATGATTATCAGGAATCTATTAGATATGGATTATTTTCTTTAAAAGATTTTGAATGGCGAATATTTGAAGATTTTCATAATGCTTGGAAAATAAAATCTGATATTAAATGTTCAGTTTTCATTACACATTTAAATTATACAAATGGTAATATAGCTGGTGATTGTGATATTTCAGATATAATAAAAAGATTTGATATAAGTTATTTATGTGATGAAAAATATGGAATGTATGTAATAAAGAAAGGAAATACAAAAAATGATACAAATTAGACCACATACTTTTGAAACAAATAGTTCAAGTACTCATAGTTTAGTAATGTGTTCAGATGATGAATATAAGCTGTGGTTACAAGGAAAAACATATCTATGTATTTGGGAAGGTTATTTTGCGCAAGAAGCTAGAGACAAGTATAATATTCCAGAATTTAAAGAAAATCAATTTTATCCAGTTGATGAAATAGATAAACTATTTAATGAAACTCTTGCAGAAAATGAATTTGGATATGCATATGATAGATATGACTATTTTCAAACAGCAGATGAATACTTTGATTCAGAATATCTTGAAAGTTATGATGAAACATATGAAACAAAAAGTGGTGAAATAATTCATGCTTTTGGATTATATGGATATGATGGATAATTATATGTAATATAATAATTACAACTGAAATGTCGCATAAAATATGTGACATTTCTTTTTTATAGTATCTGCTAAATTATATGATATATAATTATACAAACTGAAAAATATTATATAGAGGAGATATTTTTATGGGTGTAGATAAATTAAATGATAGATTAATAAATATTGAATCCGCATTAGGCGGGGATACTCCTGTTCCAGTTGATACAGCTGATAGATTAGATTGGCACTTAGTTGAAATTGAGCGTCTAATTGATTATAATGAAAATTGTAAATAATATATATGAAGATTAATTATATAATTAAATTACTGCTCTATAAAGGGAGTTAATTTTATGAACTATACAGATAGATTAATAGAAAATTATGAATACCCGCCAGAGTTTGAAGTTGATGATGACGGATATTTTTGTACTTTAGTAAAATATGCTGGTACAAATGCTAATGTAGTTATTCCTAATGGTATTACTGAAATTGGAAGGGACGCCTTTAGAGGTAATGCTTTTATAGAAAATGTTACTATACCTAATACTGTTAAAAGTATAGAACCTTTAGCTTTCTGTGATTGTAAAAATTTAAAAACTGTAAATATGTCTGATAAGCTTTTTTCTATTCATCATAGTGCATTTATGCGGTGTACCAGTTTATATAAAATAACTATTCCAGATAGTGTTAAAGAGGTTGGCTATCATACTTTTGATGGTTGTACATCTTTAACCGATGTAGTTTTACCTAAAAAGTTCTACAATATAGTATATGCCATGTTTCAAGATTGCCACAGTTTAATAAACATAAATATTCCAGATAATCTTCATGCTATTGACTCGGCAGCATTTAGAAATTGTAAGAGTTTAACTACCCTAGATTTTTTTAATACCCAGATCGGAGACATTGAAAATAATGCTTTTAGTGGTTGTTCGAAGTTATCTACTTTAATATTTCCTAATTGCTTATACAAAATTTATCTTAACTGTCTTGATGGGTGCATAAATTTAAAACAAGTTGTATTACCTGCTAATGTAAAATTGCCTATAGAGTCTGATCAGCCAACCTCTTGTAAAATTATAGCTAATAGTTTACATGTATTACTTAAATTAAGTGGGTATGATTCTTTACATACTGCACGACATACTGTTTGTTTAAATCCCGACTTTTATATTAATTTTCCTTACTATAAAGATATTAAAGAAGCATCTACTGAATTTGATTTGTCTGAATTTGATTTGTCTATATTTAAGACGGATACCGATATTTTTATTGGTATTATTGTAGCACTAGTATTAAGAAAAAATACTATCGCTAAAGAACTTGCTAAAGCTTTATCCTATTCACAAGATGAAATAAAAGCAGCATTAAAGACCGTTACGAATGACACAACAAGCATGCAAATTATAGCAGATAAGTTAAATGCACTTAATTAATAAATAATATAAATAATAATTTTAAAAAATAGAAGAACATATTAGTGTGTTCTTCTATTTTTTATTGTATATTAATATAGAATAATTTTTGGAGGCTGTTAATGAAAGTTATCGGATCATATAAGAATGGTAATTATAAGGTAATTATATTTGAAGATGGTACAAAGGTAAGAGCAAATAATCTTAACTTTTTTAGACCAGACATGCCTGAATCAATGGATATTAAAATTACTAACATGTGTGATATGGGCTGTAAACAATGTCATGAGGATTCTATACCTGATGGTAAGCATGGCGATATTATGAATCTTAAGTTTATAGAGACACTCCATCCTTATACAGAACTTGCTATTGGCGGTGGTAATCCTCTTGCTCATCCTGATCTCGTTTCTTTTTTGGATAAATGCAAGTCGCTTAGACTTATTCCCTCTATGACAATTAATCAGGTTCATTTTATGAGAGATTATGAGCTGGTTAAATTTCTTGTAGATAGCAAACTTATTTATGGCCTGGGTATTTCATTAACTAATGCCAGAGACGAGAAGTTTCTTGATTTAGTTAAGCAGTTTCCTAATGCTGTTATTCATGTAATTGCTGGATTGGCATCTATTAGAGACTTACAGTATCTCGCAGATCGTGGTCTTAAAATTCTTCTTCTTGGTTATAAGCAATTTAGAAGAGGCGAGAGTCTATATAGTAAAGATTCAAAAATTATTGATCAGAAAATTCAGGATCTTAAGGATAATCTTGGACAGGTTACTTCTTGGTTTGATGTAGTAAGTTTTGATAATCTTGCAATTAAGCAGCTTGATCCAAAGCGTATTCTCACAGATGAGGAGTATGACGAATTCTTTATGGGCAATGATGGTTTTGCAACTATGTATGTAAATTGTGTAGAAGAGGAATTTGCAGTATCTTCAACGTCTACAGAAAGATATCCTATTAAAGATAATATAAAAGATATGTTTGAAGTAATACGAAAGAGGTAGTTATATATGACATATGAAATATTTGAATTAGAGAGAGATACTAAAGAAATATCTATTGAGCAGGCTATTTTAAATCTACAACAACAGCAGTGAGAGTTTAATGATAATTATGTAGATTTTGCAGGTGTTAATGCTGCATATGATTATGCTATAGAATTATTAAATAAGCAGATTCCAAAGCCACGAAAAGTAATACCAGATCCTAATTATTTATGGCAATTTCAATGCCCTGTTTGTGATCAGATATTATCGCCTGCATTTTCATTTTGTCCACATTGTGGCCAAGCAGTAGAACAGTCAAAATAAATCTAAATGGGTATCTATTTTAGATACCTATTTTTATATCTATCTGATATGCTAAATTATACGAGATCTTATAAAGGAGTTTCAATATAATGAGTAAAGATAGATTAGATGATCATTTAAAAAATATTGCATCTGCCCTTGGTGGCTCTGGTACACCTACAACTGAAGATAAATTAGATTGATATTTAAATAATATTACTTCTTTAATTGAAGGTGGCGGAGGCAGCGCTATTCAGTTAAAAACTATTAATGGTCAGGATTTACAGGGAGAAGGTAATATTGAAATTACTACCTATCAGGCTTTTCCGGCTGATTGAGCAAGCTATACTACTTCCACAACTAAGACAATAGATTTTTGTAAACATATAGATACAGATGATACAGCAACAATCGGTATGGGATATTTTGGTGGTGCATCTTTTAAAGACAAGCCAGCAGGTCTCAGTAATTTTGATGTAGTTGTTGAAATTTTAGCCGGTCCAAAACAAAATGGTGTAGCTACAAAAGCAATACATTTAATTGGAACAAGCAGTAATATCTATCCTTATAGGTGAGAATATACTTTCTGGTCACATACACATGAAAGCGGCTGGCGTGGTGTACAACCAGAATTAACTACATCATCTATTACTGATGGAACACCAACTACAGTTATAGGTTTTGATTCTCAGGGTAGTCTTGTAAAAGCTAATACACCATCAGTTAAAATGTATAGTCATATGGTAATTATGACAAATAATATAATTAGACTTATTCTTCCATTTGCAGATTCAATAGAAAATCATAAAGCAAGTATGGTACAAGGTATAGTTGGAACACGATTACATTTTGAAACTTATGAGCCAACATTAGGACTTGGTTGAATCTTTTGAAATGTAGACGAATGGTCACTTTGAGATGTTACAGGAACAGAAATTGCTTATAGTGAAACATGCAATGATGTTATAACAGAATTAGAATAACACAAATATAAGGAGTATTATTTCTTATGCCTAATATACAAATAAATATTAATGAAAATAAAACAACAACACTAGCTACAGCTGGAAAGTATTGTGCAGATAATATTGATATAGTTACAGCAGTTCCTTCTGTTGGTGGGGTTTATTTAAGTGATGCTTCTGTAAGTGGCAGCACTTTAACATTAACAAAGCTTGATAAAACAGTTGATCCTGAGACATCTACCACAATAACATTTACTGCCTCTGATTCTATTTTATGATGTACTTCATCAACCACTTATGGAGATATAACAACAGCTTTAAGCAGCAGTAAAATTCCTGTTTATAAATCTGGCAATACTTTATATTTTTATACCGGTACCGGAACAAATAGTTATATTTTTAGTAGGACTTACGGAAATACTATTTCCCAAATTGAAGTTACCTCTTCTGGCTGAGGCAGTGTTGTTTCATCTGTATTAGAGCTTAATTCTAATAAAGCATCTACAATAAATGCTTCTTCACAAACAGCTGCCACAGATTTTCCAACAGTATCAGCGGTAGCTACATATGTTCAGAATGAGATTTCTACTGCTTTATCGGCTTCTTATTAATAAAGGAGTATAGTTAATGACTATTCCTAAAATAACTAAAATCGAATTATTTATTACCAATAAAAATAAGCTTAGCAGTAAATATACTAATGAAGTAATTAATACTAAAAAGTATATGGCTTTAAAAACTGCATATAAGCTTATTGATTATGTATATAATAATGCCCAAGAAGATAGTATTAATTCTGTTATATATTTTGCAGGAGATGAAGATTTAGCCCATTTTGAAAAGACAACAAAATCTTGTATTACATATATTAGAAATAAGGATAAGGAAAATAATACGCAAACCAAAATTACATTACAATTAACTGGTAAAAATTTAACCGAGGATATTCTTAAATTTATATTTGATAATCAAGTTTATTTAAAAGTTATTTTTAATGAAAATATTCAGCCTGAACAAGCTTTTCCATATGAATCTGGTCTAAAATTAATAACTAAATATTTACCAGAAACTTTTATTGACGTTATAATTAATCCAGAAAATATTAATTATTTATATAATTCTATTTTATATATAAATGAGCTTGGTTTTTCAAAGATAGAAATTAAACAAGACTTATATAGTATCTGAACTGATGAGAATTTTGATATTTTAGAACAGCAGCTTGACTTATTAAATACATATTATAAAGAGAAACTTGATGATTATACTGTACCAGATATTCTTTTAAATTACGGAATTGTTTTTAAACAAAGAATACTTTGTGATTATAGTGAAATACACAATCTTTGTAGGACTCTTCCATTATGTAATTTAACAAAAAAGACTGGTTGTGGCTTTAATGATTTTATCGTTGCTGATTGTCTTGGTAATTTATATACAAATGATCAGATTCCTTTTGATGTTGCAGAAAATAATATATTTTATGTTGGTACAGTGGAAAGTATAGATAGTAACAAAATAGGTTATTTATTTGAACAACTATCAGAAAAAACAGTAAGTTCCGACAAACTATCTTGTAAGAAATGTCTATTAAATAATATTTGTGATGGCAGTTCCATTGTTAGTAATTATATTATTACAAATAATTTATTAACTGTTCCATTTAGCTACTGTAGATGGCAACAAATATTTTTTAAGAAAATAAATGAATTTATTGAATATTTTGACTCTGCTCAAGATAATATTTTGTTTAAAGACTTCTTCTATGGTACTGTAACAAGGAGGTCTCATGAGTAAACCTTTATCTAATTGATTATTACAAGATATAAATATTAATGATATAGCACAAGCAGAAGTGATCCAAGAGGATATAGAAACTACACTAGTTAATTCTGCTACTTTAGTGACTAATGATGAAATAATTGCAGCCTATTCAAATATTTATGGTGCTTATGGTAACTTCTATAATAAGGGCTATAGTATTTATAGTAATTATAGTAATTATAGTAACTATAGTAACTATAGTAATACTATAAACATTAATACAAATCCAGTTGATAAAACAATTAAGCTCGGAGATTCTGTTACCTTTATAGTATCAACTAGTAATACTCCAGATAGTATTCAATGATATAAATCTGATATACCTACCGGTGGTGGTTATGCTATTTCAGGTGCAACTTCATTAGTATATACTTTCACTCCGACCTTAGAAGATTCTGGTAAATATTTTTATTGTAAGGTAACTAGAAGTTCAAATACAAAAACATCATCTTCTGCCTTATTAACTGTTAAAGTGGTAACAGTTTGCAATGCTGCAGCAAGAGTGGGGGAAACTACAAATATTATTTGAACTGAATCACCAAGTGGAGATACTTTAACTGGCTGTACTTCTTCAAATACTTCAGTAGCAACTGTTACATCAGCCGGAGTTATAACTGGCGTAAGTGCAGGATCAGCAACTATTACTATAACATTAAGTTCAGGCATAACTGCTACTACTACAGTTATTATAATCGGTGAATTAGTACCAACAGATTTAAGGTCTACATTTATTTGTTTAGCAAGTGCTATCCGAGCTTGTCGTGATATAACAACAAAGATATATCCAAATCAACTCGTATCAGCTTTGGCAGCTGGTGTCCCAACTAGTCAAACTTATACTACTTTAGCTGGATTATTTACTGCTCTCGGAAATGCTATCCGACAAATAAATAAGATGTCTGGCTCTTATACTATTACACAAATGTATGATGCCATTAGAGAATTCGGTAATTTAGCTGCACCTAGAATTTCTATTTCTGGAGATAATCTCAGTATTCAAGATATATCTAGAATAGCTGATAGCTTTGATGTTTATGTTGATGGTGTATATGCTGCAAATGTATTACCATATGACTACACACAAAGTGGTGAGGAACTTACAATAGCTAATGCTCCATATACACAAAGTGGAGAAGAACTAATAATAGGGGAATAATTATGTCAGTTAATATAAAATTAGGAAGCCATACAGTAACTGGGGTTTCAAGTATTAAAGTTGAATCAGCCGATACTGCAGGAACATATGAAACATTTTCTTTAGGAACTAGACCAACTTTAAATGCTCCAAGTATTTATAGCAGTACTTATGATGGTCCTTATATTACAGACTACAAAAGTAATAATGGAAATTTTGTTGAAAGCTATGATATTTATCGTATTTATTTGAACAGTCATACTAAGATTGGTACCTTTATAAAAAGTCCTGGTGGTTATAACCCTATTACAGAAGATAACTGTAATTTTTCCCTAGGTCTAAATAATATATATGCAATAGCAAAGGCAACAAACTTTAATGATAGTCCAGTACCCAGTAGTGAAACAACTGTTAATTGTTATTCTATTAGTACAACATTATCAAATTGTATAGAAACTACTGAAAAAAATAAATTTGTTCCGCATTCTTTTGAATTAACATTACAGGCAAATAGCGGATATGAGCTACCCTCCTCTATTCAGATAAAAAATGGTGCTTATACATATACTCTTAATGATGGAGTACTTACAGCTTTAACTCAAAGTTATGGAACCACTAATGGGTTTAGTGCAACCTATACAAAACTAAATGGAAAAATTGATATCAGAAATGGTTCTGGCACAGATTCAATTGAAATAATTGCAACAGCAACTGAAATTGTAGGTCAGCTTGTTACAGTTAATTATACTGTTGATGGTTATATGTGGGGAGATTTACAAATCAGAGAAACTAATTCAAGCGGAACTATAAAATATACAGGCCATGACAGTGAAACTGTGGCGTTCAGTACAGAAGCCACAACATTATATATTGAGGTTATCAATTATCAGGAATTTAGTGGAAGTATAACATATGCCGGAAATACCTATTCAATAGATTCATCCACAGATCATGTATCTATAGTACTTGATGGAACACATACTGAAATTAATGCCTCAGTTGATTATTGGGATTAGTAAAATAGAACTAATATTTTATTAAAATTTTTAAGAGATAAACAAAAATGAGTCTTACAACTTTAGTTGGAACAAAATGAAGAGTGGATTATTCTAATAATATAGAAATTCCTGGTGAATGATATAATATTAGTTTTTCATCTTCTTATTTTAATAAAAGTTATACCAAATTTGGTGGTAACGATAATGAAATAATATATTACTATCCAGATTATGATGCAGCTATTGATATTGGAGTAGCCGAAAATATAGGTGTCGATTTTATTACAATAACCGGTGGTACAGAAGCAACAGCTTCACAAGTAATTGATTGGTTTGAAACTAATGCAAGCCAGGTTTTATCTTATACTTTTGATTTAAATACATTGTCTTTAGGTAGTGGGACTCATAGTGTTTACGCACAGGCTAAAGCAGTTGGCTATGCAGATAGTTTAGTAAGTAGCGGAATAAACTATACTATACTACCACAATTAGACACTCCTACCAATCTTTCCGTCAGCGGAACGACCGCAACATTCGATGAGGTAGAACACGCCGAGAGTTATGAGTTCTTTGTAGATGGAGCGAGTATTGGAGAATATTCGGCGGCACCGCAACCGCCCTTTACAAATGTTAAGATACAAGGTAATGGAGATTTTGCAAATGGCTGTTCCGTAACTGTTGATGGTGTTGACATTACAAGTCAGATTAAGGGCTACCCAGGAACGCCTAAAACAATGACGGTCAATACTTCCTTTGTTGTTGTTAGTAGTGCAGGATGGCATGACACAATCGAGGTTTATGATGCTGAAGGCGGTAACCTTGTATGGACTAACAATAACACCGAAGGGACTTATGATTTAATGCCTTATTTGAACAATGGCTATTATATATATCTTGATTTGGATAGTTAAGAGGGGGTGAGGTAAATGGCTATAAGTGATTTAACAGGAACAACTTGGGTGTTTAATGCTATATCAACAGATTCATTCACCGCAGTTGGCAATCAGTGGGACATTAATTTTATTTCTAATTCTACAAATTATTCTATTCTGGAGCAAGTTTTTGATGACGACTCTGAATTGGGTAAAATATATTATAATACTACAAATGTTTTTAATGTTGCCTATGGGGACGAAGATGGTTTGTGGGAGGACGAAGCATATAAAACTATTGAGATTACTGGTGGCACTGATGTAACAAACTCAACCCTCATCTCTTGGCTTGAAACAAACGCCACGCAACAGTCCTCTCAAATCTCCGTTGACCTCTCTACCTTATCAGGCTGGAGCGATGTAACATCAGGCTCACATACTCTCACAATTAAAGCCAAAGCAACAGGTTACCGGGACAGTGAGGCGTCGACAGGGGTGAGCTTCGAGAAAAGCGGGACAACTTATACTGTTAACCTGCGAGCAGATAATGGTTATGGAGCAGTACCTGGTCATGCACCTGATGGTTATGTCAAATATCGAGTGAATGGCTCAACAGTTGGTATGATAACAACCTACGGCGTAAGTACAACCCTGACTAATGTTGAACAATTAGAAATAAATTGTAACTATAACGGTGGCTTCATAAACGAACTACGAGCATCGGATGAAAGTTTTATAACAGATTTATCGTACGATGGAGATGCGTGGACTGATGTTTCGGCATATCTTTCAACAATAGCCGCAGAGTCCTATGTGGTGATTTATTGTGAGGACTAAACTATAAAAGCACAGATAGTCTATGATCAAAGAGGTAATAATATATGTCAACAATAACTGATTTAACAGGTACAATATGGATATTAAATGACATAATAAATGATTCATCAAGTAATTTTAATATAACATTTACATCAAATAGTCGAACATTCTATATACTTAATTTTGAAAGTTGGGACGATGATGTTGTATATTTCCAAAATGGAACAAATAGTTTAAAGTATTTATGGTCATTAAGTTATTATGTTCAATCAGCCGGAAGTTGAGATACTCCAGCTGTTTATGATGGAGATGATGACACTTGGAAGATTTCAACAAATAAATATAAGACAATAGAGATAACAGGTGGAACTGACGTAACTAACACTACCCTCATCTCTTGGCTTGAAACAAACGCAACACAAGTTCCGCCCTTCCCAATTTATACTTTTGATTTATCTACTTTAAATTTACCTGCTGGAAATTATACAATAACTGTAAAAACAAAGGTAACTGGGTATAAAGATAGTATAGATAGTAATTCAGAAACATATTCTATTATTCCATCAAGTTGGCCAATCTCAACAACAGTTACATATGGTTCTTATTCAGGAGCAACTTCTATTGCTGTAAATGGAACAGCTCAAGTAACAATTTCAGTAAATACAGGCTATGCTTTGCCCTTATCAGACTCAGATATAACTGTAACAAATGCCACATTAGATTCTTATAATTCAAGTACCGGTGTTATTACTATCAGTAATCCAACTGGTAATGTTTCTATAAGTACAACTTGTCCAGTTGAATATTCTATTACAACGACTATAACTAATGGCACTTCTTCAGGTGATTCTACAATTATTGCAGGCTCGACAGCAACTGTTAATATTAGCGCGAATAGTGGATATATTAGGCCAACAACAGTAGATGTTAATGGAGCAACATCTAGCTATAACTCTTCAACTGGAGTAATATCATTAAGTAATCCAACTGGTAATGTTACAATAAGTGCTACTTGTTCTGCTACTTATTATATAAGTACAACAGTTGATTATGGTTATTATTCCGGAGCGTCTTCTATGATTGCTGGTGAAACAGCTTATGTAACTATTACTCCTTATACCGGATATATTAGGCCAACTGTCATAACAGTTACAGGTGCAACCTATTCTTATAATTCAAATACAGGAGTAATATCATTAAGTAATCCACAAAATAATATAACAATTACAGCTACTTGTATTGAAAGATTAGATACACCCACATTATCAATAAGTGGTGATATTTTAACAATAGAAGATACTTCTGGTCATGCTGATTCATTTGATATTTTTGTTGATAGTATGTCTGCACCAGCTACAACTATATATACCGCTACAACTTATACTATTATTATAACAGGCGGAGATAATACCGAATATCTTAGCTGTGGGTTCGCCCCGGAAAAAGGAACCAGTACTGATATTACAGATGAGACTACTAATACTTTAATTGGCTCAGGAGGATTTTCTTTTAGTAGTGGTGTAGGCGATGATATAGTTATCACCAATGCAACAGGTGATTTTGTTAATGGTAATTATAGTACAAATGAATATGGTTCTTATCCAGCCCCAGAATTTGTTATTACACAAAATAGTTCCTGTACAGTTAATATTTTATAAGGTAAATTATTATGAGTGTTACTAATTTAACAAATACAATATGATATTTAAATGAAACTCTTGGGGATTCTGGTTGGGGCAGTTATGATGAAATAACTTTTAATATTACTTTTACCAGTAATGAAAATACTTATAATTCATTATATCTATATAGTGATTTTTCCTCACCAATAGATACTTGTTATATTAATAATGATAGTACAATGGTATATGATGGTTGAACAGCCACAGCTCATGGAAGAACACCAAGTTGAACTAATGATAATTATCGTATAATCAAAATTATTGGCGGCGGTGATGTTCGAAATTCTATTTTTATAGAATGACTTGAAAATGAAGCAGTTCAATTAAAAGTAGATAATTTAACTAATACCACTTGAATCTGAAGATATATATATTTTAATGAAGAATCTTTTGATGATACATATAATCTTGAAAGTAAGTATAATATTTCTTTCACAAGTAATTCTTCAAATTATACCTATATTAGCTTTAGTTGTAATGATCCAGATATGGATATTTATGATTTATGGTATTGTACTACTTCTACTTGGCAGCAGGGTACATGAACAAAAGTTCTTGAAGCTCAATTATCATATTATGATCAAAATGAATATACTTGAACTTGAACAAATAATAATTATAAACGCATAACAATAACTGGCGGAACTGATGTAACTAATCCTAATTTAATTAGGTGACTTACAAGATATGCTTCCTTAGTCACTACTTATACTTATGATTTAACACAATTATCTCTTACAAATGAAGGTGTTTATCAAATTACTGGTAAGGCTAATGCAGTAGGTTGTGCTGCTAGTAATTGAAATGGTTGAGTTGGTTATGCAGTATTTCCACAGCTTGATACACCAACAAGTGTTTCAGTATCTAATACAACAGCATCATTTGATGCCATTGATAAGGCTGGGCAGTATGAATTTTTTGTAGATGGTCAAAGTATTGGAACTTATTCTGTTACTACAAGTGGTTATAACGTATTATTAGATTTATCTACTTCTGCTTTTGGATATGGACAAGATACATATTATGCAACATATATTAAAGTTTATGATGGTACAAGTAATGCCGGGACTTTATTAGCTTCAGACATATCTCCAACAGCACCCACAACTAAAGATAAATCTTATATACGAGAATTAGTTAATTGTCAAACTGGTAATATTTATATTGAATGATATTGTGAATATTCTGATGGTATGATAAGTGAGGATTGATTACAAACAGGTTCTTCAAATTGTACAGTAATTCATAGTAGTGGATCTAGTGAAACTGCTCAAACAACTATAAGTATAACGGGCAACCCGGCAGTTATACATATGAGCGCTGAGGGTCTCCTTGATTAGGAGATAATATATAAATGTCTAATATAAGTGATTTAACTGGTACAAAATGAACAATAGACATACTTCCAGAATCTTCTCCTTTAAATGATGAAGAAAGGCTATGATTAATTAATTTTACATCTAATGGAAATTCTTATAATAAATTAGGTTTTTATTGAGATTATCAATGAATGATAGATATCTATTATTATCAAGGAAATGCTCAAACTTTAGTGTGGAATGGATGATCAGCAGGTGCAGATCCTGGAGTTTGAACAAACAGTGCTTATAGGACTATAGAAATTATAGACGGTGATGATGTGACAGATTCTGATCTTATTGATTGGCTTGAAGCAAATGCTATACAACAACTTTCAGTAGATCTTTCTACACTTACCGGTTGGAGTAGTGTTACAGCAACAACACATACATTAACAATAAAAGCTAAGGGTACTGGCTATAGGGATTCAGTAGCTTCACAAGGTGCACTTTTTACAAAAGCTTTAGTTGGATATACATTATCTTTTACAGCAAATGCAGAGGCAGATATTGCTTTTATATATTATAAAACAACAACAGATCAATCTGGTACTGCCAGCAGAGAAATTTGGTATGGTACAACTCAAACAATACAAAATTGTACAGCTTTTTCTATATCAGGTAGTAGTGGAGCTTATTTAAATAGTATATCTGGTACAATTATATCAGGTGTTAATGTTGGTGATTCTTTTATAATAGATAATTGATATGAGTTGGGTACAAATGTAACAATTGATGTTTCTTATTGGGTTTAATAATAAAATTGTTTTATTGTATTATATATTATATTTAATAATATAATATTGAAAGGATATATTATTAATGACAGATAAAGAATTATTTTTAAAATATAATATGGTACCAACTAATACCTATACAAAAGATGAAATATTAACAAATAAGTTATATAATAATGAAATAAAATGAGAGCCTGTTAATTTACATCATGATATACTTATTTTATTACATGGTTCCTATGCCTGTAATGCAAATTGTATTTATTGTGAAAATGGGGAACTTAGAAAAAAATATCATAATAAATTTATCTCTAAAGAAACTTTAAGATTGTTAATTGAAAGATTGGGCTCAAATATTAGAGAAATTACTTGACATGGCGGCGAGCCTCTCCTAATTCCAGAAGATACTATAGAATATTTAGAAGAACTAAAAAAAGAATATCATTATAATTTTCCAACAACATTACAAACAAATGGTATTTTATTAACAGATGAAAAAATAGATTTTTTAGATAAGTTAAATATTCAATGGGGAACAAGTTTTGATGGTTTACAAAATGACACTAGTCGCGGTAAGGCATCAACACAAGCACTTTTAAGATTAATAAAAAAGTATCCTAATAAAACTTCTTTTATTTGTGTTAATTATAAAGATACTATTGATAATTTAATTAATAATTACGAATATTTTAAATCTCTTGGAGTCCAAGCAACACAATCTTGTGTAATTAAAGAAATTGTACTAACTGACAATAATCCATTATTAATAAAAAATGAAATAGCAATTCAAAAAGTACTAGAGTACATTAATTATTGAATTCATGATATTAAAAATCCAATTGGCGATTCATATGTAACTAGATCAATTGAACGATTACTTGGTATTACACGAGTATGTGAAGATTCTTATTGTATTGGCGGCTGATTAATTATGGATCCAGATGGAAATTTAGGTTTTTGTGGGCATGCCGCAGAAGATCCCGGAGGATTGGGAAATATAAGAGATATCACTTCAGCACACGATCTTTTATATAGTCCAAAATATTTATCAATTATCGGAAAACAAGTTAAATTAGAGAAAACTTGCTCTCCTTGTCAATATTATAATATTTGTCATTCTGGCTGTACAGGTTTAAATTATGAATATGACCATACTTATAATACTATAAATCCTCGAAATTGTGAATTTCAACTTGGTTTTTTAGATGGTATTTATGAGCTAATAAAAGATATTGATACTTCACGACGAGATTTATATAATCCAATGTTTCTTCAGTTGCTTCGAGAAAATAATTATTACAGTTTAACTGAAATTAAGGAGATTGAAAATGCCAAACATAGCAATCCTTAATTATTGTAATTTAAAATGCCCGTATTGTTTTGCAAATGAATTTATTGAATCAAGTAAGCAGCTAATTACAGATGAACAATTGGAAATTATTTTATTTTGATTAAGTCATACTGAAAGAATTGAAAAAATAGGGGTTATTGGCGGCGAGCCAACAATTCACCCAAATTTTAAAAATATTATAATTAGATTAAAGCAATTTGCTTCAGAGCATAGTTCAAAAATTTGTGTTTTTTCTAATGGTATAAAATTAAGTGATTATATTAAACTTTTTGATGCCAATACAGGTATTTTAATAAATATCAATCATCCAGATATTATTGGGCAATCAAATTGAAAACAATTAAAATTAAGTTTAAATAGATTTAAAGCATTAGATAAATTAAAATATACAAGTATAGGAATTAATTTATATCCAGAAATTCCTGATTTTAATTATATTATAGACTTGGCAAAAGAATTTAATTATCGGGTAATTCGTTGCAGTTATGTTGCTCCAACTTGTAAATATAAAGGAGTAGATAAAAATACCTATTACTTGCAGGCAAAACAAATGTTTATGGATTTTGCTAATGTTTGTAAAGAAAATAATATTGATATTAATTTGGATTGCAATAATGTACCTGTATGTTATTTTACTGAAGATGAATTAATAGATTTACAGCATGTTCATAATTGAAAAACTCGTTGTGAACCGGTTGTTGATATTACACCTGATATGAAAGCAACTGCTTGTTTTGGTGCATATGATTTAGTTGATTTAAATCAGTTTGATAACCTAGAAGAAGCCGAAAATTATCTATTATTTAAAAAAATATATCCAAAAAGAATAGCAAATTGTGCTGGTAAATGTGCAGATTGTAAAAAATTTCAAAATTTATCTTGTCAAGGTGGCTGTTTAGCCTTTGTTTAACTAAAAAGAAGCCTGAATATTCAGGCTTCTTTTTTTACTATATTATTAGCTAAATTATATAAAAGAACAATTATTTTAGTTAAAAATCTATTGATTGGAGTTTAAATATTTTATGGCTGTTTTCATTAAACAAAATGGGGTATTACAAAGTATTAATACTTTTATAAAAACTAATAATACTTTAGCCCCAGTAACATTTTTAAATAATACAAAAATAGATTATGTTATTACTAAACCAAGCAGCTCATATTCAGAAGACCTTGATGACATATACTTTTGTTTTGATCCAAATGATCCAGGTGAAGATAGTTCATTAGGAATTATTTCTTGAACAGAGAGTTCATATGGTCAAAACTTTGGTACTTTTCCTATTTTATCTGATATTAATGCTTGGGCAGATGGTTTTTATATTTATATACAAAGAAATGTTTATGATATAGATGCAGGTAACAGTAGTTACACTGGAACATTTAATGGTGAAACAATTATATTTTCAAAATGCAGTGATAAAGCATGTATTTCAAATAAATTAATTATTAACACAAATAATATAAATACACTTGAGATGACTATTAATTTAGAGAATTAAGGAGAAATAAATAAATGTCAAAAGTAGAGACAAATGTTAGTACCTTAAAAATAAATCGTGGTACATATGCCAATATAGTAACTAATTTAGCTTCTATTGGTGAGAATGAACTTATTATTACTACTGATAAAAATATACCAATTCCAGCTGCCGGAGATAGCGGCAAAGTAATTAGTGTAAATGCTCAAGGAGATTATGAGCTCACTCAGCAAATAAAAGTAAATTCTATTGGTGGTGCTTCTGGTATTATTACACTGGGGAGCGGTTTGGTTATGGATAATAATACACTAAGTACTACGCCTGAAAATCCGATGACTGCCCAGGGAGATATAATTATTGGTGGTACAAGCGGAGCCATGACCCGATTAGCAAATGGCTCAGCCGGGCAGATTCTTACTTCAAATGGAACCGCCCCAACTTGAAGCTATATACCTTGCTTTATTGGTAACCCAGCAAGCGATCCACAGATACCCGAAGGACAAATTGCATTTTGTAAAGTAACAAGTGAACCGGCTACAAGATATGATAATATAGTATATATAGTAGCTTCAGCATCGGATAATTTAATCTAGCTCTAGGAGAATTAACTTAAATATGGGAAAATATTATATTAAAGAAATTAAAAACTCAGATCCTTGAAATGTTTATTATGATGAGGGAAGAGCTGTAGAAGATTTACTTTGAGCTGGAAATAATTCGGACTTTGGTGATATAAACAGCTCTCTAGTAAAGGATATGGATTTTAAGGCTTATAATTTAACTCTAGATAAGGAAGTACTTGATGATGATTTTGAGGATAGTGTAGATGCTGATGAAGAGGATTATGCAAAAGAATTAATTGAAATAGTTAATAATTATTTTGAAAAAGCAAATAAACATCCACTTTCTTCAAAAGAAATCTCAGATATAATAGATATTTCAGAAACACTTAATAGTACCTATAGGAGAAGCGAGGAATATCTTGAGCTTATATGTAAATTATTAGAAATAATCTATGGAAAGCCCTTTATAATCGGTGTCTTTAGGGGTTGTAGCCAGGGTGATTGATTAGATTATATTTGTCCAGAAGATCTTAAATCTAGTTTACCTTTTATAGAGGCCTGTATAATGGGAACAGGTACAGAGTTTGCAATGTGTGAGATACCTCTAGATAGTCCAGATGAATTTGATGAACAGCCTGAAAACATCTTTAGTGATTATACAGAATTATGAAGAGAAAACGACATTAAAAAATGAGCAGCTGATATACTTGGTTGTAAACCAGATGAAGTTGAAATTATAAAGGATTAATAAAAAATGTCAATAACACAACAAGAAGTTAATAGTTTAAATCAGGGTCGATTAAGGTGTATGCTTGGTTGACTTGGTTTATTATTACCTTGAATTCAAGTTATTTTATTACACAGATTTCCTGGATCAATTTCTATAACATATTTTTCATATGCTTTTGCACCATTTATGATTATATTAGGTGCTGCTGCTTTTTTATTAATTTGTTATAAGGGGTATGATTTTATAGATGATATTATTAATACCGCGGCAGGTATATTTGGATTAGGTATTTGTTTATTTCCATGTGATCCTGGAAATATGCAGATAATTGGGCCATTCCAAATTAGTGCAAATATAAGTAATATAGTACACTGTATTTCAGCTGGAATATTTTTTGGTTTACTTGCAATAAACTCCATGTTTAGATTTACAAAATCTTCGGGTGAAATTACCACTAATAAGAAAAAGAGAAATATTATTTATCGGGTTTGTGCTTGTGGAATGTTAGGGTCTTTTACATTATTTTTATTACCTGATTTTAGTTTTAAAGTTTGATTAATAGAAGCTATTGCTTTATTCTTTTTTGGAATATCCTATATGACAAAAGCAGATAGATACAAATGATTATTTGCCGATACCCCAAAAGATTTAATTACTACAATGATTAATAATTTTAAATAAAAAATATTGTATATTTAAATATAAAATTAATAAATAGGTGATTAAATTAATGGAAATAGGAAATTTATTATTTGGCAATTCAAGAGGAAAAGTACCAGTGTCAAGGGATTGGCAAGATAGTTTTATTAGTTTTTTATTGACAGCTGGATTTGATGCTTATGGCCACATAGATAATGATTTATTAGAAAGAAATCTTATTACTATTGAAGGCAATGAATGTTGTTTAGATCTAGAACATAAAGAACATATCCATGGTTTTGATAATGGTATTTTTAGAGTTTTACCATATTGGTGGGGTGATAGTGAAAATATAGCAGAGTTGCCAAATTTTGTATACTATCCTAATCAATATGAATTAAGCTGGTATAAATATCCATTGCGAGATTCTTATGCAAATAAAGAAATTACTTATGATAAGTTTTTAAAAATGCTTAATGATTGTAGATGTAGTTTATATAAATAATTTTGAAAGGATTATAACTTATATGTTTATTAGTAAAAAATCATTAGATAAGAAAATTAAAGAAGCTCAAAAAGCTGCAGTAACAGAAGTTGAACGAACACGTGATCTTCAAGATGCCTTTGATAATGTTTATAGAGAAATAGATAAAACAAAAGAGAGTATTGATCTTAGACTTTTTGATATTGAAACAAAACTTGCAGATCTTTCAGAAAAGATTAATGTTAAAAAGTAAAATATAAATTAAATTTAATATAATAAATAGGCTGCTTATTTTTGTTTTTGATTAAAAATAAGCAGCCTTTACTGTATAATATAAATGTCTATATTTGGAGGTGTTATGAGAAAAAAGACTTTATATACTGTAGAGATTTTTGATATTAAAGATTTTATTGAACGTCGATGGCTTGACACTGATGCAAATTGGACAAATGGAAATTGTTATTGGTTTGCTTTTATTTTAGTAACACAGTTTCCAAAATTAAAAATTTATTATTCGCCAATAATTGGGCATTTTGTTGCAGGTGATGGAGTTCATTTTTTTGATGCAGAAGGTGAATATATACCAACAGAAGACTTAATAAGTTTAGAGCGGATAAAAAAGAAAGACCCTTGTTTGTATAAACGTTTATTAAGAGATTGTAAAGATTAATAAGGAGATTTTAAATTAATGGAAAATTTAGATATTCCGCCGCTTGGCGGTAAAGATAAAGTATTTTTTAATGCAGCAAAAGCAATTTCAGAATTAAGCGACCATCATTTTAAGCTTGGTTGTGTTGTAGTAGATCATCATAGAATTATTAGTAGTGGTCATAATAGTAAAACTAAATGTCACCCAATTCAAGCTACACTAGATAGACGATACTTTAATGATCCTAAAGTAACACAATATGGGCCAGTTCATGCTGAGGTTGCTGCACTACTTCCATTAATTAAAAAAAATATTGATTTATCTGGCGCAGTTCTTTATGTTTATAGACAGGATAGACACACACATCTTGCCGCAAGTAGGCCTTGCCCACGTTGTATGGCTCTAATTAAGCAGTATGGCATTAAAAAAATTAAATATACTACTTATGATGGTTTTGCAGCTGAAAAAATAATTTAAAATTTGCTCAAAAAACTATTTACAAATTAAATTTTTTATAATATAATTATATATGAAAATAATCAAGGAGGCTATTCTTATGGAAATGATTAAAGTTGAAAGTTCAAATATCGAAAGTATTGGGCATGATGGCGTGGATCTTTATGTAGCTTATCATAATGGTAGATTATATGAATATCAGAATGTATCAAAGCCGGTTTACGAAGCTTTAATGGCTGCACCGTCAAAGGGTAGATACTTTAATGAGTATATTAAGAATAATTATCCCTATCAACGATTGAGATAAGCTTTAAATTTTGGGAGGACAAACAAATGATAAAATTTTTAAGACATTTTTTTGCGTCTGATGTTGTAAAGGCTTTTTTATGTGCAATATTTTTGATTTTAGTTTTATCTTTGTGTATTATTATCTCTTTAAAATATACTAGACCCGCTAAAGTCTCAGATGAGACAAAAGTAATTGTCTTAGAAACAATACCAGCAACAGCTGTTATTCTAGAAACTCCAGAAGCTGAAGTAGCCACTACAGAAATAATTACTGAAGAACCTACAGTTGTTATAGAATCTGATACAGAGTTTGAAATGGCCACAACTTTTGAAGCAGCACCATCAGAAAAAACACCAGAAGAAGTTTCTACAGAAATTTCCAGATATACTTTTGAAGATGAGAGTATTATGCTTGCAAAGCTCCTTTATAAAGAGGCTGGGATTGTAGAAAGCCAGACAGAGCAGGCAAATGTTATATGGACTGTGCTTAATCGTGTAGATTCCACAATAGCATATTTTCCAGATACTATTCAAGAAGTTATTACTAAACCTAATCAATTTGCCTGGAATCCTGATGCTCCTACTATAGATTATTTCGGGAGAGACCTCATAGAATTTTGTCATAGAATTCTTATGTTTTGGGCATATGGTGAAGATAATGGTATTTTTAGAACACTACCAGAAGATTATTATTGGTTTAAAGGTGATGGTAAACATAATCATTTTACCAATAGTTATATTCAATTTAAAATGTGGTCAAGAACTGATTTTGAAGGTGCTTATGATTATAGTCTTGGTTATCTTGAGGAAGATTGTACTATTAAAAAAGAACCCGAATGGCTACCTTATTTAGCTACTTCATATAGCGCTCCAGCAGGATCTGTAGGAAATCGTGGTGAGGAACTTTCCACAAGAAATGCTATAGCTATGTGGCAAAGTGATACAAATTATAAAACCTATAAATCTATGATAGAGCCCTTTAAAACGTTTCTAACTACTCCAGGGAATGCTGAAAAATACGGTGCATTGCCTTATGGTACTAGGGTAGAAATAAGAATGTGGAATCCCCAAATATCAGATTATACTTATTTTGGAATTTTTGAAGTCCTGGATGATTCACCAACAACTATATATAATTTAAGTGAAGTTGCAGTTAACCTAACTGGTGAAACAACCACTTTTAAATTTACTTATAATTGGACTAATACTGATTATAGAGGTAATAAAACACATGGCGGCAAACAGGTAGGTTGGATTCCTAATTGGAAAGTAGAGTATAATAATAATATAAAAGGTTGGCTTGATATTGCTAATATACATATTGGTATGGCAATTGTTGAAATTAGAATTGCGGAGTAAATTATGGATAAAACAATATATGTAGAATATTTAGGTAATATTTATGAAGTTGCTGAGGAGTTAGATAATCATCTTATTTTGTATGCAACAAATGATGGACGTGAAATTATTATTAATAAAGATAAAGATGAATTTTACTATTTAACTGATGATGATATAAGTAGAAGTACCGATTTTTATGAGGATCTGCTTATGGAGCAGCAGGAACAAATGTAAAAATTTAAAAAATATTTACTAAATTTTAATATTTTACTGTATAATATATTAAAGGTGGTGATAAGCATGACAATTAAGGATAATATTGTATATTTGACAGAAGCAGAATTAGATCTTGTAAAACAGGCAAGAGCTGCAAATTGGGCTGCGCCAGAAATTTATTTGAAGGAATGGCTTTCTAGGGGTAAACCATTAACAGAAAGTTTAGATATTTCATTTTATAAAAATGTAGCTAGGCTTGTTAGTAATAATAATTATAAAATTATAGAATAGGAAAAAGTATATGTTTGGAAGAACAAAGTTAAAGAAACAAATTGAAGAACTTATGACAGAAGTACAAGAGCTTAAGAATAAAAATAAGCAGTTATTTACAGATTGTGAAGCTCTTGGCAGAGAGGTAGCTGGCTTGCGTGCTATGGTTAAAGGACTATCAGCAAGGGTTGATAACTTGAGTAATCCAGCTATAGATTCTGAAATTCCAGTTACAAATGTTGGACAGACAAAGGCCACAGTATCTGCAAAATCAACAAAAGCTGAAACAAAAAAGAAATCTAACAAGAGATAGATGAGTAAAACAATTAAGCGGGATAAGAGGGATCAAAATGAGTTTTTTGAATACTCAAAAGATCAGTATGAATTTTTAAATAGAAAAAAGCAAAAAGAAAAAGCCCGTAGACAAAAGAAAAATAAAAAATTTGATAGATAATCTATTAAATTTTGGTATTCTTTACCGTATAATATAAATGCGCAGTCAATGATGAAAGCACTTAACCTATGTCATCCGTGTAAAATTTGGTAATCTTAACTACGATAGTGTGAGTACCTGGATAATCTGTTAAAGTTTCTCTACATCAGATAATTTCGCCAAGAAGAAACTTAATATGCTACCCTGGCGGAATAGGCAAGCCAATTTTAGCATAGTGATACAAATTATTGGCTAAATTAAATAGGTTTGGCGCGGTAGCCCAACTGGCCGAGGCAGTGGACTTAAAATCCACACAGTGCGGGTTCGAATCCCGCCCGCGCTACCAATAATTTAGAAAGTAAATTATAATGTATACTAATCATCATAAACAAATTTGTAAATATTGTGGGAGACAAATTGATGTAGCTTGTATTAAAAGACACGAAGCAGCTCATGAAAATCCAAATTCTAAAAAATACAATAATACAGAAATTCATTTAGATCACGATGATTTATTCTGTAAGTATTGCGGAAAAGAGTGTAAAAATAAAAATTCTCTTGCACAACACGAAATAAGATGTTCACAAAATCCAGCCCGTAAAGATTTTAATAATTTAGGTAATTATAGTACTTTAGTTAGAAAAGGAAAGACGGCTGAAAATTTTGAAGAAATAGCACGAGCAGCAGAAACACTTAGTACTAGATATAAAAATAATGAGTTAATTTCTTCATTTAAGGGAAATAATTTTTGAGTAGGTAGGCACCACTCCGAAGAAACTAAAGAGAAGCAAAGATTAAAACTTTTAGAATATATTAAAAATTTAAAAGGTGAAATACAAGTTCATTATAGTTTAGAGGGTTGTAAATATATTGATAATTTAAATAAGAAATATAATTGACAGTTACAGCATGCAGAAAATGGTGGCGAATATTGTGTTGGTGGATATTTCTTAGATGGTTATGATAAAGAATTAAATATTGCTTTTGAATATGATGAGCCAAGACACTATATAGATGTTTATAATAATGTTTTATGTGATCGTGATATACAAAGAATGCAATTTATTATAAATAAGTTATCTTGTAGATTTATTAGATATAACCAAAAATTAAATTTATTATATGAGATTGATTCAAATTTAAATATAGTAAATTTAGAATAAAAATTTAAGGTTAAAGGTAATCCTTAAATAATAAAACCTTTTATATAGGGGCTGATTGAAAAATCTGGGTCCCACCTTAAGGGTGCTATGACAGACCGGTAAAGGAAACCTTTGATATGGTGCGGGTTAGTAAAACGCTGTAGTTAAATGGAGTTTGAGGAACAGCCTATTATTCATAAATGTGTAGAGACTATATACCAACCACCTAAAGAGTAATCCATGGTGAAAACATAGTCCAGACTACAACATCATAATGAGTGGCGGAATAGGTAGACGCGAAGTGTCGGCGTGGTGAGCGTGATAGCAATCCGAACCAGAATTAAATCATCGCCACATATAAGGTGCAAATCCTTATCTCATTATGATGGCTATGGTAACATAGAGTAGTAAGAAAATCCGCTGACCGCTAAGGTCGTATGGGTTCAAGTCCCATGGGTAGCACCAGAGACTGGGTAGCGCCCAGATGAACTGAGAGTTATCTCCCGACACCTCAGAGAGATTGACAAAATAATAGGGACCAATCTTGGGGTGTAGCCAAGTGGTAAGGCACAAGACTTTGACTCTTGCACTCGTTGGTTCAAATCCAGCCACCCCAGCCAGGAAGTTGGGAAGCTTAATTTCAAGTAGCACGTGATACGGAAATTCGGCAAAACAGATATGCATAAATACCAAATAAGGCACTTCCACCAATATTCCTCCTTAGCTCAACGGCAGAGCATTCGGCTGTAAAAAGTTAGCAGCCTTACTTAGAAATAAGTAAGTGAAAATCTCGCTAAGTCGGTGAAACTTCTTATAGAGCAACGCCGAGCAAGAAAGAGTTTTTTAGAATGAATAGTAAAAATATTGGAAATATCGGAGAAGCTAAGGCACTAGCTAAATTTGTTGAATTGGGAATTCCTGTATATATTCCTTTTGGAGACAACGAAAAAGCTGATTTAATAGCAGAATTTAATGGAAAATTAAATAAGATTCAAGTAAAAACTTCTTGTAAGGCTAAAAATGGAGTTATGATTTTTGATTTAACTTCTTCAACTTTACATAGAAAACATGGAATAAAACATATTTATACAACAAATGAAATAGATTATTTTGTTTGTTATAATATAGAACGAGATAAATTATTTTTAATTCCTATTGAAGCTGCTACTAAAAGTGCTATCGCAATAAGATATTTACCAGCACAAAATGGTCAAAAAACAAAAATACATTTTGAAGCAGATTATTTATTTGAAGCTCTTTTATGTGTAGAGACTTTACACGAGATACCTAAGGATTAAATAATCTATGGTAAAGACAAAGTCCAAGCTATTCAGTTGAATAGTAAAGTAACCGAAGGGTTGTTGGTTCGAAACCAACAGGGGGAGCCAGAACTTTTGCACTGCAGTAGTTGCTCGAAATAAAATAAACTGCATACTCCAGAAGAACTAGCATAGGGACCCGTTACCGAAGATTGCTTAGAGGGGGCAAATTATTGTAATAAATAATTTGGGATGGAAGAACGGATTATTAATATTTGTAGTAACAACTTTTATTAATAAGAATTAATTTAATAATAGATCAAAAATTTCGAAATAAATCCTTTAGTACATAACCTATGTTACGGGTGCGAAATTGAAATGGAATAAGGTAGAAATATTTTTTAGCCAACTTTATTTTGAGACGAGGGTTGGAAAGCGAGATTTTTTCTGAGGCAAAGTATTCCATTGTGCTTTAAGAATACTTTTATTGATGAGGAGGAAAGTGTTTCTTAGGAAGCTTACAAGAGTGCACACTGTTGGTAAAAGCAGACAGAAATATAAGTAAGAGAAAAACTGAGGCGCGGTATAGTACATAATATTTGGGATTATAAGTTAGTTATTATAAAGTGCTAAAAAATATTTCTTTTCTTATTAAAAAATAATTTTTTTATTGTATAATATAATGTATGGCGGTTGGGTGAAACGGTTTCCACGCTTGGCTCATAACCAAGAGACAATCAGTTCGACTCTGAATAACCGCAACCATAAAAGTGCTTACTGCAATTATTATTATGATAATCAGCAAGATATAATTAAAAGCACTTTGTTAATAATGTTTAAGGCGCTTTACAGCAATTTTTATTTTTCTTTTCTGGGATGATTTATTAAAGATTTTTTTACAAGCGCCTTGTTTTTATCTAAAAGTAAAAGATGCATACAGCAATAATTTAATGGATCAAATTTGTAAGTTGACAACCTTGCATCTTGTAAAAATATTGAAAGGATAGACATTATGGCTAATTTTATCAACAATCTTAAAGCAGAAACTAATTATACGGAAACAGAGAACGGTGCCGTTGCCCTTAGCTCAACTCTTAATAGTTGTCTTGATGCTTTTGGTTCACTTGGAGCTATGAGAGATTCTGAAGAAGAGCGTATTATTAAGATTTTTAGTCTTGCTTTTGCAGAAAATAGAGAGACTACCATGCGTATGCTTTTCTATATGCGTGATATCCGTGGCGGACAGGGCATGAGAAGGGTATTTAGGGTTATTGTTAAGTGGCTTGCCGAGAATAAGCCTGAATATGTTATTAATAATCTTGATAACTTCCTTGAATACGGTAGGGCTGATGATATGATTTGTCTGCTTGATACTTCTATTAAGGAAGCTATAGCTAATTGGATTCTTAATCAGCTTAATAAGGATTATGATGCTTATTTAGCTAATGAACCTATTTCTCTTCTTGCAAAATGGCTTCCTTCAGAAAATGCATCTTCAGCTACTACTAAGAGATATGCAAGAACTCTTTGCAAGCTTATTGGCTATAAGTATTCTATTTATAGACAGATTTTATCAACACTTAGAGCTTATAGTAATGTAGTAGAGTGTAAGATGTCCGCTAATAACTGGACCGAGATTAAATATGATCAGGTACCGGCTAGAGCTGCTATGATTTATAGTGATGCTTTTTATAAACATGATGAGGAAGGCTATACTAATTATATTACTGATGTAGCGACTGGTAATGCTAAAGTTAATGCAGCGTCTCTTTTCCCAGTTGATATTGTAAATAAAGCAAAAGCATACCATGTATCTCATAAAGATATTATTCTTCTTGATGCTATGTGGAAATCACTTCCTAATTATGTAGCAGATCAGGAGGAAACTGGTATTTGTGTTGTTGATGTCTCTGGATCTATGACAGGTACTCCTATGGATGTAGCTATTTCTCTTGGTGCATATTTGGCAGATAAGTGCAGAGGGCCTTTCCAGAATCATTTTATTACTTTTTCTAGTCATCCAAAACTTGTTGAATTTAAGGGTGCTAATATTGTAGATAAGGTTCACAATTGTATGTCTGCAGATTGGGGTATGAACACTAATCTTGAAGCTGTATTTGATCTTATTTTAAATACTGCTGTTAATAATAGTACTCCTGCTGAAGATATGCCTAAAAAGCTTTATATCATTAGTGATATGCAGTTTGATGATGCAGCAGGCGATTATGTTTGGGATGGTCATCCTCGAAAGAAATCTTTTATGCAGCAGATGAAAGAAAAGTATATTGAGGCTGGTTATGATATGCCTACTATTGTATATTGGAATGTAAGAGCTTCTGAGTGTGGAATGTTCCAAGATACTTTTGAAGGCGAAAACTGTTGTATGGTTTCTGGATATTCACCTAGTCTCTTTAAGTCAATTATTGAGGGTACCACTTATGAGGAAGAACAGGTAAAAGATGCAACTACGGGTGAACTTAAAACTACAATTAAGGCAACAGTAAATCCTCTTGATGTTATGAGAGCCGCACTTTATAATACACGGTATGATGCCGTTTGGTGTGGTTAGGTAATATAAATTAAAGGCACGGACAGCAATTTTTATTCTTATAAATTTAAAAATATGATCTTGAAAATCTTTTAAACAGTGCCTTGTAAATATTTTAAAAAGAGTCAATTTTTGACTCTTTTTTCTTTTTAAAATTGTATAATATATTGAAAAATATAAAAAATATAGGTGTATTATGATTGATAATCTTGAAGATTTTAATGTGAAACATTATGATATAATACTAGTTGGTGGTGGTATTACAAATATTATATGCGCATTACAGCTAGCAAATGCCAATAAAACTGTTTGTCTTATTGAACAAGGAAATCCAATTAAAACACGTATTTGCCCAAAAGTAAAAACAGGAAAATGTATAAATTGCCAGTCCTGTCAGATTACTACTGGTTTTGGTGGAGCTGGGTTTTGTTCTGACTGCAAGTTAACTTATACTCATGAAGTAGGTGGAGACCTTGTTGATTATATAGATAAAGATACTTTTTACAAGCTACAGCAAAGTGTATCTGATATTTTCACAATGTTTGGTGCAGCAGAAACTTATGTTTATAATGAAGATTTTGCAAATAAATTTCAGTATGAATGTTCCAAATACGGTATGAAATTACTTAAATATCCAGTTAGACATTTAGGTACCGACGGGGCTAGAGGAGTAATGGAAGATATTTGGAAATACTTAAATAATGCTTCAAATATTGAAATAAGATGTAATACAAAAGTTACTGATATTGATTTTACTAATAAATATATTAAAATAGAAAGAGGCATTCATACTTCAGTATTTAGTGCCGACTATATCTCTATTGCTGTTGGTAGGCATGGTAGTGAATGGCTATCTAATTTATGTAAAGAGCAGAATATTAAGGTTAGTGCCGGTTCTGTTGATATTGGTGTCAGAGTAGAGTGCCCAAGATCTGTTACAGATAAAGTTACTAATAATCTTTATGATATGAAAATAGTTTATAATGGAGCTACTGGAAACACCTGCAGAACTTTTTGTGTAAATCCTGGTGGTGAAGTCGTTAGGGAAAACTATGATGGCAATATTGCTTGTGTAAATGGCCATGCGTTATCAGATAATAAACTATTTACTACAAATTTTGCTATTTTAGTTAGTTGTCATTTTACTGAGCCTTTTAATTCTCCAATTGAATATGGTAAGAGTATTTGTAAACTTTCTAATATGCTTTCTGATGGTAAGCCTATGGTTCAAAGATTGGTAGATTTAAAGGCTTATAAACGTAGCACAGCAGATAGAATTAAAAAACTTATTTATACCCCTACATTAGCAGAGGCTGAACCTGGAGATTTACGCTATGTATTTCCGTCAAGAGTAATTGATTCTATTTTAGATTTTCTTGAAAAATTGGACAATGTTATTCCTGGTATTAATAATGGACAAACAATTTTGTACAGCCCTGAGTGCAAGTTTAGTTCGGCTAAAATAGAATTAAATAATAAATTACAAACACCAAATTATAAAAATATTTATTTTGCTGGCGATTCTGCTGGAATTAGTCGTGGAATAATGCAAGCAGCTATTGCAGGCCTATTTATTGCGAATGATATTTTAGGGTAATAAAATATTTAATATATTATAAAATAGCCAGTCATTAGGTTGACTGGCTATTTCTATTTTTTTTATTTGCTAAATTATATGATTGAACAAACTCTCAAAATAAAAAGGAGTGCATTATATGCCTAAATTAGATGATTTTACTGAATTAACTAATTTTGATAATAGATTTAAAGGTCATATGGATAAAGAAGATGAAATTATTGTGGGCGGTACTAGTACACATGTGTTTATTTTACCCTTTAAATATAGTGAGTATGTTGTAACAAGTAAGTTATTGTATAAACAAGGACTATTTACAGTTCTCGAAAAAGGACCAAGTGAATATGAATTAAAAGAGACAGAGTTTGGTACAACAATATTAACAGTAAAATTAACATCAGATGAAACAAAGTTATTTAATCATCCCTTATTAGATACTTATGTGCAAATGCAAATACATACAGTTAATGATGAAATTTTATATAATAAACTTAACAAAATTAAAGTAATTGTACCAATTGCAGATATATTATTAGATTAGTTATGGAGTGTTTAAATGAATAAAACAGAATTTCATGGTACAAATATTATACCAACCGAATTTAATACTAATAGTACCTTTAATACTTCTGTTATAAATAATACATCTCATATTCCTATTACTATAAAAACAAAAGGGGTTATTCCAACTGGATACGGTCATATGGCCAGGGATGCATTTTTAAAATTGCAGTTAGATAATGAAGCTGGTAATTATTTAACATTAGAGCAGCAAGAAAATAAAGTTATTTTATCTTTATTTTCAAAAACAGGCCAGTTATTAAATTCAGTAGAACTAAATAATGAGTTGCCAGATAGGCTTGGTGTACAGGATAAATATTTATATATTGATGTAAATGGTAATCTTGTTTGACAAGAAGGTACCAGTGGCCAAGGTGATGTAAAAATTAAATATGATACAGTTGCTGGATGAAATAGTCAGCCATATTTAAGATCATTGCGTGGCACTTTATATGTTTATATAGATAAAGACTATATTGATAATCCAGATGGAACAAGAACTTATATTCCTGGATTAAAAATAGGTGATAATAATGCTTATTTAATTGATAAGCCTTTTATTACAGATGCAGTAGAATATAAATTAGTAAATCATATGAATGATTTATTATCACATGTATCAGCAGAAGATCGTAGACGCTGAGATAATAAATTAAATTGTATTGATCCAGTAGTTTTAGATGACTTATTAGAATTTACTCGTGATTAGTTTAATTAAGGAGATATAAAAATGGCACAAAAACCCCTTACTTCTATAAAATTCCCAAATAACTCAAACTTATATGTTGTAGATCATCCACACTTTAATTGCATTTATGATAGCACAACTTATGATGCTATAATAGATGCGATTACTGATGGCTTTCTTCCTATTTGTCAGCATGAAGGCAGTCAATATATTCTGTCTGCCTATAATGAGAATATAATTTATTTTGGAAGTGCTTCAGATAAATTATATACTTTATCGGTTACATCTGAGGATGTATGAAATACCACAGAAGTAGATAGTTCAGCAGTAATCTTTGTGGATTGAAGTTAAAGTATTAAATTATTAGATTAAAGTAAATAAAAGTAAAAATTTCAAGGAGAAGAAATAAAATGGCAGGTGAATACTCAAGTTTACCAAAATTAAAAAGAATTAAATTACCATCTGGTACTACCTATGCAATAGTTGATGCAGACGGTAGATCAATGGTTGCAGCTACCTTTGCAAAAGCTAGTGCTTCTATTGGTGATTATATTATTTATCAAGATAGTTTATGAAGATGTACAACTCCAGTTACAGCTGGTGCAGATTGAGACGGTTCTAAATGAGAGCCAGTTACAGTTACATCTGAATTAAAGTCAATTAAGACAGCTATTTCAGGTGGTATTCATTATCGTGGTTATACTACTACTTCACTCTATGAAGGATCTTCAGAAAACCCAATTGTTATTAATAATGCTTCATTTACTTGTGAAAGTGGCGATATGGTTATTGAAACACCCCCAGATTATGAAATTGGTGTTGCATATCTCGCAGGAGAATATGTAGTTGGACCAGATAGTGTTACTTATCAAGTAGTTGATTCTATTACAGCAGCAGATAATACAGGTTTTGCTGCGCTAAATACTCGTGTTGTTGCAAATAAACCAGAATTTATTTTTGATGGCAGTGTTTGGAATGAGCTAGGTGCAGCAAATCCAAAGGGTTTTGGAAAATTAGCTTATAAAGATTCAGCACAGGGTACTTACACTAGGCCAACAGGTTCTGGCTCAGTTAATATTAATACTTATACACCTACTAAAGCAAGTTTATCAACCACAAGTATTAAACCTACAGGTGGTACAACATCTGCATCCGAGGTATCTGTAAAAACTTCAAAAACATTTGCTATAAGAAATGCTGAGGCAACCACAGTTGCAGTAAGAGATAGCACTGCAACTCTTGTTGGTAATGCTGATGTTGATACTGCAGTTGCCGTCGGTACTAGTTTATCTGGAACGACTACTTTTGTTACAACAGCTTTAAAAACAGCCTCTTTGGGTGGTACACAAACATTTAATACAGATGCAATTAAAAGTGCAGTACTTACAGGCACTGATGGTACTACTGCAGCCAAGGAAGGTATTGTAGCAGATGTAGATGGTGATTTATTAGAACTTGAATATGCTGGAACCACTTCACTTTCTAATACAACTTCCGCTGCAACAACTGCAACGGTCACCTTATCAACAACCAATACAGGCTCTTCAGATGAGGGCACTGTAACATTAAGCACAACAAATATTACACCAGCCAAGGCAGTAACAAATGCAAGTACATCAGTTTGAGGCGCAAGCAGTACTACAGATATTTATGGAACAAGCGGTACAGACACAGCAATTTCAGAATTAAATATTACACCAAGAACAGTTGCGCTTGAGGGTTCTGCCACAACCGTAGCTACTGGTAGTTTAGATAATTCTGGAAATCAATTAGTAACAGGTCTTACCGTTGGACAAACATCTGCAACAGTAACAGTTGGTACTGAATCTGCTTCTGTTGTTGTTGAATAGTTATTAAATTTATTTAGTTTATTATTTTAAAAAATCATTCTTTGGGGGAATTTAATTTTGGCATTACCAGAAAAAAGAATAAAAAGAATTAAATTACCCGGGGATTCCGGTGGAAATAGGACATATGAAATAGTTCCGGGGAGCCTTGTATATCATAATACTACAACAAATTTAGATTATGCTATACAACCCCCGGCTGTTTCAGCTGATTCTACACTTGTTGTGACTTCGGACTTAGCTACTGTTGCAACTAGTGGTTCTTATAATGATTTAATAGATAAACCCACCACTATCGAATCCGCTGATAATGCAGATAAAGTTGATCAGCTTCATATGCTTGATCAATCTTTTGCATATAACAATGCATTAACTATAGAAATTGGTGCTGTACAAGCTATAGTTAATACAGGTTTAACTGAGTCCGAGATATTTGCATTAGCACCTACTGGTAGTATTTATGGTAAATTATATTACGCATCTGATACCCAAAGATATTGGAGACGTCATGTAACTACTGCTGGCGCAAGTTCTTCTTACTGAAGAAATGATACTGCCAAAGTACCTGATTCATTAGCTCTTGCTAATCAACAGACCTCTGAATCTTTTATATTTATTAGATTAGATACTAAAACAGCCTACTATTCAAAGTTAGCTAAATTTTTTGTTACTGCCGGTTATGATAATATTAATGGCTCCACTAATATAATGGGCTTCTGCCGTCAGCAGAATCAATTTGAAATAACTTCTTGTAATTATAATGGTAATAACTTACTTGGTGTTTATCAAGAGAGTGCCAATACCAATAAGTATATTTTTAAATTCAGAAAATATGGCGGTACTTATGGTGCAGAAAATACTTATAGAGCTATAATTACTATTTATACAAATTTTGGTGCTGCCTCATCTACAATAGAATTTATAGATAAAAATCATGCAGATTATAATACAGTAGCTAACTATAGTTATAGAGATGTTCCAGCTTATGGTATAGTTGGAAATTCTATATATGGTACATTATTACCGATTTCAAATAATGCATATGATTTAGGTAATAGTAGTTATAAATGAAGAGATTTACATCTTAATAGAAATTTATATCTTTATAGTAATCAAATTAAAAATAGTTCATATACTTGAACTTTTCCAGCAAAAACTGGTACAGTTGCTTTAACTTCTGATTTAACTAATCTTGATACTAACCAAAAAATTACCGCGAACGGCACCACTTTTGGTACTAATGATACTATTAATTTAATTCCAGGGACTAATGTTGCTTTTAATACGGTTACAACAGGTACTGGTGCTCCGTCTATTACAATTTCAGCCACAGATACAACATATGAATCTAAGGCTGCAGTATCTGGCGGCACTGATGTTTCTCTTGTTACAACTGGAGAAAAATATATCTGAAATACTAAGCAAGATGCTTTAACTTTTGACAATACTCCAACTCAAAGTAGCACAAACCCTGTTACAAGTGGTGGTATATATTCTGCTATTGATGAAGTTAGAGAAATTGCAGAAGGTAGAAAACAAACTTATGTTGTAAGTGATGTAACCTGTCCAGAATTTAATTCGCAAACAGATCAGATTACAGTTACAGGTACATTTTTTACTGATGTAGCGGGCATAACACATAATTGAAATACTATTAAGCCTGGTGATACCTTTTATGTTGTTGAGACAGATATTCCAGATCGCTGAGTAAGTAATTTACAACTTCATTCACAAGTTAGTACTTTAGCTGGTACAACTTGATTAATGAATAATGAAATATCTACTATAATAGGCAACTGGACAGCAGCTAATTTAAATTTTACCAGTAATGGAAATTCTTATACTTCAATTGTAGGCTATACAGAATCTGGCAAAATTGTTTTACAATATAGGAATGGTAGCACTCCAACTGAAGTTTATCGCGCACCTGCAGGCTGAGTTAATGATGCTTATAAAAATATTAGTATTATTAATGGTACTGATGTTGAAACAGCTAATGTTATTTCTTGATTTAATACTAATGCTACAATTGATTCTAATATATATGAAGTTACACTACCAAAGCTTGAAACCGTAAGGGTACCTGTTACTTCAGTCAGCGTAAATAATAGCACCATTACTCCAGTTAATGGAAATGTTAATATTACAGTTCCTACAACTACTAATGAATTAACTAATAATAGTGGTTTTATTACACTAAGTGATGTCCCTCAAGAAATTTATTGATGTACTTATGGAACTACAACTTATACTCAAATTACACAAGCATTAAGGGATGGTAAGTTACCAGTATGTTTTTATGATAATAAAGAGTATGTTTATGTAGGATTATCCACAACAAATAGATATACTTTTGCATCTCAGTTATTTGATACTTGCCGTTATATAAGTGTTAATGATTCAAATAGTTGAGGAAATGGTACTAATAATTTTGAAGTTACTTCAAATAAAGTTACATCTATTTCTTCTTCATCTACAAATACACAATATCCAAGTGCACTTTCTGTATATAGTTTTGTAAATAATAGTTTACCAACAATTGGAATTTTAAATACCAATAATACTGCAACACAAACACCCACGGCCAGTGAAAGCTTTTCTAATACAATTAATTTACATAAAGTTTCAAAAACTGGTTCATATATAGATTTATTAGATAAGCCAACAATACCAGATAATACCGACTTTGTTGATTTATCAACCAATCAAACTATTAATGGAGTAAAGTCTTTTACTCAAAGACCTACATTATTTACAACTCGTTTACCAGATGTTTATCAAGAAGTAACTTATTTACATGCTGATGGTAATCAGTATATTGATACTGGTATGCATGGTTACATGGGTTGAACTTATAAATTAATATTCCAGCAGGATAATGCAGTTAGTTATAGATGTTGAGGTGTATTTAATCAGTCATCATATAATGGCGGTTTAAATATGTCTTTAACGTATACATTTCCTGATTGAATGTTACGTTGAGAGACAACTTCTGGGCAAACAAGAAATGTGTTATTAGCTCCAATTGATACAGAAGTTCATACTTTAATTGTAGATAATGGTGATACTTATTTTGATAATATTTATAAGGGTAAATCACTTGCTCATGATAGCTCAGTAGAATCTAATTATAATGCTTATCTATTTACTATAAATCCAGGTGGAACAACACCGACTACTAGCTTAGTAGGTAAAATTTTCTATTACGAAGTTTATGATAATACTGGTACCTTAAGACAGCAATTTATTCCTTGTATAAGGAAAGCTGATAATAAACCTGGTTTTTATGATTTAGTTTCAGATACTTTTAAAATCAATGCTTCTGGTAGTTCTGATGACTTTACTATTGGAAGTATAGTAACTGATAGTACTTTTTTGGTTGCGGCTGATTTAGCAAGTGTCGCAACTAGTGGTAGTTATACTGATTTAACTAATAAACCTACACATACACTAGATCAGTCTGCTTCTAACAAAGTTAGATTAACCGTTACTGGCGAAGCAGCACAAGAAATTACAATTAATAATGTTGCTAATGCAAGTCAAGCAACATATGCATTAGATTCAGATAAATTAGATGGTCATTCTTCTGATTATTTTGCTGTTGATGCAGATACTGTTAAATTAGCAAATACTCAAACAGTTACGGGTCAAAAGAATTTTGGTCTAGATCCGACTATTGATTGAGAAATAGATATAACAGGGCAAGCTGTAGATATAAGTGATTTTAAAGCTATTGAATATTTAATATTTAATGGTACTGACTACATAGATACAGGTTTAACTTTTACAACAAATGCAAAAGTTGGACTTGATTTAACTATGCAAAATATAGGTACGGGTGCACAAGGATTATTCGGTCGTTTTGACTCTGGTACAAGTGCTTATATCGTAAAAAATACCGCTGCTGCAAATATTCAAATTACAGTGGAGGCAGATAGTTTCACGGGTTCACCCGGGTTTACATCTGGTCAACGCTATTTAATTGAATGAAAAAATAAAAATATTTATGTTGATAATATATCAGCTATTGCTGCCACGACAATCAGTAATTTTGAGGCTTCTCCTGCATATATCGGCAACAGATATACTACAGGTGGCTCTGTTACTAATGGTTTAAATGGTAGATTATATGGTGCTACCTGAACTGAGGAAAATGGTAATAATCATATTTATAAACCATGTTATCAGGTAAGTACAAATCAAGTCGGTTTATTTGATATTAATTTTGGTAAATTTTATCCTGTTTACAATTATTCAGATCAAACTACACCAAAAACATACACTTTAAATACGACAGGTGGACCCGAAATTGCAACACCAATTACTTTTAATAGCACTATTGCAAGTTATGTTACTAATGCTGTAAATACAGTTGCTTCTAAGGTTAGAATACCATCTTGAGCTGAGACAACAGCAGTAGATAATATTTCTTCTGGACCTATTAATATTGGTGGTACAGTTTCAAGTGATAGTAATAATAATACTTATATTAACTTTGGTACTGCTGCAAATCCAAAAGCAAAGAACGCTTTTATAACTACCTATAATAATGGCTTTATAATGGGTGCAAATGGTCAGACATTATATTTTATGATGGCTGATGCATTAAGACCCACTTCAAATGCAAATGGTGCGGCTTTAAAATTAGGTAATACTACTAGGGCTTGAAATGCTTTATATATTGGTGCAAATGGCCAAACTTCAAACGATGCAGGTGCTATAGTATTTAATAATAGTTATGCCGGAATGTTAAAGTCCGCTACTTTAACTGCTGCAAGAAATTGAACTTTACCGAATAATACCGGTACTATTGCATTAACAACAGATATTCCATCTATAACTTTAACAACTACAGCTGGCAGTGAAGCTTTAACTGTTGGGTCAGATACCTTAAACTTAGTTACGCGTGATACCGCACAAACCGTTTCTGGTATAAAAACATTTTCAGCAACACCAATTTTATCAAATAATATTTTCTTAAAAGCGATGCATCCAACTAATGGTAATTCATATGCATTAATTGGAATGACAAATGGTGCAAATGTTGAAGTTGGTTTTAATACTGAAAAAATTATTTTAAATGGCTCTAGCTTATATCCAGCCTATAATATAGATTTAGGTAATACTACACAGCAGTGAAAAAATATCTATCTTACTGATACTAGTAAATTAATTAATAAACCTAAAAATACTTCAGTCGGCTTAGTTTTACCTGATACAACAAGTTGGACAGCAGATAAAACTATTGCCACATTAGATGATATTCCTGCTATACCATCGGCAGAAATTTTCTGGGCTACTTATGGAACTACTACTGGAGCTGAAATTGCTGCAGCTATTACAGCAGGCCAATATATTGCTGTAAAATATAGTGGTAATATTTATGGTGAGTGCATGTTGCATCCCTCTGAGGGTACAAATAATCATGGTAGATATTATTTTAGTGGCTTTTATGGTTCTTACACTAGATTGTATGTATATTGTGATGTAGAAATTCCAGAAGGCTCATCTGCTCCTGTTTGAAGTCATGGTACAAGAGCTTTTGGTGATATGACAACTACGGGAGCTCAAACCGTTTCTGGTAAAAAAACATTTAGTATCGCTCCAATATTAAATAATAGTATTTTCTTAACTGGCAAAGCTACAACTAATGATGAACGTAATTTAATTGGTGTTAATGGAAGTAACCAAGTCGTCGTTGGTAATACTACCAATGATGTTGTTATAGAAACACAAGCTAATTTATTACCTAGTGCTAATGCTACAAAAAATCTTGGCTCCTCCTCAGTAAAGTGGCAAAATTTATATTTATCTGGTAATTTATCAGATGGTACTAATAATGTTTTAATTAGCAATATTGTTACTACAAATACAGATCAAACCATCACAGGTACAAAAACATTTGGAACCTCTGCTACAAGTGCCGATTTAAAGGTTGCCTATGGAGCATTAGTTTTAGATGGTACAGCTGGGAGTATTTCAAGTACAACTTCTTGTATTAAATTTGTTAATGGTTCTACTGAATACCATTCTATTAAAGCAAACACTTCCGGTATACTATTTAGCGCAGCTGGAAATAACTATGGTTTTTATAGTTATGGTTTTACTCCGACTGCTTCAAATAGTTTAGATTTAGGTAGAAGTAATGTAGGAACTGGTAGATGAAATAATATCCATATGGCTGGAACCATTAAAAAATATAATGGTGATACAGCTTATACATTAACCCTACAAAATAAAACTGGTACAGTTGCTTTACTTTCTGATATTCCATCAGCTCCTGTAACAGATGTTCAAATAAATAATACAAGTATTTTATCAAATACAGTAGCAAACTTTAATACAAAAACTGCTTATAATGCATCTACAAATAAGATTGCTACTGAAAGTGATATTAGCAATGCTACTATTACTATTCACCAAGATGGTATTGCGACAGATCAAACATTTACATTAAATGGTAGTAATACAACCATTAATTTAAATGATACTAATACAACTTATGCTTTAAGTACTGGTGATTCTGATGGCCAAATTAAAGTTACACCTTCAGTAGGTGATGCTTATAATGTAGCTGTTAAAGGACTTGGAAGTGCTGCATATACTGATAAAGCAGCTTATTGAGTATCAAATTTCTCAGCTTCCGCAACAAATATTGCAAGTACTTCTGAAAATCCAGCAGATTTAAATACATATACAACCCCTGGTAGCTATAAGGTTGCAGGTGCAGCAATAGCAGCTACAATTTTAAATGGACCTCAAAAAGCTACAGGTTATGCCTTCCAGGTAGTCCAAGGTGGTGGCGGTCAAGCAATTTATCAGATAGCTTACGTAAATGCACAAGAACCTACCAATCCAAATTCTGGTGGTCGTGTATTTTTACGTATGAGACATGGAAATTCCGGAAAGTGATTCCCATGAACAGAGTATGTTTTCAGGTCTGGCACTATTGCGGATAAACGCTTAGTTAGATGAAAAAATAAATTAGATGATTCATTAACCACTGATCCAACAAACATTATTGGTGCTTTAGTAGATGCCGGTATAAACTATGACGAAGTAGTTAATACTACAAGCACATTAACAGCAGACAAGATTGTTCTTGGTAATGGAACCAAGAAGGTTAAGATTTCTTCAACATCATTATCAGATCTAGCTTTAAAATCAGAATTACCAGATATTACAAATATGGTATCAACAACCGATACCCTTACAAATGATTATTTAATTCTTGGTAATGGTAATAAAGCTGTTAAAAAATCATCAATAGCTATTTCTGAAATTGCTCTTAAAACAGACATTCCAGAAGCTATGGTATTTATTGGCACTGTTGGTGATGCCGCAGATTCTCCAACTACAACCTGGGCTAATTTGCCAACAGCAGGAAGTACCAATAAGGGTAATACCTATAAAGTTATAACAGCTCATGCAACTACCCCAATTTGTAAAGTTGGTGATACAATTATTTCAAATGGAACAGAATGAGTAGTTATTCCTTCTGGTGATGAACCTGGTGGAACGGTTACAAATATTGGTGCAGAGAAAGGTTTAATCACTGATCAAACTTCTGGTGCTGCTATCACATCTTCTGGTAAGATTAAAGCTAACTTAGTAAATGAAACACTTGCCGCTAATGCTTCAAGTTATGTTACAGGTGCAGCCACAAAATTCTATGCTGTTCAATTAGATAGTAATGGAAAATTAGCTGTAAATGTTCCTTGAACAGATAATAATGATAATACTTGAAGGCCAATTCAAGTAGGCGGAACTGAATTACTTGGAAGTGCTACTTCTACTGGTTATGTTAATTATAAAGCAGCAACAGATTCTGGTTTATCCGTTACAGGTTCGGGTCATGATATTACAATAGGACCAGCTTCTGGATATACAATTCCAACTGCAACAAAAGTAAATGAATGAGATGAAAAGCAAGATGCTTTATCAACTCAAACAGCTTATACCTCTAAGGGAACGGCCACAAAAGTTCCACAAATTACAACAAATACGCTTGGTCAAGTTACTGGTATCACTGAAGTAGACATTAATTTCCCAACATTTACAGATCATAATCAAACTGTTGGGGCTAAAAATTCAAGTAATACTGATATAACTTTTGGTGCTGATGCAACTGTAAAATTTATTAAAGGAACAAGTTCACATCTTACTGTTGTTGGTGATAGCTCAGCTAATACAATTACTATTGATTTTGATGACACAGTAATTCCTGCAGCACAAATTCAAAGTGATTGAAATCAGACCAATACTAATGCCAAAGATTATATTAAAAATAAACCAAGTATACCAGAGGCACCAGTACAAAGTGACTGAAATCAAACTACAACTACTGCACTTGATTATATTAAAAATAAACCAAATATTCCAAGTACAGCAAATTGGTCTGATAAAGCAGCTTCTGATCATACTCATGGTAATATTACAAATGATGGTAAAATTACAGCTACAGCAGTAAGCACAGGTTCTGGCTTTGTAATTTATGATAGCAATAATTTAATTCAACGAATTACAACTGCTAATGCAAAAACTTTGCTGGGTGTACCCAGTTCTGTTGGTGTAACAAGTGTTGGTATGACCGTTCCAACTGGGTTATCTGTTTCACCAGCTTCGATTACATCTACAGGTACTTTTGCTATCACATATGCAACTGGTTATAGCATTCCAACAGATGAAAAGCAGACATACTGAGATGGAAAAGTTGATGCAGTTGATTTACCACAAGTAATGAGGTTTATATAATATGCGTATAAGATATAATAGAGCTCCCGCTACTTATAGAGATTTAAATTATATAAGTACGGGAGCTAGTGCAACCTCGTATATTGATATAGGTTATACTTGTCAATCTAATAATATTGAAATCGAGATTATTGCTACAACTACTAAAGCTAATACTGAAATGTGTTTAATTGGTGCTGGTAGTAATTTAGAAATCGGTTATTCATCGACAGCCAATAGAATTATTGCCTGATCTTCTGGTTTAACAGTACTTGATTATGCTGATTTATCTAATTTATATAATGGTACGCCACATAGATTTTATTTTAAACAAGATAGTTCTGGTCGCATCTTTCAATTTGATGATTATACTCCAAAGACAAATACACAGCAAACAGTTTTATTAGGAAAAAAATTGTATATATTATCATATGATAGAACAAGTTATACATTAAAACAAGGTAAACTTTATAAAGTAATTATTAAAGATAATGATATTATAGTAAGCTATTTAGTACCAGCAGTAAATTTATCAAATAATAATGTTGGTATGTATGATTTAGTTCAAAATATATTTTTTGCAAGTGCTGTAAATGATCAGCCGTTTATTGCGGGCGAGAATGCTAATTTTGCTTGTAAGCCAGCCCCAAATACAGCACATCAATATGAACAATTAACATATCTAGAGTCTACAAATTCACAAAATAATCATCAATATATTAATATTGATGTTAGGATGAAATCTACAATTAGTGTTGATATGACATTATTACCGACTCAGCAGAATAAAGATGAAAGATTTTTAGGTGCATATGATAATGGTATTTATATTGGTCAATTAAGTTCTAAATGAAGATATGGCCCATCTTGTAGTTATAATGATTTAGCTATTGATTATAATAATCCAACAAGAATAATAGCAAAAACAAATACATGAACTTTTAATGATACTACATTAACTAAATCAGCATTAGGTAATAATAATCAAAGTATATTATTGTTTGCGGCCTCGTATAGAAATGATACTCCATATGGTTATGGTGCATGTAAATTATATGAATGTAAAATTTATGATTCTGATACTTTAATACGAGATTTTATTCCTGCCCGTAGAAAGTCTGATAATGTACTAGGTTTATATGATAATATAGAACATAGATTTTTTACTAATGATGGCAATGGTACATTTCTTGCAGGAGAAGTTTCAGCAAGAAATAGAATAGATGATGTTACATATATACCATTGAGACCAGTAATTCCTAAATGAGATTATCAGCAAATAGAGTATATTCAGTCAACTGGTACACAATATATTAATACTGGTTATTATTGACATTCTGAAGTAACTAAGATTGATGCAACTTTTACAGTTATTACAAACTCATCTGCTGCATCTTTATGAGGTTCTGAGGAATATCAATCATCTTCAACAAGTTCAAGATATTTTGCTGGAATTCCGTACGGTTCAAATGGTAGCTATACATGATATTTAGGAAATACCGGTCAAGCTAGTATTCAAGCTCCAATTGGAACAAAAACGCATTGAGTGGTTTATACTACAAGCAATAAGACATATACAGCTATTAAAGATGATGTAGTGGTTACAGATGCAAGAAGCTATAGTGGCACCTGTCAGACACATACAGCAGATTTTACATCTGATTCAAAAGGATTGTTCTATCTTTTTGCAAATCATAATAGTGGTAAAACTACAAATTATAATCCAACTCAAAAAGTACAAAGTCTAAGACTATATAGATTTAAAATGTATGATAATGATATATTAGTTAGAGATTTTGTCCCCTGCTATCGTAAATCAGATAACAAAGCAGGTCTTTATGATACTGTAAATAATCAATTTTATATTGATTCTTATGGTGGTAATTTTACAAAAGGTAATGATGTAGCAAATACCGATATTCCATTTATTATTTTATAGAAGGAAATATAATTCATGTCAGCATTAAAAAATGTCATATATTTAAGTAATGAAGATTATAATACTTTAATAAGTACCGGAACAGTTACAATTAATGGTACTACTTTAACATATGATGAAAATAATGTTTATATTACACCAGATCCGCTTGCAACAACTACAGATCCTGGTTTAATGAGTGCTGCAGATAAAGTTAAATTAGACGATATTATTAATCGTACAGCGGCTGAAAGTGGAGAAGATTTATCACTTGTAACTACAGGTGATAAATATAGATGAGACCACATTTCTGGTGATAATCAAACTATAAAAGGCAATGGTACTTCTTTTGGTGTAAATGAGGCTGTTAATATTGTGCCAGGAACAAATGTATCAGTTACCGCTGCTACTTCTGGTGATGGTGCACCTAAAATAACCATTGCATCTACTAATACTACTTATACTTTAACGCAACCTCAAGGTGAAGCTAATAAAGTTGTTTTAACTGGTAGTGATAATCCATCTTCACCAACAACAATTACAATAAATAATGTTGCACATGCTACTGCAGCAGATTCCGCAACAAATGCAACAAATGCCACGGAAGCAACACATGCAGTATCTGCAGATTCGGCTACAACTGCAACTTCAGCCAATACAGCCGGAAATACTACAAATTTAGATGGACACCCATCAAGTTACTATGCAGTAGATACAAATGTAGTTCATAAAACTGGTGATGAAACTATTTCTGGTACAAAAACATTTAATATTAGACCAGAATTAGTTGGTTCAAGACTTCCAAATACCTACCAAGAAGTTAATTATTTAAGTTTTAATGGTTCAACAGGTTATGTAGATACCGGAATTGTTATAACAGTTGCCAATAATTTATCTATAGAAATTGATGCCAATTGAAGGGGTAATAATACTGCTTTTGCCACTTTTTTTGGATATATGAAATCAACATCAGAAGTTACGCCAAGATGTGCATTTAGTATTTATAGCAACAGATATATGATTGGTATCAATAGTACTACATCTAGTAGTGCCACACCAGTATCTGGCAGACATATATATAAATTTTATACCACATCAGGTGGTCAGCAAATTTTAGATGTAAATAATATTACTGCAGTTTCAACAAGTTATTCCTCCGATGCCTTAAATAATAATCAATTAACTTCTTATATTGCTGCAAGAAATACCGCAAATACAGCGGGCAATTTTGCAGATATTGATATTTATTCTGTTAAGATTATTCATAATAATATTAGTTATGATTTGGTACCTTGTTATCGTAAGTCTGATAACCAAACAGGCTTTTATGATACAATTCATGATACATTTTTACCATCAACCGGTGGTGTAACAAAAGGCGATAATATTTCAGCTAGTACTTTTATGGTTGCAAATGATTTTGCAGCTGTAGCTTTTACAGGTGAATATAGTGCTTTAAAAAATATACCGACTATTCCAACTGGCGATAATCAAACCATTAAAGCTAAAAATTTAGGCGGTACAGATGTAATTTTTGGTACTAATGCTACAATTGAACTTACTGCAGGCTCAAATATTACTTTAACTCCTAATAATACAACTAATACAATTGAAATTGCTGCAGATAATACTACCTATGAAAATCTTTCAGCAGCTCAGGGCGGTACAGATGTTTCTCTTGTAACAACTGGTGAAAAATATACCTGAAATGATAAGATATCTTCTCGTCCAGATGGCACAAATCTTTTATTAACTGGAACAACGCCAAAAATAAATACTGTTTACTTACCAGATTATATTCTTGGTCAACTTATTTATGGCGGCACACTAAATGCTAGTACAACAGTTGCAACGCTTTCTGCTGATGCTAAGGCTAAATTAAACACAAGTAGTAATACAATTACTCTGACAGCTAATACTGCTACAACAACAGGCTGAGGTGCAAATAAAGGTATTTATTACATTGTGGCTACGGCCGGTACAGTTTTTCAAAATACTGAATATGTATTAAGTCTTGAAGTTGGAGATTGGCTTCTTTCTGATGGCTTAAAATGAACAAAAATTGATAATACAGATGCAGTTTCAAGTGTACAAATAGGTGCAAACTCGCCACTTAGTTCTAGTACAAGCACAGCCCAGACCGGAAATGTTTCTACAACTATTTCACATAATAAAGTATTAGGAGATACAAAAGCTACTACGACAGCGGGTATTTATGGAATAGCTATAGATACCTATGGACATATAACTGATTTAAATACAACAATGAAATTATCTAGTTCAAGGGTAGATGATGGGAATCCGTATCAAACGCAAGTTGGTGCAACAAGATTTGTAACTCCTGAGATGTATGAATATCTTGATGATAAATTATATCAGCGTCCTGCAATATCTACTTTTACTTTATATAATAACGGAAGTGCTGTATCCACAACTGTTGAAAAAGGTACTACTGTAACAGTTGGTCAAATAAGGCACCTAGAAACAAATATAGGAAATATTGCTACATTAAAATTAGATAGTGAAAATATTACCCCGGTTTCAAGTACAACAACTGCAAACTTAGCAACTGCTTTAACGATCACTTCTACAACTACTAAAACTTTAAGTGGCACAAATACAAAAGGAGAATCTTTTACAAAAACTGCAACTATTAATGTTTATAGTTATGCATATAGTAGATTAGATACCTCTACAACTACTCCAACATCTCTTTTAACAAAACAGAGTGTTTATACTACTTTTCAAAGTAGTGGTGCAAGTTTTTCTTATTTGACAGGTCAGTACTTATATTTATATGTACCAACCGTAAGTACAGCTACCAAAATGCAAACAAATGTTTTAGGTCAATGAGTAGATGTTGCTTATACAAATATTGGAACAGTTACTATTACAAAAGCAAATAATACGACTGAAAGCTACAAATGTTTTAGAACAACCGGTACTTTCTCATCTGCTGGTACAGCAACTTATAGGGTAGCTTAGAATGAAGGAGATTTAAAATTAATGGCTTTAACAGTAAATACAAATATTGTAAATGATGGTGATAAATATTTACTAGATGCTAAAAATGTTAAAGGTACATTTAGTGTAATTTCTTCCTTTGATGAGTTAGAGCATCCGACAGCACATACAATTTATCCAACTCAGATTGTTGGTAGTTTAGTTTATAACACCTCTGACTCTAAATTTTATAGATACAATGGAAGCACCTGAGATGAGGTATTTACAAAAATAGATACAGATACTAATACTTGACGCACTATTAAAGTTAATAATACGGAAATATTAGGAAGTGCTACTTCTACAAATGCTTTAAACTTAGTACCTGGTACACATCATATTTCAGTAACACCAGAAAATAGTAGTGGCTATACTGGAAAAATTACTATTGACACTGATCTTGAAAGTAAGACAGCTGCTTCTGGCGGTACAGCTGAATCATTAGTAACAACAGGTGAAAAGTATACTTGAAATAATAAATCAGATTTTTCTGGAAATTATAATGATTTAACTAATAAGCCAACATTATTTTCTGGAAATTATAATGATTTAACAAATAAACCAACCATTCCAACAGTTAATAATGCAATTTTAACTATTACTCAAAATGGAACTGGCATTGGTACTTTTACTGCTAATTCAAATACAGATACAACTATTGAAGTTACTGATACTACATATAGTTCGGAAACTGCCGAGCAAGGTGGCACAGCAGTTTCTCTTGTAACAACAGGTGAAAAGTATATATGAAATAATAAACAAGATGCTATAACAATAGATAGTGCAGTTAGTCTATCTTCCTCAAATCCAGTTCAAAATAAAGCTATCGGGAATTATATAGCTGCTCGTGGTGAACATTTATTAACAAATGGATTTGCAAATTTAAAAAATAATTATAACTTCACAGCATTCGCTTATGATGGCAGCGATACCTATTATGCAAATGGTTGCTTTAAAAAGATGGGCTGGGGTGCTTATGCTACCTATACTAATGATGAGCCTATTCCAGTCGATGTTAATATGACATATCGTTTTGATTTTTACACCAAAACGAATCATTCTGGTGCGCAAGTAAATGGTTATATTCGTGCTTATGATATAGATGGTAATGAAATTGGCTCATATCAGGTTGCACCTCGTGCTAATACTTTAACAACATTAGCACAAGACTTAAAAAATGGTGATACTAAGATATATCTTACAGATATGTCTAATTGACAAAGTACAAATCTTGGAACAAATAATGCTTCTATATTAATTTATGGATATGCTAACTCTTACGGTTATATATATCCACCAGAGACTTATACAAGATATAGATATACTAGCTTATGATCACAAGCATCTCAAATGGACTATGAGAATAATTGTATTACATTAACTAGTGCTTGAAATAAGGGTCCTTTTTCTGCTGGAACTCCAATATCACAAGGACAAGATGGTTCAGGTGCATTATATTGTAATATTGATGATGTTAGTATAACTTGCACTCTTAAAACAGACTCTGATTCTGCCACACAGGCAATGAATGGTTGAGAGCATCACTGATATCATATTAATGGTGTCCAAAATAAAAATACTTTTGCTACAAGCCAATTTCCTTTTGGCACAGCTTATATTAAAGTAGGCTTAATGAATCGTATTAGCCAAGCCTCTACAGAATATTTTAAGTTATCTACAATGTCTATGACCACTTCAGCAGCATCTGTAGACCAATTTAAGATTCCGTCAAGTACAGGCTCTTATAACTATGATTATCCACTATTATTTAAAAATCATAAAAATCAAAATACTGAAGTAGCCAATACGAGTTTTGCAACCACTTTAACTTATAACCCGCATTCTAAAGTATTAAAAGTAAATGGTACTGCTGCAGTTTTAACTGACACAAAAAATACAGCTGGTACTACTAATAAGGCCGCTACAAAGTTATTCTTAGTTGGTGCTCAAACACAGGAAGCAAATCCAACCACTTATTCAAATGTAAATTGTTATATTGGTACTGATAATTGTTTATATAGTAACGGACAAAAAGTATTAACATCATATACTCCCGGTGTAGATACAAATCAAACTATAACAGCTGCAAATGTAACTTTTGATCCTGATGTTGAAGTTGAGCTTGTTGCTGGTTCAAATATTGGAATAACAGCTGATAGTACACACAATCAAATTATAATATCTTCTACTGCATCTGGCAGTAATCAAATGGTTAAAGCTGGGGATGTTACATTTGATGCAAATGATATAGTTAATTTTGTAAATGGTGATAATATTAGTGTAGTAGGTGATGCAACAGCTAAAACTATTACCATTACTGGTACATCACCCGGTAATGGCATACTAACTTTAAACAGAAATGCCGAACTTGGTAATTCTAAGGTTGAGGTTGGTACTTTTACCGCAAATCAATCCACCAATACTAGTTTAGATATTTCTGATTTATATTATTGTACTTATAGTGCTACTGGTGAAGGTACAACAGTTGCTGAGATAGATGCTGCCTTAGCTGCTAATAAATTACCAGTTTGCTGATTTTCAAATAGATTATATATTTATTTTGGTATAAATAGTAATTATAGATACTTCTCTTGTGTTACAAATAGGTCCGCTTATATTATTCGTATTATAGCAGATAGTAGCAGTGCCGATTTTAATAAATGAAGTAATGACTATGATACTTTTGAATTTCAATATTATAAAAGAACAAGCACACAAGGTTGGGGTGGTGGCGATTTAACTAATGTTAATAATAATAATTATCCATCTGAAAAACTTGTATATGATTCATTGAGTCAAGTAAAGCAAAGCATACCAAGTATTACACTTACTGCCACAGCTGGAGAGGAAGCACTTACAGTTAATGCAACCGGCCCGGTAAATCTTGCTACAAGAGATACTGCACAAACAATAAGCGGAGCTAAAACATTTAGTACTGCAGTAACTTTAAATAATAATATTTCACTGCAGGGTAAAACTAGTACTGGTACAGCGACCTATAATCTAGTTAAAGTAAATAATGTTGCAAATGGCATTGAAGTAGGTGATGCTAATACTGCATTAATCCTACAATCAAGTGGTTCTGTAATTCCAAACGGTAATGGCACTAAAAGTTTAGGTGCTGCCAGCTATAGTTGAGATAAATTATATATTTCCGGAGCTATATTGGATGGTACAAATAGTTATGGTTTAGTTTTACCAAGCACTTCTGGATGATCATCTAGTAAAACTATTGCTACAACAGATCAACTAGTTAATAAAGTTAATCCTGCTACAGATAATGCAGCAGTTCGTTTTGATGGCACTTCAGGGGCAATACAAGATAGTGCAGTTATTATTACTGATGATAAGCGGGTAAAAGCCCATGGTTATATTTTACAGACAACAGCAAGTAGTACAACAACAGATAAAGTAGAAATGCTGTATGATGCAAGCGAAGAATGTATTAAGTTTGTATTTAATTAGAAAGGAATTCATATGAGCTTAATTTTACATTTACCTTTAAATGGAAATTTAAATAATTATGGGTGTTCTGATGCAGTTGCTACCGCAAGTAATATAACACTTAGTAATGATGGATTAATTGATAAGACTTACTCATTTAATACTTCTTCAACAAATAATTGTATAATATTAAGTAATTGTAGTGATTTATATAGCTGTTTTACTGGCGGAAATCAACAATTTTCTATTTGTTTTTGAGTCTATGACCAAGATGGTAATGGTTCAACAAACGCAATGCGTGCTGTTTATTTTGGTGATTATGAATTAACTGGAACAATGCAGTTCAATGTAGAAAAATCTGCAAATGGCAGGTTTAGAGTATACTGAGATCCAAGCGGAAATCCAGCTGGCTTTGATTGGTATGCTGGAGATACTTCTACTCTTATACCTCAAGAGGTTTGAACACATGTAGCACTTATTTATGATGGTACTGCTTTAAAGTGTTATTTAGATGGGGTTTTAAAAGGCGTTCGTGATGGTATAATACCAGCCAGAAATAAAACAGCTGGTAATTTTCAAATTGGTAAAGATAGTAGAAATGGTGATACTGCTTTTCAGGGTAAAATAAATGATTTTAGAATTTATGATCACGCTTTATCTATAAAAGAACTAAAAGAATTACAAAAAAAATTAGTTTTACATTATACTTTTTCTGATAAGAGCATTGAACCAACAACAAATTTGTTAAAATATGATGATACGTCACCTGTTTATAATGGAAGTACTACTAAATGATCCCGTTATGGAAATGGTGTTCAATTAAATCCATCTGCCTACCCAAGTGATACTTACTGATTTTTTAGATTAGCTTCAGGTGCAACATCATTAACAGCAAATACTACTTATACACTTTCTTATGATGTAACGGGATTAACTGTTAATAATATTAGTTTTAAATTTGCAAATAAATACGGTCCATATACTTTACATAATGGCCACAATGAGCATACTTTTACAACAGACAGTTCTGAATTACGGATATTTTATGATGATAATGGTACTAATTCAGCACAAGGACCCTATCAAATAACTAATTTTCAATTGGAACAAAAAGATCATGGCACATCTTGAGTCATTGGCTCACGAACTTTTGAGCCTGTAATTGATATCAGCAATAATGGGTATGATTCTATTACAAATACTAATCTATTAGTAGTGGATGCAAATGCATATGGTTCTACGGCTTTGCAGTTAGGCTCATCTAAATATATGTTAGCGCCCGCTTTACCCGCATCTTGTAAAACAAATTGTACTGTTTGTTTTTGGTATAAAGGTGCTGTTACAAGCGGAAATGTTGTATTTGCAGATGCTACATCGGAAACTTGTGTAGGTTTTTACTCAAATAATACTGTAATTGTTGCTGCCGGCACCAGCTCCTCAACTAAATTTGTTCAAAAACGACAGCATTGAAAAGATAATGAGTGAAATCATGTTGCAGTTGTATATGGTAATGGTACTTATACTTTATATATTAATGGGGAAGCCTGTGAAGCCAATACAAATAAAAACTATTGAACATGTACTTCTACAAATTTTCTAATGGGCTGCCGTTATAATGGTTCTTATAACCAATTTGCAAATGGACAAGTGACCGATTTTAAAGTTTATAAAACACAATTAACAGTTGCCGAAATTTTAGATGAATATAAAATAAAAAGTTTAATTTACAACAATGGCTTATTAGAATGTGCCGAATTTTCAGAAAGTGTTTCTAATATAATATTACCAAATAAATCAGGCATAGTTAAGGCAACAACAATAAGTGAAGGATCTAGTCAAGTAAAACTTTATGGCGGGTATACTTTATTAAGTTATATTCAAACTTCTGGTAGTCAATATATTAATACTGGTACTAAAGGGAGTGCTGGCTTAAGTTTTAACTTACAAGTAGCTTTTACTGAACAAACAAGCAGTTTCCAAATGAATGGCTGAAACTCAGATGCCCAAATAGGTATTGATTCCTCTAAATATTGATGAAATCGTCAAAGAGGAGCTTCACCTACTTTAAATACAATTAATCAAATATATAATACTAAATTAGTTATAGGTGAAACTACTTCAAGCTTATATATTAATGATGTATTGGAAGTCACTTCAAATTTGGCTTCAAATTATAATAGTAAAGTATTTTGTGTTGGTGCTACTATTGGTAGTTCAATACAATTTTATGCCAGGGAAAAAGTATACCGATTAACTGTAAATGATTCAAATAATAATATTATTGCAGATTATATTCCCGTTAAAAAGAACGCTACTAATGCTTTAGGATTATATGATTTAATAAGTAATAAATTTTATGCCGGAACTGGCACACTTACTGCCGGAAATGAATTAGGCAGTATAAGTCATATTGATGCTTATCAGCTTATAGAACAATAATAGCGAAAGGAAAGCTATAATACATGGCAGAACTTAAAAGTACAAATATAAATGGAAATTTAAATGTTACAGGTAAGATAACTGGTGGTAAAGTTGTAAGGTATGATACCAATGCCCAAGGTTTAACTGATACGGAAAAAGCTAATGTCAGAACAAATATTGGGGCTGGTACTTCTAATTTTACTGGTTATACGGCTTCAAATAAGTTATCAACTGATTACATTAACAATACGGCCGGTTGAACTTCAAATAGCGGTACTGTAACAAGTGTTGCAATTGGTACTGATACACCTGCATTATCAGTTACAGGATCGCCTATTACTGGTTCTGGAACAATCAAGGTAGATGTGGCAAGTGGTTATACTATTCCAACAACTACTGATTGAACTAATCGAGCTAAAATTTATTGAGCAACTTATGGAACTACTACTTATGATGAAATAAAAACGGCAAAAGATAGCGGATATTATGTAGCAGTACGTTATACAAGTAATGAAGTTACAGGTACAAATATTTATGGTAATTTATATGCATCCGAACATTCGAACTGATATGGTTTTACTAGTTTAGCTCGTACTTCAAAAAGTGGTATTTGAGGTACTACTACTAATTGTATTTATTGTGCTAAAAGTACTGATGGTTCTTCTAGCTGAACTGCAGATCAAGTATGACTTGGTAGTGGTACTGTTACATCTATTAATAATGTTACACCCAATAGTACGGGTGTAATTAATTTAACTGCAAGTGATGTATATGCTTTACCAAGCTCAACAAATTATTTAGCAAGTATTACAAAAACAAATAATTCAATAACTATAGCAAATAATACTGGAAATGAAGTATCTTTTTCGATAAAATATTATCCGCATACTATACAATTGACTGGAACCTCAGGTAATCGCACATATCATCTTAGATTTATATCTCCATCACCCACTTTATTAACAACTTGGGATAGTTTTTATGCTGCTTGTTCTACAAATGAATTAATTTTTATCTCTGGGTATTGTACAGCTCCATCTGATTCTACAAAATTTGTTATCACGGATTGAGGCACAACTTTTGGAACTACGGTACCCGGTGATAGTAGTACAGCATATTTAATGTATAATGCTTATGCACAAACTGCACTCGGAACAAATGCTTCTTCTGGTGAAACTTGAACTTGAATTAGCCCAAATCTTTTGGGCAACCAAATTGCATCTATTACAGATAGAATAACGTCCCAAACTACTACTATTACATATTTAACTGGAAATCTCTCGGTTGGTAGCACTAATACTGTAGCTCTTGGTGCTGGCATTGATACTGTTATAATTTATTGAAAATATGAAGATGATGATGATTCAATTTGGGAATATAAAGTTATTTCTGCTAATATGCCATATGAAGAGGATGGAGATTATTTAAGGTTAAATGATGCAGGCACTCTGTCATATTATCTTAATTCTACAACATGAGGTGATGGCTATAGCACAGAACCAAAATATTTAGCTATTCAAAATACTAATTATATACCTTTTGTAAAAGATATTTACTATGAATCCGCTAGCATCCCTGGTAATGCAGTAACTGGTGTCTGGGATTGCAATGGAAATTGTAAATTTGCATTATGTGAAAAATATGATAAAAGAAAGCCTTTTGATGGAGATGTAACTATAGCTAGGGGGCCTTGTTTGCAGGGTGTAGGAGATACTACTTGAACAATATCTTTACCAAGTATAAGTACTGTTTCATATTCAGCTGGAAATCTTTCATATACTATAAATGCCAATACTCCGCCTGCTCTTGAAATATTTGCGCTTTGTGCTCAGCAAAAAGCAAGTAGTTATAATTTAACACATGATATAAGCACAATAACTGATACTAATGTAGGTGATGTTTATATTAAAATTGGTACACCTCCAGCAGATGTTTCTGATTGAACTTATTATGTTACGGGGCCAAACACAAATTTACCTGAATCTATACAAGCTAATAAAATATATATATGAAAAAATAGTAGTAGTGATGTTTGAATTTATGGCCACCGGCTTTCAAGTGGGGCTATAAGTTATAGTAATCCTGTAGAAATTACTCTTATGGGAGATACACAATTAAAAGTTATAAATAAATTTAATTCATAAAAAATAAAGCCCTTTAAAAGGGCTTTATTTTTTATTTTTAATTAAAATTAAGTTATAGAATTACTTTTATTAGCTAAATTATTATGAATAATAGATTTATTTTAAATTGTGAGGTTATTTTATGGCAAATAAGACGCTTGTATATGAATTAGACTTTACAAATTTTATGTATACTAACCCAGATGACTGGGAAAAAGCTAAAAATAAACCAATTTGTACCCTAGATTTAGCTGTTAATAATGGTGAAGTTTTATATTCTGCTTCCACCGCTGATATACTTATTTATTTAGATAGCATTTTATCTTTTAAGCTTAAAGCAGATTTAGATTATTTTCTAGATAGTATTTTAGATATAATTTCTATTGGACTTAATTTTAAAGATTCAACTTCAACTGAAATTTTACCAAATAGTTTACTAGTTAGATCCTATGAAAGTACAGGCGGTACTGCATTATTATCTCTTAAATTTTCTAAAGATACACTAGATTATTTAGCAGTGTATTTTAAAGATAAAATATTAGAAAAGATTGAAATAACTGTTAATGCAACACAAGCAGACGTGGTCCAACCAGCTGCAATAGCCTCTGAGGATGATAATTTACAGTCTGAAGATGAAAATGAAAGTGAAGAGAATGAAAATAATAATGAAGAAAATGAAGATAATAATATAACTGCAGATGAAAATACGCTAATTTTAAATAGTGTTTTTGTAACACCAACAAGAAATACACTTACTATTTATTAAGGAAAACATATAAAATGACACAAAATTCAATTTTTCCAACTACGAACACCTTGTTAATAGGGGCAGATAATATTTTTATTTTCTATTTATCTGCTGATTATAATAAATTAGCTGATAAAGCCATGATAGAAATTTCACAAGGATCAAGAATAGCTTTTACCACTGAAGTTTCAGGTCGTCTATATCAAGATAGAATTATTAATGGTTTTTCAATTAAAAATTATGGCCCAAAAGAAACAGGTACAGATAAATATGTTTATGAATTAATATATAGGCTTTCAGAAAGTGATTCTTGCCATATTGCAAAGACTAACCAAAAAACAATAATTAGACTTTCATTATACAAAGAAAATAAATTTATTACAGATACTGTAATTGAATTAGCTGTAAGCTTATTAATTTAGGAGGAGACTATGGTAACTAATAATATACAAATGGCATTTGGTGCTTTAAAGCCAAAAAAAGATATTCGAGAATTTAAGGCTATTACAAACAAAGCTGCGCAAGTTGTTGATATTCCAGATGAATTTGAATTAACTATGCCTCCTGTTAAATCACAAGGACAAGTAGGTAGTTGTGTAGCTCATTCAATTTCTCTTGCTATAGAATATTATAATAAGTTGCAAGAGGAAACTGACATAACTTTTAGTACTGGATATATATATGGTAACAGACGAAATCAACGTGGGCATAACGGAAGCGGTATGTATGTTGATGCAGCACTTAGTGCTGTTGTTAAATGGGGAGATGTAGCTAAAGATAAATTTTCTGAAAATATAGAAGTTCCAGAAGCTATTACATTGTTTGAAGAGCGTGCTTTTGATTTAGCTCCAGAAGCCTACCCGAATAGATTTACGGAATATTTTGCGCTTAAATCTGATGAACAAATTAAGTTAAATCTTATGCAAAATGGACCAGTTGTTTTTAGTATTCCATGATATAAGGATTATGCTGTAGAGGCAAAAACATATATATTAAAACATACTAATAATGCAACATCTGGCGGTCATTGTATGGTTATTTATGGCTGAAATAAGGATGGTTGAAAATTTCAAAATTCTTGGGGCACCTCTTGGGGAAATAGGGGTCGTGCCATTTTGCCATATGGAACCAAAATGTCCACTTGTTATGGCATTAAAGATACAATTATGGCAAGAGCACATGAGAAACAATTAGCAGAATTAAAAGAAAAGTTAGAGAAATTAACAGAAAATTTAGAAAATAAAGAAAAAGAATTACAAAAAACTATAGAAAAATTAAAAGTTCTTGATAAGAATAATGCAGAACAAGCAGAAGAGCTTCAAGAACTTAAAGAATCTAAAACAGCTCTTACTAAAGAAATTAATAGTTTACAAAAACAGATTAAAGAATTGCAGATACAAAATGAACAACTTGAAAGCCTAAGAGCAGAATTATTTGCAATTAAGAAACCATTTGAAAAAATGCCAAAATGATTAGTAAAAATAATTAATGCTATTCTTAATTTATTTAATTAATTTATAAATGGAAGGTTAGTTATATGAGTATTGTTATTAATAATAGATCATATAATAATATAGATGCACTGAGAGTAAAATCTTTAGAAGATGGGGGATCTATTTCAGAAAAATGATTTTATTCTGCTGATAAGTCTCAGGCAAAAATAGGTGAACCATCTTCTTCTGAAATTAAAATAATTACTCCGGATGTTAATTACGTATCATTGAGTCAAGTCACCATTCCGCAAATTAACTCTGTTAATTTAGACCCTTCTAAAATTCAGGCTGGCCAAACGATTACAATTGGCTGAGCAGGGAATCCGGCTGCTTTATATTCTATCACTGGTACATATACTAATGATGCCACAGCAACAGAATATGATATTCGTAAGGGTAAAATTGCCTATGTAAAAGGGCAGCGATTAGTTGGTGTATTAACAAGTAGTGGCAGCGCCGGAGAAGAAACTTTAAAAATATCTTCTCTTGCACAATACCCGACACGAAACGGTGAGGGTTATTATGACTATGCACAAATTCTGGATGATTCAGATGTAACTGGTTTAAAAGCAGAAAATATTGTTTGTGGAAAAACAATATTAACTGATCTTTATGGCACTTTTGGTTCTTTAGCAATTCCATCACAAGCAGCAGATGAGGCTAGTATTCTAGAGGGTAAAGTAGCAAACGTCTATGTTTATAATGAGGAAACAGGTGAAGAATCTCTGAGAACAGCTGTAGGTACTATTAGGACTTGGCCTGAAACAGTTTATAATCCTGATAAAAATAATGATAGAACAATTCCAGCCCAAAGATATATTGCTGAAGACTTAGTAATAAAAAAAGTTAATATAGGTCCCGTGGATTCACAAACACAACAGGTGACTGCTAATCAAATGTTAGCAGGTACTTCTTTGGCAGTCGGCTATGATGGCACGCCAGAGGGTCTTCTTAGTATAACTGGCACCATTCCCACAAATCCAAACTCTGGTTATACTATTACCCCGGGTACTTCATCAATAACACTTTCTGGCCCATCTTATATTAGTTCTGATATTACAATTATAGGTGATACCGATTTAGTTACTAATAATATACTGGAGGGTATTACTATTTTTGGTGTTACCGGAACTCTAAAATCAGAGGAGACTATTTATACAGAATTATGAACAAGAATATATGGTACTCCAGAGCCTGTGGCTGAAGCTATATTTTAAACTAAAAATAGTTTTCTAATAGATAATATTAAAAGGATATTAAAAATATGCCAACAAATAAAGAAAACTTTATAAATAAATTAAATACCCTAGCTGATGCTGTTAAGACCAAGAGACCACTAGCTGAGGGTACGGATTATACTATTAATAATATTGTTGATGCAATTAGTAGTTGGGAGCTTAGACGAGCAGAAGAAAGCCCAACAGTTGATTTAGATTTATCTAATGGCAATCAGGTAATTATACCTACTGTAAGTGGTAATGTCTTATCTCAGGTCACTATTCGGCAACCGGTAGATCAGGAAGGCCATAATATATTTATTTCTGATAATATTAGGTCTGGAATAACTCTTGGAAATGTAACCGGAACTTATACAGCTGTAAATGAGAATGCTGTAACAGCTGCAGATATAAGATTTAATAAAAAAGCCTTTGTAAATGGTAGCGATGTAATAACTGGTTCCATGTCAGATTATAGTGGAACTACTTTAATTGTTCCAACTTTTACAAATGGTACACCCTCACAGTCATCAACATCCCATATAGCTACACAAAATACTTTTGTAACAAGTAATATTAATTATGCAAATATTTGGTATTCAAATTTAGACCCCACAAAGATTCTTAATGGTGAAACAGTCAATATTGGCACTACTGATGATATTAGTACACCAAAAGTTACTGTTACTGGTACTTACACTCCAGCAGTTGAAACTCTAATTCTTGACCAACCAAATGAACCCGGTGGTTTAAAACTTAATTATCAAAATACAGTTGGTTATGATTTACCAGTACAAATTTTAACACACAGCCAAGGTAAATTAATAGAACAAGTTATATTATATCGTCCTGAAAATCTTATACCGGAAAATATTAAATATAATATACCTATTGCAGGTACTGCTGGTACCTTTACAAGTAGTTCTACTGTTTCCAGTGGACAAATTGCGGCAACAGCTGATAAAATACGTTCTGGTTATTCCGCATGGGTAAATGGTACTGAAATACAAGGTTCAATACCTAATAAAAGTGCAGAGGTTTATAATCCAACTATTGCATCGTCAAGTTCCGGCACAGCCACTTTAAATCCTATAACAATTAGTTCTGGTCAATACTTAACTGGAAATCAAACGATTACAGCGACAGAGGTAAGAGGGTTAAATCCTGAATATATTGTTTCTGGGCATAGCATTCAAATTGGCTATACACAAAATGATACTTTTAGACCAATTCATACAACACAAGGCTCTTACACAGGTATTGCTTCAGAATATATTGAGCCAACAGCTATAGAGTTTAATGAATTAATTTTCCGCACTACTACAAGTGGAATTACGATAGATTCAGATGTTGTAGTAAATCCAGAACCTGGGCATGCTTTTAGTCAGGTTAAAATTAAAAGGCCAACTGATATGTCTGCAGTTGCTGCAAAAATTGCTTATAATCAAACTATACACGGTATTTCTGGTACATTTTCTTATGAAGCAAATAATTCTATAACTGCCAGTTCAATTAGAAATGGCAAAGTTGGTTTTGTTAATGGTAATAAAATTATCGGTACAATGCTTGAGCGTGATGTCGGTAATATTGGACTTTCTACTACAGATTATACAATAGCAGCAAATCAATATTTAGCAGGTGCTCAGACAATTTATGGTGCCAGAATAACAACCACGGATACTGGCGGTACAATAGCTGTTAATGATTTTAATGCTTTAGCCGGATTACTTGTTAAAGATGTAACTTTAGATATTGGTGATACTGGTGATACTGATAGACTTGCTCATATTGTTGGTACATATGATAACCAAAAACCGGAAGAAGTTGGAAATGTAACATTAAATTTCTGAGATTCAACACATTCAACTTATTATGATCAATTAGACATTAATCCAAGCACACAAAATACAGTTTTTTCTCATGTTTTAATAAATAAACCAGCGACTTTAATTAAAGGAAATATTGCATCTGGAGTTTCTATCGCTGGTGTTACAGGTACTTATACAAATGATGCAAATGCAACATCAAGTGACATTTATCCTGGCAAAACTGCTTATGTACAGGGCACTAAAGTTTCTGGCAGCATGCAAACACGTGCCGCTGCAACAATTTATCCGAGTGCTTCAGACCAAACAATTGCTTCAGGTCGTTATTTAACTGGTACTCAAACAATAAAAGCAACGACTGTTAAAGCATATGACCCAGTATTACAAGAAACTGTTCCGTTAGATCCTGATTATATTATTAAGGGTGTTGTTGTAAAAGTTGGTGATGAAGTTAATAATGCTCGTGTTGCTAGTATAACTGGTACTTTCGATTATACTGAATTTATTGAAGGTCCAAGAGAAGTTGATTTATCATTAGCTTCTGGCAATCAAACTATAAATCCAGAGGCCACTGGATATTCAATGAGCCAAATAATAATTAAGAAGCCCGTAAATTTATTAGCTAGTAATATTAAAAAAGATGTTGAAATTGCAGGTATTACTGGAACATTTGAAGAAATAAAAGTATTAGAAATAGATGCAAATTACAATTCAGCATCAACTATTAATCTCACTACTGCACAAAAGAATGTTTTTACTTCTTTGGCTTTAGGTAGTACTATTAAATTAAAATTTACACAATCTAATAGTATTAAATATTTTACTAAAACCTATTCAAGCACCTCCGGTAGTGAAACATTTATTGTTCTTACTGCACCAATTTCAAATGATTTTGAATGAAGTAATACTAAATATATTAGAACAAAAACTGAATTATGTTATATTGCTATTGCTAATAATACAGCAGAATTACATTTGGTATATAAACAAGGCTCGTCTGCTGCTTTATTAGGTGAAATTAGGCCTAATACTGATCTTGTATTAGACCCAAGCACTGAAACACGTATTTATGATTATACAGATGCTACAATAGGTATTCCTACATCATTAACGGTTACAGGTCTTGCTTATACAGCTGTTCAACCAGAGCAGCTTTTACAGGGGACAACATTAAATATTGGAACCGCAGCGGATCCAGATGCGGTTTATACTGTAACAGGTACTGCTATATCAGAATATGACTTATATTCATTATTAAATAATGCTAAATGGGGTAATTCTGGTGATCTTGCAGGTACAACTGTATTATTCTCTAATACACCTGAGCTCACAAATATTGGTACTAAAGCAGTTACATTTACAGCTGGCTCTGATAACTATACAAGTTTAACAATTAATAATAATGAAATTAAATATAATGATACTCGTGTATATGGCGAAGCTGAGTAAAGGAGAAATATAAATATGGCAAAAAGTTGACTTGCTGGAGCTTCAAAAAAAATTACGATAACTGGCGGAAATGACAGTACAAATACAGATATATTAAAATATATGCAATTAAATGCAGGCTGAATACAAACACTAGCTACACCAGTATTATCATTAACAGACTTAGCTATTACTTGGCCAAGTGTAACTAATAGGACCTCTTATACTGTTTATGTTAATAATCAGTCCTATCAAGATCAAGTAATGATAAATTCTTTTGATATATCAGACTTTACACCCGGGACTTATTCAATTACAGTAAAAGCTATTGGAAGTACTTATTATCAAGACAGTTCATTAAGTACACCTTTTGTATATACATACTTAACTGCTCCAACAAATCTTGCAATAACAAATGATACAACATTATCTTTTACAGGTTCTTCTGGTGCAACTCATTATAGAGTTATTGTAGATTCTGAGACAATTCTTGGTATTTGTAATAGTTCTCCAGTTGACTTAGCTAGTTTTCAAGGCTGGGGTAATCTGACAGCAGGTGGTCATACAGTACAGTTACAAGCATTTGCTGATAATGCACGAGATAGTCAAGTTTCAACGGGTGTATTAGTTAGAACTGGTGGTTATAATTTAACAGTTTCTACTTGACAAGAATCTGGTGAAGATAGTGGTCAATTTCAAGTTTTATATTCAGATAACTCCTCTGCTTGAGTTGGCTCTGGTACAACTAAGCATGTTTTACAAGTACTAGACTATAGATATACTTGAGATTATCAACAATCTTGAGAAATTAATGATGCCCAGCCATCATTACCTTATACACTTGCTGCAAATGCCTCTGCCTCAGTTTATTCTGAATCAAGTGGTGGCGGTGGGACCTGCTTTATTGCTGGTACACAAATAACTCTTGCTGATGGTACCACAAAAGCTGCTGAGGATATTACTTATGATGATTCTTTGTTAGTTTGAAATTTCTATACTGGTACTTTTGATACAGCTAAACCCTTATGAATTAAGAAAGAAGAATTATCACCCTGTTATAATTTAGTCACTTTTGACAATGGTAAAACAATTGGTTTTGTTGGACCTGGACAAGAGATCGGTTATCATAGAATTTATAATAATGAAGCTAAACAATTTACACATACTGGTGTAGCTGATACACCGGTAGGTACAACTTCTTTTGATGTTTTTGGACAGCAACCAAAAATAGTAAGTCAAGAAGTTAAATGAGAAAGAGTAAAATATTATAATATAATAACAGATAAATACTATAATTTATTTACAAATAATATTTTAACTTCTTGTATGCTATCTAATGAATATGAAATATTAGATAATATGACTTATAATATAAATAATAGATATTTAACAGATAAACAAATTACTGATTATCTACAAAAAATTGAGGATTTAAGACGTCCAAATTAGAAAGGATATTATAATGGTTTATATTTTAGAAGGTACACATGGAGTTGGTAAAACCGAACGAAGTACAACTTTTGGAGTTCCTGTTGCAAATATTAGAAATGATACTCGTGCAAGAAATATTACACAAGTAACCTCATTACTTAATAGTTATATTAATATAGATGCTGTATTTGATAGATTTTTTATGCTATCTTTTCCAGGAGAAGATCATGATAAAAGGGTCTCCCAATGTATTGCAATTAATAATTATTTAAAAACTAGATCTGATGTAACTTGTATTTTATATATCTGTGACCGCGAAGTTGCTTGACAAAGGTATCAAAATACAGAACATCCAATTGAGCGACGCGTTGATAGAGCTGGTTTTGATGCAGCTTATAATTGATATCAAGAAATTATTCCATATATGGATGCTTTTCAAATAATAGATACCACCAATGCCAGCAGTCATCATTCTGGCTAATAAGATATAGGAGATATTATTAAATGCTAATAAGTGATTTAACAGGGACAACGTGGACGATAAACTCATCTGTAACGGCAACGTCGGGGCAATTCCGTTCCTCAAATATTGCTTTCACCGTTAACTACGGCGATGAGTGGAATGAAATCCGGATAGGCTATTATGCCTACCACCATGACCTCGTTGCTTCGGCAGACAGGGCGTGCGGTTTTAATGTTACGGTGGGCTTTTATTTTAACCTCGAAAACACGACGATAACCTTTACAGGCGGCACAGACGCCACCAACTCAACCCTCATCTCTTGGCTTGAAGCAAATGCTACTAATGTTACGCCTGAACCAACACCAACAGAGAATATTTTGACACCCAAAGAGCAATTTTTTAAGAATATGAATGACCTTGCTCAAAGTATTATTGACAAAGCGGGTCTTGCAGCTGGCTTAAAAACGTTACAGGAGTTAAAAGAAGCTGTTGATGATATTGTTGTAGCCCAGGAAAGTGAAAGAAGGACATTATCATTAAATATGGCTAGCGGAGATCAAGTAGTTAACCCAACAGATGCTGATAAAGTAATGACACAGGTAACAATTACTAAACCAAGTACGTTTCTTGCAAGTAATATTAAAGATGATATAGAAATAGGCGGAATTACTGGTACTTTTACTGACAGTACAACTGTTTCTACCGGACAAACGGCTGCAGCTGCAGGCCAGCTGTTAATAGGATATTCAGCTTGGGTAAATGGTGTAGAAATACAAGGAACAATTCCAGTATATACTGGTGGAATTGTTACTACTGAATAATTTAGGAGTATAATAGAATGGGAAAAAATATTTCTGTTAATGGCAGACAGTATAATTCAATAACAAAATTAAAAGTACAAAAAAATATATCTACAGAGAGCTATCATGTTTATGATTCTTATTACTCTGATGATTTATTTGAAAATACTAAATTAGTAGCGCCTTCTTTAGAGGTGCAGACAATTAACCCATCTGGTGATAATGTTGCTCTTAGTCAAGTAGTAGTACAAAGTATCGGAGCCGAAAATTTAATTCCAGAATATATTCAGGCGGGAAAAACAATTTCAATAAAAAGTAATGGTTTAGATGATAATCCTGATTCATATCTTATGTCGGTTACAGGTACTTATACAAATGATGCAACAGCTACTGCTAATGATATCTTAGTAGGAAAAACTGCTTATATTAAAGGTGAAAAAGTTGTAGGTGCTAGATTAACTTCTGGTGGTATTATCCCAGAAGGTATTGCCTATATTACAACCACAGCACCAACTAATGTTTATAATTTTGCAGTTGCAAAAGTTGATAGCGAATTTCTTAGACCCGAAAATATTAAACAGGGTATAGAAATTTTAGGTAAAGTTGGTACTTATGGTGGTATCGATACAACAACTGCAATAGATTTTTCAGCAGTTCATTTAGGCTATTTTTATAATGATGCTTTTTATACTGATAAAGCACATGTACATTTAATAGAGCCAGTTGATGGCAATACTTATATGGATAAAGTATCTGCCAATGCTTATGATTATATAAATAATAGATATACTATTACCACGTCCTGGGTGGTAAATGTTGATCCAGCACAATTAGACTAAATGAATACAATTATTTTATGTTTAAAATAAAGTATTCAGTTTTATTGAATGCTTTATTTTATTCTTTTATTGTATAATATAATTGTATTTATAGGATCAATAGAATCTGATAGATTCTTGATGATAATAAAGGAGTTTAATTTAAATGGGTTTTTGTAAGACTTGTTATAAAGAAAAAATAAACCCTCAAGTTAAAGATGAAGATTTATCATATGAATTAGATGAAGCAATTTGTGAGTGTTGTGGAGAATTAAAGCATTTGGTAAAAATACCAGAAATTAAAGATCCAAACATAATGACTGTTGCTGAATGTAATTTAGAAACACAAAAACATATAGAAAATGTTCGTAAATATATTAGATTTATTACAGATAAGTTGACACAGAGAGGTGTAGATCATGATGCAAGTAAGATGGAATCACCGGAAGTTGAATTATTTGCACAATATACAAAAAAACTAGCCTCTTTAGTTTATGGTAGTGATGAATATAAAGCAAATTTAGAAGCTTTACAACCTGCACTAGAACATCATTATGCTACCAACAGACATCACCCAGAGCATTTTCCTAATGGAATAAATGATATGAATTTAATTGATATTATTGAAATGTTTTGTGATTGGAAAGCTTCTTCTTTACGACAGAATGATGGAAATTTATTAAAAAGTATTGAGTTAAACACTGAGCGATTTAATATTGATCCTCAGCTAAAACAGATTTTTATTAATACTGCTAATTTATTAGATGATTAAATACTTTAAAGAGAATAAAGATAATTAAAAGAGTATTGGATATTCAATACTCTTTTATTGTATAATATAATACTATAGTAATAAAAGGAGATTTATTATGTCAAATTTTGAAGAGCCTTCTGTAAAAGCACATATAGGAACTGGTGGAATTAGCTTTACTGGGCTTTTAACTATTGTTTTTATAGTTCTAAAACTTTGTGGTGTTATTGATTGGAGTTGGTTTTGGGTATTAAGTCCAACTATTTTTGGTATAATTTTATTAATATTGATTATATTTATAGTAGCTATTATTATTGCAGCTAAAGAGAGACATAATTAATGGGTAAATTAGTATTTTATTATGGTGTAATGGGTTGTTCAAAAACAGCTAATGCTTTAATTACGCGTTTTCAATATTTAGAAAAGGGTAAAAAGGTTTTGTTAATAAAACCGGCACTTGATACGAGAGATAATATAGATAATAAGAGTATTATAGCTTCTAGAATAGGTATTCAAGCAGAAGCTTATGCAGTAAGAATTGATGAATCTATTGCTTCACTTTTAAGTAGAGATACTTATGATATAATTATTTGTGATGAAGCACAATTTTTAACAACAGCACAGGTTAATGAATTAAGAAATTTAAGTAAATATATAGATATTATTTGCTATGGCTTAAGAACAGATTTTCAATCTCATTTATTTGAAGGTAGTAAGCGTTTATTTGAATTGGCTGATAATATTTATGAAATAGAAGGTGTATGTACTTGTGGTAAAAAAGCTGTAATTAATGCTCGTCTGACTGCAGATAAAAAAATTATCTATCATGGTGATCAATTAGAACTTGGTGGCAATGATAAATATGTTGGTATGTGTTGGGATTGTTGGCAACGGGGTAATATTTAATTATGGATGAAGAATTTAATGCTTGTGATTTATTTTTAATGTGAAATAGAGATACTAAAGTAGAATGTATTGGTACAAATGCACTATGGAATTATATTAATTCTTTTGTTCAGCAATATAAAACAAATATAGTTCTTACAAAAATAAATCAGAATTATAGATCTAATTTGGATAAATATTGCATTGAAGTGTGGTATAATTTTGATTCTGGTTGTAGGTTAATTAATGCCTATACACTAGAATATAATGAACCAGATAGACAAATTTTTTATTAATAGAAAGGAGAAAATATTTATGAAATGGTTTTGTTGTAGTGATATTCACGGATTTTATGATGAATTAATTCAAGCATTAACTGATGCTGGTTTTGAATCAACTAATCAAGATCATGGTATTATTGTTTGTGGAGATATTTTTGATCGCGGAAAGCAACCATTAAAAGTATATGAATTTTTAAAAAGTCTTCCTAAGGAACGCCGTATTCTTATTAGAGGAAATCATGAATTTCTTTTACGTGATTTAGTAAAACGTGGTTATGCTTTAAGTCATGATGTTCATAATGGAACAGAAGATACATTATGTTATATTGCAAATATTATAACAGATTCTGAATATAATCAAAAACAGATAATTGAATTAACTAAAAATAAAAATATAGATGAATTATTACGAACAGATACTAATTATGATAAGCTAGAAAAGCGTCGTCGTAAAAAATATAATAATAGAAAAATTAAAGAAATATTAAAATGGATAGCTTCAGATGAGTGGATAAACTACTATGAAACAAATAACTATATTTTTGTACATTCGTTTATTCCGCTTCGACCGCGGCAGAATCTAAAATTTTCTGAATTATTTTCAACACCAAATGAGTATGATCCAGATTGGCGAAATGTACCACAATTTATTTGGGAAGAAGCAACCTGGGGATGCCCTTGGCAGCTCTATTTAAATTATTTTGAGCCAGAAATTAGAAATGGAAAAATTTTAGTATGTGGACACTGGCATGCCTCTGATTTTTGGAATCATTTAGATTTTAAAGATACTCCAGAGCTGCAGTTAGATACAGCTGGAGAAAATCCATTATATAAATCTGAAAAGTATCCAAATATTATTGGTCTTGATGCCTGCACTGTACGAAGTCATAGAATTAATGTTTTAGTTTTAGATGATGAGGATATGTAATATGATTTCGAAAGAACAATTTATAGAAATAATTAATTTTACTAAGAAGAAAAATGAACAGGAAACTTCATTTTGTGATGTACTAGAAACACTAAGCCCACATGCCTATTGTGATTGTTTTTTATACAGCGAATATGAAGAAAAAGTTTTATTTCTTTTAGGTTTACTTTTAAATGATACTTCTGACCTAATTGGTTATAAAATGTATGAATTTGATCAGTGGTCTGCAGAAGAAGCTAAACAAAGGCAGCTTCATGAAACACCAGAAGTAGCATCTTGGGAAACAGTTTATGATTATTTAATTGAACATTTACCTAAATCATAAATTTTAAAGAGCTCAAATAATTGCTAAATTAATAAAGAGAATAATTTTTAATTATTCTCTTAAATTATTATTAAAGGAGATGTATAGTAAATTGGCAATTACCACAGACACCTATACAGGCTGAAAAAAGTGGTCACCCACACAGGAAGAACTTGGAAAATTCTATGAAACTTCAGAGCTTCCTTTTCAGTTATTTGAAAATGAGTATTTAATAATTTATGATGATGAAAATTTACCAACTTATTATTGTTATGAAAAAGGTAGATTGCGGCCATTTAAAGGAGGTTCAATTAAAACAATTCATGATACCCCACCAGAAGACGAGCTTAATATTGAAACTGGTGGCTCAAAAAAACGCAAGACAAAAAAATATTCAAAAGGAAAACAGACTATAATATATCCACGTAATGATGAACAAGTATGCGCTTTTGACTTATTAAGGGATAATACAAAAACAATAAAATTATTATTAGGTGTATGAGGATCTGGTAAAGATTTGCTGATGGCAAATTCAGCACTAGAGGCCTTACGGCTTGGAAAATACGAAAAAATTATTTGGTTAAGGAATAATGTAAGAACAAAAGATACACCGGATTTGGGTGCCCTTCCTGGTGAAGTTTGAGATAAATTGTGTGCTTATGTAGGTCCATTTATTGACTCAGTTGGGGAAGATTCTGTAAAGACTATGTTACAAAAAGGTACATTAAAAGTTGAACCTTTACAGTCTATCAGAGGACGTAATTTCAGTGATAGTATAATTATTTGTTCTGAAGCTGAAAATTTAACTTATGATCATTTAAAATTAATTGTTGCTAGAGCAGCTGAAAATAGCTGCATTATGATAAACGGTGATCTTCGCCAACGTGATTTATCTATTTTTGAAAGGTCACAAGGCTTAGAAAAATTTATAGAGTGCTTAAAAGGCGAGCCTTTATTTGGTTATGTTTATTTACCGAAAACAGAACGTAGCGCAACAGCAAGATTAGCCGATAAATTAGATGCCTTTGAATTTAAAGATTAAGGGGGAATTGTAGATGAGTTTAGTAATCGCAATTCGAGATAAGGATAGAATCGTATTAGGGTCAGATAAACAAAGTTCATATGGTGTTAACAAACAGCATGATGCAACTAAAATTTGGGAGTCTGTAGACATTCCAGGTGCTCTTATTGGTGGAGTTGGAATGATGCGTGCTAGTCAAATTATTCAATATAATAAAATTGTTGATTTAAATGAATTATCTGATACTGGTTTAACTACTGAATTCATTATTAATTCTGTTGTTCCTGGCATTGTTTCCCAACTACAATCACATGGTGTATTTTGTGGCCAAATTGAAGAAAAAGATGTTGGTAGTAGTATTATGATCCCAAACACTTTTATATTTGCTTTTGAGGACCGGGCTTGGATAATTTCACCAGATTTAAGTGTGTCAGAACTTGGTGATTATTTAGCTATTGGCTCAGGGTCGGACGTAGCTAATGGCGCTTTATATGCTACTCCAGATAAAAATCCGTTCGAACGGATAGTAACAAGTATAAAAGCCGCCGCGGAAACAACTTTATTTGTTGATGATGAAATTGATTTTCTAGTTACAAAACCATATGCAAAAGATGAACAAGCACTTAAAAAAGCTATGGGAGTATTTGAGCAAGCTGAATTAACTATAGAAAATTCAGAGCCTGAAAAGCCAAAAGAAGAAGCAAAGACAAAGAAAAAATCAAAAGCTAAAAAGAAAAAATAATAATTAATTAAAAGACCTAATTTTTAGGTCTTTTATTGTATTATATAATATAAATTTATTTTTAGGAGTTTATCTATGAAATTTGTTATAAAAGAAAAAACACCAGCAGAAAATAAGGCTTTATGTGAAAAATATCCTTTTCTTACTTGGCGTGGAGATCCGTTATATGTTGGAAGTTATTCAAAAGATAGAGAGCCAGATTATAAATATACATGGGAAGATGAAATGCCAGATGGCTGGCGAAAAGCTTTTTGTCCACGAATTTGGGATGAGCTTAAAGCTATTCTTGAAAAAGCTGACTTTGTAAATGAGTTTGAATTTATGCAAATAAAGGAAAAGTTTGGTACTTTAAGACTCTATTATTGTGGTATACCTGCTGAAATAAGTAAAGAGCTTTCAGATTGGGAAGATAAATATGATAAACTTTCTGAACAAACTTGTATTATTTGTGGAGAACCTGCCACACAAATGACTACAGGGTGGATTACATATGTTTGTGATGATTGTGCAAAAGAAATGGGTGGTAGAACAATTCCAATTAAAGATTTAGATGAGTATTATGATAATCCTAAAAAATACTGAGAAACACATACAAATTAATATAAAATTTATTGTATAATATATTGTCGGATAATTAATCCGACTATTGTCCTCCTTTCTATAGAAGTTCATATCGTCGCAGTTATGATTAAATAGTTTGCGCTAGACTAGCTTCATTTTGGAAGAATCGTTAAACGGTATGACCGCGGTCTTTAAAAGTAAATAGTAGCTAACTACTTATGGAGCACTTAATTAGAAATAATTAATGTGAATGTGGGCTAATTCGGTAAAGGTTAGAGAATGCCGAGCTAAATTGAATAAACAGGTGCTACGAGAACCGGATTAAGATCTTATGAAAGCTTATTAGGCATCCTAGAGTGCTGTAGTTAAATGGTGTTAGATGAACAGCCTGTTATTTATAAATGTGTAGAGAACATATACCCACAACCTACGTCTTTATAAGATAAGGTTAAGACATGTTCCAATAAGATTAAATTCTTATGCAAAACCGCTTTTCTGGGTTCGAATCCTAGTTCTTCCGCCAAAAGGAACTTTATTTAATATAAAGTTCCTTTTTATTTATCTTATTTTGTTTGCAATATAATTTGCTAAACTAATATGCAAGCAATTATTTAAAGGAGAAATTTATTATGGAAATTTTATATTGTAAATATTGCGGTAAAGAATGTAAAAATAAAAATAGTTTAGCTCAGCATGAACTTAGATGCTCTTACAATCCAAATAGGCTAAAATATTCTACCTGGAATAAAGGAAAAACAAAAGAAGTTGATGCACGATTAGTTAGAAAAGTTACAGATGGTTTTAGTAAAGTTGGATGGCGTCATTATCAACAGTATCTTGCAGATAATTCTATTGCTTGGGGGCAACAGAATATGCAGTGTTATAAAAAATATTTTTTAGAGGAACAACATCATTGTTGTGCTATTTGTGGCTGCTCCGATTTATGGCAAGATAAGCTATTAGTGTTTATTCTTGATCATATAGATGGTAATGCTGATAATAATAATCGTGAAAATTTACGTCTAATATGTCCTAACTGTGATTCTCAGTTAGATACTTTTAAATCTAAGAATAAAAAATCTGCACGAGCAAAACATAGAAATATAAAAGTAGTAACTGAGGAACAATATAAAGAATTATTTTAAAATTGTTCTAATATTACAGTAAATATTGTATAATAATATGTATAAAATTATTATGAGGTAAATTATGGCAAAAGATCCATTAAAAACAGTTGGAGCAAGTAATCTTTCTGACAAAGAACGAGCTAAAAATGATTATTATGCTACTGATCCTAAAACAACAAAGGCTTTTTTAGCTACATACCCATTAGATAAGACTAAGCTTATCTGGGATCCAGGTAGTGGACATAATTTAATTATTAATGTTTTACAGGAGTATGGTTATAAAACATGGTCAACTGATTTATATAATTATGGTTATCAAGATAATATTTTTGATTTTTTAACATATTCAAAAAAATTTGAAGGAATAATTTTTGGAAATCCCCCATATAAATTAGCTAATGAATTTGTAAAACACGCATTAGAAATAGTTACACCTGGAAGCCAAGTTATTTTTTTATTGCGTACGCTTTTTCTTGAGGGCCAGAAAAGATATAATGACATATTTAAACAAAAAAATTTAAAATTTGTTTTTGTATTTATAAATCGACAAGTATGTAGTACTAAAGATGATTTTACTGAAGGTAGTGCTATTTCATATAGTTTTTTTGTATTTGAAAAAGGTTTTATAGGAGAACCCACCATAAAATGGTTAGCTACAAATTAAAATATAGTGGTTATTGTATTATAAACTATACTACACAACAAATATTTTATGGTAAAAACTTTGTAGAATTATCACAAACATCTGGTATTGCTGTTGCAGTAATTCAAAGAAATATAAAATTAAATAGAAAAGTAAAAAATATAGGTTATTATAAGTTGGATATTAATGGTATGCCAATAATAAAGGAGGTGATTTAATATGAAAGTGTTTATCATTAGTGATACACACTTTGGTTAAGGCCATACTAACATAATTAAATATTGTAATAGGCCTTTTCAAACTACTCAAGAAATGGATGAAGTGATGATTAAAAATTGAAATGAAACAGTTTCTAATAAAGATACTATAATTCATCTTGGAGATGTTGGACTTAGTTCAAAAACATACATTTCTAGTATTGTTAAAAGATTACATGGTAATAAAATTCTTATTATGGGAAATCATGATAATTGGTCAGAGCAGGCCTATAGAGATATGGGATTTTCTACTGTAAGTAAATTTCCTATTTTATATAATAATTTTTATTTACTAAGTCATGAGCCCCTACAGTTAAGTGAAACGACTCCTTATTTTAATTGTTATGGACATGTTCATAATGATGAAAAATATCATGATATGGCTACAAGTAAATGTTTTTGTGTTGAAAGAACCGGCTATAGGCCCGTACTATTATTTGAAAAAAATTAAGAGATAAAATTATGCAAAGAATGTTATCAGGAATAAAACCTACCGGAACTCCTACTTTAGGAACTTATTTAGGTGCAATTTTACCCTTTATAAGATACCAAAATGAATATGAGCTATTTATTTTTATTGCAGATTTACATGCCTTAACAACTTGTCAAAATGCTAAAGAATTAAGAGATAATATTAATTTATTAGCTAAGATTTATCTAGCTGCTGGATTAGATTGTGGACAAAATAAAACTGTATTATTTAAGCAATCTGATGTATTACAACATAGTCAGTTAAATTGGATTTTAAGTAATTATACACTAATGAGTGATCTTGAAATGATGACTCAATATAAACAAAAATGTCAGCAACTTGCAGCTAGACAAGGAGTTAATGTATCTTTATTTACTTATCCTGTTTTAATGGCTGCAGATATTTTACTTTATAATACAGATTTAGTGCCTTGTGGTCAAGATCAAAAACAACATATAGAATTAACACACGAGCTTGCCCGAAAATTTAACTCTATGTATGGTGAAACTTTTAAACTACCAAAGCCATATATAACCAAAACCGGCGCTAAAATAATGAGTTTATCTGACCCGACTAAAAAAATGAGTAAATCAGAGTCAGATAAAGGAACAATTTATTTAACTGATACTAAGGAAGTTATTTTTAATAAATTTAAAAAAGCTGTCACTGATAGTGAAGGAAAAATTTATTATAATCCAGAAACTAAGCCTGGAATAAGCAATTTACTTACTATTTATGCTGCAATAAAAGATATTTCTATTCAAGAAGCTGAAAATATATTTAAAGATGAAAAAGATTACGGTAAATTTAAAAATGAAGTAGCTCAGATAGTTTGGCAATATTTAGATACATTACAGTATAATATAAAACAAATTTCTGATAAACAAATATTTTTAACATTAGATGATGGTCAAAAACAGGCAGCTAAAATTGCATCAGAAACTCTATCCAAAGTATACAAAAAGGTGGGATTAAGATAAAATATGTTTGATAGGCTTGAAAGTATATTAAATAAATATGATGAGCTTTCAATGAAATTAAGTTCTTCAGAAATTATTTCAAGTAATTTATATCAGCAATATAGTAAAGAGTTAGCAGATATTCAAGAAATTGTTGATACTTATTCTGCTTATAAAGACGCACAGGATTATTTAGAACTACTTAAAGAAGATGAAGCTAAAAATACTGATTTGGAATTAAAAGTACTATATAATAGTGAAATTAAAGAAACTCAAAGTAAATTATCAGAGCTAGAAAATAATTTAAAATTATTATTATTGCCAGCTAACAAGGATGATTCCAAAAATATTATTATGGAAATTCGTGCAGGAGTTGGCGGAGATGAAGCAGCTATTTTTGCAGCAGATCTTTTTAATATGTATTTAAAATATACACAAAAACAAGGTTGGAATGTTTCAGTTAGTAGCTATACTGAAGGTGTTCTAGGTGGTTTTAAGGAAATTATCTTAAGTATTTCTGGTAAAAACGTTTATCAAAAATTAAAATATGAAGGTGGAGTACATCGGGTACAACGAGTACCAGAAACTGAGGCTAGAGGCAGAATTCATACATCAACAGCAACAGTTGCAGTACTTCCAGAAAGAACAGAAACAGAAGTTATAATTGATCCAAAAGATATTACTATTGGTTTATTTCATTCCGGTGGGGCTGGTGGTCAAAATGTAAACAAAGTTGAAACAGGTGTACGTATAACACATATTCCTACCGGAATGGTAGTTGCTTGTCAAGAAGAGCGGTCACAGCTACAAAACAAAGAACGTGCTTTTGAAATATTGCGCGCAAAGTTATGGGATTATTATAATACTCAAAATATTAATTCTGAAATAAACCAACGAAATAGTATGATTGGTACTGGTGATAGATCAGAAAAAATTCGAACTTATAATTTTCCGCAGCATCGTATAACCGACCATAGAATTAATTATACTACTTATAATATAGAAGAAGTATTACAAGGTAATTTAGATGATTTAATTGAACATTTACAAATTGCAGAAAATGCAAAATTGTTAATTAATCAATAAGATTAAAAGAGCCTGTTTTAGCCAGGCTCTTTTTTATTTGCTAAATTATATAGTAAATATGGAGGATTTTATTATGTTAAAATTTAAAGTACCAAAGCAACAAGATTTAGATTTAGATCAGTTGATTTTTGATAGAATTACTTTTGGCAATACACAACCATCACCAAAAGATGATCGAGATTATATTGCGCAAGCTAAAGATTGATCTAAAATAAAATTTCCAAAAGAATATAGAGCACCAAAAACAGAAGTTTTAAATCAAGAAAATTATGGGTCTTGCGTAGCTCATTCTTGCGCCACCGCTTTAGCCCAAGGAGAACAACTTATTTCAAATACCCACAATAATTATTCTCGCGGTTATATTTATGGTAATAGAAAATCAACTGACTTGCAAACTGAGGGTATGATTGTTAGGCAGGCATTAAAGCAACTACATAATTGTGGAGATGTTCTATATGATGATTTTCCATATAATAAAACTTATCCTATGGTAAAAGCTTTAATTGATATTGATAGAGAATATTTAGCAAATAAAGCAAAGCAGTATACTATTTTTGATTTTTATAGGTGTTGTGATGAAAATCAGTTAAAAGATGCTATTATATCCTCCGGTGCAGTTATAATTGTAGTTCCTGTTTATAGTGATTTTGCCCGTGATTTACATAAAACTCAATCATGGGAACTCCGAGGCTATCATGCAATGGCTTTAGTTGGTTGAACTGCTGATAAATGAATTGTACAGAATTCTTGAGGCTTAGAATGGGGTTATGATGGTTGTTTATTAATGGATATGGATTATCCCATAATTGAAAGCTGAGGCATAACCGTTAATAAGGAACTTAAAAAGTCACTTTGATATAGAATAAAAACAATTTTTAAACAATTTTGAAATTGAATTAAATATATCTGAAATAAAATATTTAAAAAATAATTTGCTAAATTAATTAGTAATGCAGTAACTGTAAAAAATCTATTATTAGCTGCATTAGTTTAATAATTAGAGGAGAGATTTAGAAATAAATGGATACTTGATTAGTAACTATAATTTCATTAATCGGGAGCACTGCATTATCAACAATAGTTGGCTTAATTATAAAAAACAGCGTCTCTAAAAAAATGGATGAACAAAAAGAATTACTTGAACTTCGTGAATCTAAAGGGCATCAAGAGCGTAAGCAAGAAATGACAGAAATTATAAAAGCTGAGTTATTACCCGTTACACAGCAGCTTGATTCATTATCAGAAGCAATAAAAAAGAATAATGCCGGTACTGTTACATTATTAAGAGAGAGCTTAAAGCAATCCAGAGATCATTTAATGGAAAAAGGAGTTGCCACTGCCTCTGAAGTTGCAAGTTGACATGAACTATATAATACTTATGCAAAGCTAGGCGGAAATAATTTTAAAGATTATGTTGATGCTTGAAAAGATGATGTAGATGGGCTACCAAGAGAAAAAAGTAAATAAAATTTTTAAATATGGTAAAGGAGTAATGTATGGAAAAATTTAGTTTAATTTGTGATTTAGTTATTGCTATTATTGGGGTAATTCCAACAATTATTTCATTAATTTATTTAGTTAGAAATATTATAAAAAATAAAAATTGGAATATGATCATGAAAATGGCAATGGAAGCAATGACTGCTGTAGAAGCTTATGCTATTGCTAATCCTAACATGACATCTGAGGATAAACTTAATATGGCATTAGAGGCTATCAAGAAAGCCTGTGGATCTGCTGGAATTACAGTAGATGATATTCTTATTAAACAAATTATTGATTATATTTCTGAAATGTGCAGCTGGGCAAAAACTGTTAATACAAATGTAGAAGTAGTTGAAGTTAAAACTGTTATGCTTGCAGCAAAAACAAAGTAATTTAACAGGAGGATTTATTTAAGTGTTTTATATTGCAGATAATGGAATTATTAAGCTGCATGCTGGTGATTCTGGAAATTTTCATTTTCAAATCAATATTGGTTCCACAATAAATCCTCAACCTTATGCATTACAAGCAAATGATAAAATTTATTTTTCAGTAATGGAACCAAACCAGCCTTTTGAGCTTGGTGTTTTAAGAAAAATTTTAACAGTTGATGATTTAATTGATGAAACAACAATTAATATTCAATTTATAACAGAAGACACTGAAAGGTTAATTCCTGGAATTTATTATTATGAAATGAAATTAGTGCTTATAGATAATGAAGAAAATACTCATTATTACACTATTTGCCCAAAAACTAAATTTTATATTCTTGATTAAAAATAGTTTATTTAAAAATTAATAGCCCTCTCCACTTTAGGGGGCTTTTTTATTCGGAGAGATACTTTATGAAGAAGACAGATAATTATCAACAAAATATAGATGAAAATAGTGATAAAAATTTTGAATCAATTGGGTATGATGAACCAATTGATTTATTATATAGTGAATTAGTTGCCTCTAAGGAAACACCAGAACAAGTAATTATTTATACTGATTTTACACGTAGAACAGAATTACCTACTGAAAATGATAAATATGTTAAATCATATATTCGTGAAGCTGATGGCGGATGAAATTTAGCTATTAAAGGTAAGCCTACTCATGAATTATGCACTGTATTAAGTAATTGTGTAGGCTGAGCCGCTGGTAGATATAATGAAATTTATGATGAAATTAAAAATATCACAGGTCATCATTATCCTTATTTAGTTTGTAATGCAGAGGATTTTCCAGTTCGAGCCAAAAAATCATATCCTGATATTATAATGGATCAAACTCCTGAACCTGGCGCAATAATGGTCTGAGAAGGTATTGGTAGTCTCGCAGGACATGTTGCTATTGTAGAAGAAGTGATAGATAATAATACTGTATATACTTCTGAATCAGGTTATGGTAGTACTATTCCAATGAGATACCAAAAAAGAGTTAATGATAATGGTTGTTGAGGCATGAACACAACAAATTATAAATTTACTTGCTTTATGCACAATCCAGCAGTTGAAAAAACTATTATTAATATAGTGCAACCAGTTGAAAGAGATGTACTAATAGATCAATTATATATTGATACACCTAATTATTCATATATTAGAATGGATCATAGTACAGCTTCTAAAGCCATAGGGCAGTTTAAACAGGGATATTTTAATTATACCGATAGTTTTATTGGCGATGATTATGTTTGATATAAGCTTGCTGAAAATCAATGAGTTGCTAAAACAGGCCATATCCAAGTATATCCTAAAGTAAATCCAAGTATAGAAAAAATTGAATTGAATGAAGACTATACTAATACATATTATGCAGGTGATTTTTTACAGTTTAAAATGATAGGTTTAAATTGCAAAGAATATTGAAATACCGGGGAAGTAAAAGATGTTGTTTATAATAATTATAAAATAATACCAGCAAATGGCACAGCTTTAACTGTTAATGATACAAAAATTATTATTAATTTTGAAAATAATTTAACTCTTGAATTACCTCTTGAGATAAAAGTTAAGGTTGAGCCAAAAGTTGTAAAAATACAGCTTTCTGGCACGTATAAAACTGAATATTGAGAAGGCGAAAAACTTGATTTAACTGGTCTTATTGTTGAAGCAGTTTATGATAATGGTGAAATTACTTCATCTATACCTTATATTGCTTCACCACAGGCAAATAGTTTGTTACCATTTATGGGGACTCAAAACGTTGTAATTGCTGCTTATCTTGACAACAAAGGATTTTCAACTTCTTTTAAAATAAATGTAAAACATAAACAAACTGCAGCCGAAAAATTCAGTCAAATGATACAAGCACTAGCTAACTTTATTAGAAGTTTATTTAATAAAAAGTAAAAAATAATCCCGGAATATTCTTCCGGGATTATTTTTATTTCAAACTTATTTTTTTATTATCTTTAACTTTAATAGCACAAACACCACCAGATAATCGTTTCTTTAGATTAAATTTTTCAGAATCAATTATCTTTTCTTTATTATTATAAATAACTTTTATTTTGTCTTTATTAACTAAGCGGCAATCAATAATTAAATCGTCTAAATCCAATTTCATTATTGGTGTACCAACTTTTTTACTAATTTCGAAGACTTCCTTAGCCTCAATTTTTTTAACTAGACCATTCTGTGTTATAAAAAACATATAAGGTAAATCTTCTTCACCATTATAAATTTGAATTATAACTTCATTTGGGTTAAGATGCAGTAAAGAAGTTAAATTAGTGCCGGTTGCATTTTGACTGCACTTAGGAATTTGTTTAGTATCAAATTTGTACATAATTCCTAAATTTGAAATTAAAATTACACGCTTATCTTCTGCAATTTTAATAACTGTTTTACTAGTACTTTTGTTGGCTTTATATTGTCTAAGATCAATTCGTTTAATATTATTATTATCTAGCATAATCATATAATCTTCAATAATTTTTGGTGCTTTTGTAATAATAGTTTTTTCTTCTTCTAAATTGATATCACAGACTTCGGTTCTTCGTTCCCAGCCATATTTTTTTGTAAAGTCAGTTAATCTTTTTAAAAATTCTTTTTGTTGTAATTTAGGATCATTTAAAATAGCAGTACAATCAAGAATAATTTTATTTAATTCTTTTTGTTCTTCCTGAAGTTCGAGGGTTTCTAAATTTGCTAATTTACCAAGTCGCATATCTACGATTGCCTTGGCCTGATTTTCTGTAAAACTAAATATATCGATTAAGTTCTTACGAGCTTCTTCAGAAGATTTTGAAGATTTAATTGTCTTAATAATTTTATCAATAATACTAAGGGCTTTAATTAAACCATCTACAATTTCAAGTCTAGCGGTTGCTTTATTTAAAGTATACGTATACTCTCTTTGTAAACAATTAATATTATGTTCAACATAAATTTTAATATATTCTTGTAAATTAAGCATTTTAGGAATACTATTTACAAGTGCCATTTGATTAGCTGAAAAAGTGGTTTGTAAATCTGTTAATTTATAAAGTTTATTTAAAACTATTTTGGGGTCAATAGAGCATTCTATTTCTATTAAAAGTCCATCATCACCAGATTTATTATAAATATCTTCTATACCAGTTAATGTATTAGCATTAACTAAATCTTTAATTTTTTGAATAAAAGGTTCAACATAAACTTGATATGGTAATTCTGTAATTTGAATAAAATTACCAAATATCTCAGCTTTTCCTCTTAGTATAATATTACCTCGACCAGTTTCATAAATAGTATGTAAATCTTTTTTATTGATTATTATTCCACCTGTAGGATAATCAGGATAAATATTATCAATTGAAACTTTACCTTTTTTAAGATATTCTTTTATTTTTTCAACTAGCTCATTAAGATTATGTGGTTCCCATTCTTGAGCAATAGTATAGCCAATTCCTTGAGATCCATTAATATATAGACGAGGAAATAATGCTGGTAATACCTGTGGCCATTTTTGATCTTCTGAATAATTTAAAATAAAATCTACAACATTTTTATCAATATTTTTAAATAAACCATCTTCAGAAATAGTTGATAATCTACATTCAGTATAACGAGGCGCTGCTGCCGTAGGGCCGCCCATCAATGAGCCATTAGCACCATGAAAGTCTATTTCAGAAAGATTATTTATCCAATCTTGACTCATTCTAACAATAGTAGAATATTCAGAACCATGTGGATGCCAATTAGCAATAACACCACCATCAACTTTTGCAGACTTTACATGTGGCTTTGTAGAAGTATACTTTTTTTCAAACATTTCCCAGAGAATAGCTCGTTGAGAAATTTTTAAGCCATCTCGTACATCACAAAATGAACGATTATTATTGACTTCTTGTGCATATATTAAAAAATCTTGTTTTAATTCATCCTCAATATTAATCATTAGTCACCTCATTAATATGATTTAATAGGTAATCACGTCTTAAATCTACTGAATTACTCATAAATATATCTAAAAGATTGGAAGCCAACTGGGTATCTTTGACAATAATTTGTTCAACATGACGTGTTTTTGGGTCTAAAAGACAATATTTAGCCTCTTCCGGAGACATTTCACCCAATCCCTTCAGTCTTCCAACTATATAACTTTCATTTTTATGTTTTTTATTATATTGTTGAAGAGCTTCTTTATCCTTTAAATAAATATATTCATTCTTTTTTGTAGTAATTCTAAATAATGGCGGAATTACTGCCCATATTTTACCATTTATAAGTAATTCAGGACATAAGCACCAGAACATATTTATTAATAGAAGTCTGATTTGCATACCATCTTCATCAGCATCACTTGCAATAAAGATATTTCCATATCTTAATTTTTTTTCATCATAAATAAGTTTACCGGTTACTTTATCAATGTCTAAACCAATAGCTTTAACAATATTAGAAATTTCTTGATTGGCATAAATTTTATCTGGTGATGCTTTTAAACAATTCAATATTTTACCACGAATTGGAAAGATTGCTTGTGTTTGACCATCTCTTTTTGCAACTAAACCATTCATAGCACTATCGCCCTCAACAATAAAAAGTGAAACATCTTCACGTTTTTTGGCTGAGCCATCAATAAGTTTAGTTGGTAGTGAAATAAACTTTTTACCTTTTAATGCTGTATTTCTGATGTTGTCTTTTGCTTTAGTGGCGGCTTCACGAGCTTTGCGAGCAATAAGAGCTTTATCAATAATAATTTTTGCATCTTTTGGATTGTTATTTAACCAATCTACAAAATCATTATTAATAACTTGATTAATTAATGTCTTGTCTAAATCAACTACTTTAGATTTTACTTGACTATCATATTTAACATTGTTAGCTTTTACATTAAATATTAATACTAGACCCTCATTTAATTCTGCTTGTGTTAATGGATCTGCATTTTTCTTTAATAATCCAGTATCATAGGCATATCTATTTATTTGTCTAGTAAGACCAGCACGTACAGTTGAAATATGAACACCAGATTCAGTAAGTCCATAATTAACATAAGCGGTTATACTCTCAGAATAATCTGAAGTATAAGTCATACATATATCAAATAAATTAGTATTATTAATATATTTAATATAAAATCTATTATTTAGTATTTCTTTTTTAATATTTAATAATGATTGTAATCCATCATTAGATTTATATATAGTTTCTTTATTATTATATATAAATTTAATAGTTAATTCTGGGCATAAAGCACTTATATCTGTAAATAATTTTTCAAGGTCTTTTATATTTGCTTCAACATTTTGAAAAAATTGAGCATCTGGTTGCCACTGCACTAAAGTACCTGTAGTTTCTTTTATCCAATCGCCAGTTTCTCTCTTTTGGAAAAGACCATCTTTAAACCAAATATGCTCATACTGCTGTCCATTATAGGAAATAACTTCTAGTTTTTTTGATAAAAAATTAGTTAATTTAGATCCAATTCCATTAAGCCCTATTACTGACCCTTGGTACACTCCATTATCATCATATTTACCAGAAGTATTAATAACATCAAAAGCTGCCTGTAAAACAGTTTCTCCGTCTTCTCTTAATACATTAATAGGAAAGCCCTGTCCATTATCTTCAACACTATATAAATTTTTATTTGTATCTATATTAACAATAATAGTATTACCATGGCTAATTAAGAATTCATCCAGTGAATTTGAAAATATTTCTCTAACAAGCTGTGTTGAATATTCATTAGACCCCAAATAAGTTGAAGGTCTAAGCCTTGTAAATTCTCGTGGATTTAAAGATATAATACTATCATCATTATATAACGTTTTATCTTTTTTAGACATTATTATATTTCCTTATTATTTATATATTGTTTCAAGATTGTTCTAATTAAACTAGACAAGCTTCTATCTTCTTTTTGAGCAATTTTATTTATTTTATTGTATAATTCATTATCAAGCTGTAATGCAATAGTTTTTTTAGAACTATTTTCTTTATTAACCATTGTAGTTACTCCTTAAACATAATATATTATGTATATACAATATATTTTATAATTTTTATAAATAATTATAAACAATTAATATAGCTTATAGAAAATTATAAATAATTTATAATTTTTATTGTATATACTATATGTATATATTTATTTAGATTTGAGGTGTGTTATTAATGACGCAAAAAAGATTTAATCAAATTGTTGAAGAAACTGTAAAAAGAAGTACAGACCTTTTGGTTGTAAAGCAGGCAGAATATAATTTGTCTAATGACAGATTTGATTCTTTTAAGCGAGGAGCTGGAATTACAGGATGGAAGCCAGATCAGGTTCTTCTTGGTTATTTAACAAAACATTTAGCCTCTATTGTAGATATGATTAATAGTGATCAGCAATTTACAGAAGAAAAAATTGAAGAAAAAATTGGAGATGCAATAAATTATTTTCTTCTTCTTAGAGGCCTTTGGGAAGATATTGGAAAGGTTAAAAAATAATGGAAATAAGTATTTATCCTTGTTTTAAACATTGGTTATCTACAGATGGGACTAAAAATAATGCTATTTGGTTTTATAGTGATCCTCATTTTGCAGATGCTGAAATGCCTTATATACGAAAAAATTATATAGGTGATGAAGAACAGGTTAAAAGAATAAATAGTAAAATTGGTAAAAATGATACTATAATTTTTTTAGGTGATATTGGTGATATATCATTTATACAAAAAATTAGAGGATATAAAGTTCTTATTAAGGGTAATCATGATTCAGGTCCTTCTAAGTATCAAAGAATAGAACAGATTATTTCTGAACAGGAGGCTATAGAAAAAAAATTAGATATTACTCTTTATAAAAAAATGTTTCATTCTACAATTGGTTACTATTACTATTATGATAATAAATTATTTGATGAAGTTTATGACGGAACTTTACAAATTAATTCAAAAATTATACTAAGTCACGAGCCCGTTGAATATGAATATTGTTTTAATATTCATGGTCACGATCACTCAAATTGGTATAATAAAGAAAATCATTTAAATGTTTGTGCAGAACATATTAATTATACCCCAATTAGTTTTAAAAGTATTCTTGAAAAAGGGGTATTAAAAAATATTCCAGATATTCATAGGGTAACTATTGATACAGCAACAGAAAATAAAAAAGAAAAACAAATCTAAAAGCTTCAAAAGAGCAATTTGTAGTCTAAAAGACGAAAGGAGATTTTTAAATGATAATTAATTATAAATATTTTTATGAGTAACTATTGTGGAAAATGTGATAACTAATTTGCTAAATTAATTAGAATAATTTAGTAAAGGGGATTTTTATGTCAGTAAAAGATGCGTTAATAGCTACTCATTTATTTTTAGAAAACGACTACTTTTTTCGGTATATTGATTTAATTGAAAAAAATAAAAATAGAGTAAAACAAAAGTATAAAACTCAAAAACATCATATTATTCCAGCTATTGCTTTTAAATTATATAATTGAGAAGGTATTGATGCACCAGAAAATTTAGTTAATTTATTATATAAAGATCATATTTTAGCTCATTATTATTTAGCTTTAGCTACTAAAACTTCTGATTTTCAATATAAAATGATTGCTGCTATAAATTTTATTTTAGGTAAAGCTAAACAAAGTAAAATAGATATACAAGAACTACAAACTTTTATCTTAAATTTGGAAAATTATCAAAATTTATATGAAAATTGAATTAAAGAAAGAAGTTTATTACTTCACTCCAAATTATTAGGTCATGAAACTTCTGAAGAAACAAGAAAAAAAATAAGTGAAGCAAATAAAAATAAAATTTATATTTATAAAGAAAATATAGTACGTGCTGTTCATAAAGAAGACTTACAATTATTTTTAGATAATGGTTGAACTTTAGGAAATCCTAACTGTCAAAAAAGAAAACAGACCACAGGACAGACTATTATACATAAAGAAGAAATTGAAAAATATATTTTTAAAGAAGACTTATCTTTATATTTAGCTAATGGTTGAATATTAGGACGAAGTGACCAACATAAAAAAGCAACACAGCAAGGAACACAAGCTTATTATGATAAATTAACAAAAGAAGAAAAAATTAATAAATGTGCAACTAGACAAAATCAACACTGAGAAATGTCAGAAGAAACAAAGAAAAAAATAAGTAATGCAAAGTCTGGAAAAAAGCAATCTGAAGAACAAAAACTTTTAAATAGTCAAAATAAAAAAGATACAATTTGAATGACTAATGGTCAACAAGATATTATGATTAAAAAAGATTTAGAACTTTATTATTTAGACCAAGGTTTTATTCGAGGAAGAACTAATTATAAAAAAAATAAAAAAGGAGAATAAACTAGGTGAGTATATTTTCAGGTCGCGCAGACCTTTTTGATCATATGATGATGGAGAAGCTTAGAACTAAAGAGGGTTCTGATAAAAAAGAAGATACTGAAAAAGCAAAAGTACTTTATGGCGATATAATGGAATGCTTTCGTATCTTTAAAAAGAAAACTGGTGGCATTTTACATCGGCATGTTCATATTGATGTAGATGAATGGAATCAGCGATTTGTAGCATCTAAATGTCCAGAATTTTCTTTTAAAGAAATTAAAACTAAAATTTCAGATAAAAGATTTAAAAAAGGCGAGAAAGAAGAAGTAAATTATATTTATACTTATTTCGGTAAAGAATATACTAAAAAAGAACTTCATAAACACGGTGGAGTTTATATTGATGATCCAATTTATTTTGATAATATTCTTGAATTAGTTCCGTATTTTCCTTATATTATTACAATGGGTAGCTGTAATGATGAAAAAGAAACAATTTATATTTCTAAAGAATCGTTTGCAGAACAGGAACATGAAAAAATGCTTCAAAGCGGCTATGATTCAAAAACAATTCATTATTATCGCAAGAATTTAGCTGATATTTATTTTAAAATCTGTAAAGAATATTTAATGTATAATCTCGAGGCACGTACTAAAGTAATACATATTAAAGATTTAGTTAAGAATGATGATTCTGATTATTATATTAAAATTGATAAGGGTGTAGATGAAAATCATGCAGTAGAATATGTTTGGAATGATGGTACAGTACATTCACATTGGACTTCGCCAAAGCTTATAGATAAAAATACTATTCTTCTTAGTCAAAAAGATGTAGATTGTTATTTATTTGCAGATATTAAGACAGATAGTGTAAAAATTAAATATGTAGAATATTGTGAGTTTCCATTTTACTTAAATTAAATAAATTTTAAATAGCAGATTAAATTCTGCTATTTTTTATTGTATTTTATATAGAAAAATTTAAATTGGAGATTTACTATGCGGCGTATATATTTAGATAATATTGGACATATTAGTCGGTATGATAATTATTGGTATCCAGCCGAAATTTATTTTAAATATAAAATTGATAGTTTTTTAAGAATGCTTAAAGATAAGAGGCATAAGCATAAAACTGGTGTTGAAGCTGCAAGAACTTTTGTTCCTGAATTTTCAGTAATTGAATATATTTATGAAACTATATGTGAATATCTTGAGCAGGCTGGTAGAATAGTTGATTTAGATGATACAACAGAATGCTTAATGCTTAACTTTGGAGGTCAAAAATATACAGAACGGCAGCTTTGCCAGATGCTTTTGCAAGTAGCGGAGTATATTTTATGTGATATTGATAATATTAAAGTTTATGGTAGATATAAAAAAGAAGCAAAAGAAAATATAAAATATACACTTTTAAATAATCCATATTATACTAAATATAATAAATGGTTTGATGAGTTAGATTGGCAGCAAACAAATAAAGTTTTAAATAAATTTTGGGCAATTTGGAATGTGCTTAGAATTAGAATAGGATGGTAAGAATGAAAATTATTGATTTCGAGCGAAAAGGCAATGTAATTAGATTTTATCTTGGTGAAAAAACTGATGATTGGGGTTGGACTCGTCCAGATTATAAAGATTATCGTGGAGAAACGCCTGAGTGGTTAAAACCAAGTGATATTTATTATGGCGATGACTGGGATGATCGCCCTTATGAACATAATGCAGGAGAGGTTTATTCTGAATTTGTTAAAGGTTATTGTGACATAGCTTTTAATTTTGATGATTTGGTATTAGAACCTTGTTGTGGTGAATATAATTCGGCTTGGTGTAAAGATGATATGCGGGATAGAAAAGTTCCTTGTATTATTGTAGTATCTAAAGAAGTTTATGGTGACTATTGTTGGGATGATTCATTTTCTCGTTGGTCTGGTGCTGATGGTATAAAAAAATATTATTTTGGTGATGACCTAGAACCTACTAAGGTTATTTAAATGAAAGGAGATTTAAAATGATCGGTTTTATTTTTGGAATTATTTTTTTGCTTGTTGGGATAACAGTCGGAATCATTTTGGCAGTTAAATCAGAAGAAGATTATCAGGAAGATGAGTATGGAAATACTATTCGCGATTCAAATGGCAAACGAATTCGTATAAAAGTATATCCATATAAAAAATATGCTTGGATAGCTTTTGTTGGCGGTACAGTTTTGAGTATTATTTTAATATTCTGTGGTTGTACCGTAAGCGTTGAAACTGGAAATACCGGTGTAGTTACTACCTTTGGTAGAGTAGAAAATTATACTCTTGAGGCAGGTTTTCATCTTAAAGCACCTTGGAATTCCGTAATTTCTATGGATAATCGTGTTCAGAAAGCTACAGTTGAACTTAGCTGTTTTAGTTCTGATATTCAGGAAGTAGAAATGAAATATACATTGAATTATCAGATTGATAAAGCAAATGCCCAGGAAATTTATAAAACTATTGGTTCAGATTATTATAAAACAATTATTGAGCCCAATATTTCTGAGGCAGCAAAAGTTATTACTGCTAAATATACTGCAGAACAGCTTGTACAGACTAGAACAGAGCTAGCTGTTGGAATTGAATCAGTACTTACTGAGGCTCTTGCTTCTTATAATATTAAGGTTTCTTCCACAGCTATTGAAGATCTTGATTTTACAGATTCTTTTACTAATGCTGTAGAAGCAAAGCAGGTTGCCGAGCAGAAGAAAAAGCAGGCTATTATTGAACAAGAGCAAGCAAGACTTGAAGCTGAAAATGCAAAAGCCATTGCTAAGACACAGGCAGAAGCAGCTGCAGAAGTAGCCAGAATTCAGGCCGAGGCAGACCTCGCAGTACAGCAGATTAATGCAGATGCCGCTGAATACACCGGCCGTAAGGAAGCTATGGCAACATTGTATGCTCTTGCAGGTGTAAATGGTTGGACAGTTGTAATTGATGAGAATGGCTCTGGTAAACTTTATAAAGCAGATGGTAGTAGTATTTCTGTAGATGAACTTAAAATTGGTACAGAAAATCTAATTAAATACTATTATACTCAGACTTGGAATGGTATTCTTCCAGAAACTTATGTTGGAAATGATAATGTAAGTTCAATTCTTGTTGGAAATACAGTTAAGTAAGAATAAATTAATAAATAATATTAAAAAGGATAGTATTTAATTAAATAAATATTATCCTTTTTATTGTATTATATTATTGAAAATTATTTTTGGAGATTTTTTAAATGTATTGTATTTGTAAAAATTGTAAACAAAAAGCAGAAGTAGATACTGATCTTATTTATACTACTTTTCCACCACAATATAGATATCATTGTGATTTTTGTGATGAATATGGTTGGATTTCTATTGATGACCTACGTTCTGAACAAGCCAAAGAAACTTTGAAAGAAAAAATATCAGAAGCACAAGCTGATTTAAATCTAAAAGTATTAATTGAACAGGTAAAAGAACAAAAAGATGAAATTGAACAGCTAAAAAAAGAAATTGAACAGCTTAAATATATAAATAAACAGATTACTTATGTTCCAATTAATATTCCTGAAATTAAAACTACTGAAACTAATCCTTGTGAATATTGTCCTTCTAACCCTAGATATAAAACTAATGGTATTTATGTTGGAGATTCACCTTGTCAATGGTGTCCACATTCTCCCTATAGAACAACATGTTCATCAACTACAAATATAAAGGAGAGCAAATAAATGAGTTTAGCAGATAAATATTTTAAAGACCAAATGAAGATTATTAGAGAAACAGGTTTTAACGATAAAGATTATAAAGTAAGAGCCAAGTGGGAAGCCGATGATGTTCCTGCGCATACTATTAAAACTTTTGGGTATATAACTAGATATGATTTATCTAAAGAGTTTCCAATTTTAACTTTGCGTAGTCAGGGATTTAAAGGAGCTGTTAAAGAACTTCTTTGGATTTTTCAAAAGAAATCTACAAATATTAATGATTTAGGTTTACATATTTGGGATGCTTGGGCAGATGAAAATGGAGATTTAGGAAAAACTTATGCTTATCCTTTAAGAGAAAAAATAAAATATCCAGAAGGTGAGTTTGATCAAGTTGATTATTTACTTTATCAATTAAAAAATAATCCAATGGATAGGAGAATGATGTTACAGTTGTTTGATCCCCACAATGTAATAGCTACAAAATTACCTCCTTGTGTTATGACTTATCTATTTGATGTTTCTGATGGAAAATTAAATATGACAGTTATTCAAAGAAGTGGTGATTGTTTAGCTGCGGCTGCAGCAGGTGGCTGGGATGAAATTGGTGAAGCAGTTTTACAGCATATGTTAGCACAGGTTTCTGGTTTAAAAGTAGGCGAAATGGTGCATTTAACAAATAATCTTCATATTTATGATAGACATATGCAATATATAGATGAGATTTTAGCGAACCCAGAATATGAAGCACCAACATTTTGGATTAATCCTGAAATTACTAACTTTTATGATTTTAGACTAGAAGATTTTAAATTAGATAATTATCAAGCTACAAAACTCTCTACTAAGTTTGATGTTGCAGTATAATTAGTGTAATATATAATTTAAAAGGCAAAGTGCTTAAATATTAAGCACTTTTATTGTATATAATTATATATATTCAAAATTTGGAGGATTATATGCAAAAAATTTATTTAGCCAGTTCTTTTGCCTATGCAGATAGAGAAAAAACAGAAGAACGAAAAGCAATAATGCAGCAATTTGAATCTAATTTAATTGAACGAGGTTTTATAGTATATAATCCTTCAAAACTTAAAATTCCTAATGCTTGGGATTATTCTATGTGGGATTGGGGACAGCTTGTATTTGAGGCTGACTATAAAGAATTAAATAATTGTGATTTAGTTGTTTTTATATCTTATGGAAAAGAAAATAATGCAGGATCAGCTTGGGAAGTAGGTTATGCATATGCAAAAAATATTCCTATTATTATGGTAAGTATGGATAAAAATAGTCCAGAAAGTTTAATGTTATTACATTCTGCTCGAGCTTGTCTAGCTGGTTTTGAAGAATTTATTAATTATGACTTAAGTATCTTACCCAAGACTAAGATTGATGTTGTTGAAAGTTAACATAAAATGAAATTATTACAACATTTAAAAACTATACATATACATAGGAAATACGTAAGAAAAGCTTGCTTTAAAGTTGGACTTTTTTGGCAAGGACTATTACATGATTTAAGTAAATATTCTATAATAGAATTAGGTATAGCAAAATATTATACTGGTAAAAAATCTCCTCACCAAACCTGTCGAGAAATACTTGGATATAGTCCTTCTTGGAATCATCATTATCATCATAATAAACACCATTTTCAATTTTGGTGGGATGAGAATGAAGCAGGTCAAATTATTCCTATAAAGATGCCCTATAAATATATTGTAGAATCTGTTTGTGATATGCTTGGAGCGAGTAAAGCATATAACAGAGAAAATTGGAAGCCAGTAATACTTTGGAATTATTGGATATCTAAATGTAAAGGTAAGCGAATTATGCATGAATCATCGATTTATCTTACAGAAAAACTTCTTAATTATATTTATATGCATGGAGAACAAGAATTTTATATCTGGTATAAAAAATATAAAAATTATTTAAAAGAACATTATAATAATGATAATAATAATTTAAATTATTAATACGGAAAAAGGATTACGCTATGAAAACATTATTACTTATGCGAGGTGCCCCTGTTTTATATGCCTATAAAAGATAGAGCTAATAAAATTTTAAAATTACGTCGTATTAAAAAATAGTTTAAAAACTTTTAAAAATAAAATAATTATTATAATATATATATAATCTATAGATTATATAATGGAAGGTAGGTGATTATTATGCGCACTCTCTTACTTTTAAGAGGTGCTCCTTAGCCAGGAGCAGGTAAGTCAACTTGGATACAGCAACACAATTTACATGATTATACTATTTGTCCTGATGAGTTACGAGTTCTTTGTGCCTCAAAAGAGCTTATGGCTAACGGTGAGTATACAATTACTCAAGAAAGAAATAATGAAAATAAAGTATGGTCTTTATTATTTGATATTCTTGAATATAGAATGTCAAGAGGTGAATTTACTGTTATAGATGCTACTTGTTCTAAAACAAGAGATATTCAACAGTATAAGGATCTTGCAGATCATTATAGATATAGAGTATATATTGTAGATTTTACAAAAGTGCCTCTTGAAACTTGTTTAGCACAAAATAAGCAGCGTCATCCCGATAAGTGGGTTCCGGATGATGCAATTAAAAATATTTATGCTAGATTTGCTACCCAGCCTATTCCTAAAGGTGTGTCTGTAATTCAGCCTGATGAATTTGATACAATTTTAGAAACTCCTTTTGATGTATCTAACTATAGAAAATTAGTATTCATTGGAGATATTCATGGTTGTTATGATACTTTAATGCAGTATCCTGATTTCAAAGATGGATTAAAAGATGATACAGAATATATTTTTATTGGAGACTATATTGATAGGGGCAATCAAAATTATGAAGTCTTAAAGTTTCTTGGCGAAATAAAAGACCTTCCTAATGTTTGCTTACTTGTAGGAAATCATGAAAATCATATTCAAGATTTTGGAGACGGTATTACTGCAAAATCTAGGGAGTTTGAAGAAAAAACTAAAGTAGAGCTTCAGACAAAGGGATATACAGAAAAAGAAGCTAGAATGTTTTATAGAAAACTTAGACAGTTTTCTCACATCACTTGGAATAGTTTTGAAATTCTAGCTTGTCACGGGGGAATTCCTAATCTTACAAAAAATCTACTCTATGTACCTTCTGAAAAACTTATTAAAGGATCAGGGTCTTATAGTGATTATTTAACGGTTACTGCTTCTTGGATGGCCCAGACAAATAGTAATCAATATTTAATTCATGGTCATAGAAATACTGAAGGTAGTGAAACACAGATTGCTGATCGAGTTTTTAATCTTGAAGGCAAAGTAGAATTTGGTGGGCAGCTAAGAATTGTTGAATTAGATAAAGATGGTTTTCATACTATTGAGCTTGATGATTGTCAGCCAATTACTGAAGATCTTAATACCGAAACTCGACCGGTAGAGACAGTTGAAGACGCCATTTCTTATCTTAGAAATAATAAGTTTATTCAAGAAAAGAAATTAAATGAACAAATATCTTCATTTAATTTTACCCGTGATGCTTTTTATAAAGGAAATTGGAATAGACAAACAATTCTAGCTCGTGGATTATTTATTGATACTGAAGCTAAAAAGATTATGGCTAGATCATACGAAAAATTCTTTAAAATTGGTGAAGTAAATTCTACTGAATTAGCTGTTTTAAAAAGTAAATTACAGTTTCCTGTAAGTGCATATGTTAAAGAAAACGGTTTTTTAGCTATTGTATCTTATGATTATAGAAATGATGATTTATTCATTGCATCTAAATCGACTAATCAAGGAGACTATGTTGAATATATCAAGACTGCTATCGAACCGTATAAAATAAATTTATTTAATTATTTAAAATATGCTAATGAAAATGGCAATAATATCTCTATGGTATTTGAATGTGAAGATCCTGAGCATGACCCACACATTATTAAATATAATAAGCTTAGAGTAGTTTTATTAGATATAATTTCTAACCAACTTGATTTTTTTGCTTGGCCTTATGAGCTAACTAAAAAAGTTGCAGAAGAAGTAATTTATTGTCCTGTAAAAGAAAAAGCATATGAATTTAAAGATTGGGACTCTTTTAGGGAATTTTATTCTGAAATCCAAGAAGATGATTATCAGTATAATGGAAAATATGTAGAAGGATTTGTATTTGTAGATTCTAACGGATTTCAAACAAAGTGTAAGACTCCTTATTATAATCAATGGAAAAAACTTAGAGGTGTTGCAGACCAGACTCTAAGACAGGGTTATATAGTAAAAACAGGAATGTTAATTAATTCTTTAGAAAATCTTTTTTATGGTTTTTGTAAAGATTTATATAAAACTTATAGAGATCCTGAAACAAAAACTTATCCATTTAAAACTGATATTATATCTTTAAGAGAAAGGTTTTTAGTTAATTAATATGACTAAAGATGAATATTATATTAAAATAGCTGAAGCAGTATGTCTTAAGTCAAAATGTTTTAAAAAACATTATGGATCTGTTATTGTAAAAAATGATACTGTAGTTAGCACAGGTTATAATGGCACAGCTCGCGGTGAAGCAGAATGTACTATTTGTACAAAAATAGATTCAGATAAAGATTTAAAAGAATATTCTACTTGTCCTGCTATTCATTCTGAAATGAATGCAATTATTTCAGCATCAAGAGAAGAAATGTTAGGCTCAACTCTTTATCTAGCTGGCTGGGATGTGGCTAAAGAATGCTTCATAGAAGCTAAACCTTGTGAAATTTGTTTACGTCTTATCAAAAATGCTGGCATAGATAGAGTTGTTAATTCTTCTGGTACACTCTATTTAAGAAATAATTTTGGTATTTTAAATAAAATAGAGGCTAATTAGCCTCTATTTCTATATTTCAATACTGTATAATATAAAGAAAATAATATTTTGAAGAGGCACTTAATGATTAAATGTATAGTATGTGCAGATAATAATTGGGCAATTGGTAAAAATAATGGTTTATTATATCAGCTTAAAGAGGATATGAAACATTTTCAGCAGAGTACTATTAAGTATGGTGAAAATTTTATAGTTATGGGTGAAAATACTTTTAAATCTTTGCCAAATAGCAAACCATTAAAAAATAGAATAAATATTGTACTTTGTAAACCAGAGTCTGAATATGAAGATTGTATTTGTATACATGATTTTTATAAGCTAGTTGATTTTATTAAAATTTTAGCTAAAACTTATACAGTTTGGATTATTGGTGGTGCAATGCTTTATCAGTCAATGTTACCTTTTTATGATGAGATAATAGTTACAAAAGTAGATGCACAAGATTCAGAAGCAACAGCATATTTTCCAGATTTGGATGAATTAGTTGATGATTTTAAAATAGTAGAAGAATCAAAATCTTTTGAAGATAATGGCTATAATATTAGATTTGTTATTTATAAAAGAATGAAGGAGCAAAATTAATATGGCAAGAAAAAATGCAGACTATAGATCCCCTATTTTTTATAATATTTTAAATGAAGTAAATGATGAATTAAGAGAAAATTCTTGCCCTGAAATTTCAGCAGACATGGGAGCTATTTTTGAATCACAATTTGATATAGGAAAATATGATACCACAGTAATATGGCGAGTAACAAGTAAAAATTGTCCGCAATTAAAAGATCCTAAAATTATATCTAAACTTAAAAAAAGATTAACTTATAAATTTCCGAATTATATTCAAAATAAAATTATTAAATTAGCAGATCCTTCATGGCAAAAAGATAAGCAAGGTAATTTTATTGGTTCAATTGTTATAAAAATTACTGAATTAGAAGATAATATTATTACTCGTGAAGATTTAGACCTTTATAATAAAGGAGATTTTGATGCAATTCAGCATTGTTTTGAAATTGAATCACGCATGTATAGGCGTCCTGGTGACACTAGAGATCAAGCTACACGACTTAATGATTTTACTGATGCATTAATCTATGAACCCCTGCTAGAAAAAACTCAATTAAAAGGCATCACTAATTTAAAACTGCAGCATCAAGTAGAAGCTATAACATTAGAGACTGATAAAAAACCTGATTTTATTGGTACAATTAATAACAATCAAGTTAAAATAGAAGGTAAATCAACACGTGTTGCTAAGCAATATTTAGATACTCCAATAGGACATCATGAATTTGCTGCTTATTTTAAGCATAGATTAGAATCAACTGGTTCTGAAAGTATAGGTAGTATTCATGAAACCGACTATGTGTTATTTGTACTTAAAAAAACAGGCGATGTAATTTGTATTAATGCAAATAATTTTGAAGATAACTGGTTAGCTGGTAAAATTAATTTTTAATGATAATTTTAGTAATAATTATATTATTTATTTTATAGAGATTGGAGACACTATAAATGATACTTCATTTAAAAGATGGTAGATATATAGATGCTGAGGCATATGGACTTTCTACTTGGGGCTCTTTAAATCAAAAATATATTGAGAAAAAACAAAAATATTGGTATATAGTTGAAAGCTGCTGTTTTGACCCAAGACATGACGAATGGTCAAAATATGAAACAAAATTAAATGTAGTAGAAGAACTTCATGAATTGCCAAAAAACTGTAAGCTAGAAAATCAGTCAGATGCTAACTATTTTAAATTAATGTATGAGGAGCATAAAAATGGAAATTAAGAGAATTATTAATGTAAGTAAAGATGAATTAGAGACCCTAGTAAAAGCAGGTACTATTTTAGGTGAAATTAAAAATGAATATAAGCCAAATAGTACAGATTCTCTTGGAACTGAAACTATAGATATTTTAAATGCACTTAAGACAGTTATTGACACACTTATATATCGAGGAGACTAACAATGCAACTTTTTTATGATGTTCATTTTAGTAATAAAAAATCAAATCGTTTTTCATCTAAAGAAGAAGCTTATAAATTTGCGCATGAAAAACAGTTAAGACAGAAAAAACCAGTCATTATAAAAACAATAATGTTTAGTGATGATTTTCTTGATTGGTCAATTATAGATGAAAGAAATTTTGTGGAGCCTGAGAGAGTAAATGATTAGTATAAAAGATTATGTAGAGAATAGAAAAGCACAAATTAAAGATGAAGTTAGTAAATTAACAATAAAACCAAAACTTGTTATAGTTCAGGTTGGAAATGTAGAGGCTTCGAATCGTTATGTAAAAAATAAAATGAAAGATTGTGCAGAATGTGGTATTCCTTGTGAATTAATTCATTTAGATGAAACAATTACAGAGGCAGAACTTTTATCTACTATTATTGATTTAAATAATAATCCAACTGTAACAGGTTTTATTGTACAGCTTCCTCTTCCAAAACATATTAGAGAATCTATAGTTATTGAAGCTATTGATCCTAAAAAAGATGTAGATGGTTTTTCTAAATTAGCTTTAGTGTCTCCAGGTACTCCGCAAGGTGTTATTGATTTTCTTGATTTTAATAATATAGATTATACTGATAAAAACGCGGTAGTTATTGGTAGATCAAATATTGTAGGTAAACCAATGGCTAAATTACTTTTAGAAAAGAATTGTAATGTTGTACAACTTCATTCTAAAACATCAGAAGAAAATAAACGTAAGTTTTTAAAAGAAGCAGATCTTATTGTAGTTGCAGTTGGTCATAGAAATATTATAGATACATCTTATGAATTAAAACCCTCTTGTATTATTATGGATATTGGAATGAATATTAATGATGAAGGTAAACTTTGTGGTGATGTTGAACAAGACTTACCTGTATATTTTAAATCCCCAACACCTGGAGGTTCAGGACTTCTTACAAGATTAGCTTTAATAACTAATTTAATTAAATTATATAAATTGCAAAATTAAACAAAATTTTTCTTAAAGATCCTAAATATTTAGGGTCTTTAATTGTATATTATAGTAATTCCAATTTATGATTAGGAGATTTTTATGATACAGTTTATTAAAACAATGTTGGTAAAGAATCCAGTTAGAAATGTAGCTGAAAATGCAGGTATTGACTTTTTTATCCCCGAAAATACTGCAGATTTTATTGTAGCTTTAAAAGATAAGAATCCAACGCTTAATATAATTAACGATATTAATGCCGCTGGCAAAATTAATTTATTATTTTTAAATAAGCAGTCATATATAACGCTTTATGATGGTAAGATTCATATTGCACCCCACCATGATATTATTATTCCGCTTGGTATTAAGAGTAAGTTTAGTCATGGTTTAGCACTTATTGCAAATAATAAATCTGGTATTGCAACAAAAAAGAAGCTTATTTTTGGTGCTTCTGTAATTGACGAAAGTTACCAAGGTGTTTGGCATGGCCATATGATTAATTGGTCTGATGAATTTCAAGAAATTGATTGTGGACAGAAAATTATTCAGTTTATTCCACATTTTATTTCAACAGATGAACTTGAAGTATTAGATATGTCAGAAGAAGAATTTTTTACAGAAAAAACATCAAGAGCCGAAGGTTGGGCAGGTAGTACTGGAGTATAATTTTAAAGGGGCGCATTAAATGGAGTGTTGGCTTTATAATAGTTGTAATCACAAAGACTGTGATAAAGATTTTTGCTTAAGAAGATATAAATTAGATTATTTATATAATAATTCTTTATTATCTGACGTTCAGCGAAATCATACAAATATTTTTACAGATGAAGATGGGACTGATCTAGAAGAATTTAAAAAGCTGGCAGATATTCAAACAAATATTGAATCTTTTGTACTTACTGGAAAAAATCTCTATATTTATTCTTCAAATGCTGGAAACGGTAAGACTACTTGGGCAGTTAGGTTGATTCAAGCTTATTTTAATAAAATTTGGCCAAAAACGCCGCTTATGTGTAAAGCTTTATTTATTAGTGTACCAAGATTTTTGGTGGCCTTAAAAGATAATATTTCAGCTAAAAGTGATTATATTGAGTTTATAAAAAATAATATTATGATTGCTGACTTAGTAGTTTGGGATGATCTTGGCGCAAAGGTTGCAACAAATTATGAAGTAGATCAGTTATTAAGTTTAATTGATGGTAGAATAGCTCTTGGTAAATCAAATATCTATACCTCTAATCTAAATTCAAAAGAAATGTATGATAACTTCGGAGAGAGGCTAGCCAGTAGAGTTTGTAATTTTAGTATTAATATTGAATTTAAAGGTGCAGACAAAAGACAAATTGGAGGTGCTAATTAATGTTATCACAGAATGTTATAATAAATAAAATTTTAGCTACCAAAGATATGTCATTAATAACTCTTAATGCTTTAACTGAAGATTATTTTTTTAATTATAAAGCAGAGTTTTTATTTATAGTTAATCATTATAAAACATATGGTACAGTACCAGATAAAGTAACTTTTATTAATGCTTTTCCTGATTTTGATTTACAAGATGTAAATGAACCGGATACTTATTTATTGGATCAGCTTTATAAAGATTATAATACAAGCTATTTAGCTAATTGTTTTAATCATATTAAAAAATTACTTGAAGCGGGTAAAACTGAAGAAGCATATGAATATCATATTAATTCTATAAATAAATTACATCATGGTTCAGTTTTGCAGCCAGTAGATATTATTACAGATACAAGTCGATATGATCATTATCTTGAACGTACAGCCAATTGGAATCAATATTATATCTCTACAGGTTTTCCGGAACTTGATAAAATTATAGGCGGTATTGACTGTAAAAATGAAAATATGGTAATTGCAGCTCGAACTGGTCAAGGTAAAACTATGTGTATGGTAAAAATGGCTGTAGCTGCTTATCTTCAGGGTAAACGAGTTGGTATTTATGAAGGCGAAATGACTGAAGATAAACTTGGTTATCGCATTGATACATTTCTTGGTCATATTAAAAATACTGCTATTAATCGTGGTGATCTTTATATTCAGCAAGAATATCAAAAATATATTAATAGCTTATCTTTAAGTAATAATAAAGGCTGTATAAAGGTTTTAACACCAAATAGTGCAGGTGGAAGAGTAACTGTAGACACTTTACAAGCTTTTATTGAGAAAGAAAAACTTGATATTTTATATGTTGACCAATATTCTTTGCTTGAGGATACAAGTCATGCTAAGACAAGTTTTGAGCGAGTTGGTAATATTGCAAAAGCAATTAAACAATTACAAGTAAAATTTCAGATCCCAATTATTGCTGTATCCCAAATGAATAGAACAAAAAATGAAGATGGCTCACAGGATACTACCCAAATTGGTTTATCTGACATGATTCCACAGTATGCAACAATTCTTCTTATGCTAGATAGAGATAAGAATGATCGTACAAAACTTACAATTAATGTTGTAAAAGCAAGAGATGGTGGCGATGGCAATAAACTTGAATATGTTGTTAATTGGGATCTTGGTACTTTTCAATATATCCCATCTGAGAATGATTTAGTATCTTCTGATGAAGATATTAATAATATTGCTCAGAGCTATGAAAATACATTTCCGATAGATGATGATTTAGTTTATTAATAAATTATGAGATATTTAAGAATAGATAATTATATTATTGATAAACCAATAATTGATATTTTATATGAAATAAAACGCAATTTAACAAATGGCAAGCTAAAAAGTATTAGGCCAAATGGTGATAATATTTTGGTAACGTGCCCGCATCATGCTAATGGATTAGAACAAAAGCCAGCTTTAAATATTTATATTGGTGAAAATTCTAGTATTCCATATGGTTTTGTACATTGTTTTGTTTGTGATTTTAAAGGCTCTTTTGAATATTTTGTTTCAGAATGCTTTAATAGTACACTTGATTATGCAAAACAATGGTTAATTACAAAATTTGGTATATTAGTAGAAGAGACTATTTTAGTAGATTCACCAATTAATTTAAATAAACCAAAATCGCTATTTTTAAATGAAAAATTATTAGAGCAGTATCAAACTTGGACACCTTATTTTGCCAAAAGAAAATTATCAAGACAAACTTGTGAAAATTTTAAATTAAGATATGATCCAATTCATAGGCAAGCTATTTTTCCAGTTTATGATATATCAGGTCATTTAAAAATGTTAGCAAAACGTAATATTGATACCAAAGTTTTTTATTTAGATAAGAAACAGGAAAAAGAAGTTTATGCACTCAATATTATTCAAAAAAATAATATTAAAAAGGCATTAATAACAGAGGGTCCATTCGATTGTTTGTCCGGTTGGGAACATGAAATTCCCACAATTGCAACTTTAGGTAATATTTCAAATTATCAAATTGAACAGCTTAATAAGTCTTGTTTAAATATTTTATATTTAGCTTTTGATAATGATGAGGCCGGTAAGCGATTTAGCGATATTATTAAACGTAGATTAACTAATAGAATTATTACTTTTGATATAGAACTTCCTAAAAATAGAAAAGATTTAAATGATTTATCCGAAGAAGATTGGCAAAATTTAATAAAAAATTATAATTTAGCTGTTTAAATTCGCTAAATTATATTGTATAATAATTATACAAGTGTGCAAATATATGTAAATATAAAACATACTTGATAAAATAGATTAATAAAAAAGAATTATAAAATAAGGAGATTTTTATGGCAAATTTTAGTTTTTCAGATTATCAGAACGTAGTTAATGCAGCACAGAATAAAAATAATGCTGCTCGTATTGGTTACTTTAAACTTGCCAATGATGGTGATGAAGCGCTCATTAGAATTAATTGTGCAAATGTAAATGATCTTTTGTTTGCATCAGTTCATACTATTAGTGCTGCAGGTAAGTGGCTTAAAGTAAATTGTCTTAATCCTCTTGGAACCTATAATGACGGCTGTGAACTGTGTACGGCGGCTGCCAATGGAAATAGTGCAATTTCTAAGGCAGGCAAAAAAGTATATATTCAAATGATGGTATCATATAAGGATAAGACGACGGGTGCTTGGGCAGAAGCTATTCCAGTTATTTGGGAAAGACCTGCATCATTCTCACGTGAAATTGCAAATAAACTTAGAGATTATGGAGATCTTAGACAGGTTCTTTTAAAGGTTACCCGTAATGGCGTGGCAGGCGATATGAAGACAACTTATTCAATGGATTATGCTGTGCCAACAATTTTTAAGCCCGAGATGATTCCCATGGATTTTAGTGCTTTTAATAATTTTAATATTGCAAAGCATTCTTATTGGGAAAAGACAGCTTCTGAAATTCACACTTTCCTTACAACTGGTGCATTTCCAGAAGTTATTACAGCAGCTCCTGCTGAAACACAGACAATGACAGCCCCTGTACAGCCAGTAAATAATATTCCTGTACAGAATACCATTCCTGTTGCTGAAGCTCCGGTAGTTCAGGCAATGCCTGTCACTGAGACACCACCGGCGAGAAATTTTTCAGGTAGTAAATTCTCGTTCTAAGTTTTTTAATTTAATATTTGGTTAATTTTAAAATATTGCAACTAAAATATTTTGATAGGTGATTATAAAAAAATAATTTTAATTAGGCCTAATAATTATCATTTATACTCATTGAAGTTTTCTGAAAAGATCAGTGAAGTTGCTACCTCTCGATATATAGGTGAAAGAAATCGGACCGCTATAAGGTGGGGTGCGGTTTAGACCCCTAAAGACAGCCGTCATTGAATGGTGATCACCCTATTCCATTCATTTTTTTATCTACTGCTGGTGTGGCTCAATGGCAGAGCAGCTGATTTGTAAAATAAATTGCAACCTTGTAAGGAAACTTATAAGTGAAAATCTCGCTAATTCGGGGAAACCTACAATGAGTAGAATCTATCTTAATTGTGGTAGAAAAATTACCGGACGAGGGCTTAAGTATTGTAACAATGTTTGCCAGAAAGAATATGAATATAAATCATATATTGAAAGATGGAAACAAGGTTTAGAAACTGGGCTTCGTGGGGAGTATCAAATATCTGATTTTATTAAAAGATATTTGTTTGAAACTCGTGGTAAGAAATGTGAACTGTGTGGTTGGGATAAAGTAAATCCTTTAACAAAAAATGTTCCTGTAGAAATCCATCATATAGATGGAGATTACAAGAATAATTCAGAAGAAAATTTACAAATTTTATGTCCAAACTGCCATTCACTTACAAATACCTACAAAAACTCTAATACTAATAATGGTAGAAAAGAGAGAAATAAATACTCGTCATGACAATCCCGAGCTAGGTTAATACCGAGTGTAGAGACTTTACACGAGAAACCTAAACCTATATAGGCATGGTTAAGAGAAAGTCCAGACTACAATGTGAAAACGATGTAGCACTGAATCAGCAGGTTGATGGTTCGACTCCGTTCACCAGCTCCAATAAATTATAAGAGTGGGCTATATGTTTAAAAATTGTTTTACTATATGTATAGACATGGATGATACAATTGAAGATCTTTTACCTGCCTGGCTTATTTGGCTTAATAATAAATATGGTTATAATAAACAGGTTGAAGATGTAAAAGAATGGGGTATGGATAAAGTCTACCCAGAATTAACAAATGATCAACTTTATGAACCCTTAACCATCAGAGATTTTTGGAAAACAGTAAAACCAAAACAAGATGCTATTGAATATATTGGAAAATTAGTTAGTGAGCACCAAGATATAAGAATTGTTACTTCTGCAAGATATGATACTTTTCAATATAAGGTAGAAGAGGTAATTTTAAAATATTTTCCAATGATTGACTATCATAATATTATTTTAAGCTATGATAAAGCAAGAATAAATTGCGATATTATGATTGATGATAATATTAATAATTTACTTGGTGGAAATTATTATAAATTATTATATAATACAACTCATAATCAATTGGAAGATTTAAAAGACTGTAAACGTGTATCTTCTTGGAAAGAGATTTATAATATTATTAGCACCTTAGATTGGTATTATACTTGTAATCATAAACAAACAGTTAATTAATGCCCAGGTAACTCAGCTGGTTAGAGGAAATTGTGTCGTGGGTTCAAGTCCCACCCTGGGTTTTTTATAAAAGTTACAGTAAAATTATTAGCTAAATTAAAAGAATAAAATAGCTAAGATAGAAAAAATAGCACAACCAAAGAAATTTGGTGTCGCAAAGCTAAAGGGCCCTTTCCGGGCAGCCAGTTGCTTCTAGGAGACATTACTCATGGAAGCTTTTATTTTATTTATATTTTATTAAAAATTTATATAAAGGGGAAAAATTTATGAAATTAAGAAACACATTAGCACTTATTATGGTAGCAGCTATGCTTTGCTTTGTTGGTGTTGGCTTTGCAGCATGAACATTTATGAATATTGAAGATGCTGAAGTTAGTACAATTCAGGATAAAGTTGCTGTCGGTATTGAATTAAATAATGGTTTTAAACTCTATAATGCAGCAGATGATGCTGAAATTACCGCACTTTATCTTATTTGTGATGCTCCTGCTGGTGAAACAGATATTCTTAATGGCCAGGGTGTTTATTGGTCAACTTCTGCAACAGGTAAAGATGGTTCTGGTAATAAGTTAGCTGTTACTAATGTATATATTAAAGGTACATTAGCAAAAGCTGATGAAGACGGTGTCTGGGATAAAGCTACTGTTGATGTTGCATTTACAGCCGACTATACTGATTTAAGTTCAACTTATATTACTTTTGGTGTAGCTCCAACTATTGCTAATACTACTGGTATTACTGTTGCAAATAATGCAGTAGTTCAAAGTGCATCTTTTGTATTACCTTCAGTTGCATATGTTGCAGCAAATCTTCCTCACAGTATTTCAGAGTTAACAGATATGAATACTGCCCTTGGAACAGACTTAAGCGGTACTGCTTTAAGATTTACAGCTCAAATTGTTGCTTAATTTAAGGGGTGTTTTATGAATTCAATTACGATTATTACAATAGTCGTAGTTGCACTCTTAACCGTAGTTATCTTTGGGTTAGCCTGGTTAGGCTGGAGTTCTTGCCTAAAATTTTATAGAATTGAAATAAATTTAGGTAAGCATGATACTGAAATACTTAAAGAATATTGTTCTAAGAAGAAAAATAAAGGGGGACTGATTGGACTTATTAGTTCATACTTAGTCCTCCTTATCCTATTAGGACTATTTATAACCGGGATAGTTTATAAAATTAACGGTGAAAATTTTATTATCAACAATAAGACTGCCCTTGTAATCAAATCTGATTCAATGTCTGAATTTTTTGATGATGAAATAGCTAAACAATATCAATTGTTAGATTATGATTCAGCATTACAATTTAGTATGGGAGATATTTGTATTTTTGAAAGGGTAACTGATAATACAAAATTAGTTAAGGGTGAAGTCTATGGCTATAAATATAAAAATATTATTATTACACATAGATTAGTAGATGAACCTATGAATGAAATTTATAGGTTTAGAGGCGATAATAATCCAGTTGCAGATCAAGTACTTATAAAAAAAGAAAATATTATTTATCATTATACCGGATATAAGATTCCAGGCTTTGGTGTTTTTATTTTATATGCTCAGTCATATTTTGGTATTTGGTCCTTGGTTAGTATCATTGGTGTAGCTATTAGTGCAGAAATTGTTTATCATAAATTAGATAATATAAATAAAAAGCATTATAGATATCTTGTAGAAAATCGAGGCTAAATATATGAAAAATAAATTTTTAATTTGTATAATTAGTCTATTTACTATAGCTGCTTTATTTGGAACAACTTATTCTGCTTGATTATTCACTGATGTCGCTATCGCCTCAAATCAATTTCAGGTTGAGGTACTTTCTTGAGTTTTTGGTGATAATGGTTTTGCTAAAATTGAAAATGTTCGAAATGGTACCAATGTAATTATTACAAAAGAAGAAAATATTACACAAAATAGTTCTGAAGCTATTAGAATGACTAGCACTACTGGAACATCTACAAAAGATCATATAATAAATATTAATTTTGATCGTGATTATTATCTTTCAGAAATTCAGTTTTATAAATTTGAATTTGATTATTATCATAGATATAAAAGAGAACAGTATGATAAAGGGTTTCCTAAGATACAATTTACTATAAACAATTCAACTTTAGGAAGTGATCAGGGTGGAACTGACTATTGTACTGAAACCTCCGCCTTTGTAGTAACAGAAATTGATGAAAATTGGTGACATTTAGAATATTATGTATTTGCTAATATGCCAACAATTGCTCGACATAGTGATACTCCAATTGCTTTAACTAAAAAAGTAAATGGCGTTAGAATTACAGATCGAACTATGTATGATTATGCTGGTACTACAGCTTTTGTTATTATTGATAATATGCAATTTAGTGCGGAGCCCACCTCCAGATTGGGCATATTTAACAGATGGACCGGAGATACTGCTGGAAATTATTTTTGGGTTAAAGTTGCATTTTCTGGGCAGCCACATTCAGTTAAGCTTTATTCAAGTGATACAAGCATAGCTGTTCCTGAATTTGATCCTAGCGATATAGTATCTACTTCATATCCGTTTCCTAATGGAAGTCCATTTTATGTACAATTTTTAAAAGCTGGTACAGTGACTATCACAGCTGTTTTGGAACTTGGTGATAATCATGAAATACAAACTATTAGTTATACTTATATAGTTACAGATCCTTAAAAAAATCTGCTCCTTGTGAGCAGATTTTTTATTTTTTATTGTATAATATATTGCACATAAAAAAATGTGCAATATTATATGGGGGTGTAAAGGTTTCGACAGGGTTAAGAAAGTGATAGTATACGCAGGAGTTATTCACCTTACGAATCGGTAATTTAAAATAAACGACAATACAATTGTTACTTTTAGTCCTTTCTTAATTAATGCACTCTCTTCTATGAGGGCTGCTGCTTAAGATATTATAGGCGCCAAAACAATACGCTGGTGATCAAGCAAGTATTTGAGGTCAAAGAACGGGTCACATAAAGTTGTCCAACTTTAAAATGGACTGGTGGAGACGGATAAAACCGGCGCAACTCATTTAATATATTGAATTTGCTTATTTTACATTATATTAAATTATTTTATTAAATAAGCTAGTGCGTAAGTATTATACTATTTTAGTATTAATTTTGGACAGGGGTTCGATTCCCCTCACTTCCACCAATGTCTGGGTGTAATTCAGTTGGTAGAATGCGTGATTTGGGATCACGATGCCGGATGTTCAAGTCATCTCACTCAGACCATAGGCTCATTGGAGCTCGTCCTCGACGATATTGAGGGCACGCCTTATAAGCGTGTACATAAGGTTTGACTCCTTAGGGCTCTACCAGGAAAAAGTTAATAGCAATATTAACTTTTATTTTTTATAAAGGAAGGTTTTATAGCATGAATTTATTTAAATGCTACCTATCCGACAGTAAGTGATATAAAGAAGCCGTAAGAAATGGTCAACCCATTGGAATTCTTTGACATGACACTGCTGCTGGAAACCCAAACTTAAAACGTTATGTCCAACCAAATGAATCAGATCCAGATTATGATAAGCTTATGGCAATGCTTGGAAAGAATCAATATAATAATTCTTGACAGCATTCTACCATGAATAAAGGTGTAAATGCTTTTATTGGTAAACTAGAAGATGGCTCGGTTGCAACAGCTCAATTAGGTGAATGAGATATTCATGCTTGAGGTTGTGGGGGCGGAAATAAAGGCTCCTGTAATGGTTATACTATTGTAAATGGTAAAACAACTTGAGTTGAACCTTTTTGGATTCAATTTGAAACTTGCGACGACTTTTATACTGATAAAAGCTACTTTGAAGCGGTCTATAAAGAAGCTTGTGAGTTTACAGCTTATATTTGTAAGCAATTTAATATTGATCCAAATGGTACCGTAGAGTTTAATGGTGTTCAGGTACCTACTATTTTATGTCATGCAGATAGCTATAAGCTTGGACTTGGAAATGATCATGGTGACGTTTTAGTATGATTTAAAAAGTTTGGTAAAACTATGGATGATGTAAGAAGAGATGTGGCTGCTATCTTACAAGAAGAAAAAGAAAAAGATGATAAAGATAAAGACGATGAAGAAATAGATGAAAATACATTTCTCAAATGCTTTAAAATAGTCATCAAATTTATTAAACAGCTCTGGTATAGCACAAATAAAAAGTAAAACTTTAAAAGACCCCAGAATTCTGAGGTCTTTTTATTGTATAATATAAAGAATAAATTTATAGTAGAGGTTGTTATGTCTAGTTTATTTGGTGATGAATTTGAAATTAAAATTAAAGAACCAGTAGTTAAAGATTTAATTAATAAAACAAAAGCTAAGAAAGAAGCAGAGATTGATCCTGAAAAGCTTTTAAAATCAAAGAAGACCTCTTTACTCGATAGATTAGCTCTTATTAATGAAAATGTATCTAAAATTTTGGGTAAGCAAAAACATAATGTTTTAGTAATTAAAGATAAACAAACATTTGAAAATTATATTACTGAAGCCATTAAATCCGGTCGAATCGCAATAGATACAGAAACTAATAATTCAACAGACCCCGTAACTTGTAAATTAATGGGTCCTTGTTTCTATTATCCTGGTGGTAAACAGGCTTATGTACCTATTAATCATAGAAATCCGGAAACAAAAGAACGGCTTTCATGGCAATTAACAGAACAGGACTGTCAGGAGCAGTTTAAAAGACTTGTTGATAGCCATAATGAAATTATAATGCATAATGGCAAATTTGACTATGAAGTTATTAAATGTACATGTGGAATCGAAGTTGTTCCAGATTGGGATACTCTAATTGCTGCAAGATTAATAGATGAAAATACATTTAAAGATGCTGCTATTGGCCTTAAATCACTATATACTAAATATATTGATCCGGAGCAAGAAAAATACTCAATAGATCATTTATTTGCAAATGTTACATATGCTGATGTAGATCCAGATATTTTTGCTTTATATGCTGCCACAGACTCAATGATGACTGATAAAGTATATATTTGGGAGCATAAAACTTTTTATGATTTACCAGAAAATCAACCTGTATTAAATTTGCTTAGAACTATTGAAATGCCGATTATTCAGGTTACAGCTGAAATAGAATTACGCGGTGTTTTTATTGATCAGGAGCTTGGTGAAAGACTTAAGATAAAATATAATAATCAACTTAATGAATTAGATAATAAAATTAATCAAATTCTAGTAGATATAAAACCGATTATTTCAACTTGGCGGCTTACAAAAGATGCAGTAGATCAAGCTAAACAATATGTTTCCGCAAAATCTAAAATGACAGCTGAAAAAATTGAAACAACATATCCTTTTATTGATAAGGATGGCAGACGTTATAAAATTGGTAAATCAAAGTCAGAACAGCTACCTGAAGATGTAAATCTTGCATCTCCTACACAACTTGCTATTTTATTGTATGATATTTTAGGTTGCCCAGTAATTGATAAAAAGAATCCAAGGGCTACAGGTGAAGAAGAAATTGGTAAAATTGTTGAGAAATTAGAGTCAAAGGAGACAAATGATATTAAAGTAGCCGCGGCTAAACAGCTTTGTAGTAGCATTTTGCAGCGTAGAGGCTTAGCTAAGTTAATTACTACTTATATTGATGTTATTCCTGACTTGGCAAAGCATTGGCCAGACGGTAGAATTAGATATAGATTAAATTCAACCGGCACAGACACAGGTCGTTTTGCCTCTGGTGGCAAGTTTAAATTCCTAGATGAAAATGAAAACCCAGTAGAATTAAACTCAATTAATAGCCAAAATTTACCTTCTCATAATGCAGAAATTAGACTTTTATTTAAAGCCAGTGAAATTTATAATAAATGTTATTGTAATGATGATGTTTATAAGATTCAAGTCGGTGATGAAGTTGAAACTATTGATGGCTGGAAAAATGTTAAAGAATTAAAAGTTGGTGATGTTATTATTGGTGATGAAAGTCAGGATACTATTATTAATATAGTTCAAAAAGAGCAAACTTATTTAATTTATATTTAATTTTTTATCTTGACCGGTAAAATCAGTGCTAAATTAATTAGATTAATATTTTGGAGGTTTAATTATGGCATATGGTTTTATTTATAAAATAATAACTACAGCTTCTAATAAAGTTTATATTGGACAAACAACTAGAACTATTGAAGAACGTTACCAAGAGCATTTGAAAGCAAGAAATAGTAAAGATAAAAATACTTTACATTTATATCTTGCTATGAATAGGTATGGCGTTGATACTTTTAGTGTTGAAAAAATTGATGAAGCTAATACACAAGAAGAACTAAATCAAAAAGAAATATATTGAATTAATTTTTATGATTCAATGAATAATGGATATAATATGGCACCTGGTGGTAGCATAAATATTTTTGAATCTGAAAAAGTTAGAAAAAAACATGCAGCAAGCATGCGTGATCCAAAAACACGAGAAAAAATTTCTAAAACAATGCATGAGCTTAGAACTACTTTTGGCTTTTCTGAGGAACATAAAAAAAAGATACGTGAATCAAGTCGAAAGCGAAAAGAAGAACGGGCAAAGTTAGGTTTAAAATATTATGATGATTGTTCACATTGTGCAACTAGATCAAAAGCAGTTTATTGTATATTAGATACCGGTGAAAAATTTGAATTTGATTCTATTTTACACGCTGGTAAATGATGATATGAAACATACAAACCCTTTGGTGAAACTTATTCTACTGCTACCTATCAAAGAAAAATTGAAGCCTCTATTGCGGGTAAAGAAATTATTTTCCAATCCGGACATGACAGTAGAAGTCAAGGTAAAAAAAATATTATTATTAAAATAACTAATATAAAATGATTTTATAAAGATAATTGAAATGGAGGTGATGCCTAATGAAAAAGTCTGTCAATATTCGCACAAAATATCGAATTGTTGGTTCAGACTATTCTTAAGTCCGGTCAGGAATTACGACTAGCTGCTTTTATTAGTCAAGATAAAAAATTACTTGATGCTTATGCAAATAATCAAGATGCTTATGCTATTATTGCAAGCACAATTTTTAATGTACCATATGAAGAATGCCTAGAATTTTATCCAGCTGGTACTGAGCTAGAAATTGGTGGCCAAAAGGTTATTGCCGGTAATAAAACTCATTTAAATCCAGATGGTAAGGCAAGAAGATCTGTTGGTAAAACAATGGTGCTTGCTGGAAACTATGGAATGTCAGGTGCTGGTGCTGGTTCTCTTATGAAGAAAACAGCTAAAGAAGGCAAAGAACTCCTCGAAAAATATTTTCAGATGTTTACCGGACTTGGTAGTGCTATAGAAAAAGCAAAGGCAGATTTAAAAAAGACTGGTTACGTTGAAGGTCTTTGTGGGCGTAGACGTAGGCTGCCAGATATTTTTCTTTCTCCCTATGAAGTAAAATATAAAGATCCTGCTAAATTAGAGCAGCAGAATTTTAATCCATTTATAAATTGTCAAAATAGAAATTATATTGATCCAACACTTCAGAAATATATTACAAAAACTAATTTTTGTAAAAATAATACTGACTATGAAGCTTTGGTACAGGAAGCTGCTAAAGATGGTGTAATTGTACAGGCTAATACAGGTAGAATTGCGCAGGCAGAGAGACAGTGTTTTAATGCTTTAATTCAGGGCGCCGCTGGTACACTTACTAAAAAAGCTATGATTGATATTTTCAACGATGAACAATTAAGAGCTTGGGATACACATTTAATTGTTACAGTACATGATGAAGTATTAGTTGAATGTAAAGAAGAATATGCAGACTTGGTTGAGCAAAGATTACCGGAAATTATGATTAATGCAGCTAAAGAACTTGGCATTGAAGCGCCCAGTATGAAATGTGATCCGTATAATGTTACTAGATGGTATGCAGATAATGCAGCAGCAGCAATTTTAAAAGAATATAATAAAGCTGTTGAAAAAGGAAAGTCAAATGAAGAGGCTCTTGAAAAAGTTATTCAAGAGCATGAGGAAATTCCAGGAGAAGCCATTATTAAAACAGTTGAAACTGGTTGTGATTTAAATTTTTAAATAGAGGGTGATAAATATGGTATTAAAGACTCAATTATTTCAAGAAACTTGTAAAACGATTTTAATGGCTGTAGATAGTTCTAATTATGCAGCTAACCTTGAGTTAATAACAGATCAAAATATTTTATATTTAAATGTTACAAATAGAGAATATTATGTAAGTATTAAGTACCAATTAGACCAAGAAGAAAATTTTCATGCAGTATTAAATGCACAATTATTTTTAAATTTAATTACTACAATTACTGCTGATACTTTTATATTAGAATCAAAAGATAATATAGTAATTATTAAAACAGGAAAAAGTACTTATAAACTGCCTTTAATTTTTGAAAATGATACATTATTAAAATTACCTACAATTTCAATAGATAATATAACGGTATCAATGCCAATTAAGCTAGAAATTTTAAATAGTATTGTAAATGTTAATCGTAAAGAGTTTTTAAAGCTTAAAAATCGTGACACTGCGACCATAAATTTACTTAATAAGTTTTATTATATTGATGAAGATGGTTGTTTTAATTATACAGATGGTGGAACACTTAATACTTTTAAACTTGATAAACCTGTAAAGTTAGCATTAACTGATAATATTGTAAAATTATTTAAACTCTTTAAAACAGATGTATTTTTTGATTTTGGGCATAATTTACTTTCAAATGGAGTGGTTCAAACAGTAGCTATTTTTAAATCAGATACTACATATTTAGCAATTAATGCAATATCAGATTCTACTATACTTAGTAAACTTCAAACTTGTTGTGGTATATTAAAAAGATATGTTTCAGATTTGTATGAAACCACTATAACGGTTGATGCTAATACCTTATTAGCAGCACTTAATAGACTTTTACTTTTTACAAAAAATAGTTATGCTGATACTAAGCTGTTTGCAATTTATATGAAATTTACAATTACACCGACAGAACTTTTAATTTCAGATAATATGAATAATACAGAAAGTATTGTAATAGAAAATAGTATTTCGTCTAATTATGAAATGCAATTAAATTTGATGGATTTAAAACTTTTACTAGAGGCTTGTAAAAATGAGCATATTACTATAAATTGCGGAAATCATAAGGTAGTTATTATTAAACATGGACTTATAAGTCATATGCTACCTGAGAAAGTTGGAAATTAATCTATGAAACCAGACCTTGGAAAAAAATTTGAGGAGCTTTTTAAGTTAGACTGAAAAAGATGCTTTCCAGATACTTTTATTTTTAGACTAAAAGATGATTTAGCTGGATTTAAAAATGCTAGTCAAAATCCTTGTGATTTTATGTGTTTTCCAGGAAACTACTTATTTTTAGTTGAAACCAAAGAACACCATGGCGCCTCGATCCCGTTTACAGCAATTCCTCAATATGAAAGATTATTAAAATATAAAGATTTACCAAATGTATATCCCGGTGTTATAATCTGATTTTCAGAAAAAGATCTAGTAATGTGAGTTAGCATCAATGATATGGAAAAAATGGTTTTAAATGGTGAAAAATCAATTGGAATAAGAATGCTAAAAAATAAATTGTATAATATAATAGTTTTACCGTCAGTTAAAAAACGGGTATATTTAGAAGTTGATTATACACCTTTAATACCCAAGGAGGATTAATATGACTGAAAAATTGGAAAAAGCTAAACGTGAGGTTGATGAAACTTATAATTTATTATTAGAAGCCGTTAGAGATGTCACTGCACAATATACAGCTGAGCTTGATGGAATTGTTAAGGAATTATCAAAAGGAATTAATTTATTTTCTAATACAGAACTTTGGGATTTTCAAGTTAGACTAAGTATTGCTGCTTATGTTCTTGGTAATGCAAAAGAACAGAGCTCATTAAAAGAGGCTTGTGCAGAAGCTCTTTATAAAGAAAATTTAGCTCGTGCTTTTAATACTTCTGTAGGTACACAGGAAGCTAAAAAGCAAGCTTCAATTCTTGATTCTACAGATAAGCAAGCAATTTCTATGCTATATGCCTCTGTAGCAAGTCTATTAAAAACTAAATGTGATGAGGCTCATAGACTGGTAAATGTATTACAAGGCATTCAAATTTCACGGGCTGCAGAAGCAAAAATTTCAGCAAGTCCAAGAAGTGAATCAGAACGACAAATTTTATTAGAAGATATTAGATAAAGGAGAATAAATAATGGCAGAAGTAAAACAATTGTCATTTAAAGATGTAGTTAAAAAAATTAATAAAGCATGCAAGGATTGAGATATTTTGGGTTCTGGTAATTTTTCTCAGAACTTAAAAAAATTGTCTCTAGGTACACTTGGTTTTGATTGTCCTTTTAAAGGTGGTTTGCCATATGGGCAAATTGTTACATTTAGTGGTGTTGAGCACTCAGGAAAATCTACTGCAGCGGTACTTGCTATGGCTCAATACCAAAAAGAAAACCCAGATAAAATTTGTATCTATGTTGATGCCGAAAATACACTTTTAACACAGTCTGATTATTTTCAATCAATTTCATCAATTAGTTATGATGAAAATCATTTTGTTAGATATGATTGTACAGGTAGATCTGCAGAAGAAATTTTTCAGGATTTAATTATGCTTCAAGAAACTGAAGAAGTTGGTATGATTGTGATTGATTCTTCCAGAGCACTTATTTCACAAGCAGATCTTGATAATGAATTTGTAAAAGATAATGGACAACGAGCAAGTGTCGCAAAACCTATTGGTAAATTTATTAAACAAATGATGATGTATTTACCAAAAAGAAATAATATTCTGTTAATTATTAATCAGGTTACAGTTGAAAAAAGTTTATATGCCACTACTTATACTGAACCAGGTGGATATGCTTTAAAATATTTTCCATCTCTAAAGGTTAGATTTGGTACCCGTACTTATACAGCTGGCGATAAAACTGATATTACACAGTCAAAGGTTGATGAAAAAGTTGATGGTATTAGGTTGCATTTTGCGATTGTTAAAAGCCGTTTGGGTGCAATTGGAAAAGACGGTGGTTTTATTACTATCCGTTATAATAGCGGAGTAGATACTGTTTTTGATCTACTAGAAGTTGCATTAAAGGCTGGATTTATCAAAACACCCACTAATAAGTCTTATGTTCTAACTAATCTGTTAACCGGTGAAACTTATAGAGATGGCGAAAATGAGCTTGTCTTTGAAGCAAGTCGTGGTGCTGATGCTTATGCTGCATTAGTAAATTATTTATGTAGTAATCCTGTTTTTGTTAATGAATATTCAAAAATGATTAATGAATATTTATCACAAAACAAAGTTAAAGTTGATTTAATTGATGAACAGATTATTAATGATTTAATGAAACAAGAGAGTGAAATTATGGGTGACGTTGAAATGACTGATACTCAGGCGCTTGCTGCAGATGGAGTAGATGAATAATAAAATGAGTAATAGCTTTAGAATTCATAATACTGAAGATACAAAAAATCATAGTACTCGTTGATATTCATCAAGACAGGAAGCAGTTGTTGCAAAAACTGTAGATGGCAAACAAATGCCGAATAGCGGAGCTACAACATTTCTTCCAGGAGATGTTAGTATTGATAATTTATTTTCACTTGAATGTAAAACAAAAACAACTAATTCAGAGTCTATTTCTGTTAAACGTGAATGGTTTGAAAAACAAATTAAAGAAACTATACAATCCGGAAAAAAATATAGTGCTGTAGTTATTAATTTTGGTCCAGATAATCCATATAACAAAAATTATTATATTATTGATGAGTATCTTTTTCAAGAGCTACTTGACTATTTAAAGGAAAAACCTAATGATTAGACCCTATATTCAAAAACAGCTAAATAAATGTAGTTTTGCTAAACTTGATAATTTTGATACAAAAACAAATACTTATCATATTGCAAAGTATACAAAACCAAGATATGAAGTAGGTAAAGGTTATTTAATTAAAATTCCTAAATATCTAATTAATAATAATACATCTATTTTAGCAACTAATTGAAATAGTGGTAGATCACCACAAAATGAATATTATAAAGCATATGTTAATAAATTTATGGGATCATATATTTATGTAGATTGTTTGGCTTATGATTACCAAAATCAGCAAGATTTATCAAGTATGTGGTTTGGTTGGCTTGATGTTAATGAACTACAGCAATTAAGTATTTTATAATTAAAAGGGCCAATTTTTAAGGCCCTTTATTGTATATTATATTAAGAAATTTATAAATCGAGGTGAAATGATAGTGTCAAACACCTATGGCTCTTTAGCTGCAAAATGCAGACCTGATACTTTAGATAAAATTTTAGGTCAGCCAATTACAATTAAAATTTTATCTGAACAGCTAAAACGGCGGCTATTTAAAAATGTTTATTTATTTACAGGACAAACCGGTATTGGCAAAACAACGGTTGCTAGGTGCTTTGCCAATGCAATTAATAATAATATTGGTTATCCTATTGAAATAGATGCTGCATCAAATAATTCTGTTGAAGATGCACGAGCATTAGTCGCAGCTGCACATGAAAGGGCTCTTGTTGGAGAATATAAAATTTATATTATTGATGAATGTCATATGTTAAGTACAGCTGCTTGGAATGTTCTTTTAAAATGCTTAGAAGAATGTCCTAAATATACAATTTTTATGCTGTGTACAACTGAAAAATATAAAGTACCAAAGACTATCCAAAATAGGGCGCAATGTTTTAATTTAGTTCCAATTGCACCAGAAATTATTAAAAAAAGATTAGAAGAAGTTTGTAATTTACAAGGTTTTTTAAACTATAATGAAACTTGTGATTTTATAAGTAAAATAGTTGATGGAAGTCTTCGTACAGCTTTAAATTATCTAGAACAGTGTGCCGATTATTCAATTGATTTAAGTTTAACAAATGCTAAGCAAGTATTAAATCATTTATCTTATGAAGTTTTGTTTAAACTTACCTGGGCTATTTTTGAACAAAATGAACCAGAAATAATTAATACTATTGATACATTATTTAATACTGGATATGATTTAAAAACTTTTATTGATTGGTATTTAAATTTTATATTAGATCTTTTGAAATATACTTTATTTAACCAAAATATAAAAGTAACAAGTATCCCAGAATATTTGGCAACTGAAAATAATGCAGTAGTTCAGTATACTGTAAATCAGCCGGCTAGCGTAGCAAAATTTAATTTTATTTTAGATCAATTATTGGATCTTAAACAACTTATTAAGTATGACTTAAATTATAAAAATACAATTCTTATTAAATTTTTACAAATAGCAAGAGAATTAAATGGCTAACTCAATTATTGGACAGGAAAAAATTTTAGATAAATTAAATAGTTATACACTACAAACATTACCTAGAACTTTATTGTTTTTAGGTGAGGTTGGAAGTGGAAGACATACTTTAATTAATTATATTACTGAAAAATTTAATCTAGCAAGAATAGAATTAACAGAAGATTTTTTGATTTCTAATTTTGATCTACCTGTAATACCAACAATGTATATAATTGATTTAGATTTATTTACCGAAAAACAGCAAAATCAATTTTTAAAATTTATTGAAGAGCCATCAAATTTTGCTTATATTGCACTTATTGCTAGATCAGATATTAATATTTTATCTACAGTACTAAATCGTTGTTTGAAATTGCCTCTTGCTATCTATACAAAATCACAGTTAAAGGAAATTTGTCCAATAGCTTCTGATTTAGGTTTACAATTAAACTTGACACCCGGCAATTTAAAAACCGTTGATTTTAAACAGCTTGACCAATTATATTCTCTAGTTGAATCTTTTTTAAAAAATATTAAAAGTTATTCACTAGTGGAGTATTTAAAGCAAGCATTATTATTAAATTATAAAGAAAATTATAATAAATATGATTATACTTTATTTTTAAAATTAATTCTTTATATTTCATATAATATTTATAGTACTGAAAAAAATATATTATATTTAAGAATTTATATATTTACAACTAAATGTTGTCAAGAATTATTGTATAAAAATATAGATAAAAATAATTTTATCTTAAATTATTTAATAAATTTAAAGGAGATTATAACCCATGAATCTTAAGGATATCACAGAAAAAGCTGCTTCCCTTGAAGATCTAAAAATTGAAATCATTGCAAGAAATACTGCCATTTCTGTAATGGTTAATGTCATTAATGCCTATCTACAGGTACACAGTCTTTCTCAAGTAGAGATTGAAGCAATTCAGAAGGCACTTGATAATGAAAATAATCAGGCCATTTCTCTTATGACCGTGCTTGGTAATGCGCTCTCTATTACAGAGCCTCCTGCAGCACCTACAGAGACTGAAGCACCTGCAGATGGAACAGATACACCCGCAGTGGAAGCTGTAACGGAAACTACTACTGAAACAACAGAAGAGGCATAATAATGGAATTACAAGAATTAAAAAATAAAATTTTGACGAATACTTTGTCTGATAGTTTTTTAATTCTGGTATATTCTGATACCGATTTTATTGTAAATCAGTATATAGATCAAATCTGTAATATAAAAAATTATAATAAAATTATAGTTCAAACACTTGCAGATGTAAATAACTTAAAGAATAAATTATTTGGTGCCGATCAAGATTTATATATAATATGTAATGATACTTTTTCAGAAGATTTTTTAGATTATAGTATTTTTACAAATTGTATTATTTCTTGTAAAAATATAGATAAAAATATATTTGATAAGGTTAAAAATTATATAGTTACTGTACCTGCTCCAGTTTCTTGGCAGGTACAGGATTATATGAAAGTTATCTGTCCGGGGTTAGATTTAAATAATTATAATTGGCTATATGAGACAGCAGAACATGATTTATATAAAATTACTAATGAGCTAGATAAATTAACTTTATTTGATATTACTGATAAACAACAAATTTATAATTTTATAAAATTTGATAAATTTGGTAGTATATATAATATAACACAAACACAATTAGCAAATAGTATAGAAACTTTAGATAAAATTAAGTTAAATGATTATTTAATTTATCAACAAAATTGTGATATTGAAGCTATTGGACTCATAAAAATTTTAATTTATTATTTTAAGTTAATTTTTTATATAAAATATGTAAAAGCAACAGCTAATGAGCTAGCAATTTCAGATAAACAATATTTTTATTTAAATAAAAATATAAATTTATCTAGCCAATTTTTAATATTAGCTCTTAAATTTTTATCTGAATTAGATTTAAAAATTAAAGAGGGTAGAATTGAATTACAAAATAATATTTTAGTAAGTTATATTATTTGTAGATTATTGAGCTTCTAGGAGGCTATAATGGATTTAGAAAATTTTTCTTATTCAAAATTAGATACCTATACTCAATGCCCATTTAAATTTAAACTAAAATATATTGATGGATTTTATTTTTATGCAGATTCTATAAATACGGAAATAGGGACTGCCGTTCATAAATGTGAGGAACAAATTGCTAAAGATATTCAGGCTCAACGAAATATAGACTATATAAAATATAAAAATGAGCTTTTATTAGTTTTAGCAGAATTAAAATATAAGTATCCAACAGAATTTTTTAACTTAGATAAATCTGGGAGAACTTTTGAACAAAAAATATATGAGTATCTAAATTATGGTATTTATAAACTAGAACAATATATGAAAGATCATCCAACATATAAAATTGTTGGTATTGAGCAACCTTTTAAAGTAGTTTATAAGTCAGGTCAAAATTTAAATGGCTTTATTGATAGAATTTTTTATGATGAGGTATCACATAAATATATTATTCAAGATATAAAAACTTATGCAGTACCAATTGAAACTGAAAAATTAACTACACCACTTCAATTTGTAGTTTATACTTATGCTGTTCAGGATTTATATAAATGTAAGCTAAGTCAAATAATTTGTCAGTATTATTTACCATTTTGTTCTATAACACAAACAGCTTGTACGACTGGTTATCTTTCACGAGGCGAAGCTAAAATAGATAAAATTTTTATAAATATTGCTGAGCAGAATTTTGAACCAAAGCCGACGCCATTATGTAATTGGTGTGAATATGCAGCTACTAATCCAGATGCTGGAGAAGAAAGTAAATTTAAATGCCCATATTTTTGTTATTGGGATCGTAATACTCGCAATTCTAAAGATATTACAAAATTAGAAAATAAATGGCAAGGATTAGAACAGCACAATAAAATTATGGAAAACTATTTAACAAAACATAATTTAAATAAAAAGGAGGTGAATTAAATGGCAAAAGTAATTGTAAATCCAGAAGATGGCCTTGAAGCTGCACTTCGTAAGTTTAAGAAGCAAGTTATAAAAGAAGGTATTCTTGATGATCTTAAAAAGAAAGAATATTATAAATCAAAGTCTGTAAAAAGACGTGAGAAGTCAAAGGAAGCAAGACGTAGACTTGAATTAGGTAAAAATTAAATTATATGAATACAAATATTTGTTATGACATTTTAATAATTGGTGCGGGACCTGCTGGAATGACTGCTGCTATTTATGCTGGAAGATCTAATAAACAAGTAGCTTTAATTGACAAAAATGGTTTTGGTGGAAATATTGCCAATTCACCTAAAGTAGAGAATATTCCAGGTTTTGTTAGCATTTCGGGTGCAGATTTTGCAGCCAATATGTATGAGCAAATAAGTAATTTTTCAACTGTAAATCATATTATTGCAGAAGCATTATTTATAGACTATCGATATGGCTTGTTTAGAATTACACTAGATGATAAATCTATAATTTGCGGTAAAACATTAATTTTTGCTACCGGTACAGAACACAGGCAATTAAAATTAGATACTAAGGATATTTATTATTGCGCTACTTGTGATGGACCATTTTTTAAAAATAAAAATGTTATTGTGGTGGGATCTGGAAATACTGGTGCCACGTATGCCTTAGAATTATCTACCTATTGTAAAAATGTATATTTATGTGATTTAACACATGAAATGCAGTGTGAGCCTATTTTACAGGATCAAATTTTAGCACAATCAAATATTTATTGGCTACCAAATACAACAATTAAAGATGTAAAAAATGGTAAAAATAATAACCTTTCGAGTGTAATTTTAACAACAAATGAAGTTTTAAAATGTAATGCTATTTTTGCAGCTATTGGTATTATACCACAAACAAAAATTGTTGGACCATTTGCAGATGTAACTTGGGATGATTATATTATATCTAATGATGGTATATCTACAAAAGTCCCAGGTGTATTTATTGCAGGTGATTGTAGAGATACAAAAGTAAAACAAGTAGTTACGGCAGTTTCAGATGGTGCTAAAGCAGCAGTTAATGCAATGACTTTTTTAAAGGGTCTTAAGTAAGGAGTGATTTAATTGTTAAGTGATGAAATTAAATATGAAAATAAAGTAAGATTTTTAAATTTACTTACAAGATTGAATATTGATTTAACACCACTTTATAAATATCTAGAGGATATAAATTATTTTGAGCAGCCAGCAACGGCACAATATCAATTTAGCTATGCTGGCGGTTTATGTGAGCAAGCTTTAAAGCTATGTCACGAATTGGGTGTATTATGTGAAGCATATTTTCCAAATAAATATACTGAAGAAGATATAATTAAAGTTGCATTATTTAAAGAATTATATAGGGCTGAAATGTATGAACTATATAATAAAAATATAAAGGATGATGAAACCGGTACTTGGAAAGCTATATTAGCTTATAGGACTAAAGAAAATCGTATTGTTTATGGCGATCTTGGTTTTAGTTCATATATGATAGCAAAAAGATTTATTTCATTTTCTGATGAGCAAATTGAAGCTTTAGTACATAGTACTGGGCTTAATAATTATTCTATTGATATTCATGATATACTTAAAAAGTATCCTCTAGTTACTCTTACAAAAATGGCAGATATGGTTGTTAACTATTTGTCATTAAATGAAAGTGAGACAAAAGAATGCTAAAACAAAAAAATTCTTTATGTTTAGATTATCTTTGTGAAAAGCATGAGTCTGGTTGTTGGATATTTAAAATTATAGATAATTCTGATGAAGTTATTCCAATTGCATATATTTTATGGAATGAAAATGTTAGTGATTGTTATATTCAAACAATAAAAGATAATTTTCAAACTTATATTGTAACATATGAAAATTTTGCTGATTTTATTTATTTAATAGACGAGGCTTATGATTTAATTAGAGAGCAACATAATTATAAAATTACATTTTAAAAATAGTATTGGGGCTCATAAGCAGCCCCAATTATTATAAGGAGATATACATGCGAATTTGCTTATTCTCAGATCCACATTGGTCAACAAATATGTCAATTATTAGACAACGTGGTAATATATATAGTTTAAGGCTCGAACAACTTATTAAAAGCTTAAATTGGGTAAATGAGACTGCTTGGACTCAAAATTGTGATATGATGATTTGTGCAGGTGATTTTATGGATAAACCACAATTAACCGATGAAGAATTAACAGCACTACAACAAATTAATTGGAATAGTTTACCCTGTTATTTATTATGTGGAAATCATGAATCAAGTGTTAATGATTTACATTTTAATTCACTGCAAACATTAGCTTCTTCTGATAGAAATATTATTGATAAAATTACTACTCTACAATTAATTGATTGTGTTATTTTATTTCTACCTTATATTACAGAATCAGATAGAAAGTCTTTAAAGGAATATCTTGTGCAATATAAAATTGAAACAAAGCGTCCATTAATAATTATTTCTCATAATGATATTTCAGGAATTAATTATGGTGGTTTTATAAGTAAAGCCGGTTTTACAGTGGATGAAATTACAGATAACTGTAAATTTTTTCTAAATGGTCATCTACACAATACTGAATGGATAACGGATAAAATTTTAAATATCGGTAGTTTATCAGCACATAATTTTACTAATGATTCATTTAAATATAAATATGGTTTATGGATATTTGATACTGAAACTTGGCAATTTCAATTTATTGAAAATCCTTACGGTTTTAATTTTTATAAATTTAATATTTTAATTGAAAATGATTTATCACAGTTTAAGTACCTAAAAGCAAATGCAGTTTTATCATTAAAAGTTAATCCAAAATTACTACAAAAAACTAAAGAACAGTTAAATACTTATAAAGATATTATTTTAGAAAGTAGAATTATATTAGATCATTCTTTAGATATGACTGAAAAAGAATTAAGTATTGTAGAATTACAAACAGATCATATTAATAAATTTATTGAATTTTGTAAGGCTAATATTGCTAATACAGATATTTTAGAAACAGAATTGACAGAAGTTTGTAAATAGTGTTTTTAAACAAAATATTGTATAATATATTATTAAAATGATACTAAAGATTGGATTTTTAAATGTCTGTTTGAAAATGATCTAAATATAAAAAATTAGTCAAATATTATAATAAACAACTACAAAAATGTCATAAATTAAGCTTTAATCTTGGGGATATTCCATTAGATTATTTTGTAACTTATTTACGATATTTGCGAGATAGTTATATATTACAAGTAGAAAAAGATAAAGTATTAACAGATCTTCGTTACTTAGCATTATGTACAGCTATAGGTGAATATGAACTATATTCTACTTGTATTTTTAATTATTATAGTATTAGAAATAAAAAATTTGAAAGAATAGATGTAACAAAGACATCAGAAGAAATTGATAAAGAATATAATGCAGAAAGAATAAAGCATTGAATGTCTTTTTGAGCACTTGTTACTAAATATTTAGAAGATTGGTCTATAGATGAACTTATACTTCAAAACTCTTAAGTTATATAATTTCGGCAGCTATCATGAGACTGAATTATCATTATCAGATTATGGCTTTTGCTTAGTATCTGGTGAAAATAAATGTGAAAAAGATAATGCGATTTCTAATGGTTCTGGAAAATCAACTATATGGTCTGCTATTTGTTATGCCTTAACGGGTGAAACATTAAGTGGTTTAAAAACTAATTTAAAAAATATTAATATTGATGAAGACCTTTGTTATGTAACACTAGAGCTATCAGTAGATAATGATGATTATATTATTACACGATATCAAAAACCAAAAAATGATTTAAAAATTATAAAAAATTCTGTTGATATTTCTGGTAAAGGTATTAGAGAATCTGAAGCTGTTTTAGAAAAGGCATTGCCAAATTTAACAAAAGATCTGATCGCTAATACGATTTTACTGGGTCAAGGCTTGCCTCAAAAATTTTCTTCATTTAGCCCAAGTGGCAGAAAAGAATTACTTGAAAAATTGACACAATCAGATTTTATGATCAATGATATAAAAGAACGGATTGAATCAAGACTGCTTGAACTTAATAATTTATTAACGCAACAAACAAACAGTATTTTAATTAATAATACTAATTTACAAAATATAGAAAAATTATATGAAGAAACACAAACTACCTTAAAAACACTTGATAATGATAATATAGAGGCTGATATAAAACAATTTGAAACTCAAATTACAAGTGTTGAAAATTTAATAAGTGATTCTACTGAACAAATTCAGAAAGATGAAATACAGGCTTCAGAATATTCTAATTTAATTTTACAATATACTACTGATAAAGCTGCAGATTATAATGCTTTAACTGAGGCATATAATAATTCAATAAGGCAAGATTTAATAGATCAAGCTACTATAACAGTTGAAATAAAAGCACTGGAACAAACTATTCAGCAACTAGATTCGATTATAGATGTTTGTCCAACTTGTGGTCAAAAACTTCCAAATGTAGCCAAACCAGATAGTAGTAAACAAAAACAAGAATTAAAAATAAAAAAAGATCTTATTAAACAAATTGTAGCCAGACTTGAAAGTGCTAAACAAAAAAATAATAAATATAGTATTGAGATTGAACAAGCTTTTTCATCTAAAATCTTAGAGGTACAGAAAAAACTACAACAAGTTAATGATAATAAAGTAGTGCAACAAAAACAGCTAGCATTAAATAATCAACAATTACTTGCATATAGAGAAAAATTAGCCTCACTTCTTACATTAAAAAACTCTATTATAACACGTAAAACTACATTAAAAGTACAACTTGAACAGCAAGAATATGCTATTCATAGTCTAAAAAATATGTTACAGTTAAGTCAGCTTGCAAAAGCAGAATTAGATGAACATATTGTAGTTGTTAAAAAAATGGAAACTTTAACGCGTCGTGATTTTAGGGGCTATTTATTAACAAATATTATTAATTATTTAGATTTTACTGCTAAGGAATATTGTAAGTTAGTATTTGGTACGGAGTCACTGCATATTTATTTGAATGGTAACTCATTAGATATTAGTTATGATAATAAATTATTTGATAGCTTAAGCGGCGGAGAGAAACAAAAGTGCGATTTAATTTTACAATTTACTATTCGTGATTTATTACAAAATTATTTAAATTATAGTTCAAATATTTTAGTAATTGATGAAGCTTTTGACGCCCTTGATAAGCTATCAACAGATAAAATAATTAATTTAATTATTACAAAATTAAAAGATATTGAAAGTGTATTTATTATTTCACATCATGCAGATGAACTTATGATTCCAGTAGATTCTGAATTAAAAGTTATTAAAAATGAATCTGGTATAAGTGAAATTGTTTAAAGGAGAAAACTAAAACATGCTTTGAAAAAAGCCGGCTGATTTAAAATATACAGACCTGTGTATATATATTGATCAAAATGTTCCAAAATTATTAGATCCGGATTGTCCAGATGTTCTTAAAGATACTATTTATAACTATTTATTTTTGTTAATAAAGGCACTTGCTATTAAAAAGCGAATGTTTAATTCTTTTCAAGATTATGATGGCTATTCTTTTTATGCCGCAAATAGAATATTTTTTGCATTAAAGAAAAATTTAACTAATCAAGGAAAAGTAATTAAGGGAAAAGAAATAAAGCCTATTAAATCCTGTCTTAATTATACTAAGGCTCTTTTATATCCGATGAAAATTGAATATTTAAGAGAAGAATATGATATTGGAAAAGCGGAGCTTGAGACTTCTAAAAATTTTGATCAGTTTGTTTTTAAACAACAAATGAGAGACTATGCCTGACAACAGCAGGGAAAATCATTTGAATTTAAATCAAATGTAGAAGATTTATTTAAAAATTTTAATTTTGTATTGACTCGAATTCTACAAGCATCTCCATTTCATCCCGGCACTGTTGATTACAAAAGAATTAAGATTTCTATTTTATTTAATGTATTAAATAATTTAAAACAACATAAAAGTATAAATACAGAACCTGTAACAGTTATTCTTTGAAAATTACCAAAATCTATGGCGACATATATTAAGGTATTTTTAAAAAAATTAGGCACAGCTATGGCACAAGAAATTATGGAAAGTTATGAAGATGTACAAATAGATGATAGATTATTAGATTATATGCTAACAAATCCAGACGGGGAGTTTATAGACCATGAAAACAACAATTAAAGAAAACTTAAAACTTCTTCAGTTATCAGATATTTATTCTTTAATGTTTTTCTTATTATATAAGATACAAGATGTTCCAGAATATGCCACATTAAGTGAAATTTGTTATTTATTAGATGGTGGAAATCTTACTAGATTACTTACTTATTTTGCCGGAAAAACTATTACAATACCAAGTGAAAAAGATTTAGTTATTTTAATTGATGCTCTTCTTTTATATCAATATGTTAATCTAGAAGGTATGACTTTTATAGATGCCCAAAATAAGTTAGATAATGTTACGGCAAAACAAAAAGAGCAGGTTACCGAATTATATTTAAAAATAATTCCTTTAATTGGACAATATAATGTAGATAGGAGTCAAATTAGTAAATATGGCAGATAAATTTCCAGAAGAATTACGTAATTTTGAAACTCGTTTACTTTTTCTACATGAATTATTTTCAAATTTATTTTCACAAACAGATATTATGGCACACTGTGTAGAACATAAATTGGGCAGATCTTTTTTAGCTTATAGTGAAGAATTACGGCGTAGTACACTATATTTAAATAATGAAGACCCATTAAAAATACTTAAAAAAATAAAATAAGGAGAGTTAAGTTTATGGCAAAAGATCATGTTAATATAATTAACGACATGAGCACATTAACTAAAATACCAATTAAAATTTTAAATGAAATTGTTGCAAAAGAAACATTAAGTATTGGAAGTGCAATTCATGATGCTTTAATTGCAAATGAGTCTATTGTTGTTTTAAATATAGGAATTGGTACACTAAGTGTTGAATTAGATACAAAGCAATGTAAATTTATACCAAGTAAAGAATTAAAAAATATAATTAAACGAAGTATTGATCTAGGAATTGATCCAGTAGAATTTGAATTGGAACAGGCGATAATTGATAAATTGCTAGTTATTTGTGATGAGGTACTATAAATATGAATAATGATGAAACTAATTTAATACCAACTGAATCAGTTTCATTAAGCACAACCGCCACAGAAACAGATTTGACTTTAAATAAAACAGAATTAAATACACAAGCATTAGAAATTATTAATCAAGTAATTGCAGAGACAGACCAACAAAAAGTAAAAGATCTAACATCTTTATTTAATATGAATCAAAATAAAAAAACAATGATTCGTGTTAATAAATTAAATGATTTATTAGATACAATTACAGATAGAGCTATCGCAAGATTTGAACAAAGACCGGACGAAATTTCAAATCAAGAATTATTACAAGGTATAAAAGTTGTACAAGATGCTTTAGATAAAAGTAATAAGCAAATTAATGGTATGACAGAAACCCCATTAATACAAATTAATCAGCAAAATAATGAACTTAATCTTGGAGATACACCAGGTTCTTTAACAAAAGAGTCTAGAGATAAGGTAAGAAATGCGGTTGCTTCTATTTTATCAGGATTAACACAGAACAGCAGGAATGTAGGGCAAGATACTATTATAGAAACAACTACTCCAGAAGATATTATTGAGGAGCCCAAGAATGAAAATTAATAATATTTTAAATAAATTACATATTGAAGATCGTGGTCGTTATGAAAATAATTTTTATATTATTACTTTAGAAAATAGTAATGAATATGCTAAAATGTATACTCAATTAGATGAGTATGCTGTAAATAATGAATTTCCAAACTTCGAAAAAAATAGTAATAATACTACAACAAAAGTTATAAATTATTTTGAAGTTGAAGATAATAATATTATATATCCAATTTTTTTAATAGCAAATTTTCAAGATGAAGAGTCTTATTATTTAAAAATAGCATTAAAGGATAATACTTAATAATGATTTTTAATTATGCAGAAGAATCTGTTTTTACAAAACAACTTGATTTAGTTGATGCTGGAAATACTGCTATTCGTGGTTTAACCCCAGATCAATTTGAAAACTATCTAATTATAAAAACGGTTGAAGGAAAAACTTCTTTTTTAAAGTTTGGACCAGTTATACCAGATGCTCCACTCTTAGTGGAGGGTTTTTCTGTTTCTTATAAAAAAGTTAACTATAATGAAAGAGCAATAGCAAAAGAGGTGCAGCTTTTTCTAAATAATAAATTTCCGGTGTTAGAAGCAACAGAAATACCTGAAATAGAAGCATTAGGAGCCTTTCCAAATTTACAAGAAGCATTTATGAATTTATAAGGAGTACTATAATGGCTTTACGAGATGTAAAAGAATATTATTATATAATGCTTAGCCAGTATATAGAGGTAAAAGAAGATTTGGCTGACTTTGAGCAGGCATTAAAAGACGGTTATATTACAGAAGATAAATTAACTGATATACAACAAGATGTTTTAAATATAAAAAATAATTTAGATAGAATTCAATATATTATGTATTTATTTGAATTACCAAATAGAAAAAACAAAAAAGAAAAGTATAAAATTAGTAATGCTAACCTTGAACAATACTTTATAGAAAATAATGCAAGTTTAAAAAGTTTAACTGATGAAAACGCAAGTATTATAGCTCACTTACGTGCCGAAATTAAAAAGTATAAACAGGAGATAACTGATAATGAGAGCTAAAAAAATTATTACAAATTTAGATAAATTACGTACAGCTTCGGCACCTCTTGAGTTTATTCAAGCAGATGGCACAACAGATAAAACTGAGGGATTAGAAATCA